CCTGCCGCTGCACCTGCATATGCAGAAGTTGAATTAGAAATAGTTGTACCTGCAAAACTAGACTCAACAGGTATCGCTGTGCCAGATGAAAGTGCTTTACCTGTTATTAAAAAGAACTCTATATTTTCCACACCAGGCGGAACAAGGTTTTATTTGTTAGAAGACGTAGACTTTAAAGATAGAGATAATTTAAACAGACTAATTGCAAATCAATCTATTGGACAAACGTCAGGTTCAACAATAATTAATTTTCTACTGGTTAGAAAAGGATTAGTATCAAGCGCACGCATCATAACTGAATCATTTACAATTGAAGATAACAACGTTCCGTTTAGAACTGTTACATTAACAGAAGACAATGTAAACGAAATTATCTCAGTTGTTGATAGTTTGGGAGATAAATATTTTGAAGTTGATTCTCTATCACAAGACACAGTGTTTAAAGCCCTCGACAATCACAGGTATGACTCATCAGATGTTCCGTCAAGATTGGAACTCCTACATGCACCAAAAAGATTTGTAGCCACAAGAAGTGTCAGTAGCGGAAAAACTACTCTGCGTTTTGGTGCAGGTAGTGAAACTAGCTTTGACGAAGATGTAATTCCCGATCCAAGTGAACATGCAATTCGCTTATTCGGAGACAGAAAAACATTTACAACTGTAACAATTGATCCTAACAGCTTTTTAGATACACAAACACTTGGAATATCGCCTAGGAATACAACATTAAACATCAACTATCGATCTGGGGGTGGTTTAGGTGATAATGTATCAGCTGGAGAAATTAATTCGGTCGAAACTCTTTTAACTACTTTCAGAACGAGCACTACAGCATCAGACGAAGCAGCAGTCAGATCGTCATTGACTGTCTTTAACAAAAAATCAGCTTCGGGTGGCGAAGATGAACCAACACTTGAAGAACTAAGAAATATAGCTATTTTTAATAGAAGCGCTCAAAATAGAATTGTAACACGTGAAGATTTAATAGCAAGAGTTTATTCGATGCCAGCTCAGTTTGGTCGAGTATATAGAGTAGCAGTTTCAGATAACCCAAGAAATCCAAGAGGTGCTGAACTTCACGTCATTTCTCGAAATTCTAAAAAGAACTTAGTAACATCATCGGATACTTTAAAGCAAAATCTAGCTAAGTATTTAAATCATTTTAGACTAGTATCAGATGCAATCGACATACTCGATGCATCTGTTGTTAACATAGGTGTTAATTATACTGTAACGATAGAAAAAGGATTTCGTCAAGAGACTGTATTAAGTAGTATTAACTTAAAAATTAAATCTTATTTTGACCTGAAAAATTTCCAAATAAACAAACCGATAACTTACGGAGAAATTGAAAATTTAATATTAAATGTTCCAGGTGTAGTTTCTAGAATATCACTTAACATTCTTGGTAAAACAGGCATAATTGATGGGAATGCTTACAGTGACTTCGATTTCAGTGTACAACAGAATTTAGATCGAGGATTTATATTTCCACCAAGCGGGGGTATATTTGAGTTAAAGTATCCCGATGATGATATTGTTGGGAAGGTAATATAATGTATAGAATATTAACAGCATCAAAAGACACTTATATCACTAATAAGATCATTAATAAAAGTTTTAGAGCGACAGACGCAAATGTTGGTAATGCAGGGACACTTGACTTATTTAAGCTTTTTAACGAAAACACACTTAACGGATCAACTGGCTCGATAGAGTTGACTAGACTTTTAATAAAGTTTCCAATTGATGAAATAACAACACTTGACAATCAAAAAAAGATTGATATAAATGATAGTTCATTTAAATGTCAAGTTAAATTACACGATGTTTATGGGGGACAGACAACACCCGCAAACTTTACAGCGATTCTTTTTCCCTTAGCAAAAGATTTTGATGAAGGACAAGGTTTTGACATCGTTAATTTTTCTGATGTAATGAGTACTAATTATATAACATCATCTATTGTTGGTGGCACCCCTGTAACTTGGAACAGCCCGGGAGCAATGGCATCTGGTTCTCTCAGTGACTCAGGTGTCGATGTTTATTCAAGCGGAACATTGGCAGGTCCTGCAGGAAGTTCAAATGTTTCTTTATCACCAACTTTTCAGTTTGAAACTGGTGAAGAAGATCTACTAATAGATGTAACAACCATTGTTTCAGGTACTGTTTCAGGACAAATTCCAGATAGAGGCTTTTTAATCGGTTTTTCTGGAAGTTTTGAACAGAATGATAAAAGTTATTTTGTAAAAAGGTTTGCCTCGAGAGAGGTGCAAGTTGCAGCACTGAGACCAAAGTTAATTGTAAAATTTGATGATACCACAATAGACAGACACGCTGATTTTATTTTTAACGTTACTTCTTCACTGTATTTGAGAAATTTTCACCATAGTAATCTTGCAAATATTGTATCAGGTGCAGCAGGAACTGAGTTGACAGGCGCTAATTGTATGATTTTAAAACTTGAAAGTGGTTCTTTTAAGAAAACGTACGATGTTTCTCAAGCGCGCTTAGGGAGACATGCGCAAGCCGGTGTATATAGTGCATCTTTTGCTGTTTCTAGTTTTGAAAGCGCGCTTTATCAGCAAGCAAACATCACAGGCTCGGTTGTTTTTAATGAGGTATGGAGTAGCAGCGACGAATCTGTGACATATCTTTCATCGTCATTAACTATAAAAAGAGAAAATAGATCAACTACAAACTTGCAAAATCAAAACAATATTTTGATCTCTGTTTTAAATATTAATGATGAGTACCGTCCGGGAGAATTTGTAAATGTAAGAGTTTTTGCAGAAAATCGTGATAGACCAGTTACTTTTGTAAAGACACCCTATGAAAAGAGAAGTCAGATATTTTCTGAAATGTACTACCGCATCCGAGACGTTGTAGATGGTAAAATCATTATTGATTTTGATAAAGTAAATAATTCAACAAGACTGTCTACAGATGAAGGTGGTATGTTTTTTAACTTTTACACTGATTCTCTCCCAAAAGGGAGAACATATGCTTTTGACTTTTTAATAAGGCGTAACGGTCGAGACACTGTTATTAAGGATGCAGCATCAAAATTTAAGGTTGTATAATGTCTAAAAAAAGTTTATTTGAACGACAGACTGGCCGACTCTTTAAGCCAAAGATTTTCCGAACAACCAGTAAGGCAACAAGTTTCCTGCAGGCTCCTTCTAAAACTGACTTAAAACTATCTGATAGTTTTTTTAACACTAATTTAGAAAGTAGTTCTTCTTTTAGATACGGTGATAAGAAAAACCAGGGAATAGTGTCAACACAACAACTAAGAATAGAATGGGAAAGATTTGAAAATCACACATTTTTCCATTCAGCAGTTGCAAAAGTAAACGAGTCTTTTGATAAGTTAATAAACTTCTATCCTTTTGAAAAAAGCAGAAAAAGAATAGAAAAGTTTGAAGATGATCTGACAGGCTATGAAAAATATGTCTTAGATGTGTTTCCAAAAAATGTTGGTTATTTAAATTTTTCAGGAACGCAAGTAGGAGAAACAACAACAAATGGTACACAGATTAGTGTTGTTGACAAAACAGGTTTTACAGTAAAATCTATATCAGACGTCAAAGACGGTCAACCGGTGCTTGATCCTAAAGGTAACGCGTTTTCAGTTGACTTTTTTGTAAAAATACCAACACAGATAAACGACAATCAAGTAATATTCCAGAAAAGAAATAGTCTGGCCAATAATTTAACAATAGCATTATCTGAGAGTAACAGTACATCCAAATGTGAAGTTCATTTCTTCGTCAATTCCGGATCGAATTATTCTGTAGTAAGTGGTTCTGTAGAAAAAGGTGGTTTTTCTCACATATATGCAATGTATGATTTAGAAAACGATCAAAGACTGAAACTATTAATTGACAATAACGTCCACTCATCAAGTCAGCAGACTAATTTTGGATTTTTAAATTATAACGGATCAGACTTGACGATTGGTAACGGGCAGAACGCACGTGTCGGAAGTACGATTTTTACAAACAAACAAACGTTTTCTGGTTCAATTGACGACTTGAAATTTTTCCACTCTGTAGATCCAGTAGCAACAGTTAAAAAGCGTAAGCTTAAATCTTTTTATGGAAACGATAGCGACAACAGCTTGAAACTGCATTTAAAGTTTAACGAACCTTATGGTGCATATGCAGGAAATAGTTTAGTTTTAGATTCTTCTGGTAATTCACTGCATTCGTATATTACAAATTTCACAGTTTCAAATCGTCTAACCGGATCTGATGTACCTTTAACTGCAGAAGACAAAGAGAGGAACCCAATTCTTTTCCCTGCATTTTCTAAAGTATCAACATTAAATACGCGGCTTTTAACAACAGCTTCTTTGTATGATGATTATAATCCTAATTTAATCATAAATTTGATACCTCGTCATTATTTTAAAAATGGAACACAATTTAGAGACTATGAGGAAGAATTAGAAAGGCTACAAAATAACTTTAGTACATTCAGTTCAAATCAACCTGGAAAAAACATATCGGAAATACCTGAAACACAACTTTTGATAAAGTTACTTTTAAGCTATAGTAAATATTTTGATGAATTGAAGTTGTTAATAGATGGTATTACTAGCTTTAGACACACAAGTTACAATGATTATGATACAACTCCTGACCCATTACTTGAAGAAAAATCAAAAATACTTAATGTGACTTTGCCAAACTTGTTTTCTTACGGTAGTGTAGAGCAATTATTTGAAGGTGTTAACTTAAAAAATGATTCACGAAAATCAAGAAGATCGCTAGTAGAGCTCCAAAATTTAATTTGGCGTAGAATTATTAGTGAAGCACCAAGAGTTAACTTAAGTCGGGGGACTATTAGATCTATAAAGAGTGTATTTAGGTCTGCTGGAATTGAGCCTGATAATATTTTAACAATTAGAGAGTATGGTGGTTCTAAAATTAAAAGTTTGAGTGCATCAAAAGAATTAAAAAGAGATGTGTTTAAGTTTCTTACTTTCAGCGGCTCAATCTCAAAGACAACAACAGGTAATACAGCACAAGGTTACCCGACAAATATAGAAATACCAAAGTTAAAGACCTCCTTTTTATCCGGATCCCGAACACAAATTGGTCGCCCAAACCCTCGCGGTACATTTATTAACAAGGACGATACTAATGTTCACGGTGTAAGTAATAATGTTTCTGACGGTTTGCTGACATCGGGTAGTTTTACATTTGAAGGTTTTTATAACTTTCCTGGTGGATATAGAAAGAACCAGAGTTTAATCAGGCTACATACAACAGGTACGTCGAACCCAAGTAGTACTGAATCTGTTATTACAAATTTAATCGCTTCAAATCATTACTTGCGACTGTATTTTAAAGATAGCCCAACTGATACAACTACACGTGAACTATTCTTAACAGGCGTTAACATTTTTGATAGCGACACTTGGTACGTATCATTTGGTAAAGAAAATACACACGATATCAAAGCTGTGGGTACCAGTTCATATTTTTTAAGAGCAGCAAAACAGCTAAACGGCGACATAATCGCCCAGTATCATACTGCGTCAATATTTAGCGAGCACAATGATAGTGTTTTTAAAAATATCAGCGCGTATAACACTTCTGGAAGTTTTTTAGTGATAGGCAGTCAATCCTTTCAAAATCCAGGCGCTGGAAATCTTTTCTTAAACGGTGCCAGCACACCATCTGATGCGAAAGTAACTAGTTTTCACGGTATGATCACTAATTTAAGATTTTTCTCTAAAAATACGAATCTGAAAGAATTTAGAAATCGTTCAAAAAATTACGATAGTTTTGGTGTAGAAAACCCATCAATTAATTACAATTTCACACCTGCGTCGACCGGTTCATTTGAGAGATTAATATTAAACACAGATTCAAAGCAATTTACAACAGGTACGGATGTTTCAGGGAATATTCAATTGTTTGATTTTTCTCAGAACAATTTTCACTTTGTTGGCACTAATTTCGAATCAAATAAAAACGTATTTAAAAATTTAAGAGTCAACTTTGAAGTTTTGTCAGATAAATTTGACTTAAATTATACACGTGACAAGATAAGAATTAGATCTTTTGAAGAAATAGAAAATATTGAAGACGGTCATTTTAGTACAATTGCTCCAGTGCACGAAATATTGCCAAGCGAAGAATCTGTCGACGATAACAGACTATCAGTGGATATGTCAGTAATGAAAGGGTTAAACGATAACATGCTGAGAATGTTTGATGATTTTGATAAGTTAGAAGACGCGTTTGGGAATCCTAATTTGATTTTTGGAGAATCTTATCCAGAAGTTAGACATTTAAGAGATGTGTATTTTAACAATGTCTTAGACGTGTTAAATCTGCAAAAGTACAGAGAGTTATTTAAGTGGGTTGATAATGCGTTTGAAGATGTTTTGTACACTTTGGTTCCTCGAACCACAAACTTTTTAGGTGTCAATTTTATATACGAATCGCATGTATTAGAAAGGAACCGTTTCAGATATTTGTATGACGAAATTTATATGAAATCAATTCAACGAGACGGAAATAGAGGTAACTTGTTTTTATCACAATTCGTAGCACATTTGAAAAAACACTAGGTAAATCATGACAAGACTATCACCATTATTTTTAGATAAAGCATCATCAGGCGTTCGAACAATACTTGAGTTTTCACCGTCTATACAGAATTTAGTAACATCCGAAATATCTGGCACCATGTCGCCAGCAGCAATCGCTAGATTAGGCGTAGCAGTGGTTTCGGAGACACCTGTGAGTCGATCGTATGAAAACGCCGGCGTTGGTGGTGTAAGATTAGGTAATGTCACAGTTTATGAAAACGGTGAGCCGGCAGAACAGATCGATATGAGGCATTTTGATATATTTAGAACAGGCAAGAATATAAAATTGTTCAAACACTTTGGTGTCCAGTGTGGAAGTCCGATGGTAAGGATATCACCTGAAGGTTTTTTTGAGGAAAACACGCCAAACGTTATTAATCATCAAATGCAGTTTAACAGCTTTGGGATGGGATTAAACTATAAAACAGTTGATGAAAATTATGTGTTTATACCTTTTGTTGATTTTTCACAAGTAGTTGCTGCTGATGCAGTAAGCGGCTCAGTTGCTGCGTATCCTTTTGTGCACGACAGACACAGAAACATTGATCATTATATGGATCCGAGTAAACCAAAACATGACGGTGCCATTGATACATTTGAGGTACGATCTTCATTGACAAACCTTTCAGTCAGTGATATTATGTTGTTTGGCGCCAAGTCAAGTTTTGCCGGCGGTGGTATCGACCAAGCCCAAAAAGGTGGCGTTGCAATCGCTAATAAGTTTGAAATAACAAAACCTGAAGAGGGTAGAGAAATATTTGATGATTCACAGGAGACAATGTTTTCAGGCGTCAATTTTAAGAAAAGAGGTGTAAACACATCACTAAGTGAAAATATGTTTCCATTACCTGGTTTTGTTGACAATTCAAGATATAAATTGTCACCATTTAAAGAAAATGTTGATTATATTAGCGGTAGTTATACATTTGCAACATCAAATATGAATGATTTTTTATCTAGTTCAAGAAATTCTATAGGTGATCTAGGTACGCGTTTTAAGTCTGCAACTTGCGGGTTAGTATTTAATGAAAGCAATAAATATGGAACTGATTCAATTGCGTTCGGGGGTTTAAAAAAGTAATGCCAAAGAAAAAGCCAGATATAATATCTTTAAGCCAGTATTCATTACTGTCAAACTTTACTGCTGCTGATCTTGCGGGAAACGCATCCTCGTTTACTTTTAGTAGTAGTAGTAATTTAAAACTATGGTTAGACATTACAAGTACGATATCCGACAGGTCAGACCAAAGTTCAAATATAAGCTCAACTGAATACGAACACACGGCGCCGTCATTACCTTCTTCGAACTTTTTTACGACAAATTTAGGCGGGAACTATACATTTAATACAGCAAAGTTTGATGATAGTGAAAACATAAATGCAAAAATTACATATTCTTCCCGTACTCTTTCCCCAACTGATGGCTCTGGAAATAATAGATCTTTTTCTATAAGCTTGTGGTTCCAGAGGAATAGTGACCACGCCACATCAAGCTTTAGTGTGGGTGGTTTGTTTTCTTTAGGTAGTGCGTCTCTATTGGAAGAAGTTCAAGTAAAAATTAATGAGAATAATGGTAGTTTAACCTTTAATATTAGAGATACAAACAATGGTCAGTTTTTTCAAGCACTGTGCACAGTGGCTACTGCTTCTTTTCACGATAAATTTGCACATTTAGTTTGCACATATGATCACACACTTGGTACCCACGTGGGTTTAAAAGTTTACATCAATGGGGTAGATCAAAGTGCAACAACATCCGCCGCCGGAACGCCTGTCGTTAGAGGTGATGTAACTACTTTGCTCATTGGAAGCATCGCCAACGGCTCATCTGAGTTTGATGGAAATATTTCCGAAGTTGCTTATTTTCTTGACAAGGCGCTGGGCGCATCAGAAATTTCCGCTATATATAACGCAACATTATATGGTGTAGCAGGCATAACAACAGATCATAATTCCGGAATACTTAATAGTCCGACAAGACTACTAATACGTGATGACGATAGCAGTTCAGGAAGGTACCCCACAATACACAGAATGAACCGGTTTGGTACTGATGGTATAAAACAAAACATTGCATTCGACGATAAACACACAGTAAGATACGGGACTCGTATCACAGACAATTTTGACATACTTAATATCCGCAAAAAAACGCAAAGAACAAAAGCAGTTGACGAAAAAAAGTGGGTCGTGTCAACGAAGGATGTGCAACTGCAAAGAGAGAATGAGGGTGCGCTAATATCCGCATTTGGAACAACATCGGATGATCCCACTGCAGTCAAAAATGGAATATTGATGTTAGGCGGTGTGTCTGATGGCGAAGGTAGGTGGGTCCGGACAAAAGAAAAGGTATCAAAACCAACACTTATTTTTTCTTTACTCCAGGGTCCATACAACACCGGTGCAGACAACGACTTCGCGACTTTAAGGCTCCATCAGGGGCTACCAACAGATACTTTGGCGGTTCAAGTTAGTACAACAGGAACTGTAGGAAGTTGGAAAACAATACCCTTGATAAAAGAATTTATTTCAAACAATGCGAGTTCGTTGCTTATAAATAGTTCTGGAGAACTAGTACACCAACCACTTGAGCTTATAATAAATGACGTAACAACATCTACCGGTGTGACCGTCGGTGTACCGGGTATAAAGCTTAACGAAAGACGTCCAGAGTTAAAAATCAAAATTGACATGCATGTGTTTAGTTCTGCAAATTACAGTGAACCATTTTACATTCGTTTTATACAACAATCGATATCAGATACGTCTAAGATTCACTGGGCATTAACAAATGTTGATATAATTTCCAGAGATCAAAAAATAAGATATCCGTTCCTCGACGAAACAAATGATGTCGCAACTTTATTTCACAGAAGCGGCTCAATCGCACACCCAAATTTTCCTGGAGAGATTATCAGTACTGGGTCTTCAATTTCAGGGATATCTGACACAAGGAGTCTACCTTTTGAAGAACAAAAACATGTGCCTTTCAAAGATGACCAAGTTTTAGTTGTAACACCAGATAGTTTCTTTGGGCCTGTGACTTCACCTCAAATCGTTCCAGGCTTTGGGTCGAACTTGTTAACTAAGACTAAGTTTGAATACGACCTAAGTACAACAGAACAAACAACGATTGGCGTAGTCACTCCAATGCCAGTAGGTAATGCTGACGAGTTTAGCCCGCCGGCTGATATACCGCAACCTATGATGTGCTATTGGAATGACCAACTTAAAAGGTGGGAAACAATCGGTAGTATACGCCCAAATGTCAAAGCTGGATTTAATGAAAATAGTGCACGAGAAGTAGTTACTTCATCAATGGTCGGTTTTTCAAATTTTGGCGTTTGTGCAAGAGGAACAGGTAATGATACGAGCAATGATCCTACACTTACCCTGTTTGATCAAAATGCAATAAGTGCCCAGAATAGAGTTACTGATGTATTTGGTTTTCCTTTTTCAGGTAGATATTTTGCTTCATCGAGCCAAGTTGTAAAAGCTAGTAGTCTTGGAATCACAAAACCCTTTTTACTAGAGGCATTGCGCATTGATTACCAAGCAATGCACGGTACACCACTTGCAAATGGTTTTTTCATGACCAATAATGATTCCAACGCAAACAACAATGCTGAAACAAGTATTTCCAATGCAATTAATCAAAAAGTAAATAATTTTTTTATACTAAGACAAGGTAAAAACAATTATAATGTTAGAATAAAAGTAACCGGTTCCGCCGACGAGTTTGAGTATTCTGAACAAATCCCAGGATTTTATGATTTAGATATAGACGGAGTAGCTGAAACTTATGTTGACAGTGTGAGAGACCTAGTGACTTATGCACAAAATGTATTTGTACATTCAAACTCTGCTGGCTTGGATCGATCAGCAGGAAATATTACATTTCAGAACATGTTGGACGCACTTTCGGACCGAGACTCTGTAATTGTTTTACCTGGTGAATCTAAGACTAACTATACAGGAAGCTATAGTATCAATGCAAGAACAAGGGTCACCCCACCACTACCAGGTGTATCAAATGTAAGTATCGGATTTGTTACTAGTTCTACAGCAAGTGATATTACGACAAATGCCATACTTCTTGAAAAGACAAGAATTGGCAGATCTAACGGAATAATTACAAATGACTCGCGCGCCTTGACAAATAATTACAGTGCGTTTAAAAGATCAGATGAGAAAATAAGAACTGACTTCCCACTTCAGTCAGGTTCGCCTCAAGGTTTTAGATCAAAAACTGTTCTCTTGCCTGAGGCAGACAACATTGATCTGAGGTCACCTTATATCATATTTCCTGAAGATGATTTAGTTTTCGGATGGGGCTTTTCTTTGCCAAACTATAATTTAAGCTTCCAATCCTTTCTATTGAGATCTGGTTATTCCAACCAATTTAAGTTATTTGGAAATTCTAAGTTAACACTATTTGGTTCTCAGATAAAAGACCTTGAAGAATTTCACGAAGGATTGAATCAAAACTTAACAACCAATGCTGTGCATGAGGTTATAGGTAGTGAACCTGTAATAGACCAGTATCAGATAGCTACTAGAGGTGAGATGACAGGCAGTATGTCAGATAGATTTCCTTATGCGTCGTTTTTCCGACCTGTAGAAACAGGCCCAGCTCAGGTAGCTTATGTAATTGGAAGAATTATTGTTCCTACTAGAAACCTCCCAACATTACCAGACGGAGCTTTCAGCTACCAAGCGCTCTGGATTAAAGGTAATTTACCGATTGCCAGAGTGTCAGCAGAATGGAACGTGGCCAACGATAATACTACTTTTAGCATAATCGCAGGCACATCCGGGAATGCTGCTCGCGACTTGTTGATCAATGTTTTCGAAGATGTAGTGTACAGTGGCGCGCCAGCCTCAGCGATGCGTGGCCTCGACAAGCCTGTCGTTGGAAAGATACTGCACCAGATCCAGCCTTTTTCAGCTGCACATGAAATAGGAAGAACATATCAAGACGCAACAATTGATAATCTTAGTAAGAATGAAACAGACGGCAGTGCACAGAATTTCGGATACTTTTTATTAGCCAACCCAAATTATGCTGTCCGTCTCGGAGGAAGTCCTAAGCATTATTTTAATTCAAAGAGGTACGGAATGTTTTCAGACTATGTAAAGCAGGGTCATGATAGTCGTTTTTTACGAATACCCGGGGGTCTTGGAGCCAATTTAGCTGCAGCAACAAATGGCCCAGTCAGCATTAGATTTGTTGAACAGACTGTGATAAGTGATGGAACTGAAATAACAGGATCACAACAAAGTAACAAAGTTTTTAAGCTGATATCAGCGGGTGATGTAAACGGCACAAAAGCTTCAAAATTCCAGAGTTCGAACATAAGTTTGGCAGCGACCTCTTCAATTCCGTTTAAGGAAGATACTATAAGCAACAGAACTTACGCATAATTTTCTGTAGAGAGATAATTAAAGAATATGGGTATATTAGATAAGAAAACAAGATTTATAGATTTAGTTGTCACGCAGGAAGGTAAGCGCCAAATCGCAGCCGGAAAATTACGTGCTGAGTTTGCATCATTGTCAGACTGTAACGCTTTTTATGAAAAAGGTGAGGAAGATTCTGTTGCAGAAAGATTATACTTTGAAGCTATGGAACGTCCTGAAAATTCGATTGTTTTGGAAAAGGATGACAGTGGCCGCTTATTTACTTTTAATTTTTCCCCAACAGGAAGTCTCGTAGGCAACGATATTTTTGTAAAAGACACAGCAACAACGGATGCCTTAAAATTAAAGCCAGCAAGAGGTGCAGACTTTAAAATTGGAGAGAACTCTGTGCTTGACGCGTCACTTAGACATTTTGTCCAAAATTACTTTATTGGAACAGATGACAATCTTAACAAGAATGAGTTTGAGGTAGAGCCTAAAGAAATAACATTTTCGATAGAAAATGGGCAACCCTTTGAAGGGTCACCGCTAAGAGAAATTATTAACGTAAATGACGCAGACCCATTTTTTCTAGATGCAAAACTAGCACATCTATCTAATTTTCAATTTTTACCGCCAAAAAACAGTGATGGGACAAATTACGGTACTTATACTGACATAAGGAGTACTAGTCGAGAAGAGTGGAATGACATTAAAGTTTTGTTTGGTGAAGAAGCAAATTTACCTGAGGACACAGCTAGTTCTGGAAACGATGGTGACATAACAAAAAATCTTGCTGGCGCACCAGGTTACTTAAGTCAAAAGTTGTTACAACAGGGAAAAATACCAAACCCGCCAGGCGTAACCCCGAAACAATTTGAGACTATAAATTTCCTTAAAACTTCTACTGATAATAACTTATTAGTACAGATTTATGAAGATTCAATTGGTGCAACGATGACCAAGTTAGACATCGTTGACGCCGGCGTGTTTACAGATAATAATGATGTTAATAGAAGGTATGAAAAGCGCGTATTTTATGTAGGGAAAGTCATGTATGATGAATTAAATGTACCTACATTCATAAATATTTTTACTATTGTAATGGATTAATCAAATGTATGTAAAAATGACAAAGCAAAATTTTCCGGTGATCGATTTGACACCACAAACTGCTGTAATCGAAAACATTCCAAGTATCACACCAAAAGTAATATCATTCAAGGAGACAACAGATCTAAACGGTAATTCTGATATTTTTTTAGAGCTTGAATTATATGCCCCGGTAGATGTTAAAAGTTTAGCAAAAAACAAAGAAGATCCTAATTCGCTAACACCTGATAAGATAGAAGTGAGATTATCAGAATATTCAACGTCTTACTTTAGTAAAAAAGCAACTGAAAAAGCATCTGATAAAATAAGAAATAAGTCTAGATCTAGAAGAAATACAAAAAAAGATTCACGCAGATCTAGTAAACCCACCTTAAGAAGTGGTACTTTAAAACCAGGCCAGTTACTCGCAGCTGCATCAGCCAGTAGTCAAAGTTCAATCGATTCAAAAAGAAACTTATATAGTGATACAATTTTAGTTGGTAACATTGACTTAGCAAATGTCACTAAGTCAGTTAAAAAAGAAAAACTTGATATTCAAAAAATCAATGATTCAAAGTACAAAGCTATAGCAAATAAAAACATAGACTTAGACAACCATGCGTTTTCTCGGATGTACAACACTATGATTGAAATGAACGAAGATCCTGCAAAGATATTTCAGTTAGGATTTAATAAGACATCATATAAACATAAAAAAAATGGGATTATAAATTCTACTAACAAAAAAGATGACAGGCATCAAAAAGTCTTAGTGCCAATGTTTGAAAGCATTGAAAGAAGTATTAAAACAATTTCAAAAAATCAGTACGTGATCAAAACTAAAATGGTCGAAGAGGTTATAACAAATTTAAATACAAAAATCAACATACACCTGTCAAAATTACAAAATCTTGGAAGTAAATTTTACGTCTTATTGCTGACAAAAAACCATCTTGGTATAAGCTTAGAAACACAAAGTTATGAAGTCATTTTAAGTGATATCGAAGATCAACTTGAAGAAAAATCAACCAAGTATAGTATTACACCAGTAAGATTAAACACCGGCGTATCAGTACTGAATATTGGAACAAGTGATGAAAGGAAAAGCGTTGATCTAAACTTATACGTTAAAAAGCTTAAAGTGAGCAAACCTTTTGACATGTGCTATTATAAAAGTTTTGGAACTGTAACTGTTCCGCCAAATAAAAAAATTAAAATATTAGACGGTAAACTCGGAGTTAGTACTAGAACACCATCAAACATTAAGAGCAGTGAGAGCGCGTTTTATAGAACAACGCTTAATTACAAACAAAAAAGTTATTTTAATGCAAAATCTGTAAGTGATAAAAGCAGACACAAAAATGAAATGACGCCTCATTTGACCATTGTTGCAAAAATCAGTAAAGAAGACGAAGCTTTCAACATAGAAGTTAGCAGTATATCTGAAAATGTTTTAGCAATCCGACCACGCAAGTGTGAGTTCAAGGGCGATACACGAGCCACGTCAGCGCTGAAGCCGATTTTTTTCGAAGAAGATGGTAGACCTTTAGAGCGTTTTACCAGCGTTAGCACAACACGTTTTTTAAAATTTAAAGACTTTGATGTTTACCGCACAAAAAATTATAAATATGTCGTAGAATGTATTATGAAGAATGGAGAGAAAAAGCTTGCTAGCGCTTATTTTATTGAAAAATTTGAAGAGCGCACGGGAATTTTAAGAATAGATAACTTTGAAACACTTAACGTTGATTATACTCCGGATGTGGGAGGTTCTGATTTAAGTGATACTGATGATATAAATAGCATAACAAGAAGAATTACCGGTTCTTTTTTAGTGACACAAACTTCAACACAAATGGACGACATATTGAGAAGCATGTTTGGAAACCTGTTTGAACTTTTCAAAGATAAACTGAAAACAGTAAGATCAATTACATCTACTGTGAAATCAATTCAAATCGATAGAATCGATCATGCTACTGGAAATATGGTTTCTGTTGATATCGTAACGCCTGATGAAGGCGGATTATGTAGGTTTGTAGACAGCTCGGCACCAGTTTATTCAGACATTACTTATAAAATAATACCGAGGATGGCACCAACGCAAGATCTTATAACTGAAATACAAGAAATATTAGGCTCACTTAGTGCAACAAACATATTCCAAACATCAATATTTAACTTAGCATCTTCCAATGTTTCACAAGAAGAGAACAGACAAAATATAGTTAGTCGTGTAGGAACAAAGTACTCTAAGCGAAATACTTTTTTAAAAGGATTGATTCCATCACCTAAGTACACAGCAAATCGAGAAGGTTTTGATTTATTTGTAGATAACTCCACCGGTGACGTCGCATATTTTGATGTGGGAGGAATAGATATTGTAAATACTAGAAAAGATATTTCTGTTTTTGGGGCTGAAATCTCATTAATTAACGAAGAACAAGATTTGACGTACCGTACACTTGCAAAACCGTTGCAACAAAAAGGTGCTACGAAAATAAGAGACATAAAGTCGCGAAAAACCTGTTATTACGATTTATCTTTTGATGTATTAGGCAATGATGCTTTCGTAGATTTTTATTTGTTTTTTATAAAAGAAAATAATGAAGTTTATATGGACGGAATAATGCATAGTATTGATAGTTATGCACCATCGGTAAGGTATTCTTATCTTGTTACGCATAACGGAAGTTTTGGTCTTGCTGAATATTATGTCGTTCCATTTTACAAAGATGGGATGTTTAGTTCACCTAAGTTTATAACAGCACAAAAATTGTATTAAGGATAAAAATGGCACAAAAACCAGCAAATGTATCAGTTAACACAACACCAACACCAACTCAGCATTTAGCAACAGTCGGTAAATTAATTGAAGTGTTAAGAGACGAAACACAGACACAAGGCTCTAGGGCAGCAGAAATAGCGTTTACAAATCCAGACACTTCAGCTCGATATCAAGTTTTGGCAGCAAAGGGATTAAATAATTTAAGATCAGAATTAATTGCTGTATGTGAATTTTTACCTATTGGTTCGGGCGATACTTCCGAAGACAGTGCACAATTACAATTTACACTAGGTGACAATAATTCGATGACTGTAAATAACATCGCAAGAGTCATCGAATTACACAGGCAAATTAGGAGTTACATACTAGAAACAGCAAATCAAATTTTGACTCGAGTATATCCTGATTTAAGCGATCCAAAATTTTTAAAAGATGTTGAAGCTTTTGTAAAGAATAATTTTGAAAATTTATTAGGCAGTACAATTGACGAAACTGTGACAAATATATTTGAACGCATACAGCAAACGGGACCTCGCTCAATCCGTGGAGTTGTTACTACAAACCAGAGTAACCCTTTTCTTTTAGCACTTATTGAATACTATATCTACGACAACGCGCTTGATCATATCTTTGTTTTTCTTGGAACAACTGCAACCGTTGATAGAACACTCTCGGGTTACTGGGGAATAGATCGTTATAGACAAGTTAAAATGTTCAACCCACCTTCATCAATTTTAAATAGTGATATGCTGCAACTTTATTCTAATTTAGGTGATGATTACAGTTCAATATCGAGAATTATTGATACAGATGAAAGGATATTCGGCAAGTCTTTGTACGGTTTTAATTTACCGACAAATGCCAGCAATACAGATTCATTTTGTAATGCGATAGGTTCACTAGCAAGCGCGATGTCTTTTAGAGATTCAACATCTGTTTTAAGGACGTTGCAAAATATGCCTGAAGAAAACTCAAGAGTAGATCCTGGAAAAGTTAGAATTGGTTCTGTAGGAGATCTTGCAAAGTCAATATCACTATTAAAAAATATTAATTTTGCAGGTATGTTTGCGCAACTGCCAGCCGGTGTAGCACAGGATGAAACAAGTACATCACCAAACATAACATATACATCATCCCGGTCTTTATCAGGACCGACGTATACTAATATATTTAACTCTATAAAATCAAACGGTGGTACCACCTCAGTAAATGAAAGCAGTGCTGCTAATGAACTTTTGGCAACAGTATTGATAGACATGTACACCTACGATGTTTGCAACATGAATAGTAGGCGCCCAAGCACTGGCGCCGGCGCTGGTTATAATGAGTATCCTCCCGTAAACATAGCAAATGAAATGCCAACCGTTGGTAATTTCGACATGTCAGCGCTAGATGTTTTCGCCGGTTATACGGGGGAAGCTGCAACTCAAACCTACTTGGGGGACGATGATGAAGCGTATCAGGGCGCTCAAGCTGAAGCGATTGATTTTGAGGATCAACAATTAGTCCCTAGGGGAGGACTCTATTTTGATTTTATAAGAAAAGTACTAGGTTCTCCAGAGACAGCTATTTCATCCCCAAGAGGTCAAATCATCACCGGGAGAGAAACTTTTAAAAGAGCAGAGATCCCAGGCGTTGATATTAAATTTAATAGTGCTCCAGATGCTAATAATTTAAAAGGATTTGGTGCTTTTGGTGCAGCAGTAGGAGGACTCAGAGAACAAATCATACCAGAAAACTTCACTAGTGGTCCTAATACAGGAGGTACAACTGGAGGCTTCATAGCACCTCTAGAGTCTTCTTCAAAAGAATTGAAAACATCCAATACTACTGGGAATTCAGTTAATTTTCCGCCTGCTACTAAATACTATATCATGGATACAGTTTCACGCCTAGGCGAATTTTCGTCTGGTGACATTAATTTTGACGAGTTGAAAGATTTTGGAGAAGAGTACAAAGAAACAAGCAATAACTTGCTAAACTGTGTTAGTACATTATTTCCTCACGAAGAAGTCGTAAATTCACGAGCGATTGGTGATAATCCGACTGTGTTAGCACCTATGGGAGACAACAGCCCTGTCTCAGCCGGTGTAAAGTTATTAAAACGTCTAGTAGCGGATTTAAACAATATAATTGATAGTCCAACACGTGAGAGTAGGAGCAATTACATACCTCTTTTATCTGTTTTTACCAGAAGAGTGACAGAAGATAGTATCGCACACATGTGCTGTCAAGTTTTCTTTGATCAAGTTCTTTTTAACTGCCCGATCCGTGTTAGCCGGCACTACACGGAACTGGACGGTGCCTTTAATCTCAACGAGTATATTGGATCAGCTCAAAACTTTGCAAGAATTAGTTTGTATCATAGTGAACGCATGTTTAGAAATTATCTAAAATATAACGTAGGCCTGAGTTTTAATGTAGGTACGCCAGAAAAGTTTTATTGGAGCGAGTCTGATTTACCAATATATCTCGCATCAGACTCCCAACTATTGAAAAACAATCAGGTTACAGGTAAGATTAATAGCAGGAAGGTCATAAGCCACCGTCAAAATGCGTTAAATCCTGAGTCACCAGGTTTTGAAAAACAAAGCTACACTGCCAATCGAGTTGACAATGCATTTGAGGCAAGTTTTGGAAATAAGGGTGGTATGGATGGACTACAACAAGATTCAGGATTCAGCAAAGAGTTTGGCGCTAATAGTTCTGAGAGGACAACTGGGTTTAGCAAACTTTTTGATAATTATTTTAGAATGTTATATAAGGGTAATTCCTCCGCAAACGGAGCCACACTAGGTCACACCCCTGATGAAGAGGCCAATGCTGGACCTTACATTGGAGAAAGCTCAATAAGTAAACGCGTTTTCGATACCAGTCAAGTGGTATTAAAAGCTGACAGGCACGGATGCCTGGGTGGTATTATTGACTATAGTGCTCAGCATAGAATTATTGCGGGCTTTCGTTGGCTACATCAATTAATAACTAGTGTTGTTATGTTTGAAGTTAAAACAAAAGACAACAAACTTGAAATTTATTATGACATAGACCAGCTTAGGGGAATTGTTGATGGGTTATTAGAGGCTTCCGGTGAAAGTTTACAATATAGCGGCAAGTCAAGTGTACCTAGTTACGATGATGCAAGAACAAAAAGTAAAAATAAGGCATCTAGCTTTTTAGAGAGTATAAGAACACACATTCAAACAATAACAGACAGGGCGGCTGGTTTCTGCGCACACGCTGATGCTTTAGTTTCTTCAGCTGACAACACAATTAACATTTTAGAGGGTCGAACTTTTGAAGGTGAAGTAGTAAAAGAAAATGAGTTAGCAGTTAGTGTCTTAAAAGATTTAGGTATTTTCGGTTCATCTATAACTTTAAATAGCAGAGAAACGGTAACACAGTTTGCTGCAATGAAAAAACGAGTTTATGATTTAGAACCTGGAAAATTATTCCCAGCAAGCGTAAAATACAATTTAGCCAAGAATAAATTAATGACCAAAGTTTTGTCACAGCCTGGTTACGGATTTTTAGCAAATGAAAAGTTTGGTAGGAAATCAATTTTAAATATTGGGCTTCCGAACTCTATGGTTTCGTCACTCCAAAAAATTGCTTATGATAGAACAGGTGATGTTAACTTTTTAGATTCGCCGTATGTTTGCATCTCAATTTTTAAAAAAGATCACATTAATCCAGAACTTGAGTTTTTACCTAAAAACTTTATTTTTGATACAAGCGCAAACATATTGGATTATGAAAAACCAGATAAATTAGCATATCACTTAAGAAACATAACAGCAAATATAAGTTTTGAGAATATTCTAAGAAGTATGCAGATCTTTCGGTACGAGCTTTCTGATCAAGGAGAAGCCTTGACAAACCAAAAAATTGGCTTCCCGGTGGGGATGTTTAATAGACAAGTAATGATCAACCACGTTCACGATTATTGTCTAAAAGAGTATATGAAATTAGTTTTAGGTATAGATACTTCAGAGGAAAGCTTTTTGTTGACAGAGTTGTTAGACTTTACAAAGATAGAATCCACAACGTTCACGTCAGGTGCATCTGGAAATGATTTAGTTGAAAACTTTAAACAAATGTTAGCGCGCATAGAAAGATTGTATCCAAAAGTTCAGAGTGATGAACAATTAAGAGGTGAAGTGTTTAGATTGACAAGAATGTTAAAACAATCTGCACCCTACTCTTTTGTAAATAGATTTAAAAAGGTTATATCACCTAAATCTTTTGATAAGGTTTATTCTATATTTATAAATGAAAATGATTTTGTAATTGACTTAGACTTCGACAATACAATCGAGCCAGGCGATCTAGAGGATGTGTATTCAGACGTTTTTGAACAAGAAATAAACATAAATGTAACTTCTAAATTAGAACGCCCGGTAAACTTAAATTTTAATCCTAGTCAAGTTTTAAACACAATGGGTAATGAAAACTTCGCTGCAGCAATTGCTGACATTTCAAATTATGCTTGGTCAGGTGAAGAAAATGTACCAGGAGTGTTTCAATACAAAGCCCAAGTTTCATTATTACCTTTAAATTTTCAAATAGACGGAGACATAGCAACTTTAAAAAAGCCGTCCAGACAACCACAAGTTCAAGTTTCCATTGCCGGAGCAGTTCGTCCGAATGAAAACGTGTTATCAAGCTTATCAGAAGTAGGTCTCGGGTCGGACCTATTTAAAATTTAAAATTCAAGTACTCAATTAAAATAGGAAACTTATTATGCCTACAGAAGATTTATACGAAGCAAACAGTGAACCACCTGAGCAAGAAGATAAAGTCGTTGAAGTTACAAAAATCTCAAAAACATTACAGCTAGCTGGAGTTTCTGAGTTGAACATAGAACAAGCGCCAGCGCCGTCTAGACCAGTTAATAAAATTAATATTCCTGAAGTAATCAAACCTAAAGCTAAATTTGTTTATAACTACTTTACGCGGGATGAGAGGATTAGGCCCGACAGTACAAACGATAATGAAAGAATTATTGTACTTGACGCGTCAAATACAGATGAGATATTTCACAGAACAAGGAATAAAAAACTCGCGAGGTTTGTTCGTTTAGAATTTAACAGTCCACAGGTACCCGCGGCATTTAATAATAGATTTAATCTTACAAAAAGGTTTAACTTAACAAATGCTTTAAATCAAATAATTGTTGAAGGCGCAAACTCTGACAAAGTTTTCACCGGTATCGAGTTCATGGACACGGGTAAAGAAAATTTCGTTTACAAAATGTTAAACAGCGCTTTGTTTTTTCAAGATATACCTGTTGAAAAAAACTCAAATAGAGAAGCGATCGCAAAACTCCATGCAACTTTAGAAGAGAAGGGAGGTCTTAAAGGACAAGACAAGAAGCTGTTATTTGAAACCTTTAGAAATTTTAACCCGTCAACTGGTGGTAATGATTCTCAACAATACGTTTTAGCACCTTCAGACGTTCCCCCAGAGGTCGCTAAATTTGCGGATGACCCTGTCAGTAAACAAACAGTATCAGTCCAGTTTAATAATTTATTTATTTCTGAATTAATATCGAGTGCAACTGCAATATCTGACAATGTGTTCCAAGATGAATTAAGATCGCTAGTATCACCTGCGCGCAACATAACAACTGCCCTTTTAGCAGATTTACCACCAGTTCACACTTTTCGAGAGCTTGATTATGAGTTAGAAGTAAAAGCAGTAAAATTACAAAGTTTACCCGAAACATCACCAGCAGAAAAAGAAAGATTGTTAGCCAAGTACCCAGAGATTAATTTTGCAGGATATCTCATAGAAAAATTTGAAGTATTACCTGATGAAACAATTGAGTTTTTGGGGAGAAGGTACATCAAAGATCACGACACAAACTATGCAATAGATTCAGAAGTTAGATACGGTGGTGTGTATACATATAAGATTAGAACAGTATGTCAAGTAAAGGTTGTAATTCATACAATTGCTGATAATCCTGCATGTGACCAGGCTGTTTTAGCTACTTGTTTTATGGCTTCAGAAGGTGAAAATTTCAGTATAAATTGTGTTGAGAGGGTACCTCCCCCACCACCTAGCAATTTAAGGGCAACATTCGATTTTGAGACGCTTTTCCCACGAATTTCTTGGCAATTTCCCTTAAATAAACAAAGAGATATTAAACGTTTCCAGATATTTAAAAGATTATCTGTTCAAGAACCTTTTATTTTACTACAAGAATATAATTTTGACAATTCACTAGTTAAAACACAAGTAGCAGAATTAGCGTCTGATGGTAAAGTTGTAACAATGACAAGACCGAGAACATATCATGTTGACGTAACCCATAAACAAGGTGAAAAGCCAATTTACGCAATTGCGTGTGTTGACGCCCATGGATTAAGTTCTAATTATAGTCCACAAGTAATGGTCGAACGCGATAGATACACTAATAAAGTAAAAAGAACAGTTATAAGCAGAGCAAACGCACCAAAACCATACCCTAACATGTTTTTAAATGTTGATACATTCCAAGATGCAATTAAGGTAAGCAATTATGATAGAATTAAAATTATATTTGATCCTGAATATTACAGAGTGATGAAAAACGACATAGAAATAAGGAAAGGTGCTGGGGGTTCAGCTGGTGATTCATTTAATACTTTTAACACAAAGGTAGAACGCGACACAAACTTGCTAGCAATTGATAATCAAAACTTCAGGTACAAGTTTCATATAATCAATATCGACAATCAACTTGATCAAATTGTTAAGGTTAAACTTTTTAATTTTACGTCGGCAAACGGTATAGACGAAGACACATTTGAAGTACCGGTAACTGATTTATCGGAAGATAATTTAAGTTTTCAGTACGGAGTTGAATAAAAAATTTACTAGTAATCTTTGAATGAGTATATTTAATATAAAAATAAGTGGAGATATAAATGGGTTTCTTAGATCATAGCACGAATAATATTATCGTTGATGCAGTATTAACAGACGCGGGCAGGAGAGCACTAGCTCGAAATGACGGTTCCTTTCAGGTTTTTCAGTTTGGATTAGGCGACGACGAAGTTGATTATGAAATAATCAAACATTTTGGGAGAACAGTAGGGAAAGAAAAAATTGAAAAGAATACACCAGTTTTAGAAGGTCTAACTGCTGGAAGTTTAGCTTTAAAGCACAGGCTAGCGAGTATCGACAATGAATTTGTAACACATTTTCCTTCATTTAGTATTTCAGCAAATGGTACTTCCACTGCTAATACCTCAGTTGATTTTACTAGAAACAGTACTGAAAACAACTTAAAAAGAAAGAAAATAGTTGTAGAAGTTCAACCATTTTCAGGCGCACCTGAAGTAGATGTACAATTGATTGATAGTGCGTTTAGAGTTGAAATGAATCACTTGTTTTTACGAATAGAACGTGATCAACCAAATGTTATTTTTACAGATAATATTGCTGTTTACGATGTTGATGCGAATGAAGGTTCAGGAAACATAACGTCAACATCTGCTTTCGCACTTGCAGTAAAACAAATTACAAATACAACATTTAATATTTATGCTACGTCAGGTGGTAACTTTATTAAAACTTTTGTTAAGGTAACAGGTATTAATTCAGGTTTAACAACTACATTTGAAGTAAGAATTAACAATCCTGCATCAGCAACATAAATAAGAGAAGAGGGAAATAAATTATGGCAACTTTTAAGACCATCACTAGTGATGATATAAAAACGACAACATCAATTCTAAATCAGTTAGTTGACTTTGTTGAGGAAGATGTATCAGGATCAAACACAAGAAAGAAATTTCAGGTATTTGTCACTAGTTCAGCAACAAACGCAGTGACATCTTCGCTTTTTCAAACAGTATATGATCAAAACTTTACTTTGCAAACAGCAAATGAGTTATTTGATATGACGATGGGTGTTTATTTTAATTCTGATACAGTTACGGGATCAGCAGCTTCTCCCTCTCAAGATGCAAATCAGAAGTTATTATTTAAAGAAACTTCATTAATGATGCGAGAAAAAGTCAACATTTACAGGCAACATGCACAATTATTGTTAGGCAATGCACAATCAAGATTTACAGCACCAAATTCAAATCTGCCAGCATCAAACAACAACAATATTAATGAGGCATTATTTATTAATTTTAAAAGACTTTTTGTTCGAGACGGAATTAAGCGAGAAACATTTGCGATGAAAATGTTTGCTAGCTCATCTAGAGGCCTCGCAGGTGACGCACATGCATCAAATTTAACAGTAACACGAATTAATCCAGCCACTGGGTCAGTAATTTTAACAGACGTAGGTTCTTCAACAAGTGTTGAACGTTCAGAATCTGGTGGCGATGTTGGAAACATTGTGTTAGCAAGTAACACAAATACTTCAGTTGGTCTAATGTACTACCAACAAGGTATTGCTGTTTTAGACATGAAGAAAGTTTTTGATGCTAATCAAGTAATGTCAGGTACAATTTCAAGAGTAGGATCAGCTGCTACTGTCGTAATGAATGATAAGTTTATTCCAGGGTTTGTCACGTCCGCTTCTATTGACGAAGTTTTAGATCACGTCGCGACAACAAGATTCGGTTCCGGTTCAAATACGTTTGCTACATTTCAAAATAATACTAAATTAAATTCAACTTTGTATTTCTGTAGGGCAACAGCAGACGAGTTTAACTATTCCACAAACCCAACGTATACTGACACATCCGGTCGACTAGTTGTAGTTGATGAAGGCGCAGGTAGAGATGAGAAATCATTTTCTTTTGTAACAACTGTTGGTTTATACGATGCAAACGAAGAATTGTTAGCTGTGGCAAAACTTAGTCGTCCAGTTGAAAAGAATGATGAGAAGGATTTGACATTTAGAGTGCGTTTAGATTTCTAAAGGTGGGTAATGTCATTTATTAAAATAGGTAAAAATAATTTTGAACATGTATCAGTTGCGTTAAGACCTCAAACTAATTTTGTATCTTCATCAGCAGGTATTACGGGTTCGAATTTTGTGTCGCCTCTTAGATCTCCTACACTTAAGCAAATTTTTCCAAACTTAAGTTTAGATAACATAGATCCAAACGACAGACAGACAATGGCAGAGTTAAGATCAAAAGTTCTTGCTAGTCCAGAAGCTAAAAGAGGAGAGTTCATTGCTGCTGACCGTAATACAAGTAAAACAAATATTAATGTCGAAGCACAAAATTATTTAAATTCAGTTAATTCCGCCCAGAGAGTCGAAAAATTTTCTAAAGCAATAAATATCTTTAGATTTGATTTGCCTGTTACAATAAACGCAAATAGAAATATTAAAAACATCGTCAAGAAAACATTTATGCCATATCATAAACATAGATATGATAATTGTAATTTTGCATATTCAAACTATCACACACTTAATTTTTTCCATTCAACAACTGTACCAACAGGGTCAGCTTTAATATATCCTAACGTAAATCGTGCATATGACTTGCCAACTAATTTCTGTGTAAATTTTTGGATTAACCCACGTTATTCGTATGACAATTACAGGGCGGGTACTATACTACATCTGTCGTCATCACTAGCAATATCTCTAGTCTCAGGATCTTCAACAGATAAATTCGGTCAACCCGATACATTTAAAATACTCGTACAACTAAGCCAAAGTGCAGACAAAGCACCATCAAGTGTAGACTTAAGGAATCCATCGACAAGTTATCCAAATGATCTTATTTTTACTTCATCACATTTTTTAAATAAAAATCACTGGCACAATGTGACAGTCCAGTGGTCGCCAGATGTTAATAATTCGTCTGGTTCGATATTTATTGATGATAAAGAAACTAGATTTCATGTGCCTTCATCTTCACTTGCTGTTAACACATCAATACCATACTCGGGATCAGTTGTTGGTAACTATTATGACGGTACGCGTAGGAACTTAGCATTCTTACTAAATAATGCATCAGGTACAGCTGAAGGTTTTACCGGTATGGCACCCACTGATGAAGGGGATCCATTTTTCAGTGGTAATACGTTTGGGCACCCACTTAACGCTGAAATGCATGAGTTGAAAATTTACAACAAGGTGCTTTCAAATACTACTGGCGCAATTAAGCTCAAGTCAGATTTGCAGCTCATAAAAGAAACTGGACCGTCAAACTTTGACAATTTAATTTTTTATGTGCCTCCTTTCTTTTACCCAACATCATCTTTAAGGCAGGTACTCACAACCCCTTTCGAAAAGACCATAACATCAACAGACGACCCACTTAACGTTGCTTTTTCTCTTGGTAAAAATGGTAAAATGATAAATTTAGAAAATTTTACAAGGGAGTTTATTGTAGGCCAACAACCACGTTTATTTGGTCTTGTGCCTGAAACAATAAATACAACAATACAAAACATAACAGCAGATCAATTTGTCTATGACACGGGATCACATAAAAAGAGAAATTTCTCAATACTACCAAACGACAACGGTCTATTTATACCTAACTATTTTGCACTTAAAAGCTCAGAAATGTCTGGTAGTGCTAAATTTTATGAAGATTCAATTGACAAAAGAGGTTCGATTGATTATTCAATGATATCACTTGAAGATTTAATACCTAGTTCATCTTTGCACCCGGGATTAATACAATCCCGAGGTCAAGTTTACAATGCAATTGTTTCAGCCAGCGCTCAAAACCCGGGCGTTAACAAAGGTGCAGTGTTAACTATAGCGCAGAGAACAAAAGATAGGAGCACAAACGAAATTGTTATCTACGATATATCTAATCTTTATTATGGGAACAGAATAAACCCAGGTTCATTTGAATTATTTGAAGATAACTTAACAGGATCCGAACATAAGATTAGTATTAAAATTAAAGATAACGAACGCGGCTCATTATATCGTGCGGATGCTGTAACAAAACATGCTACTTGGAACAATATCGGTAATGTATTTTATGATGAAGGCATTGCAATAATCAAGACACCCCATCTTTTGTTTTTTAATAAGGATAAAACAGACATAAAGTTTAAAGGGGAACAAAATTTACACACGATGATACTAAACATTCCAGCATATGCAAATATGATGAATTCGTCATCAAACCCTACATTTAAATCATTGTCACCGTCCACCGGTGCCAACGATGAAGATATATCCACATTATACGTCACCACAGTTAACATTCATGACGATAACTTTAATATTATAATGAAGGCAAATTTTGCACAACCCATCTTTAAAACAGAAGAAGATGAATTTATTATAAGACTAAAAGAGGATTTTTGATTGTTACTAGCACTAGATATATCGACAAGCTGCACTGGGTATTGCATCTTTGACGAGGATAAACTTATAGACATTGGAAGTATAAACTTAAGTAAACATAAGGGGTTGTTCGAGAAAGCAACACAAGTTAAATTAGACATTGTAAAGATGTACAAAAAATATGACATAACTCACGTTGCTGTTGAAGAAAACTTGCAAGCATTTAGGCCCGGGTTGAGCTCAGCAAAGACGCTAATGACATTGGCACAATTTAATGGTGTTGTGCGCTGGATATGTCATGAAAGCCTATCAGTTCCTGTTGAATCGATAAACGTAAACACAGCCCGGAAAAATGTAGGTTTGAAAATTAATAAAAAAGATAAGTCAAAGTCAACAAAAGAAAAAGTGTTAGATTGGGTGTCCGCAGATGAACCGTCTATAAAGTGGCCAACAAAGATATTAAAGAGTGGACCAAATAAGGGTCAGAAGCGAATCTGTAATGAAGCATACGATATGGCAGATGCTTATGTCATAGGTAGATCTTTTTTAGTTGAAAATTAAAATAGTGCTCGATACAATTCCAATATGGAAATTGTTACTAAGCAACAAAAAATAGATGTTTTAGAAGGTATATTTGGTGAAGCCACGTTAGCAAACAGTGGTAAGAACATATCAGTAATATGCCCTGTTTGCCGTGCCAATTCAAAATCAAGTGCCAAGAAGCGTAAACTATCAATCTGCCTTGAAAAAGGTATATATCATTGCTGGGTGTGCGAAACAAAAGGTAGGAACGTTGCAAAATTCGCCATTAGAAACGCTAGTGCAAATAAAAACGACTTCGTAACCCTAAATGAACTTTTTGCATTCGATAATACAAACGAAGAAAAAGAACCAGAATACATCCTCAGGCTACCTGACGATTTTTGTCTACTAGTAAATGCAACTGGTAGATTAGGAAGTATAGCAAACAGTTATCTGCACAAACGAGGTTTAACACAGAATGACTTGTTACGTTATAAAATAGGAATAAGTAACGAATACGAATATGTTAACAGAATTATCTTTCCGTCATTTTGCGAAGATATGAAGCTTAATTACTTTTTATCACGAACTTATGATGAAACTGAAAAAAGAAAGTATAAGAATTGCAAGATTCAGCGTAGAGATATTATTTTTAACGAATATCTAATTGATTGGGATCAGCAAGTAGTACTAGTTGAAGGCGTTTTTGATGCGATTAAAGCAGGTGACAACTCTATTCCGATGCTAGGTAGTTGGATAGATGAAAGTCATTACTTGTTTAAAAAGATAGTGCAAGAAAAAACACCTGTTATTCTAGGTTTAGATCCGGATGCGATAGAAAAGACAATGAAAATTGCTAAAAATTTTAAGCAATATGGTATTGATGTAAGAATTACACAACACGAAGATAAAGATTTTGGAGACATGACAAAAGACGAAGCAAATTATTACATACAAACTGCGCAGAAGTATGAACTTACTGATAGAATAGGATATTTAATACAGAGTATCAGTTCCGGTTCGATATTTTAGGAGATATAATGAGTAATTTGACGAATTCTAAACTTCGTAGAATGATTATGCAAGAATTAGCAAAAATGGTGGGTGAGGACGCTTTAGTTTCACCTGATAGAAGAGATTCATACAGAGACACAGGTTATCGCCCGCAAACAATGGAACCACACAGTTTTACTTTAACAAAGTACGGTGACAATTACGACGATTTCGGCGGTGGTGAAGAAGAGACTTGTGAACAATGCGGTAAAATGTCATATGATTGTGAATGTTTTGAATCAGGCTGTGGATCCACCACCTCGAGTAGTGTCACACTGCAAGAAGGTGATTGTGGTTGTGGATCGTCGTCTAATGACGGTACAGATTATTCAATAGATACAATGGAAATGCTTGACAGTGTCTTAGGGGATATGATACATACTCACCCTGACAAGCACAGTCACAACAATTATATGGCGAAACCTGCGCTATACAAAGTTGCAAAGTATGCACAAAAGCTTTTACATATGATACCAGACGGGTATGAATTAGATGATTGGCAACGACACAAAATTGCGCAGATATCTGATGACATATCTGAGGTATATCATTCACTAGATTACGATTTTCATGACGACGAGTATTAATGAGGTCTATACAAGAATTATTTGATGAGACAAAACACGATATCGACAAAGGACACTTAGATAGGGTGTCTCGTAGATATCGTTACTTTGATAGTAATTGTTTTGATGACGTCCCTAAAATGCGGCACCCAACTGAGCAAAGTAAGGCATTCACAAATGACATGAAAGAAGTCATAAGGTGTCACAATCATCCTAGTCTTTCCACAAAATTCTTGCGTGACAGTGACGATTCAGTAGAAAAAATATTTAAAAGATACTGTAAAGAGAATGGTTATCATCTTATAGACTGGAAAAAATTAAAAGATATTCTTCGTGATGTCGACAGCATTGTTTTAAAACTAAAATATAAAAATAATAGGCCTAGACCATTACATTATCTACGTGATTTAAGCGATGATGAACAACAAATAAAGTATAAAAAGTCGCCAAGTTTTCCAAGTGGTCACACCGCGATTGCATACTTTTTATGTGACGTCATATCAAACAGCATACCTGAAATCCAGCAGGATCTCCAAACTTTGGCCTCATTGATAGGACAAACAAGAATTGAGAACGCTGTACATTTTCCAACAGACATAGACTATGGCAGGTTGGTGGGAGAAACTTTGGCAGATTTATTTTTACAGCAGTCAGGCACCCGTATTTACTCTGGTTTAAAAACAAAACACTACGCAGACTTTGCAAAGAAATTGTGTGACAAATCCAAACAAATTTATGTAGATGATTCAGAAAGTGCTGCTTATGATAAATATGCAGATGATTTAGCAGATTTTCTACACCGCACAAATGAAATAGAGTTTTATAATGTACCATACAATGAGTGTCTAGACGCAGCACGACATATAATGATGGGCTTTCCAAGCAGCTATATAACACAGAACGCATACATCCAGTCCCAGTTAGACGGTTTAACAATGTCTCACAAGTGTGGGGTAATAGATAACAACTTTAAAGTTGTTCGTATTCACGAATGCTTCTTGTCAAGTGTTCTAGAGAAAGGAACACCAGGCGAGTTTCGAAATTTTTCTCACGCTTCTCGAGCAGGTGTACAGTTTCCTGAACCTTGCAACTTGCACAATAAGCTACGTTTATGTCACGGATATAAAGATAAAGCTTGGTTAAGACATTTATTGTATGAATATATTCATCCTTTCTGTGACGGGAACGGTCGTTCAGGGCGAATTATTCTTGCAAATGATTTAGACTACGATTTCTCAAAAATTAACCAATTGATAGGGCAGAACTATATACCTACAATTGTAAAGCAAATGGTTGGGCCTAAATTAGAAAAGCTGTTATAGTGTAATCCTTGTAATTGCATATTATACTATATTTGCAAGGAGGAAATATGCCACGAAGATTTAAAAATAACCAGTTAAGCCATGTCAAGGAAGCCTTAAACCAACAAAAAGCAGAGGAAGCAGAAGCAATTGCTGTTGAACAAGCTGAAACAGACGAAGAACAACAAGCACCTACATCTGTAGCAGATGTTAAAAAAGCTTTTAAAGAGTCTAGACAACCAGAAGAGGCTGTTCAAAGTGTCAAAAAACAAATGCGTAAGGTTCGTAAGCATTTAAAAAGACAAAGTGTAGGTCAGAAAAGAAAAGTAGCTTGGCAACATGAAGTTGGTGACTTAGTTCAAATACCAGTAAAAGCCAGTAGATTGAACGAAGAAGACTTTGGTATTATTGTGCAAATGACAGACCCAGACAAGTATAACGAAACACACATCCGCGACTCACAATCGCTTGTATTATCACCAGCAGGACGCAATTGGTATAGAACTAAAAACTTAAGAAAAGTGTAACTGTAAAAACAATAAAATATAATAAAACCACAACCAAAACATCCAGGAGAAATAATGGATATCAAAACATTCGTTCAAGTAATTTCAAAGCTCCCACCACAAATCGCAGTTCTTGCCAAAGGACCAACAGGTATTGGTAAATCACACATTGTTCACCAAGTTGGCGAACGATTAGATATGCAAGTTATTGACCGCCGTTTATCACAAATGACTGAAGGTGATATTATTGGCTTACCAGAACTAGTTGATGGTGTTACACGCTTTGCACCAATTGATTGGTTTGTTCGTGCTTGTAATGAACCGGTTATCTTGTTCTTTGATGAGTTAAACCGTGCTACTATTGAGGTTCAACAATGTGCTTTCCAAATTGTTCTTGATAGAGAACTTAATGGTCACAAGCTTCATCCAGAAACCCGTGTTTATGCTGCAGTTAATGAAGGTAGCGAGTATCAGGTCACTGAAATGGACCCGGCTCTATTACGTCGTTTCTTTGTTACAAGTTTGGAACCAACAGCTCAAGACTGGTTAGACTGGGCTCGCAAAAGTAAAAAGATTGACCCACTCGTCATCACTTTCATTGAGAAATACCCGGCTCGATTGCGTCATGCAGGCCAAATGGAACCAGGTAAGGTATACCCAAATCCTGCTTCTTGGGATCGATTGAATACAGCTCTAGAGTACGCTGGTATGAAACCGTCAAACTCTTGTGGCGATAGCTACAACCCGTTGTTCTACTCAATGTGTACAGGTTTTATTGGTACAGAAACAACAATTGCATTTGTTGACTTTGTTAAGAACCATGAGTTTAAGTTTAGTGCCGAAGATGTTCTCAACGATTACGACAAAAACAAAGACATGATTAATGTTTTGACAACTGACAAGAAAAATGATTTATTGAGTATTATCGTTACTTATACAACAACAGATAATGTTGAGGTAACGATTAAACAAGTAGAAAACGCTTGCGCATTCGTCAATACTTGCTCTGACGAAATGTTAGTTAATTTTATGAATATGATTATGGAAACAAAGAACCTTCCTACAATTAGAAAATTTCACAAACTCTTAAGTAGTAAAGTTGTAGAAGCAGTTAATGCGGCAAACACAATAACTTAATTGTGCAACCGCTAAAACTATGCTATATAATATAAACAACCACAGGAGGTTATATGAGTGAAGTATTGGAAAAAGTAGAAGAAGTTGAGTTAATGTCAAAAGAAAGATTTGACAAAATTATGTTAAAATTCTTAATTGACGAACCGTTCTTCTCCGACATCATGCGCCATATTAGAAAGGAAATGACAAATATTATTCCTACAGCAGGTGTTATGTGTCAAGATGACAATATTGTTATGTACTGGAATCCTAAGTTTGTTGCTAGCCTGACAGTTAAGAAGGTGTTTGGTTTACTTAAACACGAATGTTATCACTTGATATATCAACACTGTACATCCAGAAAGCAAGACCCACACTTGATGTGGAATATCGCTACAGACTTGGCAATTAATTGCACATTACTTGAATCAGAACTACCTGACGGTGGTTTGGTACCAGGTAAACCCACTAAGCAGCCAGAAGATGTGTCACATTTACCAAAAGAGTTACTTGAGCAATCGCAAAAAATGTCAGATTTTATTGAGTCTTTACCTTCGCATAAATCATCTGAGTGGTACATGGAAACTATCATGAACAATGATGAAATGCAAGAGGCAATAAACGACTGTATGGGACCCAAATCAATTATGGTTGGCAAACCTGGAGATGGCGATGGTGAAGGTCAAGCGGGAACATGTGCAGGTTTTGACTATCACTTCGACAATGAAGACATGTCCGAGGGTGACAAGGCACTAATTGATGCAAAAGTCAAAGATATCATTGAAAAAGCAGCAAAGCGAGCAGATAGAACAAATAGCTGGGGTTCAGTAAGTTCAGATGCAAGAGGCCAGATTCGCTCAATGATGTCCAAATCAATTGACTGGAAATCAGTTCTTCAGTACTTTTGTGGTACAAAACAACGTGCTAATCGTTCACGTAGTTTTAGAAAGATTAATCGAAAGTACCCATATATTCACCCCGGTCGAAAGACTAGTCATACTTCTAACATTGTAATCTACATTGACCAGTCTGGATCTGTAGGTGATGATGACTTAGAATTGTTCTTCAGTGCACTAAATGACTTGGCTAGTCGCGTAACCTTTACAATCTTTCACTTTGACACTTCAGTCGATGAAAATAGCAAGCATATTTGGCGAAAGCGCAAAAAGATTGATAAGGCTTACCGAACACGTGGTGGTGGAACTTGTTTTAACGCTGCTGAAGACCACTTTCGAAAGGTAGCAGGTGAGTATGACGGTTATATTATTATGACTGATGGGTATGCACCTAAACCAAAAACTTGTATATCTAAAAGATGCTGGGTATTATTACCAGGTATAAAACCATCATTTCAAATTGACAAAAGAGATACTGTTGTCTTGATGGAGCGAGATAAAAAATAGGGGAAATATGAAGATATTGCACATTGCAGACGTCCACTGGCGAGGATTATCCAGACATCAAGAGTATGTACTTGCATTTAAAGATATGTTTAGACAAGCAAAAGAACTTGAACCTGACATAATTTATGTGGGCGGTGATATCGTTCATTCTAAGACCCAAGGGATATCCCCAGAGTTAATTGAATGTTTGTGTTGGTGGTTTAATGGTCTAGCTGAGATAGCACCAACACACGTTATTCTTGGGAATCACGACGGTTTAATTCTAAATAAGGATAGACAAGATGCAATTACACCGATTATTGAAGCATTGGATAACCCTAATATTTTCTTATACAAATATTCAGGAACATATGAGTTCGCGCCAGGATATGAATGGTGTGTTTTGTCGTGTTTCGATGAAGAAAACTTCCACAGAGCAAGACCTAGCAAAGATAATATCAGTATTGCACTATATCATGGTGCTGTGAGGGGTAGTCTGACTGACGTAGATTGGCAGTTAGAAGGTGAATCTGACCTAGATTTGTTTAAATCATATGATTTTGCAATGTTAGGTGACATACACAAAAGACAGTTTTTGAATAAGAAGGGTACTATTGCATATAGTGGTTCAACGATCCAACAAAATTTTGGTGAAGATAGTGAAAAAGGTTTTCTTTTATGGGATATTCGATCTGCTGATGACTTTTCTGTAGAATTCTATGAAGTAGAAAATCAATACCACTTTGTGACTGTTGACTGGCAAGGTGATGTTCAAAAAACTGTTAATAAATGTCGGGAATATCCTAATCTTTCTCGTTTTCGAATTAGAGCAGACAATTACATAAGTCAGACGGATGCTCGTCGATTACAAAAGATATTAACAAAACAAAAAGCTGCTACGGAAGTTGTTTTTAAAGTTGATTCCAAATTTGATTCTGATAAGATAGAAACGTCGACGACGTCAGGTATGTCTATTGATTTAAGAAGTCCAGAAAAACACAAAGAGCTGTTAAGCGAGTATTATAAAAATAACATGCTGTTGCCTGATGATGTAAAAAAGCTTGATGACTTAGTTGATAGAAGTTTATCTGAAATAATACAAACAGATAGCGATTTACGTAATGTTAAGTGGGCAATCAACAGTTTAAAATTTGATAATTGTTTCTCATATACCGACAGCAATTACATTAATTTTGAGAATCTGCCTGGAATTACAGGTATTTTTGGAAGAAATGCGCGCGGCAAATCATCAATAATTGGTACGATAGCGTACGCGCTATTTAACACTTCTGACAGGGGCAGTATTAAAAATATCCACTTGATTAATACACGAAAAAATTCATGCAAGGCACAACTGGATATATCAATTAATAATGTGCCATATCGTATCACCAGACAAACAGTAAAGAAGCAAACCAAGAAAAATCTGTGGGCACCCACTACACTTAAATTTTATCGTTTAGATAAAACAGGTGAGGTGATAGAAGATTTAACAGAAGAACAACGTCGTGAAACAGAGAAGATTATTCGAGGTATGATTGGTTCGTCAGAAGAGTTTTTAATGACATCGCTAGCGTCACAAGGCGATATGAATAATTTTATCAAAGAAAAGGCAACTGCGAGAAAGTCAATATTAGCAAATTTTCTTGACTTGACTGTTTTTGATGCTATGAATGAGTTTGCTAAAAAAGAATGTGCTTTATTAAAACAACAAGCATCAACAATCAACCGAGGTGACTGGGATAAGCAAATCAGTATTAAGGAGAATAGCATTGAATCGATTAAATCGTCTATAACTACTGAAGAACAAAATATAGCAAAACTTAAAAAAGATTATGAAACATATGTTAAAGAATTACACTCAAGTGCTGATGATGATTACATAAGCGAATCTGAAGTTGCGTCAGCAAAAACAAAGTGGTTAAAGAGTATACGTCAGGTGGAAAAAGCAGAAAAGCAACTTGACATATTAAAGGATGAAATATTTGATACTGAACAAAAAATAGAAAAAGTTGAGTTATTCTTGTCCAATTTTGATGTTGAAAAAATCAAAGAAAAAAGAGACGCGCAAAGAAAAATAACACAATTACTAAAAGATATGCAAAGTGACCTAAGAATTGAAAGAAAAGAATTGGACTCAATTGAGAAGTTAAGTAAAAAACTTACACCTTGTGATTGTTTCGAACACAAACCTAGTTGCAAGTATTTAAAAAAATCAAATGAAAGCAAGCAAAAGTTTAACAAGCAGCGAGATAAAGTAACAGCACTTAAAATAAAAGTGGATGATCTAAAGGTCGCATTTAAAAAGTTAGGAAAAGAAGATTATGATGAAAAGCTTGACAAATATAATGCGATTGTCCAAAGAAAGTCACAATTAGTAACATCAATTACAGAAACAAGAATTAAAATTAACGGTTATGAAAAAGACATAGAAAATATCAGCCCACATGTTCCTGAATTTAGAACTACGTATGTTGACTTAAAAGAGAAGTTTGAAAGTCAAGACTCAAATGAAGGACAACTTCTTTTAGAGCGAAAAATCAAACAAACAAATAATGATATAAAGATAAGTGATAAGAGTAGAACATCATTAATCACAAATTTAGCAAAAGAAAAAGCTGAGAAGAATTTACTAGCAAAGCAAAAACGTGAATTTGAAAGAATAAGCAAATCATTGCGCGCTTACGACTTGTTTTTGCAAGCAACTTCGCATAAAGGTATACCTGTTCAAATTATCCACTCAATGTTACCACAAATCAATGCTGAAATTTCAAAAATTCTTAAAGGTGTTGTGGGGTTCACAGTGGAACTAGAAGCAGATCTAGATAGTAATTCAATGGATATATTTATTAATTACGGTGATAGTAAACGCATTGTTGAATTAGGTTCGGGTATGGAGAAGATGATGGCATCACTCGCAATCCGTGTTGCTTTAATTAATGTTTCTTCATTGCCAAAGACAAGCATGCTGATGATTGATGAAGGTTTTGGTGCATTAGATGAAACAAACTTAGAAGCTTGTGGTAAACTATTACAGTCACTTAAAAAGTGGTTTAAAAATATATTAGTAATATCGCATATCGATGCGATTAAAGATATCGTTGACAACAACATCGATATAATGAAGAAAGGTGTAGATTCATATGTTTATCAACCCTAAAATAAAAGTTATCGGTGATTGTAAAAAAGAGAGATTTTATTGTGACATATGTCATTATCCCCTTTTGTCATCTGAAGACTTTGAAAAAGACAGCGAATACGATTGTTGTCACAAATGTTATTTGCAATTTGCTGAGTCACGCAGAGATGAGTGGAAAAATGGTTGGCGACCAAAAAAAGCAGTTGTGAATAGTTATATATCTATAAGACGTAAACTTTATAAGCAGTCTAGTAAGGAGAAATAAAATGGCATTAAGTTTTGAAGAAGTAAATGTGTTAGGAAATTTAATTAATGACACGTATGGAAAACCCTCAACACAAACGGGTTACAATTCAACCGATCAAGGGGGTAATCCGAGGTACAGTGGTTACTCATCTGCTGGTCCCGGCTCAGTTAACTCAGTAGCAACTAAAGCTAGTCTTCAGGGAGAAAACCTTTGTGTTACTTCACTTTGCATTGTTAACTTAGGCCCCCACGGTCATCAACATCAAGTAATACAACAAACTGAAAATGAGTTAAATCAGCACATTAATGCGTATATGAAAGAGCTGAAGAAAAATTTTAAAAAGAAAGAATACGCGGGTCGTGCTTTAAAAGCAAAAGAAGATAAAAATAAAAGAACAACTGACGTTCAAATGATTAATCATTATGCTGAAACACGTCAAGCCTATATTTATAGAAGAGCTTATTTCGAGATTAATTGATGGCGCGCCTGAGTAAACAAGCACAAGTAAAAGAAATAATAAGGTGTGGTAAAGATCCAAACTATTTCTTTAAAAATTACTTGAAGATACAACATCCTGTTAGGGGTTTGATACCGTTTCAAATGTACCCCTTTCAGGAAGAGTGTGTTGAAGAATTTAACGACCACAGATTTAACATTATACTTAAGTCACGTCAGTTAGGAATATCAACGCTCACTGCTGCTTACTCAGTTTGGATGGCAATATTTAAAAAAGAAAAGAATATTCTTATTATTGCAACAAAACTTAAAGTTGCTCAGAACTTTATCATCAAAGTAAAGACTATGATTCGTTCTTTACCAAAATGGTTGCTACTTCCAGAGATTGTATCCAACAACAAGCAAGAGATAATGTTCTCGCACGGTTCACAAATTAAAGCAATTCCAACTTCAGATGATGCCGGACGATCTGAGGCATTGTCACTTCTCATTATAGATGAGGCTGCTTTTGTTAGAAACTTTGACACGATTTGGACAGGTATCTATCCCACAATCTCAACGGGTGGTCGGGTCGTAATTTTGTCAACACCCAATGGAGTTGGAGGTCAATATCACAAACTATATACAGAAGCTGAAGCTGGTGTTAATGAGTTTAATCCTATTAAGCTCATGTGGGATGTGCATCCAGAACGCGGTGAAGAGTGGTTTAGTCAAGTAACAGCAAACTTATCTAAAAGACAAATAGCACAAGAATATTTGTGTGACTTTGCTATCTCTGGAGAAACGTACTTAGATACGAATACATTAGAATGGATCAGCAAGATTGTCGAAGCTCCGAAAATGAGAGAAGGCCCAGATAACAACGTTTGGATATGGAAGCAACCATTAACAGAACATGAGTACGTTATATCTGCTGATGTATCTCGAGGTGATGCAAAAGACTTTTCTACTTTCCATATTATTGACGTTAATGAATCAGAGGTTGTTGCTGAGTATAAAGGAAAAATTCGTCCTGACACTTTTGCCGAACTCATTAATACGTACGGAATGAAGTACAATAAGGCTTTAGTATGTCCAGAAAACAATAGTTACGGATATGCAACAATATTAAAGTTGCAAGAATTAAAGTATCCTCGACTGTATTACCGACGTAGAAAAGGCGCGTATATCGGCAATTACGTTCCACAACAAACGCCAGATGTAGCCGGTTTTAACACAAACGGAAAAACACGTGGGACAGTTTTGGCAAAGTTAGAAGAAGTTTTAAGAAATAAACAACTCGCAGTATACTCTAGTAGGTTTTATGAGGAATTGAAAGTGTTTGCTGTAGGTTCAGACGGTCGTGCTTCAGCACGTCGCGGTTACAATGATGATTTAGTCATGAGTTTGGCAATTGGGACGTGGTTGTTTGATGCATCAGCTGACTACAGTAAAAACTCAAAAGCTTTAAACGATGCAATGTTAAAAGCAATGTCTCGGAATGCTACGCCTTACGGTGACACGCCTGAAGCTGTGACAGCACCAATCAGTATTTTTGGTAGAGGTAGTGTTTCAAGTCAAAATAGAGATACAGGGCCTAGAAAGAGTGAGTTTACAAGTAAAGCTAGGGATAAAATTAACATAAAAGACCATAAATGGTTGTTTTAGGATGAAAAATGGCAAATAATGACAGAAATTTATTTAAGCGCTTAACAAGGCTTTTTAGAAGTGGGCCAGTTGTCAAGCGTAATGTTTTAAGAAATGCAGACAAAAACTACACATCAACAGCGTTTGACCAGTTTAGAAAAAATCAGTCGCAAGTGTATAGTAATGCAATGTCTGCATATGGTACGTATGACAGAATGGCACGTTACTCTGATTTTTCAGAAATGGAATACACACCTGAGATTGCTAGTGCACTGGACATATACTCAGAAGAAGCAGTTTCTGCAGATGAAGCGGGTAAAACCTTACACATTTATTCAGATAATACAAAGATTAGACAAATACTTACTGAGCTATTTTATGATACACTTAATGTTGAATTTAATATGTCTTCATGGGTGAGAAATCTAGTAAAATACGGTGATTGCTTTCTGTTTAATGATGTTCATCCTAAACACGGTGTAATTAATTGCATGCCTTTGCCTATATCAGAAGTAGAAAGAGAAGAAGGTTTTGATCCTAACGATCCTATGGCAGTTCGTTTTAGATGGGTAACACAGGGTAATCAGGTATTAGAAAACTGGCAAGTATCACATATGAGGCTTTTAGGAAACGATGCATTTTTACCTTACGGTTCTTCTATTTTGGAACCAGCAAGAAGAATATGGCGCCAGATGATTTTATTAGAAGACGCAATGATGGTGCACAGAATTGTTAGAGCACCTGATCGCCGTGTTTTTTACATTGATGTTGGTAATGTACCTCCCGAAGAGGTTGCAAATTATATGGAACAAGCACAGTCATCGCTTAAACGTACTTCTATTGTTGACAAGAACAACGGTCGGGTTGATTTACGATATAACCCACTTTCTGTTGATGAGGACTATTTTATTCCTGTTCGAGGTGGAGAAAGTGGGACAAAAATTGATGTTGTGGGTGGCCAGACAATTCAAGGTGAAACACAAGACGTAGAATATATTCAAAAGAAATTATTTGCTGCTCTTAAAATACCGAAAGCTTACTTGGGTTATGACGAGGGTTTAGGCGCCAAAGCAACACTATCACAAGAAGATATACGATTTAGTAGAACAATTGCCAGAATTCAAAGAACAATCTTATCAGAGATGAACAAGCTTGCAATTGTTCATCTATATTGTAACGGATTTAGCGATGAAGATCTACTAGACTTTAAATTAATGTTGTCAAATCCGTCGACAATTGCACAACAACAAAAATTAGAACTGTATAAGTCTAGATTTGATGCTGCTGGTGCTGCCTTAGGTGTTTCTGGTGTTGTTGATAGAATTTGGGTGCAAAAAAACATACTAAGGTTTACAGACGAAGAAATCAAAGCAATTCAAAGCGGTCTTCGTCAGGACAAAGTCTCTGACTTAGAAATTGAAGCCACACAGATAACAGCTCCTGAAGGGCCGGAAAATCCAGCAGCTGGTGCACCTCAATTTGACGGAGGAAACGTTGAACTTGGTGGTGGTGGTATTGATTTAGGTGCACTTTCTGAACAGCAGTCAATAGAGGATGATGAATTTCCAATTCGTGTTCAAAAATTAATTGAGCTCAATGTTGGTGCTTTAGAAGAAGAAGAAGATGATGATGACGATTTAAACAAAAGTAGCACTGATAATTCAAGCTCTTTAAGGACAGGTGTTAATCCGTCCTTAAAGACTAGACGCAGAGATGATCCTGTTGACGCCGGAATGAGCAAGTTAAATTATGATCTAAAAGCATCGATTAAAGCACCAAAGGCACCTTCTGCTAAAGATTTGCTTGAGTCAGATGATGATTTTAATATTGAAGATTATCTAGACGAACAAATAGTTGTTAATGCAACAATGAATAACACATTAAAGTCGACATTACAGCGTTTTGATAATACTTATGGTACGCAACAACGCAACGTTAAGAATTCCATTATAATTTCTGAGAACAATTCTTCAGGAGAGGACACAGATGAAACATAATAAAAAAAGAAACGTAGGTATTATATACGAGCTTTTATTAAATCATATTAGTACAAAGCTTCTGGAAGGGAAGAAAAGAGAAGCAAAAACTGCAACTAAATTAATTGAAAAGCACTTTAAAAAAGGCACAGAGCTTTACAAAGAATTTAGGCTTTTTAACGCGCTTGCGAAATCAGATATAACACAAACACATGTTGTTGCATCAATATTAAATGAGGCAAAAATTGCTAGCAGAAATCTTAACGAAAGACAGTTAGAACGTGAAAAATCATCGCTACTTAAAGACATAAACTATAAAATTAATGAGAAAGATTTCTATTATAGAAGTATTGACAATTATCGCGATCTAGGTTTAGTTCAACTGACACTCAATGAGTGGCGCAAAGATGATAGAGATATTAAGCGTCTAGTCGACTTCGAAACACGATTGGGTGCATTAATGTTAAAAGAGAAGAATAAAGTAAATGAGCAAAAGTATGATGCGTCTCACAGTGACAGATTGGTTTTAAAGATCATGACTGAAAAATTTAATAAACGTTACGGTGAAGAACTAACCAGAGATCAACAAAAAATTATTGAAGGTTATGTTTTCTTATCTGATAAGGAACCTGACAATTTAAAAAAGTTTTTTGAAACCAAAAAAGAAGAAGCTTTGAACAGTTTAGAAAACTTTGAAGATATATCTGATAATCGTTACTTGTTATCAAAATTGGACGAAGTTCGAAAGAAAATTAATAATTTACCCTCTAATGACATTAACGATGCAAATGTTGTTAAGTTTTTGACTCTTACAAAGATGATAAATGAAATTAAAAAGGAGATATCATAATATGTCTGCAGAATTAAATGTTTTAAGAGAATGGACACCTATTTCTTGTTCAAAGGAAATGTTAAAGGAATCCCGCGAGCAATATGGAAAAATAATGTTGACGGGAATCATCCAAAAAGCAAACACCTTAAATCAAAATGGGCGAGTATATCCTAAGCCGATTCTAGAAAGAGAAATAATGAATTACCAAAAGATGATTCGTGAAAATAGAGCGCTGGGAGAATGCGATCATCCTGATTCGTCTGTAGTTGAATTAAAAAATGTATCACATATTGTGAGAGAAGCTTACATGCAAGGTGATGATGTCTATGGTAAGATAGAGATACTAGACACTCCTAGCGGTAAAATTATACAGTCTTTAATTGAAAGTGGCATTACGCTTGGTATTTCATCACGTGGCGTAGGCTCAACTGTATCACAGGGTGGTAATCAGGTTGTACAAGACGATTTCCAGTTAATTTGTTTTGATATGGTGTCTGAACCGTCAACTCCCGGTGCATTTATGCTAAAGGAGCACAAAGTTTTAAGAAAAGATTTAGATAAAATTTTTAACCAAACAGATAAAATCGATAGAATGTTTAATGAGATTCTGAGGTGGGAATGAATAGTAAAAGCAAGACAGCACTCAAAAATATTGTTAAAGAATGTTTAATTGAAATATTGGCAGAAGGTTTGGTAGGTAATAACAAAGCTACACTTAGAGAAGCGAGAGAGCTTCGTGGGACCATACAAGAGTCATATGAGAAAAACGCGAGTCGAAGAATTGTTGAAACAAAATTCCAACAACCAACCCAAGTTACAAAATCGCGACAGACTGCACAACGAAGACCGTCATACTTAGATAGTATTAAGATGGGTGTTGATTCAGCTTCAGAAAGACAATCAAGCATGATTAAAAATACAGTTAAAAATTTAACCAATGATCCAGTTATGAGTGATATATTAGCTGATACTGCTATGACAACCCTACAAGAACAGAAAGAGGGGTCTAGACCATCTGGTCCAAGCGTAATGGCAGGGGGAGATCAAGCAGCAAAAATTGTTGATCAATCGTCACCTGACGAGTTGTTCGGGGGTCAAGCTAGTAAATGGGCTGATTTGGCATTTTCACCATCAATTAGAAAGGGATAAATTTCTTTTTAGTCGATAGTTATTGATGACCCCGGAGGTAGATTATGCGTCGTATTATTAAGTTAACACCTGCAGCCATTCAAAGAATAATTGTAGAAGAAAAAGAAAAATTACAAGTTGAAAATAAGCAAAAGCTTTTAGAACAACTTAGACTACTTAAAAAGATTAAAAATAGACAAATTAATTCACTTAGTGAAGCCAAGCAGCTTCATAACATGAAGAAAAAATTAATTAAGTCGATTAAAGGTGAAAAGTAATGCCTGAACAAAGACAAACTATTGTAGAACCTTCAGCCGCGCCAACTAAAAGTAAAGGTGCAAGAAAAGATCTTAATGTTAGGTCTTCGTTCCCTAACTCACCAATTCACTCCGGTGAGCTCACTGACCAAGAAAGAAGAAAGCTTTTTCAAGAATTAGCCCTTGATGGTACTGTTACGGGCGGTCACGGAGTTAACTCATACAACAGAGACTTTAAAGATGCACCAGACTTAACACAGGTTGAAACAGGTGGCGGTGGTTTACCTGCATCACCTTTTGTTCCTAATCTTACATCTCCCGGTCCAGGTAGTGTTAACGCAGCAGATATGCCTGAATATAGTGGAGAATTACCGGATCCGGAGTTTAATGTTGAGTTTGGTAGCGGCCAAGGTGGTTTAGTTTCCCCATCAAAAACTTCTGCTGAACTAGCTAAACAAGGTACACTAGGTACTTATATTTCCGGTCGATCATATCAAGGTTCTGATGGGAAAGCGTAGTAATCTATACGAAATTTATTTCGGACCAATATCAAGAAAAGGTCATGGTTACGGTGTAGATGGAAATGCATCAAAAATATCACTTGGAAGCGAGTATCCTCTTGGAGGTAATTTTGGTATTTACGATGAACCTGATGTTTACGATGTCGAAGATGAAGAAGATATTGATAACGCAGATATAATTTCCAAAGTAGACGGTCAAAAACCGTATGTTGACATTGGGCACAAAGGTAACAGGATGAGTAATTTTACCGGTGCATACACAAATCTTGCAGAAGAAAAGCATACAACGACTGCTGTACAAGGTATATCACCAAATATGACATATCGCACTTCAAAAGGTGGGAAGGCTACAAAGACAGCAGGAAATCCAACATCGTATCCTAAAATATATCAACGGCCGAGAGTAGACATGACAGCCACACAATATGGTACGTCAAGGGCGCCGTTGCCCCGACACAATCAAATGGATGATAACCCAATATTTTCATTAGATGATTTATTAGATAAGCACGAAATGTCACTAGTCAAACACACTAATAACGTTAATAGAATAAGAAATACAATAAATGAGATAAATGATAATTTTTATGATATTTAATAATCAGCTAAATAATTAAATGTAGAGCAAGAGGTTTATAAAATGAGTAAACTATTCGAAGAAGCAATAGCAGATGCAAAAAAACTCAAAGAGGTTGCAGAAGAAAACGCAAAAAAAGCGATTCTAGAATCTGTAACACCTCAAATTAGAGAGTTTATCGAAGAACAATTATTAGAAGAAAACAAAGAGGAAACATACTCGTTAAAAGATGAGAATAAAGACGAAATGTTTGATACTCTTGAAGAAGAAGTTTATCTTGACGAGAGCGCTTTGGCGTCCTTAGTTGAGCTAATTGGTGAAGATAATTTAGATTCCCTAAATGAGTCTAAGTCACAAGAAGCACTTTTTAGTGCTGTAAAAGGTGCAGTTGCCACAATGGACGACGACCAACGTGAACAACTGTTAAATTTATCGCACAAATTAAATGAAAGTGCTAATCATTTATCTAAGACAGAAAAAGGAGAAAACATGTCTAAGAAATATTATGAAGTTGACCTTAGAGCACTGAGGGAAGCATTAGAAGAAGACGCATATGATCAAACTGATGAGACTATGCATGAAGAAGAAACTGATATGGCAGAAAAGGCAGATGATGAGTTAAAAGAACTTTACGAAGAATTTTCTGCTTTACTAGAACAAGACGAAGAACCAGAAGCTGATGTAGAAACCCCAGAAGCGGGTGCAGCAGCAGAAGGCGGAGAAGACATGATTGCAAAAGACGAAGTTGAAGATGCAATTCGTGCTCTTTTAGATGATTTAGCATTAGATCTTGAAGACGAAGGCGCAGGAGCAGAAGGTGGAGCTGCTGAGGCTCCAGCCGGCGATGAGGCACCTGAATTTGATTTAGCTGCTGCTATGGGCGGTGGTGATGATGAAGAAACTTTAAACGAAGTATTTGAAGTTGATCCTCGTGTTTTACGTCAAGAATTAGGAAGAATTAGAAGAATGGTTGCTGAAGGTAAAGTTGATCACCACTTCGGTGGTAAAGGTGGCGGAAACGCTGGAGTCGACGGATCTTACGGTGGTAAAGGAAAACAAAACGCTGGCGTTAACGGCGCATTTGGTGGTGGTAAGGAAGGACAAGATGCTTTCACAAACCCACCCCAGATAAACAAACTTAACGAGGCAATTCGCCAACTGAGACGTCAAAATCGATCTCAGAACGAGAAACTGAACAAATACAGAGGAGCTGTTAATTCTCTTCGTGAACAGTTGGAAGATCTCAATTTATTCAATGCAAAGCTTTTGTATGTTAACAAATTGTTGCAAAACAAAGGCCTGAATGAGAGTCAGAAGAAGTCTGTTATTAAGGCTTTGGATGAAGCACAATCTTTGACTGAAGCAAAATCTTTGTATAAGTCACTAACTGAAACGTTTAGTCGTGGCGGTGAAAGAAAAACAATCTCAGAATCTCGTGTTCTTGGAAGTTCTTCTCGACCAACCACTTCTTCTCAGTCAAGCGCAACATCTAATAACGGTGAGTTAAGTAGATGGCAACGTTTGGCCGGTTTATAAAAATAAATAAGAACTCAAACTATTCAAAAAAGGAGAATTAACATGAGTAAGTCATTTACTTTGAATCAGTTGACTGAAGGTATCCGTGATCGTCACGTAGGCCAAGAAGCAACAAGAATTCAAGAAAAGTGGACCAGAACTGGTCTTCTTCGTGGTCTACAAAACCACGCTCGCGAAAACATGTCACGTTTACTTGAGAACCAAGCAGCTCAAGTACTTCGTGAAGCAAACACCTTAGGTGGCACATCTGGTGACGCTGGTCGTGTTGATGGATTTTCAAACATCGCATTCCCAATCGTTCGTCGTGTATTTGGTGGATTAGTTGCAAATGAATTGGTATCTATTCAGCCTATGTCTCTTCCAAGTGGACTCTTGTTCTACTTAGATTATACATACGGTTCTGATGTAGGTGGTGATGCAACTGCTTCAGGAAATGCATTGACAGCAACTGGTGGATCAACTTATAATCAAGGTGATTCTATTTACAACAACCCAGGTGGAGCCGGTGTTCGTACTGGTTCTGACGCAACTGGTGGTCAATACGATCTAGTTGGTTCTGGTTACTCTAAAGTGCACGGTAATGTTGCATTTAGCGCAACTGGTAATGCTCTTAACGGTGCAATGGGTGGAGCTGCAAATCAATCTTTTACAATTGCAGCAAATCTAACTACAAGTGGTGCTGATGGTAAACTACTTCATTTTGATCCACAACTTTCACGTGAAATCAGTGAAGGTACTAACAACTATCAAGTTCTTTTCCTCTCTGCTTCTCTCTTGCGCGAAGCTTCTGGAAGACAAAGAAGAGTTGATCCTACTTTGATTAAAGAAGTTGCTCTTTATTCTGAAAACGGTACTAATGGACGAGGTCCCGGTAATTTAGTATCAGGACTGACTGTTCCTGGTAGTAACATTCAAGGTGGTAGCAACATTTGGAACGTTAGACGTCTTAATGAGCTAGGTACTTTGACACACAGTGCTGCTGGTACAACTTTCACTCCTGATCCTTTCGCATCAGTAAGTGCAACAGGAACTGTACTTAAGACAATCGTACAAGGTGCAGCTACTTCGATGGCAGCTGTCGATACAGGATTAAACTTGTCTGCTTCATTCCCAGTAGCTGATCAATTGTCTGAATCTGGAGACGCTGATACTGGTTCTGTTGTGGTAATTCCATCATTCGAATCAAACTTTGCTTCTGAACCTACACCAGTAATTCCAGAAATTGATATCAAAATTGAGTCAATTGCTGTTACAGCTACAACTCGTAAGTTAAGAGCTCGTTGGTCACCAGAACTCGCACAAGATCTTAATGCTTATCACTCAATGGATGCTGAAGTTGAATTGACTCAAATCCTTTCTGAGCAAATCGCATTAGAAATTGATCGTGAAATTCTTAATGACCTTCTTGTTGAAGCGAAAGGTGCTAACTTCTTCTGGTCACGTGCTCCTGGTAAGTTCGTTAACAAGAGAAGTGGTGTTGCTGAAAACTTGGCGTCATCTCTTTCAACTGGACCACAATTTACTGGTACAGTTCGTGAGTGGTACGAAACATTGGTTGAAACTATCATTGACGTTGCTAACGAAATCCATAGAAAGACTCTTCGTGGTTCTGCGAACTTTATCGTAGTTTCACCTGAAGTTGCTACTATCTTCGAAGCTTCTGTATTGTACAAGCCAAGTGTTAAGATCGATGGTCAAGGTCAAGTTGCCTTAGGTAGCATTGGTGCTGAAGCTATTGGTTCTCTTTCTAACAGATTTACTGTTTACAAAGATCCTTACTTCCCACGCAACAAGATTCTTGTAGGATACAAAGGTGGTTCATATCTTGAGTCTGGATACGTCTATGCTCCATATGTACCGTTGATTGTAACTCCAACAATCTTCGCACCAGAAGACTTCACACCAAGAAAAGGTGTAATGACTCGTTACGGTAAGAAAATGGTTCGCGCCGACTTCTACGGAACAGTTACTTGCTTGGATATGGATATTATCTAATCCAAACACCTTCTGGTGAATTTAACAAGAGGCGTCTCCTTCGGGAGGCGTCTTTTTTTATGTAAACAGCAAAACTATAAGATATTTATAAAAGTACAAGAGGTAATGATGAAAACCACAAGAAAGCAGCTACAAAAACTAATATTAGAGGCAATGACAGGTATAGCATCGATGCCGTCAGCAGAAGGTGTTGATCAAATAGAAGAAAACCCAATTGTCAAAGATATTAATATTGAAATGATTGAGCAAATTTTAAATGAAGGCATGATAGCAATAGGTAATCAAGGTAATGACTACTATGCTGATACAAAAGCAATGATTGATAATGACAATACTATAATTCTTACTGCAGGACCTCTAGATACACCATTTGCTGAAATAATAGTAAATTTTAAAGATTTAAGTCACATCACAAAAACTTAAAATTATTTTACATTACTTCTTGTTGGTATAGTGTATTACGTGCATATCGCACAATTCACACATTACATACACACAGGAGGGAATATGAGTGGAAATCCTTACAGCCTGCGAGCAGGTTTATTGTCACAAGCAGAAAGTATCTTATCACATAGATATCATTCAGAATACGAAAGAATTAGATGGTTATGTGACAGAAACTTAATCGATCCAAAGACAGTAACGTGGCCAGAACCACCAAAGTCTGATGACATTATTGCTGAAGCAGAAAAATTGTATAAGTTTGTACAAACAAAGTAAGAAAAATCATTTCTATCTAAATAATTAGTAATGATATAATGGAGTTATTATGCGTCTAGATAGAAACAGACTAAGAAAATTAATCTTACAAGAAATGACCAGTGCGATGGAATATGGCTCACGTGGGGAAGATTCTGGCACCCTTGTTCGACCCCCGGAGCGTAGTAAATTCAGCACAGGTACCGGACCTCTTGGCAGACAAGAGATGAAAATATCTCCTGAACAACTAAGATTGCAACAACAAAGTTATAGGTCAAATTTTCTACCGGCAGAAGAAGTAAATCCTGAGTTTGTCAGGCTTGTTGATGAAGCATCAGACGCGATATATGAGTTAGCTGAATTTATTGGTGGAACCGGGATACGCCCAGAAGACTTTCCAAAGTTCTATGAAGCTTGGCATCCATGGGAATCAGTAATGTCAAAACTACGTAATCAGTATGGCAATAAGGTTGATGTTGAACTTAATAGTATGCGAATGAACCCTGATAAGATCCCTGTTTTTGAGTAGTCATTAATAATTAATAACAAGCTTTGCAAATAGAGTATAGTTACTAATAGGAGGTAATTATGCTCTTTTTATATTTTCTATTAACATTTGCAACTGGCCAGGAACCAGAAGTACCAGAAGTTACCGCAGATGAAACAATTGTTGTTGAGGCACATAGAGATTACGAGGTGTATGTTGCACCGACAGTTATGGATATTCAATCGACTGAGGTTGAAGCTGTAATGGCAAAGAAAACTGTTTTTAGTTATTCATCACGTTATGCCAACGGTGCAAAAGTTAAGAACGAAAGAGGTACAGGTTACGAAAACGTAACTATAAATCATAAAATAAAAGTATATGATGAAGACACAATAGAATATGTTTGGGACAACTGCAATTACAAACGTGAACCTAAGAAGTGTGCATATCAAAACAATCACATGTTATTAGAAACAATTGTGACCGTTGATGATCATCAAATAGTTGTTAATATGATACTATACGATTCTGATTTGACTGTATTGGGATCGTCTGTTTATACAAGTGATTCTAGGATTAGTTGGATTCGACAACAAGAAACAACAGTTATTCAACAACAAGGGATGATGGGTAGCCAAACAATGATTCATCAGCCCAAGGAAGAGTTACCACTAAAATGGCTAATTCCTACAAATTTACTTGATAAACATATTTGGCAAGCTAGTGCGCTACTTTGGACAGGCGTAAGACTTAACTAATATATTTACGCCAAGCGTGTCGCTTTCTTTTTGCTAAATAATCTTCGTCGTACATTTTGCGGTATGCTTCTTGTTCGAAAGGTATGTTCATGTAAGCTTCATCGTTGGTCATTCCTTTGACTTTACCTTTAAGCCAATACCATACATAGAGAATATAAAAGAATACCACCAGAAGTTCTTTCTGCTGTTCTATGTGTATTATTTCATGTCTAACAGTAACATCAGACATTTCATCTCTAGAAATAATAAAAGGAAAAAGAGTAATTGCACCAATATTAATAAATATTGAAAGATAAACAGGTAACTTGCTGTTTTGGATGATTATTGGTTTCATAGATTTCTCCTTTAACTTTGATAAGTGACAGTATAATTATACATTGTCATACAAAAAATACGGAGGTTATGATGCCAATAAAAAAGACAGCAGCAGAAGAATGTTGCGCAAAATGTGAAAAAGATGTTGCAGCACTCAGAAAAGAGATTGCTGCGCTTAGAAAAGAGCTTGCAAAGAAACCTGCAGGTGGTGCAGACCCACGAGTAGATGCGATTGTGCAGTTTTTAAAATCTAATTTTAACCAAAAAGCAGCAAAAGCAGGAATTAAATAATATATATAAGCAGGCCCGGCACACAGCATAAAGGCGACCCCACCGTCGTGTCGGAATCTTGTGGACAAGTATCTCAAAATTAAGGAGGAAATTATGCCAAAGGTAACATATACAAATTCGAAAGGATTGTTTCAAGAAACAGGTACAGCGGACGTTAATCTGTCCGGACAAGGAGCATTGTTCGGTCAGCTTTTAAAAATCAAGACTGTCACAGCCACAACAGTGTTGCGCGATACAGACTCAGGAAAAATTGTTTTAGTTAATCCAGCTGGGACCACACTACTTACATTACCAAGCGTGGCAAATACAGGATGGACTATCACAATAATTCTTACAGAAGACGCAGCTGGATCTGATCAAGGTATGGGACAAAAAGTTAATATTGACTTAGGTTCAGGCGCTAACCTAGCCAATATCGGACAAATACACGAAGTCGATGGGGCCGCCGGCGATTACGCAGTAGCCAATGATGACTTTATTAATTTCTCAGCTAATGCTTCACCTGGTGACAGAGTCGATATATTTTCAGACGGATCTAGATGGCACATTTACGGTCTAGTAAAGGATGCTACAGAGGCTGTATTCAACACAGCAGCTGGATAATAGGAGATTAACATGCCAAAAGTAACGTATACAAGTTCGAAAGGATTATTTCAAGAAAGCGGAACTGGTGAAGTAAATTTATCAGGTCAGGGTGTTTTGTTCGGTCAATTAGCAAAAACTGAAGCAATTACTGCTACTACAGCGTTGGCGTCAACTGATACCGGTAAAATATTTTTTGTCGATCCAACAGCAGCAACATTAATTACTCTACCTGCGCTAGCCTCTTCTTTAAAAGGTTGGTATTGTCGATTTGTGCTCACGGAGAATGAGACAGGAAACGCACAAGCAATGGATGCAAAAGTTAATATTGACTTGGGCGCTGGAACAGCAAACGTCGGTCAACTTCATGAACTAGACGGCGGGGCTGGAGATTATTTGGTCTCCGGAGACGATTTTGTAACATTCTCTGCCAATGCATCAGCAGGAGACAGAGTTGATATCTTTACAGACGGTAATAGATATTATGTTTACGGTTTTGTCAAAGAAATTGCTGAATGTAATTTTCATACCGCAGCTAGATAATATCTACATCCTCTATAACTAAAGGCACCATTTCGGTGCCTTTTTTATTTTGTAACAAAGCAAAACTAGTGAGACCTTTGAGCTGTAATTGACCTACTTATACACATCTCTCGGAGATCGATATGAAGTTAGTTTTTGCTTTGTTTTGTTTAGTCGCAGGACATCTATTAGCGTGGTTGCAATTAAACGGTCCAATCTTCAATGACTGGTGGAAAGATAACATTTGGATAAGTGCACTATGTATTTCTCCAATGATTTTCTTTTTTAGCATGACATACTGGAGTATCACTTACGAGTGGTTGCAAGCTGTGTGGTCAGTTAAATTTATCGCTTATGGCGTAAATATTGTAGTTTTTTCAATTTGTGCCTACTATTTTCTTGGTGAATCGTTATTTACTATTAGAAACGTTGTTAGTATCATATTTGCAACGTTAATGATTTTATCACAAGCATATTTACCAAAGACGAGTATATTCGGTGCCGGACAAGAAACCCCAGAGAATGTCGCTGTTAGCGATGGTGTTGATCATTCTGATTAGCATTTGGTTAACTTATGAGTTTGTAAGGTATGATGTTCAATGTTTCTTGAGAAAATACAAAATAAATAAGATAATTAGTAGTGTCTATAATAAAGGAGTAGAACTATGTCATCAATTAATAGAGATAAAATCAGAAAATTAATTTTAAAAGAGTTTAAAATGATGGGAATGGCTGATATGGGCCACGGCGGGATGAAGCCAATGGGAATGGTGCACACTGTTGATCACGGCCATGAAGCTAGTCACGGTCATTCTGTGATGAAATCAGCTAAAAGTTGTGTATCGCGCGAAGATTGCTGTGCTGCAATTATGTGTTTGGTTGAATGTTGCGAATGCCCAATCACAAAGCAAGTAATTATGGAATGCTGCCAAGAAATCATGTCTGGTCAACACGATCATTAATGAAAATTACTCGACGCCAGCTCCAAATGTTAATACAGGAGGAGATACGACAGGTGAAACCGGGTTGTTATAAAGTATACCCGAAGAAACCAAAGCGTGGCAAGAAGCGTCGTAAAGCATTATCTAAAAAGTGCAAGACTAAGAAAGCAGCAAAGAAGCATTTGGCAGCTATTGAAATTAGTAAATCGATGCGTGAGGATGACAATCCTTGTTGGGATGGTCACAGGCCAGGTGCTCAAACCGGACAAAAAACAAAAATCGGAAAGAGTGGAAATCGCGTTGCAAATTGTGAAAAGATAAAAGAATCAATTCTTTTAGAGTCCAAATATGAACAACTCATATCACAATTACCTGGGTTGTCGTTAGTTGTTACTGAAGATATGCCGCGCGGGTTTGCATTAGATTTGCAATACGATGATTACATGATCGCATCTGCAGAGATAGTAGCTCTTTCTGTAAACCCAGGTGAACCATGTATTCCTGAGACAATGTCAGTTAGTACTATTTATACCTCGCCAGATTATCAGAATTTAGGGATTGGTGAACTTTTACTTGATCTGATATTCTACTATGCTAGCACGTTAGACGGAGGAAAAGGACGAGGTATAACAACAGATTTGCGAGGTGGTAACACACCAATTATTAATTACATAATTCAAAGAGCATTACAAGATCCTGCATACTACAAGCAGACCACCAAAGCCGGTAATGACGAGATGGACTTTTTTGAAAAAACTAGCGACCCGGATGATGATTGCTACTCCGAATTCCTTGACGGTAAAGGTATATACTGGTTTATTAGTCAAGGTATGTCCGAAGAAGAAGCATTCGAAAAAGTTGAAATGACAGATGGAGATTTAGGCACGACTAGCTCTTGGCGAAAGAGAGGTATTGAATCTATAAAGCCTATATATGACATGCTCACACAAAGACAGGGTGCTGATGTACTTTATAGACCAGTCATTAGAAGTCGACAGTTCCAAGATGCTTATCGTAATACACCTACTCCTGAAGAAATACGTTCATTTCAAAGAGGTAAGAAACTAAAAGAACGCAAAGAACCAAGAAAAGGCACCGGTAAAAAACCAAAAGGTAGTACTAGGCGATTATATACCGATGAGAATCCCAAGGATACTGTCTCTGTTAAGTTTCGAACTAAGTCTGATATACAGGACACTTTATCAAAAAAAAGCTTTAAGAGTAAAGAACATAAGCGGCAGTCGCAGATAATTAATCTCATACATCAGCGCGTTCGTGTTGCTTACAAAAATGCAAAAGATCCTGCAACGAAAAAACGCTTAAAGCTTGCGTATGATTATGCTAAACAGAGAAAAGAAGCCAGTAAGCTTAAAACAAAAAAAATGAGGAAGAAATGAAAATATCAAAAAAATACCTGAGAAGATTGATAAAAGAATCGATTAACGAGTCCAACTTACCTCCGGGAACAAGCCAATCAGATATCGATGATTATTATTATGATGGCGATGATGAGACTAGACAGACAGGATTATCAATTGAAATGGCTTTTTATGATCCTTCTCATCCTCTTTTCAGAGGCTCACCGACAGGTATGTACGGCGATATTGAATTTTCTGATTACGGTGCTGACAGTGCTGATGAGCTATCTGAAGAGCAATATCGAAAAATAGAAGCTGACGTTATGGCTATCGTAAATCATCCAGCATCTAGACTTGAAGCCAACGAAATATATGAAGCTTCGCAGGAATTTATCGATGCAATGCAAGGAAACAGTAGTAATACAGGCACGTACTTTTATCCTGTGTTCGAAGAGGATGATAGTTACGATGGCCCTGATGATTTTGATTATGATCCTTATGAAACTGCAGGTAATTTTGGACCAGATATGTTTTCAAGGTAAGCTTAAAATATGAAAGTTACACGACGTAAACTTAAAATGATTATTGAGTCTTTCCTTCATGAAGAAAAGGAAAAACTTGAGAAAGATCACGGCAAAAAATATGTTTGCCCAAGCTGTGGTCATGTTCATGATTCTAAAGAAGATATTAATGCCCTCTGGTCAGGAAAAAAGTGTGTAAAGTGCGGTACAAAATTTGACCTAAAGACCGGTAAAGTTCCATCAGGTAAAGGCAAGGGGCAAAAGTGGGGAATTCATGCTAATACTAAAAGTGAGTCAAAATTAAGAATGCTTCGCGAAAAAAGACATCGTAGAAAAAGAAAACTAAGAGAAACTGCGAAAGAAACTGAATGTCCTACAGCGACAACAGACATTAGTGTTAACACAGCTAATCGCGACCGAGCTCGCAAACTTGACTGGATTATATACGGCCCTTTAAATGTAGAATTTCCGGGAAAGTATTGGGAAAAGATATCAAAAAAGTGGGGAACAGACGTTGAAGCAGCAAAGAAGTCAAACTGTGGTGTTTGTGTTGCTTTTGATCGATCCCCGAAGATGGTTGATGAGTGCATACCTGCAATAACGTCTGAACCTGTTGCAGATGAGTTCGGTGTTTTAGGGTATTGCTGGATGCACCACTTTAAGTGTCACAGTGCAAGAACATGTAACACTTGGGCAGCTGGTGGTCCGATTAAGACTGATGAAGCGTCAGGCGAATGGTTTGAACGTAATAAAGACGGTGCGTTAAAGAAAGATCCAATCGATCCTAATATTTATAGGGACGATACTAATACTTCACAGGAGACAGAATGAAAATATCAAGAAGAAGAATTAGACAACTTATAAGAGAATCCCGCGAAGAACATATCCAGGGAATTAGAAGTAAACTAGTTAGATTAAATGACGAATTAGAAAACAGACAAGAGGCACTTGATGATTTAAACTATCAATCACAAAGTATGATGGATTTTTATTCAGATGACCCATATGCTGGTAGAGATGAGATGATGGCCGGTGACCCGATTAGAGATCAAATATATGACATCGAAAACAAGATAACATTGTTGCAAAATCAACTAGATGCTTTAGAAGCTGCTAATGGTGGCCCGGTAGGTCAACTACCAAGGGGTAGAATATTCGAAGAAGTTTCTGATCTGACTGATGAAAAACAAAAAGAAATAGATGACGCAGTTGCTGATTATTTAGCCAAAGAAGGCGGAGCAGCATCTGAAGAGGGAACCGAAGATATTGTTCGTGACAAGGTTGATGGCATTGATGCAAAATCGTATCTTTCAAACAATGAAAGATTTAAGCAGCTAACAGTAAATAACGACCCAATGGACTATTATGATACAACTTTAACTGAAGCTAGAGTCTTTATTAGAGAGAAATTAGAAAAAATTGGTTTTTACAAGAAGTACGGTTACGGATTAGATGATATACCAAACAAAACAAAAGCGCATGACGATATCATAGGGCACACGTGACTGACCCACGTTAAGCGGAAGGATTCTGCTTTAAATGAAGTTGGTGAAGTTTTATGGCACAGCCTTGATGAAAGTGGTCACATATCTGTTTATGACGTCGAATGGTCAGACGGTACAATTGAAAGAGATATCCCAGCAATTTTATTAGAAAAAGTTAAAGATAGTAATGCTGTCGACGAGGTTCACGAGGCACACGGTGTAGACGGACATAGACTAGATTCTGCTATCGATGAGAGAAAGTACAAGAAAAAGAAAAAAACAAAGAAACGTAAAAAGAAAAAGCATAGTTTGTACCCATATGTGTTTGGGTTTGGCTATCACCACGATGCTGAAAATTATGATTATGATATCGGTGGTGATTATGGAGATTTTGGAGGCGGCTTCGGTGACGGAGGCGGTGGTGGAGAATGAAAATAGATAAAGATAGATTACGTAGAATTATAAGTGAAAGTATTGATGAAAATATGGGCACTGCGATGAAAATTAAAACAGATTTACTTTCAACTTATGATCGTTCGTATGTTTCACAAGCATATGAGCTGTGTGATGCATTAGGACTTGATTTTGCACAAATGGTGAGAGAAATGTTAAGTCAAAAGATTGATAGTATAGATTTTCAGAATCACGTTCATGAATGGGTTAACGAGTTACTAGCAATTTTTCATACTGGTAAGGAAAACGACTTTTACATTGAAGATGAAAAATTCGAATCAGATGTTCAAATGGATTTTGCATTTAAAACTATCGCTGATATAACTAAAAATCTTGAAGATTATTATGTCAATTTATTTGTAGCGATAGGTCAAGGTCGATAAAATAAACTAGAAAACTAGTTTTAAAGAAGATATATGTAATTGGTCCGTAAAGTTGTAGTTGAGTTAGCCTATATATTAATAGATACATAACGAGGTAATGACGTGGCTATATTTGCGAACACAATATCCCCAACACCATTTGGCATATACGATAATGAGAACGATTTTCAGACTGATGCTAACAATATGGTCACATTTGTTAAGAGAAAACTAGGTGATGATGTTTTATCAGTTGAGCTAACAAAGAAGCAGATATGGGGTAACTTTGAGGAAGCAACACTAGAATATAGTGCAATTTTAAATCAGTACCAAGCAAAATCCCAGCTAGTCAATTTTTTAGGATTTGCCACTGGCAGTATTATGAGTGGCAGCGAAGAAAAATATATTCGTGAAAACTTAGAATTTTTAAATCGATTCGCTGAACCCTATGCGATGGAAGCAGGTATCGGGGGCTCCTATAACTCCTTATCCGGATCGATTCAACTTGAAGTTGGTCGTCAAGATTATAATCTATATACAGAGTTAAGTGGTGCAAACGGCGGTCTTTTTGATAATACAAAAGGGAAACTAAAGATTGATGAAGTTTTCCATTACAACCCCCAGGCAGCTTATAGATTTTTTGATACGACATCAGCGATAAACTATTTAAATAATGAGTTTAGTTTTGAATCATTTACACCTGAGACTGTTTTTTATATTTTGCCTGTCTATGAAGACTTGTTAAGAGGCGGCCAACTGGACCTTTCAAATCGTGTAAGGCGATCTAATTTTTCATACAAAATTATGGGTACAAATTTTAGAGTATTTCCGATACCTACGAGTGGAAAAAAACTATTCTTTAGAATAAGACAATATCCAGACCCAACACAACCTTCTTACCGTGATGATACAATTCATGGCGTTTCAAACATGAATAATCTACCTTTTGGTAATGTGCAATACAACCGTATCAACAGTATAGGTCGACAGTGGATCAGAAGTTACACTCTAGCTATTTCAATGGAACAACTAGGTTATATTAGGGGTAAGTTTGGAAGTATTCCTGTGCCTAATTCTGATGTTACTTTAAATAGTTCTGACTTAATTAGTAACGGTAGAACAGATCGCGATGCGCTCAAAGAAAAGTTGAGAGAATTATTAGATTCTATGACTTACGACAAATTGATGGAGATACAATCGACAAGAGCTGAGCAGATTCAAAAACAATTAAAATATGTACCGGTACCAAACGGTAAAGCAATCTTTCTAGGATAATACAATGGCTCGATTATTTATAACACCCAGAGAAATGAACTTTATTAATGACATTGCAAAAGAAGTTATTAAAGATGTTGTGGGTCAAAAAATCTATCTTTTTCAAATATCTGAAGTTAAATCAAAAGTACATGATGTATATGAGGAAAGCCCAGATAAAGTTTTTGAATCACCAATTGAACTTGATTGCTTAGTAAAATACAATGCACAAGAAATTAAAACTGATAGGTTTGGATCCGAAGAATACTATACAATTGAAGCTTATATTCAATCACGTGATTTGCTTGATAAGGGGATAGAAATACTCGAAGGTGATTTCTTTTCTTACGGTAGTACATTCTTTGAAATTATTAAAGCACCTTTAACACAAACGATATTTGGTCAAATAGAACATAAAAGATTTATAACGATATCCGGAAGACAATCCAGGAAAGAACAGTTTCTGTCTAAAGTATTTGGGCCAACGTCAGAAGAATATTTAGACAGTGATGCTGTTCAAGATACATTTGTTCAACAGCGAGGATTTTCAGAAAACAAGCTTGGAAAAACAGGCGATGTAAGAGACTTGCAAAAGAACGGTGTGCTTGACTCACCGATAACCGGTCCAAAAGAAGTGTCTTCTAAGGGTGATACTACAGATGCAGGATCTTCTTTTTATGACGAGTAAAATATGAGTAAAAAACAAATAGACCCTAAGCGAGTTATTATAAAAGATTTTGATGGTAACAATGTACCTGAAGATTTTGATTTTCCATCAATTGGTATAGAAAATATTGATAGAGCTGTCTTTGACTTGTTTAACGATGTACTTAGATTTCAGGTGACTAGTAAAGGCGTTGCAAAAAATGTACCAGTTATATTTGCTACTGGTGAAAGATTTGCACTCACTAGAAGAAAAAACCCAATTAGAGACCGAAATAATACAAATATTTTACCCTTGATATCAATTGTTCGTGAAAATATTGACATTGGTGCAAGTCAAGGTGGAAAAGGTACAGCAATATCGTTTAGAGCACAACCAAATTATGTTGTTAAAAAGAAGCTTTCATCAAAAGATCGACAGTTTCAGAACTTATTAAACAAACAAGGTTTAAAAAATCAAGATAATGTGGCAACAAACCAAAATTTTGTTGATACTGGTAACTCATTAATAGCACAACCTGGAAAGAAAGCAACAAGGCGCGAGAAAAATAATCTTAGTTTTTCTAAAGGTGCACAAATTAATTTAAAACCAGAAATTAACACGAACATATATGAAATCATACAAGTACCTTATCCTTACTTTGTAGCATTAAGTTATAATATTACATTTTGGTGCCAATATATGCAACAAGGCAATCAGATGATTGAATATTTGTTAAATAAAATAGATGTGCCAGGCGGCGAATTTGCAATGCAAACAAAAGAAGGGTTTGAATTGGTCGCTTTTATTGGTGATAATATAACATTTAATAATAATTTTGACAGCATGTCTGACGATGAAAGAATTATTAAATACAACTTTTCATTAACAGTCCCGGGCTATATCTTAAATTCAAAACTTCCGGGATTGGCAAATCAAATGAGAAGTTACACGTCTGCACCAATGATCGATTTTTCATACAACAGTGTAAATGCAAAGGTTTCATTAGATTTTCAACCAGACTCTGAACAACAAGAATTAGAAAAACATGTTTTATCTGACGTCACAAATAAAGAAGAAAGTGAATTAAGACGTGGTGAAAGCAACGAAACAATAGAAGCTTTTGTTACTAACCCTTTTTCTAATGAAGATGACACAGAATTTTTAAGAATAACTAATTCTAACAAACGTACAGGTGAAACTGTTGTTTCAGCAAGAATTATAAAGGAAATTGATCGTCAATACGAATAATTAAAATAGGATATTACAAGTACAAATGAATACTTATATTGGTAAGTTTAGGAGAGATTAATGGCAGAGCAAACATTTAGATCTCCGGGTTTTTTCGAACGTGAGATTGATTTAACTCAGAGAACAGTAGAAATCGAAGGTGTACCTGCAGGGATTATTGGGACTGCCGCCCAAGGTCCAGCATTTGTTCCTGTCACACTAGGATCATTTGTTGATTTTGAAAGGAAATTCGGTTCACTTGATAAAGATAAGTTTGGACCGTACGCGGTAAGAGAATGGTTAAAAAATAGGACAGCTGTCACTTACATCAGAGTTTTAGGTGCTGGTGCTGCAAATTCAACAGGCGATATTAACAATACGCTTACAAAAGGAATTGTGAAGAATGCTGGTTTTTTAATAAAAGGTACAAAGGTCAATTCAAGAGACGGAACAGACGCGCGTCACGAGGGCAGTATACAATTTATTGTTGCTTCTCACGATGTTAACGAAAACGAAGTTGCGGGTTATCCTTTATTCACTGATAGTGATTCTTTTGATACATCAACATCAATAAGAATAGTAAGAGGTATGCTTTTCACAGCAACCGGATCCAGATTTCAAGTTTTGGATCACGACAAATTCTACAGCGCTGTAAACGCATCTGATGATTTAGCAAAAATTAAACAATACGCAGGTGTTACAACTGACGGTACTTTTAAACTGGTTTTGTCAAGTGCTATTGGTGCTAATTTTGGTAATGACGAAGGAAATGCAGGAATCAGAATATATACAGCCTCATTAAATCCTACTAGTAATCATTACGTTGGTAAGTTTTTAAATAAAAATCCAGATAAGTTTGGATCACAGCAACATTTGTTTTATGCAGACTTTGCTGTAGAAGATGAGCTAGCACGTGTTACATACAATGCGTCAAAAGGAACAGTGGGTATTGTATCCGGGTCTGCACGAACAAGCGGAAATAGTGGCGATTCGGCCTTGAGCTTTAGAGACGCTTTTGGTAGATTTGATACGCGATACAAAACAGCAAGAACTACATCATTTATTTCGCAGCCTTACGGCCTTAGAGAATATGACTTGTTTCATTTTGAATCACTTGATGATGGTGCTGTAGGTAACAAAAGAGTCAAAATATCAATTTCAAACATTAAAAGATCTACCAATAAAAGGACAGACTTCGGGTCGTTTACAGTTTTAGTTAGAGATTATAATGATACTGACACAGACATGCGAATACTTGAGCAGTTTCCTCTTTGCACATTAAATCCGAAAGACGAGAACTATGTAGCAAACAAAATTGGTGACATGAAAGTTTTCTACAATTTTGACGCAGAGACTGAATCTGAAAGAAGACTTAACGTCGAAGGTAAAAGACCTAACCGGTCTCAGTATGTAAGAATTGTGATGCACAAAGATGTTGAAGAGTTTTTGATTCCTGAAAACACATTACCTTTTGGCTTTAGAGGTATGCCACTATTAAAAACAAATGATAGTTTGACAGATAGTGACAGCGCACTAGCGGGAGGCTCTAGAACAGTTGGTGGTCGTCATAGACTTTCACTATTAACCGGTTCTTCAGGTGTCGCAGGTGAAGACTTAGTACAGTCTATCTTACCACCCGTACCATTTAGATTTAAAACTACAAGAGGTGCTGTGGCGAGAGCTACAAATCCAGGATTTACCGGTCAACCCGGAGCACTTGAACTTAGCGATAACAGATACTTCTGGGGTGTTAAGCTCGAAAAATTAGCGCTCACAGGTACTGTTGGTGACGCAATATTACAGTCTAATGCTTCATCAACAAAGAATCCACTTGTAGAAAGTTATAGTAAATTTTTAGGAATATCAAAGTTAGATACACTACTCACCGGATCAGCCGCTGATGTGTTTAACAATAATAAATTTAGTTTGTCAAAAGTAGCATTATTTAATCAGATTGCAACAACATCGACAATTGAAGCTTCTATAGCAAGCGCAATAACAGGTTCAGCAAATGATCATATGAAAGAAGCAGCATACTTAAGAAATGGTGTTAATGAAACAAAGAACTATACTATACTCGATGACAATGGAAGTATTCAAAGGGTGACATTTGCAACTCTTGCAGCATCAAGAAACGCTAAATATTTTAATCGATTTATAGATTATGCTAAATTTACTAACATAATGTATGGTGGTTTTGACGGTCTAAATATTTTAGATTCTGACAACCGCTTAATGAATGACAGGGCATCATCAGTTGACGCTCAAGGGAAAGCAAATAAAAGTAATGGTACATTTACGCACGAAAATCTAAACGCAGTGTCAAGTCCTGGAACTGGAAAAGATAATAACATAGTTAATTCATATAGAACTGCAGCAAGAATCATTACTGATCCTTTTGCGTCAAGAGTTAATATTGTGTCAATACCTGGCATTAGAGAACCTTTTGTTACAGACTTTGTGTCAGATCTTACACGTGATTATAGTAAAGCGATTTATTTGATGGAATTACCTTCTTATGACGATAATAGTAATCGAATTTACGGTACACAAAGACCAAGCGTTCGCGAAACTGTTGAAGTTTTTGATGCACGTGCAATTGATAATAGCTATGTAGCGACATACTTTCCAGATGTGGCGTTTAACGATGAAGTAAACAGACAAATTGTTGATCTGCCGGCTTCGATCGCTGCTTTAAAAGCATTAGGGTATAACGATACTATCGCTTATCCTTGGTTTGCACCTGCAGGATTTAACAGGGGTGCTTTAGGTAATGTTGTGAATACAAAAGTTAGACTAAATGCAGAAGACAGGAACATTCTTTACGAATCAAGAATTAATCCAATTGCAAACTTTCCTAACGGCGGGTTTGTTATTTTTGGTCAAAAGACACTGCAACAAGATAGATCAGCACTGGATAGAGTTAACGTAAGAAGAATGTTACTTGAAGTGAAAAGAATCGTATCAAACATCGCAAACAACTTAATTTTTGAACAAAACACACCGCAAACTCGTGCAAGATTTGTTGCAGAAGTAACACCACAACTCGCAACAATACAAATTCAGCAAGGTATCGACCAATTTAAAGTTGTTATGGATAGTAGCAACAACACTGATTTAGATATCGAACAGAATAGATTAAATGGTAGAATTGTTTTAGTTCCGACACGAGCTGTAGAATTTATTGCAATTGATTTCATTATTACGAATTCAGGTGTAAGTTTCGAATAATTAAGATAAACGGAGAAATTTTATGGCAGAAATAACATTTAAGTCAGCAGGAGTAAAAACTAGAGAAATTGACTTGTCACAACCGTCAAGGTTAGGACCGGTCGGTATTCCTGCAGGTATTATTGGAACCGCACTTGAAGGTCCCGCTTTTGTACCACTTACTTTTGCAAATTATAATGATTTCATTACCACATATGGTGCTTCTGATGGTGAAAAATTTGGACCTATAGCTGTAAGTCAGTGGCTTAAAAATGCACAAGCTGTGACATACATGAGAGTATTAGGATCCGGTGATGGGAAACAAAGAAATACAAACGGTACTGTTACAAACGCTGGATTTACAGTTGGAAATAGAATTGTTCAAGAAAGTGGCATAATAGGCGACAATGCACATGCAAAATCTGGTGTTGGTGCTGTTGAAGGTAGAACTTATTTTCTTGGTTGCTTTATGTCTGAGTCTAATGGCTCGACAATATTTAGTGACGCAGGAATTCAAGTTTCTGGGCAAAATAAAGCAGCACCTATTTTAAGAGGCGTTCTATTAGCACCAAGTGGTGTAGTTTTACATTTAAGTGCGTCAAGGACTCTAAACGGAAGCCAGGCACCACTTAAAACAAACACTGCCACATCTGCAGATAATGTAATAGTGGGTAGAGAAGGATCGATTACCGGTTCCTTGAATCTTGCAACGCAAGAGTTTGTTTTATTAATGAACGGATACAGTAATTCTGATGTTAGCAAAAAGACACATATAACAGCGTCATTTGATATGACATCACCAAATTACTTTGCAAATATTTTAAATACAAATCCTTTTAAAATTGAAGAAGAAGGCCACTTACTGTATGGTCATTATGACATATATCCTGATTTAGCATCTGTTACTGGTAGCGGTGCACTAGCTGGAGGTGTTTATTCTAATCCAGAAAAAACAAAAGAAGATATTGCATTGTTGTTAACATCATCTTTAGCTAGGAACGTAGGATCATCGACTATACCTAATTACGAAGACTTTGTAGATAGATTTTCTCACGCTGCATCGCCTTTTGTTATATCACAAAATTTTGCAGGAACTCCTAAAAATCTATTTAGAATTCATATGTTGTCTGCAGGTTCTGGTGTCGCAAATAAATTTAAGTTTTCAATTGAGAATATAAGAAAATCATCATCAACAAAAAATCTTTACGGTACTTTCGATCTACTTGTCAGGAGTTTTAGTGATACTGACGAAGAGCCAAGAGTAATCGAATCGTTCAGAGGCTTAAGTTTAGATCCAACTTCAGATCGATATATTGCAAGAGTTATTGGTGATCAAAACATACAATACAATTTTGATGTTGCTGAAACAAGTCAAAAACTAATTGTTGAAGGTAATCACCCAGTTAGATCTAGGTTTATTCGGGTTGCGATTGCTAATGACGTTTCAACAGGTATTGAAGAAGCTACCGCTTTACCTATGGGTTTTAGAGGCCCTAATCACTTAGTAACAAGTGGTTCTTTACTTTCTAATGAAGTTGACAATGCTTATGTCACGTCAACATCAGTACAATCTATAACCGAACCACCAATACCTTATAGAAAGACAGTTTCAGTAGGTACAGGTATACAGAAAAAATCAGACAGTCGATTATTTTGGGGAGTTAATACTGTAAGACAAACAAGTGCAACTCAACCAAACTTAGCTAGTTTGTTCAATAGATCTTTTAACACGTATTCAAAACATTTTCCTACGCATAGAACTGATCAACCTAATTTTTCTGTCGGTAATAACCCAGGCACAGCTGATGCTGGAGGGGCCATTCTAGATTGTGACAGATTTAATAATAATAAGTTTAGTTTAGAAAATATTCTTGTTCGAACAGGATCTGATGGTTTAGCTGATCCGGAACATTGGCTTAGCGCTTCATTTCTAAGAAGAAACAGTACTGTTGGTGACATTAATCACGTCACAAAAGTAAGAGGTTTTTCTGTTGACGATTTAGGTAAAGTAGCTAATATTAAGTTTGCTAAATTTACTTTCTTTGCACAAGGTGGTTCTGACGGTGTTAATATTTTCGATGAAGAAAAAAGCAAATTGTCAAACACAGCTGTTAAAAGAGAAATGGATGATTCATCATCATCAGGTGTAAATGACAATACAGTTGCTGCATATAGAAAAGCATTAAGTGTAATGAACTCCAAAGCTGACGTTGATATACAGGTACTCGCAGTACCGGGTATTAGACATGCATCAGTAACAGATTTTGCAATACAAAAAACTGAAGATCGTTTTGATGCAATCTACATTATGGACATTGAAGAGAGAGATCAAGTTAATACTGTTATAACTTCGTCTATACAAAAACCACATGTTTCAAACACAGTGACATCTTTTAAAAATAGAGCACTTGATACTTCATTTGCAGCTGCATACTTTCCAGATGTTGTTGTGACTGATCCTTCTACACAAACATTAGTTCAAGTTCCACCATCAGTTGCAGTCTTAGGCGCTTACTCTTTAAACGATAGAGTTGCTCATCCTTGGTTTGCACCAGCTGGATTTACAAGAGGCGCGTTAAACACAGTTGAAATGCCTTCTGTAAAGTTAAATCGCACAAACCTTGATGATTTGTATGAAGCTGATATAAATCCAATTGCAGAATTCCCAGGTGTTGGTATCACTATCTGGGGACAAAAAACACTGCAAGCTGACAATTCTGCACTAGATAGAATCAATGTTAGAAGACTTTTAATTGATGTTCGTAGAAAAATTAGAAATATTGCAAATTCACTTCTATTTGAACCTAATAGAGAAGAGACACTTGAGAGGTTTACGTCATTAGTTAACCCAATTCTACAAAGAATTCAAGAACAAAGTGGTGTTGATAGATTCAAGGCAGTGATTGACACATCAACGACAACACAGGCTGATGTAGAAAATAACACTATTCGTGGTAAGATATTCTTACAACCTACACGTTCCGTTGAGTTTGTAGCACTAGATTTTGTAGTAACAAATGCTGGTTCAAATATTTAGTGAATAGATATATAGTATAGATTAAGGAGATTAAAATGGCAGAAACACTAGCAGTCACGGACATGTTACCAAATAAGTTTGAGCCGAAAAGAGGTTATCGATGGGTTTTAGCAATTGAAGGTATTGACTCGTTCTTAGTAACATCAACAAAACGCCCGGACGTATCGATGGGGACACAGGAAATAAAATTTATCAACAGCTATCGCATGATATCAGACGGTAAGATTAAGTGGGGTAGCATTAGCGTCGACTTACATGATCCTATCGCACCATCTGGTGCACAGCAAGTAATGGAGTGGATTAGAACACACTATGAGTCTGTTTCTGGCCGTGCAGGTTACGCTGATTTTTATAAGCGTGATATTCAGCTAAAAATGTTAGACCCAATCGGTACTGTTGTAGAATTATGGGACATCAAAGGCGCAATCATTGCTAGTGCAAACTTTGGAAGCTTAAGTTATGATGGAACTGATTTAATGAAGATTAGTCTTACACTAGAAGTTGACAATTGTGTTATGCAATTCTAATTAATTATATTAACAACGAACAAAGACTCCTGTACAATATACAGGAGTTTTTTTTTGGAGAAATTTATGGACAAAAATATACCAACAACAAATGTAATGAAAGATACTTTTGGGTGGGAAGTACCACAAGAACTAGTACCAATACCTTCTGAAGGTAAAATATACGACCCGAACAGTACATTGTATGGTAAGAAAACAGTTCAAATCAAGGCAATGACTGCAAAGGAAGAAGATATTCTTACTAGTCAAGCTTTTTTAAAAGAAGGTACTGTAATTGAAAATCTTATTAAGTCTTGTCTAATTGACGATACTTTTGACGTCAATGATCTAATTAATGGCGACAGAAATGCGATACTAGTTTCAGTTAGAATAACTGGGTATGGAGGAGAGTACGCTGTCGTTCACGGGTGTGCTAAATGTTCTTCAAAAAATAATGTTGATGTTGATTTAGGTTCTTTAGCGATTAAAAGATTACAAATTGAACCGGTTGAAGAAGGCAAAAATTTATTTATTTATGAACTACCTGTGACAAAAAAGAATGTTGTATTTAAGTTTTTGACAGGTAAAGATGAGAAAGATGAAGAAGTAAGAGTTAAAAGAATGGAAGCTCTTAACATTCAACAAGATAATTCAGTTACAAGATATTTGGAACAAATAATTGTTTCTGTTGATGGTGTTACAGACAAAAATAAGATTCATCATTTTGTTAAAAATATGCCTGCATTAGATTCAAGAAAATTAAGGATGTATTCTAAAAGTCAAGAACCAGGTATTGACATGTCTTGGAAATACAATTGTGAAAGTTGTGGCCAGTCAAATGAGTTCACAGTCCCAATAACCCCAGAGTTTTTTTGGCCCAGTACATAGTTGGAGAGAATCAATCCTAGAGGAATTTTTCGCCCTCCAACTCCACCTCAATATGTCTTACTCAGAGGTGCACCGATTACCAATACGTTATCGGCGCTGGTTCCTGCGTAGATTGACGCGACACTTTGCGGAAAAGAATAAAATACACGAAGAAGCAGTTTCTAAATCAACGTCATCAAGAAGCAGTGAAGATCTAGACAACTTCAACAAGTTTCAGAGTCAAGTTAACAAGAAGTTTTCTTAGTAGATATTTATTATGTTGAGGTGTAAATATGGCGACTGGTGATAATACGGTATTAGGCGAAGTAACTTTAGGTGACTTTAAAGCTGCTGTGAAAGAAGCTGTAAAAAGCGGAGTGTCAGCAGGTGGTACAACATCAGATTCATCTGATATCTCTACTGATTTTGACTCAGATTCTCCGAGCTCCGAAGACAATGAACAGGAAAGAGCTGATAAAATTGCGGGTTACAAGAACCAGTTTTCAGCAATACTTGCAGATGCCGGCGTTGCGACAGACGATTTTATTGGAAGAACTGGTAAAACACTTAGTCAATTTGCTGAAGAAATGTACGATTATCAGTTAAAAAGAGCTAATGCTAATAAAAAAGAGCTTGAATACATTTATAACGCAAGAAAAGAGATTGGTGGTATATCTATAATTCCTGATGAGCAAGGACAAATCGCAGAAGGCATTACCAAAAAAGTAATTGATCAAGCTGAAGCAATGTTTCTCCGCGGTACTGATGCTTATGAGTCAACCGTTAAGTTCCAAGGTGCCCTAGCTAATTTTAAAGTAAGCGATCTCTTTGAAAATGCTGAAGAGATGATGGGTGCATACACAGAGTTAATGGGTCGATTTGTGACAGACATGCCTGGGATGGCAGCAAAACTAACAGACGATATGGCAGAAACTTTTTTAGGCTTTCAAAAATCTCTTTCACTTTCTGAACAAGACATGTCTGATATTATAAAAAGACAATATGCGTTTACAGGTGAGGCTAATGCTGATGTATTAGGCCAGATCGCTAATGTATCTAAAGAACTAGCTGATCAAGTCGGAACTGGTGCAAACAAGCTTAAGAAAGAAATTGTGGCAATTATTACAGATGTCGATAGATTTGGTAACATTGGTGTAGATGCTGCTGGTAGAATCTCTGCTGCTTTGGCACAAACCGGTGTGGATTTTAACTCGTTTGTAAGACTTACAGACCAATTTATGAGATTTGATACAGCAGCTGATAAAATGGGTGAGTTGTCTGCATTATTCGGTATTCAGATGGATGCAATGGAAATGACTTACTTGGCTAACGAAGATCAAGAAGAGTTTCTATTTAGAATGCGCGAAGAAATTATGGATTCTGGAGTTGATGTTGAAAATATGTCAAATGCACGTGCCAGAGCTCTTGCTGGACAATTAAATATGAACGTTTCACAAATGAAAATGTTTTTACGTGAAGGCGAGATGGCGGTTGATCAAGCGCAAATGGAAGCAACTACTGATGCAACTGCAGATATGGACGGATTGACAACAGCCGCACAGAATTTTGGTGATGTTTTTGCTAGCTCTGCAAAGGATGCCACAACAGCTTTTAAAGAAGCCATAATTCCTTCAATTATGGCGTCAAAAGCAGGTCTACTGGAAGCTCACAAGGCAACAGCAGAACTCGGCAAAGAAATGAGATCATTTGACTTTGATGAAGAAGCAACTGAAGCTATGCAAAAATCAATCCAGGCTGCGACTGAAGTTAGAGTTGGCGCAATAAATGCACAGACTGAAGCGACGATTGTAATGATGAATAAATTAAACAAATTTGCATCTGAAGGTGTTGTACTTGCAGGAAAAGCTATTAAAGCTGGTGCTAATTTTGGAAAAGACGGTATTTACACAGGTCTGTCTATGACACAAGGTTTAGGTGGTGATGCAGTTAGGGTAGGGCAAGGTAGAGAAGTCACCGGTGAGACAGAAGCGTTAAATAAAGCCTCAATGGCTAAGGTGGAACAGGATGCAGAATTAGTAGCAGCAATGAAAACAGTTGCTGCGGGTGAAGAACTACGTATAAAACAAGGTCAAGAAGGAAAATATGGATTTGATCAGGACGCACTAAAGCAAATATCGGAAGTACCTATCACGATTCAAATTGACATTGACGGCGACAAAGTGGCTGAAAAGACAGCTCAAGTCTACAGAAGAAATGGAAAAGAGTTAGTTGTAGTTCCTGTTAAATAAATGAGGTTTAAAGATGAATAATACACACCAAACAATTAAAGATGAAATATACAGTTATATTACACAATTAGAATTAACCCCACAAGAACTTGATCATATCGATACTTATGTAAAAGATCTGCTGGTTTTTCTTGAACCTATAATAAACACTCAAGAAGCTGTAGTAAGTCAGCAAGAATCGTTTACACAACTTAAAAAAATGATTTTAGACAATTTAGGAGTATAAATTGGCCAGAGAAACACTCAAAGACTTTTTAAACTCAAAAGGGCATGCAACAGACTCAATATCATATGTGCAAAAAGAGTCACCTGATGGTTTGGGTGTTGATCCAGGCACTGGTGAAGAATTAGTAGACTTAGTGAATTCAGCAAAAGGTTTACTAGGCGATTACTTAAAATTTTTAGTAGATAATTCATCTAACGATTTTAAATTAAAAGGTGGAAATGAAAAGGCTTCATCTAGCAAAAGAGGCGACGATCTAGTTCTAGCAGATTTGCAAGGCGCAGACAATGTTTTTGTCGAGCAAGGTACAGTACTCAAAGCAAAATTAAATGAAAATAGTAATAGTGGTAAATTTGATTCATCTGGTACTGATCTAAACACACTTGTAGACAAGGTGGGTAAAAACTTTAGTAATCATAACAAGTTGAAAGAAATACAAGGTAGAGAACGCAGCGTACATGGCAGCACATTAACTAATGCTAATGGTGATGAAAATGACATTGTTCAAGCTACGCAAAAAATGTTTTTAGCAAACAATCGTTTTGCAAATGTTGGAAATCCTAATAAACAATCTTTCACTGTTAAACCACAATCGATTGAACAATTTGAGAAAGATGAAAAAACTAATAATTCAGGTACATTAAACTTACAAAGAAAGTTTGGTGTATATGATCAAAATAGTCAAGGCATCACAAGCATAGAAAAAATAAAACAAATTGGTGCTTCACTATTACTTAAATCTTCTGGGTTTTCATATGGTTCAACACCTGGCAACACCGAAGAAACTTATGAATTTTTGGATGGGATCAATGAGGAATCAGCAAAAAACTTTGATTTAAATGCTGGTTTTTCAAAACTTAACTTTAGTAACATACGTGCTAAAAATGCAAAGGGGTTTCCCGACAATAATGCAGGAACATCAATTAGAAGCGACCGCGGTGAATTTGTATCCTTAGGCTCAGAAGGGTTTGATGATAACGCTAATAGTAAAACAACGTTTGGAAGCACCTATAACACTGGTTTTAGGTTTCAAGGCAATACTATTAAATTACACAAAATACAAGCTGCGATATCTATGATCGCACTTAAAAATGTTGGTAGCAGATTTTGGAGTAGTTTCATAGAAAAGCTTAGACAAGAAGACAGGGTGGATTTAACTGCGTCAACAGAATCATTCGTGAAGGAAAACACAAAAGGTGATGTTTTAACATACATGTTGGGTAAATCTAGACAACTTGGCTCACTTCAAATAGACAACTTTATTTTTGGTTCATTATTAACAAATACAACATATCCTTACGGTGACGCAGTTGATCGAGGTTTGGAAATATTATTTGGAAATTCTGATCGTGACGACCCAGAAAAAGTTGCAGAACAAAGTATAATATCACAGGCTCCTGGGTTTTGGCTAGCGATTAGTAGATCTGTACTTAAATCTTTTGATGATATATATCAAAAGTATAGTGGTGAAGATTTAAATCAAGGATTGTCAACAAAAGAGTTGTTTTCAATATACAAAGATATGATTGAATCGAATCGATTTATCAGATTTTTTAACGTCTTAGCTGTGATGGGCGACATTAGCTTGTCATCTACTGATGGTGTAAAAAACAATATTGGTGATAAAAACTTTAAAAGAGCAAGGGACGTCGATGCAATACCTGACACCCTCTCGATACCCGGTAAATCTAGAAAAAAAGATGGATTTAACAAGAACGAGCTTTCCTGGGGGAGTAATACAACACCATCAATGTACATATTACCAGCAAACATTATAAGAGCAGCTAGCTTACTTAACAATACAGTTGAAGGTGAAAATCCGGCACGAGGAATGTTAGGTTCTAAGTTATCTTCTAGTACTTATATGGGAATTGACGTCGATGGTTCTTTTAATAGAATACCTAATGAAGTAGTAAAGATTTTAGAAGATAAACTTGATTCAGAATATGTTCCTTTTTATATTCAGGATTTAAGAACAAATGAAATTATTTCTTTTCACGCATTTTTAGACTCACTATCAGATACTATAACACCCACATTTAATGGTGTTTCTGCGTACGGCCGAGCTGATGCTGTTCAAATATATCAAAGTACAACTAGGTCTTTGCAAGTTGGTTTTACGCTTTTTGCAACTAACAGAGAAGATTTTGACGCAATGTGGTATAAAATAAACAAATTTGTTACTTTGTTATACCCACAATATACACCTGGTTCTATGGTTTCTAACGGTGAAGGATCAAAGTTTTATCAACCATTTAGTCAAGTAGTCGGCGCGTCACCAATAGTTCGTCTTAGGATTGGTGATGTAATAAAATCAAACTATTCTAGATTTGGATTAGCCCGGGCTTTTGGTATCGGAGACGATAATGTTAATGCAAAACTAAACCAAACACCAACACTTGGGTCTTTAGTATCTAGTGTTGATGCATTGAGTAACGTATATAATGTACTTACAGATTCTATAATTAAAGTTTGGTTAAGTTCTTTTGGATCTCCGCACTCTGTCGTTAATCTTGCATCAGGCGCAGTACCTACAGGCTCAAGTGGTCTAGCTAAAATGCTCAAGTCAAGCGTGACGTCAGGTGTGATAAGCGCAGCCGCTGGGATTTTGGTAAATGGTTTTGCAAACCCTCTTGCAGTGGATAACATTATACTACAACTAACAGACCCCAATCAACAGATAGGCGGTAACGATCAGACATCTAAACTGTTATCGTATTTAGATGAGTCAGCACTGACTACTGGTTATGCTGCTGGAACGGTTGAAGGCGTGGAAGCTTTTACGCTTCGACAAATGATATTAAAACCAAACGTAGTAAATGGATATTTTTGTGCTGAAACTGGTAAAAAATATTTACTGCCAAGGCGTATAAAAGTAAGAGTTATGAAAAAAGGACCAATGTCTAATCTTTCAGAAATTGCAGGTTTACCTAACATAATAGGTTACTTGGTTAAGGTTGTTGATCCTGCAGCACCTATTGAATTATCCAACCAGGGTTCTGAACAACATTTAGTTGTTAGACATTCAGATATTTTGCCAGACCCAAAAGAGTTGTTTAATAATTCAGTGATCGGTGCAGCTCTATTCGCGTCAGATCCAATCGCAGCTGCAGCTGATGTTGGTTTAAATCAACTTATGAACGATTACACACTAAATAGCGGAATACCTAACGAAATTAATGATTTTATAAGATCACAGTATCTTCGTGATGATGCGTTGTTTATGAGACCTGAGTTAAACCCATACGTTAGAGCTATGGAAACGACAAAAGGTCGCGGTTTGGCAGGTGTAATAAAAGGAATTACTTTTAACTGGCTAGACAATTTTCCTTGGGAAGTTGATTATAATGCTCGTGCGCCAATGGGTGTAAAAATATCCTTTGGTTTTGATGTTATTCATGATCTTCCGCCAGGATTAGATCATAGCGGTTACAATAAAGCACCACTTTATAACGTTGGCGAAATAATGAGAAACTTATCAGGTGACGTATACGAAGACAATGGTAAGTCTGCAGAGCTTAATTACAGAAAAGAAGGTGGTAAAGCGTCACGTGTTAAAGGTCAAAATAACGGCTAGGAGATTTAAATGGCACTATCAAGATACTCATTTGCAGTACAAAGAAAGGATTCTAATGATCAAAAAATTGTAAGTATTTCAGGTTCTTGCTATCAGATATATAACGCAATTGAGAATGGCACTTTAAGTTACAGTGTTCATGTTCTAGAACAAGGTGAAAGACTAGACTATCTTGCAGGAATTAATTACGGTGATTCTAGCTTTTGGTGGATTCTAGCAGCAGCAAGCGGAATCGGTTACGCACTACAAGTACCACCAGGCACAATTATTAGAATACCAAACAGTATATCTGAAGTTTTTGGAGTAATTTTGTGATTGGTAAAAGTAAGTTAGACTCAATTAGTAACTACAATTTAAGTTATGAAAATTTTCTAGAGGCTATTAATGATTTTGATGGTTTTGTTTTAGGATCTTCATATAATGATATATTTTTATTTACAGAAGATCAAAAAATTAAAAAAGCATACACAGCTGCGTCTCAAGAAGTTAATGATGAAAAAGATCCAGCACTCGATAATTTTGTTAAAAATATTGCATCAAGAATTCTAGACAGAACAACCGGTACTTACTTTTTTAGTGACATGTTTAATGGCAACATGCACGATAGGTATTTTCCTTACATAACTAACTACGCTGCTGATAATAAATTAAACAATATTGGTGACTTTTTACATATATATCTACCTGTGAAAGGATCGAATAGAAGCGGTATAAAAGCATTCAATAACAATGCGTTTGTTGATTGTGTACCAAGAGTTAAAATTAATAATGTTATCCAGCAATCTCACATGGGTGATCACATTTGTTACTTTACTGATACTAAACAAGTAAGAGTACTTTTGACAGGTAGCGATGGAAAAGCAGTATTTACTACAACTGCGCAAGGTAACAAAGTAGTCAAACAATACACACAAGATATATCTCCTAGCGGAGAACGCAAGCATCCAGAAATAAATAGAACCGAAGGTTCTAGACAAGGAGATAGATTTCATACACCTAACTTGTGTGCAATGGTTGTTAGACATCCAAAAGCCAGCTTATCAGGTCGAAATAAGTCACATTTGCCGATATTTTTTAACACAATATCGCCTATTGAGATGTCAAAATGTACTCCGTATATAAACATACAGATTTTATCACTAAACTACGGAAATAAAAAAAATAGAATTGGCAACTTAAATACTGTCTCCTATTTAAGATTTGTTCAAAATAAATCGTCAGGTGACTTTATACTATCAGATGATTCTAGTTTTGGTAAATTAGGGCCTGTTCAAAAATCCGAGTCAATAACTGACAAGTTAGTTCGCGAAAACGATTATGATTATAGTTTTATGGACGTTTTTGCGGCGCCACAAATGCTTAGTAACGCAAAAATAAACAAAGAAAATGGTAATCTACTAAGAAACGCAAACATTAATGACCCAGTCCTAGATCCAATTATGCCGTTTATGTCATTAAAAAATTTAAATGTTAACATAACAGGTGCTGGATATGGCATAATGTCTTCTAAAAGGGCATCCTTGTCACTTGTCTTACATGATAGATCTCGGTTAACAGATATAGCTCCTCTAGTAAGCAGTACACAATTTGCTACTACAAAGATTATCGTTGAATATGGTTGGTCACACCCTGAAGGAGGAGTAGGCTCTGACAATGTAATTGGTAAATATTTAGATGGTATTAAAGATAGGTCTGTGTTTCAAGTTGTTGGATCTAAGTTTGATTTTGGTGATGGCGGCTCTGTAAACATTGATGTAGATTTAGCTGCTTATGGGTTTAGACAAACTGAACGTGTGCATGCCGGGGCAGGACCAGAAGTTCCATTAAATTCGCTGCAAAACTTAATTGAAAAAGCGACAAGTGACTTGATTAAAGACTCAAAAAATAGAAAAGAAGCTCCAGAGATAAGACAAGAAATCAAAATGAATTCTCGTTCAGCTAGATCAATTGAATCGATGATATCATGGGATGCTTACAGAGCAATAGCAGTAGATCTTAAGAGTAACGATACAAAAAAAATACTTAACAATTTAGAGACTATACTTGCTGGTAAGACAGAGAGTGATGGTACTACGAGAACAGCAGGGCTCAGCGGAATATTGCAAAAAGAAAAAGAAAAAGTAAATGCTGTGAAAAGAGTTTTTGGTAAATTAGCAGAAATTGAGAGTGATGATAGTGTTGACGCATTTTTAGTGTCAACTGTTACAGGAGGGGAATCCATTATAGGGGATGAAGAAAGTGAAGATTCTTATACTGATCTTAAATCGGAATTTGTATCAGTAGGTAAACTAGTATCACAATTTGTGGGTCATCCGCTAGCAGCCACTGGTTTATATGATGAAGTTCAGCTTGTATTTTATCCCATAAACCATCACGCAGGTGGCGGAAGAGCGCACACTACTGCTAGTTTCCCGATTCAAAAATCGACTGTCGAATTAAAATTTTTAGAAGCGATAAAAAATAATTCACACATATCAACAAAGTCAGCATTTGCATTAATTGAAAAATTAATGAGAAATAAAAACGAACCGGCGTATGGTTTATCTGATTTACTGACCCAACAAAACAATATTGTTTCAGCAGATGCAAACAGGGTACGTGCGGTAGTAAAATCAAGATTAGAAGAAGGTCGATTAGAAGATCTTAATATAGTCGGAAAAGACGCTGAATTAATTGCAAAAATAACACAGACTGAAACAGTCAGTGCAGACGATTTTAACGGCTGGCTCTCAAACGAAACTGCGGTTAATGATATAAATGTAAAAGCACAAGAAATAGTAACAAAATTAAAAGAAACTCAAGCTGAGATAGCAGCAGAAGAAGCAAAAAATCCTCCAAACAATACAACATTAATTGTGCTTAGAACTCGCGAAGTGATGCAAAGAGGTGAACTAAAAGCTCAAGAGCAAGCTTTGACATTAGCGCAGTATAGAAGTAAAAGATATAACGAAATTGTAAAAACAGTTAGAAAGCAAATTTCAATTGAAACTTCTACCAACATTACTGAAAGATGTCGTCAAATTTATGATAGTGATGGATTAAAAGAACTTTACCCAGCAGAAAGCAAATTTATTCGTCCAAACTTAGCAATGAATTTTGAAGTTTTAGATGTAATTAGCCCACCTGATTATTCTAAAAAAGAAACTTCATACAACGGATTAATTGAAAATAAGCAAATATTAAGGATACATGTTTATGATGAAGAAGCATTGCCAGACCCATCCAAATACGCAGTTTTAAATTCTCTAATAGAAGGTACTGGTAATAAGATGATATCTGGTAAAAATTATGAAAAAGTACAAAGCTATTTTAAAGGTCTTAACTTTAACGACGTCAAACAAATTGTTAAAAGATCATATCCTACTATTATATACGGTGCTGCAAATTCAACAATTAAAACATTAAGTGTTTCATCAAACACTAGTGGTGAAATGGCAAATGTACTAATGGTTGAAGCTTACGGTAACCTTAAAAAGGGACAAGTTGAAGGTTTTAACGCTGAGAATGAATTTGATAGTATAGTAATGTTTCCTAACACCGTTTCAATATCAATGCTAGGCATGCCTATGATTGGTAGAGGTAACAGTATTTTTATTGACTTTGGGACAAATACTAGTGTTGATAACATATATACTGTGAAGTCAATATCACATTCTATTGGTGCAGGTAATTTTACTAGCACTGTATCAGTTGTACCATCAAATATGGGTGCTATATCTAACTTTAAAGAAAAGTTATCACAATCAATTAGTAAAATTAGAGAAAATTTAGATTAATTAGTTTTTGTAAATTTAACTCTGGGTTTGTATTAATTAACTATGAATTCCTTAATAAAACAAAAACAAATCGGTACAGTTATTTTAGATAGATCCTGGTCACTAACTGGTGACCAGTGTAAATTTAAATTAAGTAAATCAGATCTAGTACTTAATATTTCAACATTATCTAATATAAGAATTTTGTCTGACTTAGATAAGATAAAGTCTGTAAGCGAATATTATTATAGTATGTTCTCAACACTAAATTTTAGTGGAAGTATAGTATATAAAGAAATGTTAGGAAGAAAAAAATCTTTAGAATATTTAGAATACTTAAAAAGTAACATTGACAGTACAAATAAAATGATCACATCATACCATACAGATGTATTTAATATTAGAAAACAGTGCTATAAGAATTTAAGTAAAGTAGAATTAGAAGGTGTGGAGTTAGAGACTCCCTTTTACGATCACAGTGGTGTTACAGGAAGAACAAGTATTAAAAAAGGGTTTAATTTCTTAACTTTAAAAAAAGAGAAAAGGTCACTTATAAAACCAGTAAATAAAAACATGTGTTTAGTTGAAGTTGATTTTAAATCTTGTGAACCATTCTTCTATCTTAAATCTATTGGGCTTGAGATATCTGGTAATGACGTATATACTTGGTTGTGTAATAAGTACAATATATCCATATCAAATAGAGATAATATTAAAAGAGGCATATTATCAATGATTTATGGTGCAAATGAAAATACAACTGCAAGGTTTATGAAAGTTCCTGTTAAAAAAATAAAAGAAATTAAAAATGACCTTAAGTTAGAAGAACTAGAAACTAACTTACGTAATGAGTTTGATAATAACGATTTTTTCCTTAACTATTATGGAAGACCAATAACAAGTGATAACAATGTTGTAAATTACTACATTCAATCTTCTGCTGTTGATTTTTGTTCTCTGGCTTTTGACAATTTTTGTAAATTAAATAATCTAAAACCTAGTTATTTCATACACGATAGTATGACATTCCAATGCGAAAAGAATAAACTTGATAGTATTATTAAGGTAAAAGAAATTTATGAACCGTATTCTAAAATAAATATTCCTGTGGAATTTAATGTCATTTATCGATAATTAGATATATGAAACATTTAAAAGAATTAGGTATCGGATCGTTCCGACCAGGAACAACAGTAAATGGAAAACATCTCGCTCCTACCGGTCATGGGAGTCCGAGAAGTGATGCAGACAGTCACCATTCAAGAATGAGTCAGCGCCATTATCCACTTGACTATTTTGAAGAATATGATGAAGATGAAGATATAATATTAGACTGTCGTATTTATCGAGATGGAAAGTTTCAGTTACTAGAAACATTAAAAGCTTTGGATGAATTTACAAATTACGCTGATAAATACGCGCAAATGGCACAAAAAATAAACGATAAAACATTTGCACGAAACAATAAAACAAGAAATCTTGATACACTTGAAGATAAAATAAACCAAAACGAAAACATGAAAGAGTTGGATGAAGATCCTATTGAAGAATTTTCTGGTGCAGCAGCTGGAGGTGGTGGTCCTGCAGTACCTTTAGGGTACACAGCAAAAGGTAAACCTGAAACGCGAGCACAACGAAGAAAAAGACAAAAATTTAATATCACGAAGTCTTATCCTTATACAAAGCTTGCAAAACCACCTAGATCTAGAAAAAATAAGAAAAAAACAAAATAATTTGATAAATTTTCTTCTATCTTGTTAGTATTAATTGTTCAACAAATCATTTAGATTTTGGACATTATAAGTTAAACATTAAAAAGGAGAAAACATGGCACTAGATTTTGATGCTATTAAACGAAAACTTGAAAGACTTAGTGGTAACACCACTTCTAGAAACGTAATGTGGAAGCCAGAAGAAGGGCAAGAATATGAAGTTCGACTTCTTTCATTCCCAGATAATGACGGTCAACCATTCAAAGAATTGATGTTCTATTACAACATCCCTGGACAACGTGGATTATTGGCACCAAGCCAGTTCGGTAAACGTGACCCAATTCAAGAGTTGATTGATAAATTGCGCAGCGAAGGAACAAAAGAAAGCTATGAAATGGCAAAGAAGTTGTATCCAAAAATGCGCGTTTACGCACCTGTGATTGTTCGTGGCGAAGAATCTGAAGGTGTTAGAATATGGTCATTTGGTAAACTGGTATATCAAGCATTGCTTTCATTGATGATGGATGAAGACTATGGTGATATCACAGACCTAAAAACAGGAACTGATGTAAAGGTAAAATGTACAAAGCCACCTGGTCAACAGTGGGCAAAGACAGAAGTATTACCTAAGCGCAAATCTTCACCGCTTTCAAAAGATGGGAAACAAGCAAAAGAATGGATCACAAACATTCCAGATATTAACAACATTTTTCAAACTAAGTCATATGACGAGTTGAGTAACATTATTAATAACTGGCTTAATAGTGATGAAGTTGAAAGCGAAGGTTCTGACTGGTCTGCTAGCAAGCAAACTTCAAACAGTAAATCAGATGATAGTAGCGACACATCATACTCTAACTTAGATGATGCTTTCTCTGACTTAATGAGTTAACATAAATTAAAAATGTAGTTTTTTGACCCGGACGAATGTCCGGGTTTTTTTGTTGTTAGTTGAATATATATAGTCATATACGAGGTTAATAGTGAATAACAATATTTTAGATTATCGAATTAAACGAAATAATAGATATCAGCTACTTGAAACAGTCGAAAATATATCTAATGATCATGTATTGTTGGAGGGTGGTTCTATTGTTGGAAGTCAAATCCATAGAATAGTAACAACCGGATTAATGGCACTCCTAGATGACGCCACAGGTGAATTATCAGGTATGATTGCTGTCTTGCCTTTACTTTATAAGAATGTTTATGAAATACATACTTCTAACAAGGCAGTAGAAAGATTTTTGCAGGGTGATGCTGTTAATGTTGATACAGTACAATTAAAAGAATTGCGTCAAGATTTAATCAAAGATGTTTCTGATATTGTTAACGCAATAGTTCTCGCATTACCTATACCTATTATAGATGCAGCTGGGATTGCTTTCTTTAACATGTTAGAAGGTTTTATCATTGGAAAAGGCTCAGCTAGCTTTTTAAACTTAGTTGATGGTTTCCAGGATTCAAATCCTACATTATCTAAAATATTAGAAATTATAGCATATCCTTTTGGTGGCAATGTGATATACAAAGGATTGAGGAATATATCAATGATTAATGACATTATTGATATCGATATGCAAAAAAAAGATGGAAAAACAATTACTGAACGTTGGGAAGTTTTATCAGGAATTAATTGAAAAATCTTAATATATGCTATATAATCTACTAACAAAGGAGTAGTTAATGGCAAAAGAAGATTTTACATCCCAACTTATTAAATCACTTAATAAAGATTACAAAACAAAAGTCGCATATAATTTATCAGAGGATGAAAGTCCTACACAAGTCAAACGTTGGATATCAACAGGATCTAAGTTGTTGGATTACATTTGTGCAAACCAACCTGATGGTGGTTTTCCAGAAGGAAGAATTGTAGAAATATTTGGCCCACCATCTATTGGTAAATCACATATCGCAACACAAATTGCAAGAAGTACCCAAAGTATGGGAGGTATTGCAGTTTATATTGATACGGAAAATGCAACTAGCATTGAAAATCTTGGAAACTTAGGTGTTGATGTGTCACAGCGATTTGTTTATGTTGATACACACTGTACTGAGCATGTACTGGACTTAGCAGAAAAAACAATTTTAAAAGCGAAAGCTCTTGATAAAGATGTACCTGTTGTAATTATATGGGATAGCGTTGCCGCTTCTTCCCCTAAAGCTGAACTGTTAGGTGACTATGACAAAGAAAGTATCGGATTACAAGCACGTGCAATCTCCAAAGGTATGCGTAAAATAACTGGTGTTATAGGCCAAACTAACAGTTTGCTAGTTTGCTTAAACCAGATCCGTACAAAAGTAGGCGTCATGTATGGTGATCCTGATACGACACCTGGAGGTAAAGCGATACCATTTCATTCCTCTATCAGAATTAAACTGGGAGCCGGCCAACAAATTAAAGATGGTGACGATGTTATTGGTATTCATGTTTGGGCAAAAACTGTTAAAAATAAAGTGGCACCACCATTTAGAAAGGTAGACTTCCAAATTCATTTTGGAAAAGGTATTGTTGAACATGAAGAAATGTTTGACTTACTAAGAAAACACGGGATTGTGACTCATGAAGATAGGAGCTACCAAGTCTCAGGGACAGGCGGTTGGAAAACTATTGAAATGTTCGATGAAAATGGTACACTATTAGATTCTAAAAAGTTTAGAAAGACAGAGTTTGATGAAATTATGACAGATGAATTTTGGGGACCTATTGTTGATGGAATACTAAAAGATGCAATGATAAAAAAGATGGGTACATCAGATGGCGTCGACATCGATGCAGATTCATATGAGGAGATACGATCACTAGCAGATGAACTGGATATGTAATGGTAAAAAATAGAGTACTGATATTTGATGCATTGAATGTTTTTATGCGTCATTATATTGCACATCCAGCAATGTCAGATAATGGTGAACAGATAGGTGGTATTATTGGTTTTTACTATAATGTAGTCAATCTTATTGAAAAGTGCAAACCAGAAAGTGTTATTGTAATCTGGGAAGGTGGCGGTTCGAAAAGAAAAAGAGATTTATACCCGGATTATAAGAATGGCGGACGTCCAGCAAAAATGAATCGTTATTATGAAAAAGAAGAAATACCTGATACTTTGGAAAATAGGAATTTTCAAATAAGAACATTAATAGGGATATTATCAAATCTACCAATTTGTCAAGTTTATATAGAAGATGCTGAAGCGGATGATGCGATAGGTTACATTTGTAAATACAAACTAAAGCGAAAAAACAAAGTCATAGTTTCAGGTGATCATGATTTTTATCAATTAATTGACGAGGATTGCATCATATATTCTCCAAACTCAAAGTCATTTATTAATACCGATAAAGTTATAGAGAAGTACGGTGTTCATCCTCATAACTTCTGCTTAGCAAAATCAGTGGTAGGCGATAAATCAGACAACATTCCAGGTGTTTCTGGCGTAGGTTATAAAAAATTAGCAAAAGATTTTTCAGAATTATTTCTTAATAAAGACTTTGACAATAACATGATAGATTTCTTTACAAGTAACGACGTTAAACACAGTGAACACCCAAAGAAGAAGATATATAAATCTATTAAAGATAGTGAGAAATTAATTGAGCGTAACATTAAATTGGTCAGGTTGGATGTAGATAACTTAGTACATATGCAAACAAAAACAATTGATGAAAGTATTGAAAATTTTAAGCCGACGTGGAATAATCTAAAAGCAATTAAACATTTAAACGAAAACAATATAAAGAATATAGATTTTTTACGGCACGGATATTTGCTACGAACTCTAACTCAAGGAAAATTATGGTGATGGAAAACCCAAACTACTTCTCAAAATATGGCAAAGATTTTCAAGAAAAAATATTTCAAGCACTTCTAAATGACCACGAATGGGCATCACAAATGATGGAAGTGATGAAGTATGACTATTTTGAATTAAAATATTTGCAATTTTTGTGTGACAGATTTTTTAGTTTCTACTCTAAATACAGAAACTTCCCAACAATGCAACTACTTGTTTCAATTATACGTGATGAGTTAACAGCAGGTGATGACATTATTTTAAGAGAACAAGTTATAGAATACTTGACTCGTATGAAATCATCACCAAACTTAGGGGACTTAAAATTTGTAAAAGATAAAACACTTGACTTTTGTAAAAAACAAACGTTACAGCAAGCACTTGAAGAAAGTGTAAAAGCAATTAAGCAAGAAAATTACGAAGACGTTTTAAACATTATGAAGGACGCTGTCTTCAAAGGAAACACATCTACTTTAGGTCATAATTTCTTTGAAGATCATGAAGCAAGATTTCAGCAAATTGATCGAGCAACATGTCCAACTGGTATCAAACATTTGGATCAAAAAGATGTTTTAAAAGGTGGTTTAGGAAGAGGAGAAATAGGTGTTGTTGTTGCGAATACAGGTGTGGGAAAATCACATTATCTCGTTGCTATGGGTGCTGAGGCATTACGTAGGGGAAAAAATGTTGTACATTACACTTTTGAGTTAACTGAGACAGCAGTTGGTATAAGATACGATAGTAACTTATGTAATGTCCCATCATCAAATGTAGTAGATAATAAGGAGACAATTCTTAAAACTTATGAGGAAAATGATTTCGGTAACTTGATAATTAAGCAATATCCCACCGGTGGCGCTAGCATCATAACTATTCGAAATCATCTAGATAAACTCATGATGAAAGATTTTAAACCTAGTTTGCTCGTCATCGATTATGCAGATATTATGCGATCTACACGAACTTATGATTCACTAAGACACGAACTTAAATTAGTATACGAAGAACTCAGGAACCTTGCAATGGAAATGAACATTCCTATCTGGACAGCATCTCAAGCTAATCGCGATTCTGCAAAATCAGAAATTGTAGGATTAGAAAATATGTCAGAAGCATACGGGAAAGCAATGGTGGCAGATGTTGTCGTTTCTCTTTCAAGAAAGCCTATGGAAAAATCAACTGGTGCCGGTCGTCTTTTTGTGGCCAAAAATCGTGCAGGTCGTGATGGATTAATGTTCCCAATTAGAATTGATTGCTCAATGTCAAAAATTGAAGTATTGGATGATGTTCGTGAAATGTCAATTGTAGACGCAATCGAGCGAGACAATGCCGGAACAAAAAACATGTTAAAGTCAAAATGGAAAGAAATCACAGGAAAATAGGAGAATTAATGTACACTTACGACGAGGTTTTTAAAGCCAGCATAGAGTATTTTGGTGGTGATGAATTAGCTGCTAGTGTTTTTGCAGGAAAGTATGCACTGCAAGATTCAGAAGGCAATTATATTGAATTGACACCTGACGATATGCACGCAAGATTAGCATCTGAGTTTTCAGGTATTGAATCACAATATATAAACTCAATGCACTATGAAGAAATATATGAGTTATTTAAAGAATTTAAATATATAATACCCCAGGGTTCACCTATGAGTGGTATTGGTAATGAAGCAAAAATACAGTCTTTGTCAAACTGTTTTGTTATTGAATCGCCAGCTGACTCTTATGCAGGTATTCTTAAGACTGACCAAGAGCAAGTTCAGATCATGAAGCGTCGTGGTGGTGTAGGATTTGATATATCTACAATCAGACCAAAAGGCATGATTACTTCTAATGCTGCTAAAACAACAGACGGCATTGAAGTCTTTCTTGACAGGTTTAGTAATAGCTGTCGAGAAGTTGCGCAAGGTGGTAGACGAGGTGCTTTAATGTTATCTGTGTCTGTCCATCACCCACAAGTAATGGACTTCATCAGAATTAAAAGAGACTTGACACGCGTCACAGGTGCTAATATCTCTGTAAGAGTAACTGATGAGTTTATGGATGCAGTAAAAAGAGATATTACATATCACCAAAGATGGCCTGTTAATTCTGATGACCCGGAAGTTCAAGACTATGTTAATGCAAGAGAAGTTTGGAATGCTTTAATTGAAGGTGCACATTCGTCAGCAGAGCCTGGTGTGCTTTTTTGGGACACGGCAACCCGCATGACTCCGTCTGATGCTTATACTGAAGAAGGTTTTGGTTCCGTGTCAACTAATCCTTGTGGTGAGATTATCTTATCTCCTTATGATTCTTGTCGATTAATGCTTGTTAACCTCACATCTTTCGTCAAAGACGCTTGGACATCTAACGCAAAATTTGACTTTGGTCACTTTAGAGTTATCTCTAGAAAAGCACAACGATTAATGGATGACATGATCGATTTAGAAGTAGAACAAATTGATAAGATATTAAACAAGATTGATAACGACCCAGAGTCAGAATCAGTTAAATATTATGAGAGAAATTTATGGCAAACAATTAGAGACGTTGCACTCAAAGGTCGACGTACAGGTTTGGGAATCACGGGTTTAGGTGACGCTATTGCAATGTTAGGACAGACTTATGGATCTGATGAGAGTATTAAAACAACTGAACAAATATACAAATGGTTATCTTTAGCATCTTATGAAGAGTCAATCCAATTAGCAAAAGAACGAGGAAGTTTTCCAATTTGGGATATAGAAAAAGAGAAAGACCATCCTTTTATAGAAAGAGTAGTGTCAGAGCTAGTTACACCTGTCCAAGAAGATTATAGAAAGTATGGCCGCCGTAACATAGCAAATACAACTACAGCGCCTGCAGGTTCTGTTTCTTGTCTCACACAAACCACATCTGGTATTGAACCTGCATTTATGCTTCATTACACACGACGCAAAAAAGCACAAAATGGTGAAGAAGTAATGTTTGTTGATGAGTTGGGAGATGAATGGACAGAATTTACTGTTTATCATCACGCTTTTAAGCAATGGTTAGATACTCAAGAAGGTCGCCCATGGGTTGATCCGGAACATGCTGTGGCCGAGAGCCCTTATGCGGGATCAACTGCCAATGAAATCGACTGGCGCGCAAAGGTAAAACTTCAGTCAGTTGCACAAAAGTGGATCTGTCATGCTATTTCTAATACTACAAATCTGCCTGCTGAGATTGATGTGGAAACTGTGAAAGATATTTATATGATGGGTTGGGAATTAGGCTGTAAAGGGGTAACAGTTTATCGCGATGGATCACGAAGTGGAGTACTGGTTGCGACAGATGAGAAAAAAGAAGATAAAGTAGCAATTGTTGAAAGAGATGCACCAAAAAGACCTGAAGAGTTAGAATGTGACATTTATCACACATCAATAAAGGGGCAAAAATGGGCTGTTTTAATAGGGTTACTTGACGGTAAGCCGTACGAGGTCATAGGAGGTTCTGCAGATCAAATAGAGATACCTTCTAAATTCCGTAATGGTAAATTATATAAGCGAACATTTAAAACAAGAAACAGTAAATATGATCTTACAATAGGTGAAGGTGATAATCAACTAGTTGTTAAAGATGTAGTATCTATCTTTGATAATCCTAATCACGCAGGTTATACAAGAGTAATATCAACATCACTTCGTCATGGTGTACCAGTTCAATATCTTGTTGAGCAGATGCAGAAAGATAAAGAAATGGATATGTTTAGTTTTAGTAAGGTTATTTCTAGATGTCTTAAAAACTACATTATTAATGGCACTGAAGTAGATAGAACATGTCCTGAGTGCGGTGCTGAAGGAAGTTTAGTTTATCAAGAGGGGTGCGTTACATGCAAATCTTGCGGCGCTGGAAAATGTGGTTAACTAAAATATGCCCATGTTGTGAATGTGATCCTTGTGATTGTCATTAAAAAAAAGGGGGGAGCAATCCCCTTTTTTCTTTAATAGTTATATGAGATAGGAGACTAGTCATGATGATTAAACGAAAAAATCTTTTGTTGATAATTGAGAAGTTAAAAGTTTCATATCTGCGACAGAACACGTAGAACAAATGATGGCGTAAGGCCTAGCCTAAATTAAACGTGTGAGATAATTTATAGTTATATAGTTAGTCTTTTTTGAGTATAATCTAAATTAAACAGGAAGGTAAATATGCTTTGGAAATATAATGTTGCCCCAGAGGTAAAAGAGCTTGAGTTGCATCACAACCCAGTAATTATCACAGTAAATAAGTTTGATGAAGATTCAGCAAAAGAATTTAGAACAAAAGTTGCCATGGCACACAACACAGGTCAAAAAATTATTCCTGTTGTGATTGATTCATATGGCGGGCAAGTTTATTCTTTAATGTCAATGATATCTACAATTAAAAATTCTGAATTACCAATTGCAACTATTGTAGAAGGAAAAGCAATGAGTTGTGGCGCAATTTTACTTTCTTTTGGCACTGAAGGATACAGATTTGTAGACAAAGATTCAACAATAATGATTCACGATGTCTCATCTGGCCAGTTAGGTAAAGTTGAAGAAGTTGTTGCAAGCGCAAAAGAAACTGAAAGATTAAATGAAATCGTCTACAAAATGATGGCTCAAAATTGTGGTAAAAAGGACGATTATTTTTTAAGACTTGTTGATAAGAAAAAACATGCAGACTGGTTTCTTGATGCGAAAGAATGTGTTAAACACAATTTGGCAAATCACATTAGAGTCCCTAAAATTAGTGTTAATGTGGATGTTACTATCGAATTCGAATAATTAAGAATATAAAAATAGGGAGGCTTGAAAATGAAAAAAATTAATAGAGATGAATTGCGTAAATTGATTAATGAATCAATGAGTATCTTGTCGCGACAGGACGCAGAAGTTGATGCATTTATCGATAAAATTGAAAGAATATCAAATGGTAATGCAGAACACCCAATGGTAATAACTGATACAATTGTCAGCATGAATCCTGCAACGAGTATGGGAAGTTACTTGTTAGATTATATTCGCGCGCTACCTAGTATGGCAGATCAATACCCGATTTATCGACAAAGAGCACAGCGTATCAAAGATGTTTTGCTAGCTTTTTTGTTCGCTCTAAATGATCGACACGGCCCACTTGCAGATGAAAAGACAGCCGCGAATACACCGTATGCACTTGACTTTGTTAAAAAAGCTCTCAGTGTTTTAAAATCAATTGATTACAATCCGAGATACAATTGATTATACGCAATAATACTTGGAGAATTAAATGAAGGACGCACTATTAAGTTATATTGGTTGTACAAAAGGTTTGCATACGTGGTTCCACGCAGCACACCAAGTTACAAAAGGTCCAGGGTTTGCCGGCGATCACGTAAACTTGTATGGTGAAATTTATAATGGAATATCGGAAGATTTTGATAAGTTAGTTGAAAAATCAATTATGATCGCAGACACAGAAAATGTGGCATGCCCGATGATGATTACAGAAATATCAGCAAAAGTACTTTCTCAATATGAGTCCCCTGTTAACAGGGGCGGAGACGCTATAGCTGCAATTGGTTTAGAATACATGCGCAATCACATCGCAAATTTAACTGAATTATATCGAATACTTGAGTCTGGTGGCGCATTGTCGTTAGGGGTGGATGATTATCTCGCGGCCGCAGCCAATCAATACGAAGGATACGCGTATCTATTAACACAGCGTGTCAAAAGAGGAATATAGTGGATAAAATATTTTATAACGAGAGTTCAGCTGCAAAGTTAGGCTGGACTCCGGAGTGGTTTGGTTGTAGAGAGTTTGATGAAGATTTAGTTGACGCAATTAAAGTGTGGCAGAAAGATAATGGTCTGAAAGCAGACGGTTTGTGTGGGCCAGGAACACATAGGAGGATATTTACTGAACGACAAAGTGAAATAGATGACTATGAACCTGATTTAGTTAAAGACAAAGAGGAATCGTTCATAGTTCATCATGGAAATTTTATTCCAATTAATTGGCCTAAAGTTGTACTTTGGTCTGAAGACAATGGATTGAAATTAACAAAAGGTTACACGCCATACTTTGAACCTCGTGAAATTAAAACATTTGTTAATCATTGGGATGTTTGTTTAAATAGTAAAACTTGCGCAAGAGTTTTAGAAAAGAGAGGAATATCCGTTCATTTTTGCATAGATAACGGTGGAACAATATATCAGCTTCTCGATACAAATCACGCTGCTTGGCATGCTGGAAGCAAAAAACACAACCACAGTTCAATAGGCGTTGAAATATCAAATGCTTATAGTTTAAAATACCAAAGTTGGTATAAAAAGAACGGTTTCGGTGAGCGTCCAGTTATTAGTGGGGAAACTGTTCACGGTAGTTCTATGAAAGATTTTACTGGTTTTTATGATGTGCAGCTTGAAGCACTCAAAGCTTTGTGGCATGCCGTTCACGAAGGAATTGGCGTGCCGTTAAAATGTCCTACTGACAAGGAAGGGAAAACTTTAAAAGCAGTCTCTACATCAGTAGCTTCAAACAGATTTAAAGGTTTTGTAAGTCATTATCATATAACACGCAGAAAAATTGATTGTGCAGGTTTGGATATACAATCAATGTTAGACAGTATGAAGTAAATTAAAAAAGAATTTACTTTTTTCGTGGAATAAATATATTTATATGTTTAAGAGATTATTCTCTTGTGTATTTAGTTTAGTTTTGTTTTAGTTTGAGTATAGTTAATGACAGCCTTAAGAGTAAACGAGTCTTCTGGCTCGGCCGGGTCAATACAGGTTGCCGACGGTTTCGGCGGTTTTTTATCGGGAAGTTTAACAGCCGGCCCTAACATAACTATATCAAATGATGGAAGCGGAAGCTTTGCAATTACTGCAAGTTTAGATGCAGGAACAGCTATTGGTGAAGCTGAGGATGGAACTTATGAAGACGGTCTTTTTACTGATTTTGTAATAGATACACCCATTGGTACTGCTGTAGACAGGTTTAACGAGGTACTTAAGGCCCTCGCACCTTCACCTGCGCCAGGTTTAGATGATATAAATTCACTACAATCCGGTACAAATTTATTTCTTTCTTTTGGGAGTTCAAATGATCAATCATCTGCTAGCCCTGCTTATGTAAGTGTTGCAGGAACAGCTGGAGTCGCTGCTGCTGTAGATGTTAATGGTGCTTATAATATAACAACAAGTAGTAACAATATTAGGTTAGGCGCTTTTGACGGCGACACACATATAAGCGGAGTTTTAAATGCTGATGTTACTGCTAACAGCCAAGGAAATAACGTCCAAAATTTTCCTGCTTTTTCGTTTGGTGATTCCGAAGTAGGGGTACTAAGACTAAATGTTAACGGCACGACAATTAAAGAAATAGACTTAACAGTGGCACAAATCGGTAGCGGTACATCAGGCTTAGGAACTGGTTCACACTTAGATGCAAGCGGATCAGGATTTAATTTATTTTCGCAACCCACAACCGGAACATTTTCAAATGGAAACGCATTTAATTCTTTTCAACACAGGACAGGACAGTTTGTTATCGCATCAGGTAGTCAAAGACGTGGCTGGAATTATGCGCGTGTTCAGCACGTAAAAAGTGGATCGACTAGCACTACAAATTATTTAGAATGGGTAAATGACGACAATAATGACAGTCTAGCTGCTGCAGGAAACTCTATTGCATTTGAAGGCAGCGGAAGTGTACACCTTTCGGGTGTAAAATATTTTAGAAGTGGTAGCGGAACGTATAAAGCCCGAGTAACAAATGCTTATAAGCTAGTCTATGACAATAATAATATTACTTTCACCACTAATAACAACGCACTAGAATCTTCAAGTCCTAGTTTTTCAATATCTGCACAGTCCAAACCTACAATAGGCGCTGGAGAAGATCATACAAAAGTACTTCATATTACTGGTTCTGGAACAATTTCAGCAAATTACTTTTTGAGTGGCGCGTTAACAGGATCTATAAACGTTACACACCCATTTAAATCGAACCTATCTTCAGCAGGATCTTCAGTGACATCAGGTATTTTAATGTACAACCTGACAAATAATTCAACGTCACTCGTAGAAAACTTTAGAAGAGAGAATTTTAGAATTATAAGTGGTGCATACGATACACAAGCATCTCTCGTCGACAATTCTAATGTTTGGGACAGTACAAGACACATGACAGCGTCAAATGGAGCACACACAAACGGTCTTCAATTCTATAATACCAGACTGTATTCTCCCACAAACACACTTAGATCTGGTGACTTCCGTTCAACTTCAGATGGTGGTAAATTAGATAATGCTCCAAGTAACAATCCTAACTACTCAGGACAATCTGGCCTAAGGACATTCTATCGTTGGTTTAAAAACGAAACCGGTTCTGACAAACAAGACTTTTCTATAGCAATTAACGGTGTAGGTTCAACAATTGTATCAGCAGCTACTGCACTAAATAGTGGTAGAATAAGAGTTTTTGTTAAATTTCCAAGTGATGGTACTAGATCTACCGGGTGGTTAGATTTAGCATCCGAGTTTGTACTTGATTCTTACGCCGATAATGATGGGGCACATACAGCAAACGGTAGTCTAAGTTTTGATAGTACACTTAACGCTACAAATATAGTAACACTGGGAACTGTAAGTGTAGGTAATAACGAATACATCGGCGTTAGAGTTGAATCGGATGCTGGATGGACTGGATATATTGATAGTATAACAGTTTCGTTTGGCGCAGGTACAGGAACAATAACGCCAATACCTGACTTAGATGATATTGACTGTGACGATGACGGAATAGACTCAAATTTATCATTTGGTGTTTCTAAATCTATAACAGGTTATTCAAACGTAGGCAGTTCTGCAGGTTTAGGCTCAGCTGTAGATATTAATGGACTGTATAAGACAGATTCTAATTCCAACAATCTAAGGCGATCAGTATTTGCCTTTGACAGAATAGTTGAGGGTAGACTCAACGAAGATGTGTCAGCTAATTCACCTGATTTTGTAGCAAACGCATTCTCAGACGCAAATAGTGGTTCTTTGGTATTAGAAGTCAACGGTGTTGATTTACATTCAGTTGAACTAACCGGTTCATTTAACTTGGTTGGGTCAGGAGAGCCTGGAATTGATGACGGCACAGGTGGAACATCTTTCACAAATAGTAGTGGATTTTTTGATTTAAGTGTTTGGAGACCAGCGGAGTTTGATAATGAAGTACCTCACTTTCTAGAAATACAGAGAACTGGAAAATATCGAGTGCATACAAATGCACAAAGAAAAGGTTGGAATTACGCAAGGGTCAAGCATGTAGGGACGTGGGGCATAAGAACTACAAATTACGTTGAATGGGTTAATGACGATGATAACAATGGTTTAAGTATCGCTAACTTAACGCTAAAACCATTTAAGTCTGACACACTATTTCATCAAAGCGGTGTAAAATACTTTATACAACCGAGTGGTAGTTTAGAGGTGCAGATTAACAATCTTTACAGAAATGTTTACTCTGACAGTAATTCTGCTATTAGTTTTAATAATCTTAATAATGCGTCAGGTGTAAAGATAATACAGTCTGGTAGCGGACTAACTTCTACAAAAACAACTACTTCATCAACAGCAACACTTCAAAATCTTGCAACAACTACTAATTCAGAACAACAGCCTAGTCACGTTTCTGGATCACTACGTTTTTCTTTAACTGGATCCCTAAGTGGTTCTTATGCAAATTATACAAAACACTCAACTACAGGATCTCTAGTTTTTGATCATCCTTTAAAAAGTAACTTGGATACACATAATACACTTGTCATGACATCGTCAGTCTTACTTGTTTACTCTTCAAGTGACACATCAAATACAAATACATTAGAGAACTTCACAGGAGAGTTATTTAGAATTCAAAGCGGAAGTTACACCACACAGAATAGTGTTACAGATGTACTTAATAACTGGTCATCTACGGGATCATTAAACGATAATATTGGATTTCCCGGGTATTACACAGGGCTTATGCAGTTTGACACAAGACTAATAAGTCCGTTAGACGGAGGAAATACTGGTGATTTTAGAAATTACTCAGAAGGAGGTATTTTTGAAGGACCTGATTCAAATGTAAATTATAGCAGTTTAGGCATTGCAACAAGAGAATATTATAGAGCATTTTTAAATCCTACAACTAATGATTTAGCAAGAATAACAGTATCATTAGCAGGCGATGCATCATTGGTCGGTAAGACAGGAGCAAACCAAGCGACCTTAGGTGCAAATAAAAATATATTTGTAGAAGTCAGAATACCAGGAAAAACAGCTTTTCTTGACTTAGGCAAGCCTTCAGCCGGCGCAGGAAATATAAGCGCAGGTGATGGATGTTTATTTGGTGATTTAAATGGCACAATATCCAAAGCCGGCACATCAAATGTAATTACATTTAATGGCCAAACAGTTGATGGCACATCCTCAGGAGCAGAATATTTTGTTATAAAGATTTCTGCGCATAAGGATTGGACTGGCTTTTTAAATTCAATTAATGTGACCTGGAGCGGATAATGGCAGGTAAGAGTAACACGTCCGCAACTTTCTTTGCACAGAAAAAATTACTGGGTAAAGCACATACATCTAATTTAAAAACTGATGGTGAAGAATTAATTGGCTCAAACATTCAGGCCAGTACTTCACTTTTATTTGGCCAAAGTGTTCCTGCAAATCCTGCACAAACACTATACTTGATGCAAAGTGCTTCGAATGGTTCACCTGCGACGGTAGAATACATTCACTTTGCTTTAAACGCACTTACCGGTACAACATATGATGCGAATGAAACGAACCCAGACGGAGGCTCAGGTACAGATTCTGGAGAATCTTCACAAACATCAGGTGTGCATACTTATAAGTTTGTTTTTCGTTCAGATTATTCTTCAAATTCAAGTAATCCAAAGAAAGGAAATGGTAATTTTAACGACAGCAAAATAGTTCATGAAACCTTAGGAAAGGTACAACTTGTACCACCTTTCTATTCTCAAACAGCTCCTAACCCTTATATTATAAAAATATATAAAGACGACGGTTCAGGAGGTATTGGGGACGAAATACCTCTACTTGACAATGTAGACTGGAACGTAGATTTTTACAACGGAATATTATTTCTCCAAGATTTTAACTCATCAAAAATTCCTGCACACGCTAAAGCTTTTGCATACGTTGGCGATTTTGCTGATAAAGGATTTTTTGAAAACTCTCTTTCTGGGTCGCTCCAAAAGCTAACAGACGGATCATCATATCTCGTTGCAGGCAGTAATATTACAATTGCATCAGCCTCTAATGGGCAGATAACAATATCCTCCACCGGTGGTGGAGGTAGTGGTACACCAGGTGGAGCTAACACACAAATACAGTTTAACGATGGAGGCTCTTTTGCCGGTGATACAGATCTAACGTACGATAAAACAGCTAATGCTCTCCAGTCTGCAGGATTTGTCACAGCTTCATTAGGTTTTTCCGGATCTTTAACAAATCTTGCTGATGGTACTTCTTTTATAAAGTCTAGTACTGGAATAAATGTAGCAAGTGCGTCTAATGGAGCAATTACTTTAAAAGTCAATAAGGAAATGGTATTTAATGAATTGTGTGGTGGTAGTACCAATGGTTCGAACACACTATTTACTCTCGCAAATACACCTTTTGCGTCAAATGAGATAAGTATATTTGTGAATGGATTACTCCAAACACCCCCAGCTTTAACAGACTTTCAAGATTATTCAGTAACCGGTTCAAACATATTTTTTACAACCGGTTCGGTTCCAGACGAAGGGAGCGTAGTAATTGCCATGTATAACAAGGTTGTGACGTAATGAGCGTTAAAAAGTTTATCACCGCAGATATAGCTATTGCAGCGTTTCTTATGATGAAAGGAATGAAATTAATTTCTGCAGCAAGAGAGCGCAACGGTAGGTTCCGATTTGAGTTCGCAGATCCTAACGATGAGGCTGATAAATTTGCTGTTGAATTTGTCAATTCGGAGTCAGCAAAATTTGATGCACACGTTAAAAATTTAAAAAATATTTTGTTCAAAAATTAAAGATCAAAAAATTAAAGATCAAAAACCAAATTGGTAGATATATAACTTGGAAAACTCATAATAATTTAGGGTTAAGTATTTGAAGTTGTGTTTCGTTGTTAATAGTTATAGTTATAGTTAAAACATTCATTAAAAGCTATATTTAAAACAAGGAGAAAATAATGGCTTCAAAAACACAAATCAGACTGGGTCAAATTACAGGCTCATTCGGAGATAGAGAAGGTGGGATTATACAAACAAATGCCGCCTCGAGTGCTGCTAATTTAGCGGCGTATACTGCTACATCTGGATCTTTTGTCGGCATCATGTCTGATATCGCATCTCAGCTGGTAAGAATTCACGGTGGCGATACTTTCGCCGGCGGTGCAACAAGTACATTAAAAGATATCGACGGTCACGCTCGTGTTACATACGCAAACGGTGCCGGCACTATTCTTGGTAGAGATGACGGAACAGAAATTCTTTCTGTTGCGGGTACCGGTAATACATTAGGTCTTACAGGTTCATTTTTGCCAGAAGCAAACGGAACTCGTGACTTAGGTGGTTCATCATTACACTGGAGAACTTTGCATGTTGGACAAGTAGACGCTACAGGTGTTACGGGATCTTTGACAGATACTAGTATTGGTGCAAACCGCGTTGTTTTCGCTAACGCTGCAAACGCTCTAACAGGTGATGCAAACCTTACTTTTGATGGAACAACACTTACGCTTGGTACATCACAAGACTTGACAGTTGGACGTAACGCAACTATTACTGGCAATTTAACAGTTAATGGTACAACAACAACAGTTAACTCAACGACTGTTACAATTGATGATAGGTTCATCTTTCTAGCAGATGGCGCACAATCTACAAATACACCTGCTGGTATCGTTTTCTCATCTGGTTCGAACCAATCAGCTCGCCCGGACGTTTCATTCGCAAGAATTGGTAATGACCTTTGGGCACTTGGAACTGTTTCTTCACAAAGTGGTTCTGCTGCTAATTCAGTACCATCAAACTTTGATATCGGTTTCCGTGCACAAAAATTTGAATTAAAAACTGCGAACGATAACATAGCTCTTGCCACTTCACTTGAAGGTACTGCTAATTCTTTAGAAATTACTTCAGGTGAATCTTTGGTTTTAGATTCTGGTAAGCACATTGACATAGACTTAGGTTCTTCTTCTAGAAACCTTAGACTATATTCTGCAGAAAACGAGTTTGGTAAGTTTAACAGATCATCTAACGACTTAAGAATCTCTGGGTCGAAAGGAAATATCCAGCTTGACGCAGCACAAGGTACGACAAAGTTTCTTCACATGGGGAATCTCGGCGCAGAATTAGAGATTAAGTTGGATAAATCGCAATCGATTTTGTCAGCTTCTAACGCTAATGATTTAGTACTTGCAGGACAAACAAAAGTTGCTTTCATGGTTGAAAAGAATGACGTAGCTTCATTTAAGCAGGACGTAAGTCAGGTCATACTTTCATCATCAGAAGGTCGCCAATTAGTTCTTGAGTCTAATTCTGATAAAATTAGATTTAAAGAAGCATCTGGTAACTTAAAGCTTGACTTCGATTTAAATGTTGATGCTTCAACCGCAGCGATTGATATTGACGGTTATAGAATGCTCCAACTTGATGGTGGGGTTACTAGACACTTGACGATATCTGGTTCTCAAACAGAACTAAGAGGTGGTGCTGGCGCTCATAAATTGCAATTCTTTGATGCAGCAGAAAGTCATTATGTTGAATTAAAAGCACCTGCAATAACGAGTAATGTTGAATTGATTCTTCCGGCTGCAGACGCAACCGTAAGTGGACAAGCATTGATATCTAACGCTTCTGGGCAGTTAAGCTTCGCTTCAGTCGGTGCTTCTGCAATTCAGAAAGGTGTCTTTGAGATTGGTAGCGCAGGTCATGCTGCTGATACGGCTTTGGCAATAAACTCTGGACAAGTTGCTGGATCTAACGCAGTTTCCGGCTTAGTTCAGTCAGACACACAAGGTTCAAAGCTTGATGTATATGTTAACGGTCAATTACTGCAATCAGGTTCTTCTGGTGCTAGAGCTGCTGATAACTGTGACTATTCAATTGAGTCTGGAACTCAAATCTCTTTCTCGTTTGCTTTAGAAGGGGGCGATGTAGTTCAAGTTATTAAGCGTGGTTAATTCGTTAACTAAGTAAAATAACACAATAAACTTGAGAGGGATATTTACTATCCCTCTCTTTTTTTTATAATTAATTTTGATTAGGAGGATATATGTCGATTAAAAAATTTAAAAAAGCAACAGAGCCTAAACTTGAAGCACAAACACTATTTCAATTAACACAAATGAAATCTTTTGTTGATGCAAGTTTAAAAAATTGTATTTCTCAAAATTTTGAAAATGATTCACAAAAAATACAATACTTATTAGGCGTATTATATGATATTCGGGATTTTGTTTTGAGCCAAACAACCGAGAATTCTTTGAGAATTAATTTGTTAAATCAGTTTAATGAGATAGAGAACCAAACTAAGTTGGGAAACGATCCTTTAAATCTAGCGAAAGAATTGTCAAAGAAAACAGAAGAAAAATTGGAACAAAACCCGAAGGAATTAGAAACAAACGAAGAGGAAGAAGTTGAAAGTACTACAGACAGCTAATTTAGGAAAAGGATATTCTGGAATTTCTGGTAGCATTAGATACGAAATTTACGACACGCTAGGCTCCGAGATAACAAGTGCAACAAACACAGGAATATACGAACTAGGATCAAGTACAGGTCTTTATGGTGTGGAATTAAATCTTAATAATAGATTTAGTGGGTCAATAGTTTGGTCGGTAAACGGGAACACACGTGTTTACGCAACAGAAGAAATTAAAATGGATCAGAAGATGGCACGCTTCATTCACACAGGCCGGTGGCAAATTGATGAAAACAACAATCAGATGATATTCTATGAAGACGACAATGTCACAGAAATTGCTAGATACGATCTTAAGGATAGAAATGGAAGTGCTTCAATAACTGAGATTTTTGAAAGAACTCGAGTTAGTTAATGGCAGTCACTTCTCGCCCGGGCGGTTTGCTTGTTACAAGAGGGCTTGGAGGTGCTCCAACTCACTTGTTAGTCCGCGGATTTTTACCCACAGTAGCAGTCGCAGCTGTAGAAGCAGTTAGAGGTGCAGTAAGACGAGGACGCAAGGCAAAACAACAATTAGAGGAATTTCTTGAAGAACTTAAAGTAACTGTAGCTTTAGTTGCAATTAATGGAAAAGATCTTGTCAAACCGATAATTAATACAGTTAGGTCAACTTATAAAGATGAACCTACACCTGAAATCCAGGTGACACCTACAAAGCTGGCTGTAAGACAACCAGAAATTAAGGTGAAAGTAACACACGTGAGGAACAAAGATGTCGACAATCGAATTGATGATTGATGAAGAAAACGAGTTAACCTTTCAAGTACAAGTTGAAGGTACACGACCAGGAACAGCAAAATGCAGATTGATGTTAGAATCAAAAAACATGATGTTAGCTTTTGAAGGACAAAGCACGGGGGATGAAGTTGCTGTTACTTTACCTCCATTAGATCACATTATAAAGGAGGGAATCTACGATATGACTTTAGAAGTCGTCGTAGATGATCGATTTTTTGAACCTCTTAAATTGCAAGGTGCATTTGAAAAGAGACTTAAGGTGACTGCAGAAGCAGTGACAGTTAGATCAAAACCAAAAGTTAAAACATCAGCTTCTCTCGTAGAGGTTAATAGCAAAAATAAAACAGGAAGAGTCAGAGTAAATAATAGAAAAAGAGAAAGGGTCATTAAAGAAACTAAAGAAAAGTTAACAGACCAGGACATTAGGAATATAATTAAAAAGCTTGCAAAGGGAAGTAAATGAAATTATTAATTGTCTATTTTATTATCGGTTTTTTCTTAGCTTATTTACATAATCATCAATTATCTACAGTGAAAATGATTCCATCAAAAGTTGACTTAAAAATGAGAAATAAAATCAAAAAGAAGCAGAAACAACTTGAACTCTACATTAAAATGTGTCCAGTATGGCCGCTGTTACTTATAAAAGAATTATATGATGAAATACAAGAGAGAAGACAGGGTTAAGATACTTGAATACAAATTTATTTTTGAAGAAGAATTGCAAGTTAAAAATGAATATGAAGAAGGTAATGCAGATTTAAATTATCGACTTTCCTTTTTTAGAAAAAAATTACATGATCAAAAAGTGCCCCAAGAAGAAAAAGATCGCTATGATAAAACTTTTATGGGGAATGTAAGTAGTAATGATCCTCACATCACTGATATAACAACACCAGATACACCAGGATTGACGCAGAGTGCAAACAAAGCAAGTAATGATATAAAACCTTGGGCAAAAAAACTTTATCGTCAGATCGTAATGGTGACACACCCAGATAAAACTTTGGAAATACCATCAGAGCATTTAAGACAACAACTTACAAATCAATACAGGATTACTCAGAATGCTTATAGTGAAGAATTATATAGTGATTTGCTGATGGTGGGTTTTGACTTGAATTTGTCATTGCCAGATAATGTCGTCGACGAAGAAATAACACCCACTAGTAACTTTAAAAAAGAAAATATTTCTAAAATAAAATCACTCATTGCTTGGCAGTGGTATCATGTACCACCTGAACAAAAAGACGCAGAGCTTAAAAAAATACTTGCGCATATGGGCTTTGAATTTAAAGACAGCGATGTCAAAAACGTTGTAAAAAGGCGATATGTCAAAAGAAAAACAGGAACCAGACCCCATAATTTGAGACGTAATAGACGTAATTCTTTAAAATAGTTAAAATTTTAAGCAGTTGCAGCATCAGCTGCTGCTGAAAATAACATTCCAGCCACATTTGATGAACCTGGGAATATTAAATCAAAACCAGCTTTAGCAAAATCATTTGCAGCTTGTTTCGCAGCAGACTTGCCTTCTTTTACGTCCCCAGCTGTCTTTTGAATATATTCTAACATTTCTGTATATAACTTTTCTGGAGCGTTTTCTAATTCTTTCTTTTGTCTTTTAAATTCTTTTTTAATTTCATCGAAAAAATTAGAGCTAATTACACCATCTGTTAATAGATCCAAAGCAACGCCTTCTTGTTTCATTGAGACTTTATTATCTTTGACTTCTATAAGCTCAGCAGCTAAATGCTGAATCATTTCCTTTTCACCGTAATTCTTGATACCTAAATTAGCAGTTACTTCGGCAAACCCATCTTTACTATCAAAGTCTGAATCAGTTAAATCCATACCATACTGTTTTACTCTTTTAGCTCTGTCACTATTTAGGTCGTCATACATCTTGCGCAAATTTCTTAATGCCCCTTCGACAGTACTTAAATTGTCAATTGTATTAATTAATATTGCCGGTACTATTGAGTAAGCTGCAATAACAGCCGCGCCTAAACCAAAGGCACTCGCTCCGGCCGCTAAGCTTTCTCCAGACAAAAAACCGATCTTTGATAATGCTCCACCGTATTTTGCAAGATAATCATCAAAATTACTAGTTGTAACTTTTTTAACTACGTCGTCCAGCACACTTAATGAGTTATTGAAATCTGAGAGTATACTTTGGTCTGTAATTATGTCCTTCGCTACAAAATTAGCAAACTCACCTGATACTGACTTAAGCTCGTTAAGCATTTGGCTATTTCTTTTATTAGCAAATAGAAACTCTAGAATTATTGTATTGAGTTGTCTTTTTGAAATTTTCATGTAAAACTCCGCCTTATTCGTTAATATTAATATATATCTTTTTAATTGGAAAATAAATGTTAATTTCACCTTTTGGATTACTCCAAGAACAACTAAATAAAGATCCTTGGAAGATCTTTGTTTGTTGTATATTCTGCAACCTTACAAAAAGAAGAGCGTCAGAACCCTATTTTTGGAAGTTTCTACAGAAATGGCCAACGCCGCTAGCTGCTTCTGATCTAAATGAAAACGAGTTGAAAGAATTAATTCAACCTTTAGGCTTAGTTGATAGGCGAACAAAGGCTTTAAAAAAGATGTCATCTGATTATTTAAAAAAAGACTGGGAAGACGATGCCACTAAATTATATGGTATTGGTAAATATGGCTCAGATGCGTATAGAATATTCGTAAAAGAAGAATGGCGCGAAGTCATTCCTACTGATAGTGCACTTAAAAATTATAAATCTTGGCTGGAGGAAATAAATGCCTGAAGGACCCGAAGTAAAAACAACTGTTGATTTTTTAAAATCATATGAAGGAAATATTCTCACAAAACTAACAGTTTTGTCTGGAAGATACACCAAAAAGCCTATTGTCAACATTAACAACCCATCTTGGAGACTCCCTTTAAATTTAGAATCTGTAGACTGTAAAGGTAAGTTTATATACTTTTGTTTGCAAGAAAATGTTTACTTTTTTAACACGTTAGGTATGACTGGTATGTGGTCAAATAGTGCATCGAATCATGCTCGAATCAAATTAGATTTTGACGGTGAAGCAGCACCATTATATTATAATGATGTTAGAAATTTCGGTACTTTTAAAATCGCTTTGCTTAAAAAAGACTTAGACAAAAAGTTAAAATCAATTGGACCTGACTTTCTTAAAGACGGCTGGGGCCCAAATTATTTTTATAGAATTCTTAAAAAGAATTCTCATAAAACAATAACAGAATTTTTAATGAATCAAAAAAATGTAAGTGGGATAGGCAACTACTTGAAAGCTGAATGTTTATATGAAGCAAAAATATCACCACATCGTTTTTGTGCCCATATAACATCAGAAGAGTCTGACAGGTTATTCCACGCTTGCAGGCGCATCATACAATTATCTTATAAAACGGGCGGCGCAACGATTCAGAACTATCGTAAGCCAAACGGAAAAAAAGGTTTGTACAGTCAGCGCTTTGCTGTGTATAATCAAAAAACTGCACCTTGTGGTAATAAAATTATTAAAGAAAAAACTCTTGATAAAAGGACCACACATTGGGTGCCAGCCATTCAAAAGTAAGGAGATATTATGAATGAAAATGTAAAACTGAATGATAGCGTAATCGCACACTTTGTTAAACTTTTACAGTTAGGATTATTAACAGGTACAGATATTGTTGACCATTTTAGAATGGTTAGACTCACTGTAGAAGAGGATGAATTATTTCTCAACAAAGAATACGAAGAAAATCAAGAAGAAAACATCAACAAGATGCTCCAGCAAGTAACAGAGAATTCAGAAACACAGGAACAGTAATGAAAGAATGTAAACTTGAAGAAATGTTTAAATTAAGACTGTCTTTTATGAAAACTATGAAAGAGGTTATTCCAGGGTCATATCCAGATTTTCCTGTTGACATCTCAGAAAAAGCATCTCAGCAAGTTTGTCGTGATTTAGCACTTAAAGGTGTTGAAGAAATGTTTGAAGCATTACAACATTTAAAAAACTGGAAACCACATCGTGTTACAAACATTGAGCATACACTTGATAGAGAAGAGTTCTTAGAAGAGATTGTCGATGCACTAAACTATTTCTTTGCGATGTTAATAGTAACTGGGTTTGATGAAAAAGAATTGTTTACTGCATATTTAAAAAAGGATGAGAAAATAAGACAACGTCTTACTAATGGTTACTGAGGTGGTAGTGGAATCAAACGTGACATTTAATGGTAAAAAAACAGATTTGTCCTTTGAGGAAATCAAAGTAAAGGTCGATCTGTATGGTTCTTTTTCAGGATCAATTAATGCAGGAAATACAATGTTTTTATTTAACAATGTAAAGTCTGAAGATTTTCAGTATTATGTAGATACCTTTAAAAAACATTTAAACCAACAAACCGAAGCTGAGGTGACCTTTGACATTCAAACAAATGCTATTGAAACAATTACAATATAACAAAAAAATTGTTGGCCCCGGTGATCAATTATCACAAGAATTAAAAGAGAAGATAACACAAGATAATGTACTATGTGCACACGCAGAACTAAGTGCGTTAGTAAATGCAACTAACTATAAAAACCACCATCAACATTCAGAACCCCTAGCTAATAGAAGAACTGTTTTGTATGAGACGGTTGATGTTATTAGATATATGATGGCAACACTGAATACATGGGAGATAACATCCTCAGAGTTTGAAAGGGCTTTTGAGAAAAAGGATGTTTATCTTAATAAGCATTACGAGCTGCAGCAGAAAAAATGGACCGGACAACCTGTTGCAATTGTTGATATTGATGATGTTCTAGCTAATTTTCGAGTTGGTTTCTCTGATTGGCTGTATGAAAAATTTGGTGTAAGGGCAGATGTAGATTCTAAAGAATATTACTTTATCACAGCACTTTCAAAAATTAACCTTAACTCTGAATCTGTATTTAAGATGTTTCTTGACGACGAAGGATTTGCAAACTTAACTATAGACACTGACAATTTAGAAATTCTGTGGCAATTAAAGAATAGAGGATACTGGATTCATCTTCTAACAGCACGACCAGAAGAAGAACTCCAATGTTTGTATGACACGTATTTTTGGATCTGGCAACAAAATATTCCGTGTGATGCAATAAGCTTTTCACCTGAAAAGTTTAGATGGTGTGCTAAATCAAAATACTATGATGCAGGTGCAATTAAATTCGCAATTGATGATGCACCAAAACATGCTGAAGATTACGCAAAACACGGAATTAAATGTTTGGTACCTAATAAATCATATAACGAGCATTTAAGCCATCAAGATATCTTTCATTTTAATACTTATAGTCAAGCTATTTCCATTTTAAAGAGTGAAAATTTATTAAGGTGAAGAATGAGATTATCGAAAAGCCAGTTAAGTCTAATTATTGAAAACTATTTATTAGAAAGCGTTAATACAGAATCTATACGTTCTGAATTTGAAAAAGCAAGAGATCAACTTAAACAAGAATTTTTAAATTCAGATAAATTTGATAAAGTTGTAAGGGCTAGTGTTGGTAAAGGTTTAGACATGACGCATCTTTATGTAGTTCCAAAAGATGATCCAATCAATAAGAATCCTGAGTTTTCTGCTTATGAAGGTTATGCACTTCACGTAAAATTTGTAAGGGGTGAAGAAAGACCTAAAAAAGAATATTTTGATACGGACATAATAAAAGACAAAGAATTGGAAAGCAAGTTTAGTTCAAAGCCTATTGTAAATCCAATTGTTGTTATATTTGAAAAAAATATAAAATCAAAAATTAGCCTTAAGCGCTTATTACTTCATGAGCTCGGTCACGTAAAAAACAATTTTTTAAAGTTTTATGCCGGAATAGATTTGAATGTTAATGAGGTTCGAGCGGTACTTCGAAAAGATTTTCAAGGAAAGTCTATCGGTAAAATTGTAAATATACTTAGATCTGAAAAGCGCTTAGGTAGAATTAACCCACCAGGTTTTTTAAGGCTAGTAGAACGACTTAAAAAATATTATGATGGCGTTTTTGCAGATCCAGCAGATGAATTATCAGTTGACGAGTTTGCTGTTAGAATATCGGCTTTGCAAAGAGACATTGTTGCGCAAGCTTCAGTTTCACCCCGTGCTGAAGAAGTTATGTCATTTACAAAAATGGAACGTAAATATGGGATAGACGCAGCCGGCTTAGCACTATTTTTGGAAAAAAATGTTACATTTGAAAAGATACAAGCAGTGGCACAAAACATTAAAAAAAGTAACACAAAAAGTGCAACAGGGTAAAATATTGTGTATAATAATAATGTGGATAACACAACAAACTAAAACTAATCAGGAGAAAAAATGTTACTATTAATTTTAAATTTGTCAATCGCTTCAGCACAAGAAACAGATAAAAATGTTCGCTACAACAAAAGAACAGAAATTGATTTTGAAGGCTTAGATATTACAGGTGAAATGATAAAGCCGACAGGTGCTCTAGTTCAGTCTAGACAAACTGCTAAGTTTAATCCGTTGATCAAGATTAGAACAGACTTTAACCTAGAAATGGCACAGTCTATAAACAACGTTAAATAATTAGTTCTTTTCAAACAGCAAATGGCAGCATAAAAAATGCTGCCTTTTTTGTATATTTTGTTAAATTTTGATATTATAAAAAGCAATTAAAAAAAAGGAGATTCTATGCCACAAAATCTAGATTTAAAACCTGTCGACTTACCAATGGAGTTGAAGTTTGGTCAAGAACCACACACAATTTTCCATAACAATCTTGAACATCTTAAGGTAGAACTTATCGATGCTCCTACACGCTCACAAGCATTAAATGTTGCTTGGCAATATGTAAAAGCAACTTGGGCTGATCATCATGATGAGACAAATCCAAGCACAACTAGTCTTAAAGAATTGTCTGCAAATCTCGAGGATGTGCTCTGTTTCCGCGCGCTACCAACACCAATGGAATGCCTAGGGTTTACTTTTAAGTTGTCTGGCTTGTCATTTCAAGAGGTTACACACATTATTCGACATCGAGCGGGTTCTTTCGCAGCTCAATGTACTGGTGATCGCGATTTACGTGACGATCCTGCAGTTATTCCTGAAGCAGTACAAAACTCTCCTGAGTTTCTGGAAAGATATAAAAGAATTGTGCGTGATTCAAAGCAACTTTACGCAGACATGACAGATTCAAAAGATGTATCAATGATGGATGCAAGAATGATTCTTCCAAAGGCAATGACATCATTTTATCTGATGCGTCTTAATCTCAAAGATTTGTTAGGTTTTATTGCACAACGTCAAGATATGCAAATCCAACCTGCAGCAGATAATTTACTTGCCGTTTACATGGCACGTGAAGTTTTAAAAGTTTTACCTGAGGCATCAGCAAGGATTGATTTCAACAAACCAGATATGCACTACATTAAAACGTTCCGTGTACCTGATGGTAAAGGTGGAGAAACATCGCGAGGCACAAATCTGTACTGGCCTGAACCTAAGAATGATAAATTTGATTATCATCCTAACGATACAATTTATCAGTCACGCCGAGAGGATATTAACGGTACACATAATCCAGGTACAGAAACAGTTTTCACACAATTGTGGAATGAAACATTAACAGAAATCGATGCAATTAAAGCGTCATACAATCAATTTATGGGGAAATAATATGAGTTTAGGGAAGGTATACTTAGCAAGTGGGTGGTTCTCGCCGGAATGGTTGCAAGAAGTAGAAAACATTAAGTCTGTGTTTGAAAAGCATGGTGTTAATTACTTCTCACCAAAAGATGAAAATCTTTGTGATAACGATGCAGCTGAATCGATGCAAGACCAGATTTTTGAAGGTAATATAAAACATTTACACGAAAGTGATTGGTTACTTTGCAATACAAGAAACAAGGATATGGGAACGATTTTTGAGGCGGGTTACTTCAATTGTCTTGAAAAGCCTATCGTGTATTTCTGTGATGGTTTGCCTGCAGGTGCGCAATTTAATCTCATGCTAGCTGCAAGTGGTATTAAGGTTTGTCGATCATTAAATGAGTTTGACGACTATCTTGGTCGTTGTGTTGGTGGTGATGAATTAATTGTTGAAAGATATCAAGGTGAAATCGAGTAATCGATAATTAAGCGAGATATTTTCAACGGGTCAGGATAATTAGTTCTGACCTTTTTTTTGGAGAATTTATGAAAATTACACGACGACAATTGAGACGACTATTAAGTGAAAGACTGTTAGTAGAAGCATCTGCTGAAGAATTAGCAAATATGAAGGGCACATATTCTATAAACCCACAGTCTGCGCAGTCACTAGGATTCGCCGGGGCTCAATCAGGCGCCGGACAAATAAAGGTCGGTCCTCGAGGCAACGTGAACGTTGGAACTAAGGATGGAAATTTTATCCGTGAAATCAAACCATCAGAAGTCACTCCGGAGCAACTAAATTACATAACACTCGGGTATGATAGAAAACAAGCAGCAAATAATACCGTCATGGGGGAAATGAGCACTTATTTCAGAAAAAATGCAGGGTACTACAAGGTCAACAATCAATCCGGTGTACCTGCAGGAGCCACACACATTAGAATTTATGGTGATGCTAAATACCGATATATCAATTTCAATGAAAAACCAGAAAAATATGTAGGTGCCAAAGAACCAATTGCACCCTCTGTATTCCTCGGTTGGAAAAGCTTCATCGATGGTTTGACGAAAGACAGCAACCCGAGCAGTGCTGATACTTCCACTGAAGGTGAAACAGACACCAGCGCTGAAAGAGACGGTGAACAGCAACAACAACAGCAGCAACAACAGCAACCAAAACCAGAAAAGAAGAATAAACCAAAAAAATCAGCTGATAAAGATAAGAAAGTTGCTTTCATAAGAAAAGTTATTGGTGATGACGCTCCTGGCAAGTGGAACAAAGAATCAGATAAAAAGTGGAAAACTTGGGTCGAAGGGCCATACTACGCAGCAGGCGTACGCACATTTCAAAACTTTTATGCGATGGTGCAATTAGGTAAAAACAACAAAACTAATGCAACAGAAGAGGATTTTGATGCAGCTCACAAAGAAAACAACGCTGTCAGTTTAGCTAAATTAGCGGGATTCAAACCAACAATTTCAGGTGTCTACAACATGTGCAAAGAAATTGATGAAATGTCGAAAGAAGATCTTCAAGCTACAGCAATGGCAATAACTGCTACTACTGAAGGAGAAACAAACACCGCGGCGAGCAAAGCAGTGGACAAAGATGAAGTAATAACTCAATCATTTACCGACGATATTAAGGCTGAGATGTTTGGGGATGAAATTGCCAAAATTCAAGATCCAAGAGAAAAGTCTCGAGCAGTCAAAAACGTAGTAAACGCGTACAACAAGAAGAAAGAAGAATTAAAGAAAAAAGGCGACGAGAGGGAAATTCAAAATTTGGATAGAGGATTTAAGCTTTTTAAGAAAAGGTCTAAAGCTTCGAAAGAATTTGAAGCTGCATCTGAAAAGGTTGATGAAATAAAAGACCTGCAAGAATCGTTAAGCAGGGGCGCACTATATAGAAAGCATTACTACGGAAGATACTAGATCAATATTTTCTTCTTAAGTTTTTCAGATACAAGGTGTCTAAGAGTGAGCTCGTCAATACGAAACAACCTTCGTTCTTCTAGACCTCTTTGCTTTTTATCGTCTAGTTTAACTTCACGTCCAGTATCAGTAATTTTCTTTTCTTTAAATTCCATCTTCTTATCTGAAGTAATATCTTTAAGTTTCACACTGAGATCATCGTTGATTTCTTTACCTGAGATCGGCATAATAGCAGAAAGCTTTTTACCTTTTACCAGTTCAAACATAGCTGTTATTGTTTGACGTCCAACTTTGTAATCTTTTTGCAATCCATTTGCCTTCTGAAACTTACCAACAGCTTCTTTTGTTTTTGGGCCATAATCGCCATCGATATCATCGTCGGAATCTAAGTGTTTAAGTTGTACTAACGCTTTTTGTATTGCAGCTGTCATCATTTTATTTTCATTGTCTGATTTATTCATTGAAGTACTTAGAATTTTGTCACCTGACAATACATCTTTAAAAAGTTCTTTTGCGCTAATCTCAAAGTCTCTGATTCCTTCTACACCGATAATTGTAATCATCCATTTAATTACATTGAATGTACCTTTTTCTGTTTCTTGCTTTACAACCTTAGGTTCTTTACCGCCAGGCTGTCGTTGTAACTTTGTACCATCAGCATCCGCGGCTGCTTTAAGTTTATCCTTACCTATTTTCTCTTCCGTATCTTTAACTTTTTGTGCACGATCGATACCTACGGAAACCTTAGCTTTTGATATGAATTGTTTTAGCTTTGACTTTATAACCTTTCTTTTGTCTTTATCAATTGCCATACCGAAGTAACTTAGAATTTTGTTATAAAAATCGATGTCTCCACTACTTAAGTTTCTATGCTTAGAACTTTTATTAAGTGCCGATTGTAATCCATCAAATAAGGACTTTGCTTTTTTGTTGAAATTTTGTTTTGATTCAGTTTGTGCTAGCGCAACTAGTCTTAGTATGATTGCATTTTTTACGTCAAATTGTGCGTTTTTCATGCCAGGTTGCATGAAGGTTTTAATTGCTTGTCTGTCACCTCTTTTAAGCATGATTTCTCCTTAATGAAATTTGTCTAATTATAACTATTTGGCAAGACTTAATAAATAAATGTTTTATTGAAATTATGAAAGATAGTGTGTAATATAACAAAAGGAGGATTTTATGTCAAAAATTTTTATAACAGGTGAACGTGGTTTTATTGGTACAAATTTAGCAAAGCGCGCGGATCGTCATGGGTTTGAATTTATCTCGGGTGTTCATGAACTAAACGAAGACGCAGCATTTGTGTCACAATTTACAACAGAAAAAGGTGAACCTTGTGTTCATCGCAATTCAGAAGAAGCGTGGCAAGCTTTTTTTGAAGTTAATGAAATTGATTATGTCATACACAATGCAGCAGTCGTGGGTACTGATGTTGTTGCTTTAAATGCCAAAGAATCAACACTTACCAATGTGCAAGGCACATTCAATATTTGTCGTGCTGCAAAAAAATGTGGTATTCCTGTTTGTTATATGGGCACGACAGTAATTTACGATACACCAAAATATCAAGAAACTGCTATCGAAGAAGACTCAGATCGAGGTCCTCATACTTTCTACGGATGTCAGAAGCTTGCCGCTGAAGAAGTTGTTAAATCACATAGCACCAAGTGGATGATCATTCGCCCACTCTTTGCGTATGGTGGTGATGGTGATATGAACTCTTTGATTGCAAAAACGATATACGCAAAACTCAACGGCATACCTAAGGTCAAAATGTTTCTCGATCCAACAAAGTTTAAAGACTACTTGCATGTAAATGATTATTGTGATGGTGTTTTTTCTTGTATGAAAGAGGATAATTGCTGGAATAATGACTTTAATATTGCAGCTGAAACGCCAATTGTCACAGGTGAAATTATAGAATTAATGGATAAAGTATGCGGACAGAGTTTCTCAGATACAATAGAATGGCTTCCACAGACAGAGTATATGGGTAATCATATTTTAAGCGGTAGAAAAGCCAGAGAGTTTACTAGCTGGTATCCAAAGATAGATCTAGCAGAAGGTATACGAATGTCATATGAAAGCATTTTAAAATCAGAAGGCTATAATCCTTTGAGGTACTTAGAAGAAGCAGAAGAAAAAGGTGTTGATCTAACTGAATACTTTTAATGAAGTTCTATGAGGGTGACTTAATAGAAACACTTACTTATAAAGGTGAAATTATATACGGAATTGTTTTAGAATCTGTTAACAGATTTAATTACACTGAAGTTCGTATATTGTCAGGATCAAGAATAATCGCAGTTGTACACGACGGCCGAAAAGGTGGTATTAAACTGATACAAAGGATTGACAATGAAAAAAGAGCTACAAAACAAACTATTTGAAAAATATCCAAAGATTTTTAAGCAGCGAGAATTAGACAAAGCTGTTACAGCAATGTGTTATGGAATCGCATGTGGTGATGGATGGTATACGTTGATTGACGAGATGTGTGGAAATATACAAAATCGTATAGAAAATGTCAATAGAAATAAATCAGAAGAAGAACATCTCGACTGTCAGGCCACCCAAGTAAAAGAGAAATTTGGTGGGCTTCGTTTTTATGTTCAAGGGAGTGACGATTTTATTGACGGGATTATTGATTTAGCAGAGTCAATGTCATATCGAATCTGTTCAAAATGTGGTAATCAATCTTCACCCCAGAAAAAACGTGGGTGGATTTATGCTTTATGTGACAATTGTCAAAATGGTTAATAATTATAAAGTAGATTGGAGTTTATAATGAAAATAACACGTAGACAATTAAGGCAATTGGTTGTAGAAGCAGCGATGGTAAGCGATGATCCTTTGATAATGCAAGTTACTAGTATGAACAGTTACTATGATCTAGTTGAGGTTTGCGAAAGAACAAACAATGTAGGGTTAGTAAACGCTTTATTGAAAGCAGTTAGAGAAAGAAACGTTGGCGGATTAAAACACATCGGTAGATTTGGGATCGGTTTTATTCCTGTTGATCGCCCTGGACAACCAGCATCTTACAAGGTAACATATGCAGATACACAAAGAGCAGTAAAGGAAATTGATGAAAAATCTTACAAGTATTTAAATTATAACTTAAAACTCCAAGATAGCGGCGCATTGGCTCATTTATTTAATCCGTGTGCAAAAGCATTGAAAACAGCAGCTAAAGAGGCGGGAAGATTAATACAAGATGCTATCGATAATCCAGATCGCTATGCTGCACCTGAAAGAACATTTTTGCAAAAAGCAGGGAGTTTTTTAACAGGAAAAGGATATAGCGAGTGAAGTTACTAAGAAAAGTGTAATCTTAAACTCCCTGTGTTATAATAAAAATAAAAACACAAGGAGTTTACTTATATGGACATTAAGCTAATTACACCACCCGATCGTTTTGTAGGTTTTCACGGCCATACAGGGTTTTCTGTCTTTGACGGTTTAGGTTATCCATCTGATCATATCGACTTTGTACTAAAAAATGGTATGGATGCTTGGGCTTTAACTGATCACGGTAATGGCTCCGGGCTAGCACACGCTTTTAAACATGCACAGAAGGTAAAAAAGCAAGGCCACAAGTTTCGACAGATCTACGGTTGTGAATTCTACTTTGTACCTTCTCTTAAAGATTGGCGTTCTGATTATGAACAGTCTAAGATAGACCGAGCTAATGCCAAACTTAAAGCACTGAAAGAAGAAGAAGAAGGCGGCCATATTATCGAAAACGAAGAAGAAACTAAATCCTTTGATCTAGGTAAAGACGAATGGAAGCGCCGTTATCATCTGGTAGTTACTGCTCAAAACCGTGAAGGTTTAGGTAACTTGTTTACTCTAATTAAACGTGCCTATACTGACGGATTTTATAGATACCCTCGCATTGACTTTGATTTACTAAAACAATATGGTAAAGGGTTAACAGTTTCGACAGCTTGTCTTGGTGGTATTTATTCTAATCGTATTATGCGTGGTAATGCTTTAAAAATACCTGAAGAACAAATACAGAAAGAGTTGATGTATTTATCTGATCGATTTGTTGATGCTGTTGGTGAAGATAATTTTTATCTAGAGGTCCAGTTTAATAGACTTAAACAACAACATTTAGTAAATCATCATCTACTTCGACACTCTGATGCAACTGGTTTGCAACTTATTGCGACTCCTGACTCTCATTACTATTCTCCAGATAAGTGGGAGGCCCGCGAGCTTTATAAAAAGTTAGGCTGGATGGGTAATGACCCGTCTCCTCTCCCTGAGTTTGAGGATTTAAAGTGTGAGCTTTATCCTAAAAATGCACAACAAATGTGGGACGAATTTACACGGCACTATGATGAATACAAAGATACTTACCAGGGCTATGAAGAAAAGATTAAAAGGTCAATTGAAATCACACACGACATTGCGTGGCAAAAGTGTGAAGATTGTTGGATTGATACTAATGTTAAGCTTCCCGATTTCAACAAACCTGGCGAAACTGCTTTTCAACAACTTGCAAAAAAAGTCAAAGCAGCCCTCATTAAGGAAGGACTTCATACCAATGCAGAATACGTTGCCCGGGCAAAAGCCGAACTCGATGACATTAAATACCTCGGGTTCGAAAACTACTTCTTAGTAATGTATGAAGTGTTTCATAAGGCAGCTGATCATACTCTGTTTGGCGCCGCGCGTGGTTCTGGTGGTGGTTCTCTTGTAAATTTCTTGTTAGGTATCACACAGGTTGATCCGCTTAAGTACGATTTACTATGGGAACGTTTTCTTGGGCGTCATCGTACATCCTGGCCCGATATTGATTCTGACGCTGGTGATCGTGATGCACTAATTAATGCAGCTCGCGAGCTATACGGTGATGAAGCTGTTATCCCGGTTTCTAACTTTAACACACTTAAACTTAAATCACTGGTGAAAGATATCGCTAAGTTCTACGGTGTTGACTTTGGGGAAGTAAATAAAATGACCGGCCCACTCCAAGATGAAGTAATGTCACAAGCTCGAGACGAAAATACTGAGAAATCTGTATTTGTTCTTAAACACGAGGATTGTATGAAATATTCAAAAGGATATGGTTCTTTTATGGAAAAATATCCAAAAGTAAAGGATCATATTGAAGCATTGTTCATGCAGAATCGTAGTATAGGTCGACATGCAGGTGGTGTCATTATCGGTCCACCGCAAGCGCTAGAACAGTCAATGCCTATTATCGGTGTTCGCGGTGAACTACAAACGCCTTGGACAGAAGGTATGAACTTTCGTAATCTTGAAGACAACGGTTTTATTAAGTTTGACTTTCTTGGTCTGACATTATTAAAAGACGTTGAAAATTGTATTCGTCGTATTATTACACGTGAAACAGGCACTGAACCTACATTCCTTGAAATACGTGACTGGTTTGACAAGCATCTTAACTGTCGTTATGTTAAACAAGACGATGAAGAAGTGTGGAAACACGTGTATCATCAACGTCGCAAGACAGGTGTGTTTCAATTTACTGCAGAAGGCGCGCGGAGATTCTGTGAAGACGCTAAACCGACGACCATTATTGAACTGGCTGCATTGACTGCAATCTATCGTCCTGGTCCGCTTCGTGCAAATGTTCACAAGAAGTACGTAAAGGACAAGTTACGCGCTGATGAAATACACTATGCACACCCTATCATTAAGGAAATACTCGGGCCCACTTTTGGTCACGTTACTTTCCAAGAACAGTTCATGCTTCTTGCACAAAAATTAGGTGGATTTACTCCGGCTGAATCAGATAAATTGCGTAAGACTCTAGTTAAGAAATCACTTGATACTATGGGTAAAAAAGGTGATGAACGCGAAGCAGCACGTGTTAAGTTTGTGACGGGTGCAAAAGAAATTAATGGCGTCCCTGAGCATATTTCACAAGAGCTGTGGGAACGTATTGAGTTCTTTTCAGTATATGGTTTTAATAAATCACATGCTGTTGCATATGCTATTGGTTCTTACTACGCTGCTTGGTTGCACACATATTACGAAACTGACTGGTTAGGTACTATTCTCGAATCAGAAAACAATAATCCAAATGCACTATCAAAAGCAATTGCTGAAATTAAAGAAATGGGATACCGTATTGAGTTACCAGATGTGAATGAATCAGGTACATACTGGCAATGGTCAGAAAACAAAAAGGCATTTATTCCCCCATTGACCTCTATCAAGGGTGTGGGTAAAACTGCAGTTGTTGAAATCATGCAAAATCGACCTTATGAGTCTGTCGCTGATATGTTGTTCGATGAAAATGGTAAATGGCGCCATTCTAAGCTTAATAAAACCGGATTCTCTTCACTATGTCAGGTCGAAGCATTTAACGGACTACAAGAAATGTGGGATGGTACAATAGATAATCACAAACAGTTGTATAACATTATTATTGAAAACTACAATGTATTGAAGAAAAGTAAGTGGGGCATGACAATGCGCAAAGCAAAGAAAGAAAATGCGCCTGAAATACTTCCTATCCTTATAGAACAAACAAGAGATACTGAAGACTGGGGTCGCATTGATAAATTAACAATGTATCAAGAACTTTGTTCAGCAACACGTGATGATTTAGCATTCCCTGATGATATGATGGAAAAGATTAAAAACGCTAATGTTAAGTCTGTGCTTAATATGAAACCGGGCGAAAAAGGAGTTGCTTGGTGTTGTATTGTTGAAATGATTAAAAAGACAACAAAGAATAAAAAGACATTCTATCGTCTTAAGATTACTGATTACGAAAACAATACAGGTTGGCTTCGAATGTGGGGTAATAAACCATCATCAATGGTGCCATACTCAATCTGGTTAGTCCAAGCGTCTAATGATCCTAACTGGGGTGCTTCAACAAGCGTAGCAAAAGTAAGACCTTTAGTAACTGATTAGATAATTAGTAAAGTATAGGGGTGTTGCATGCAAATAAGCAGATTAAATCTAAAAAAACTCATAAAAACGTTATTGAACGAAGATTACGAAGGTTTTATTGGCGGCCCTTCACCTGGGGAAGGTAAAGTTACAACAATGTCTGGGGACGAATTAAATAGAATTTCTGCTGAACTTAAAGGCAGAGACTTAAGTCAGATACCACCAAGTTTGCAAAAGAAAATTGGAAAGATAGCAGATAGAGCACCAGCAAAATTAAAAAAAAGTGCAGCAAGATATTTTAAAGGAAAATCATTTTTAAAGAAAGCAAGTCAAGTTTTTGGAAGATCTTTTCCTGATTCTGATGTTTTTCTTGTGCCTTTTGCTGGGGGATCCCGAGAAGCTGCTGATTTAATTTTTGGTTATGACGACGATTTTACACAGAGTGACTTTGCATATTCAAGGGCAACGCCGGAACAACGAGAGTATTTTTCTGACAAAGATTATAATCTAATGTCACCTCAGCGGATGGCGATGGCTAGAAACAGGCTTACATCGATGGATATAAGAAGACATTTAATTTTTGATCTATTTGCAGAAGGAATTAATATGCTTTCAAACTTAGGTGTAACAATTCAAGAAGCAGAAAAACTAAACATAGAAAACGACATTGTTTTTGTACCCATTGCGTCAGCACAACCTGGAAAATTTTTGGCAACACCCCACATGATTCTACATGCACTGATAGACACAACAGGTGAAAAAGGTGGTACAGAGTTAGATGAAATAGTCGAGCCGCTACATCGAGAAATGTTGTCAATTGCAAATGATCTTGGTCTAAGTAGAAACTTAGTAAAGGAAGCCTATCCAGACAACGAATATTTCGATGCTTTCGAGTCACTAGCAACCACAAAAGCTGGGCGGATGAAAATGATACAAACAACTTCTGATATGGTTTCTGAGATGTTAGTACAGGAATTAGCACAATATGGAAATAAAGGCTTGAGATATAATCTAAGTAGTCTAGCACAATTTCCAGAGGCAACAAAAAGTAAACTTGCAGACTTCAAGGTTTCTATTGAGAATACAGCAGCACAAATTAGAGAGTTGCTGAAAGGAAAAATTGTCTTAATAAATGTTGTGTAGCTTTGTGTAAAATTAATTTTTGCAATATACTATTGTTAAGTGATTACTATAAACGAAAAAACATTTAAAGTTGGAGAACTTTGTATAGTCTCTCACCGAGACAGGAGTGTACTAAAACATGTATACGGGATAATCGTCAAAAGAAATCCTTTAAAGCTCCGAAGAAACTTTTATTCTGTTTTTTATGATGGTAAGATTAAAGAACACGAAAACTTATTTATTGCAAAACTAGAGGAATAGAAAATGAGTCACAGCACACCTATTGATTACATTTTTATTGAGGGTCCTGACTGTTCAGGAAAAACAACATTATTTGAAATGATACATAAAGCATCTGATTTCCAATGGAATATTCAAGATCGATCAGCATTATCAATGTTAATTCATGCAAAATACTACGGCCGAGATACATTTAGACATGTTGAGCAACTTAAGCGTGAACTTTATAATCTTAACAACCAGCTAATTATTTGCCTTCCTGATTGGGATGTTATTGTCAAGAGGTTTACAGACCGCGGCGATCCAATTCAGAGTCTGTCTAGTTTACATAAACTTTACAATTTATTCTTTGAGGCATCAGAAGAGTTTCAAGATTATCCTAACGTCACAGTTATCAGAAGTGTTGTGGATGAATCTCTTGTTCTTAGCCTAGTTAACCAGTATCGAGCATTTGGAAGAAAATCTGTGCATCATCTGCGTGATTCTATGCTGCAAATGTTAGGTACATCTGCTGCAAACAAGCATCAAGAAATTATTGGTTTTAACTTTGTGCATTATGATACTGGTGATTTTTCTGATATTAACAAAGGAATGTTATTTTATGAAAAAGAAAAAGATTACTATAAAAGAATTGAAACTGCAATGTTCAAGACAATAAGTTCTGAATTAAACGGTGATAATCCATACAATCGAAAAGAAGATTTAAATTCAAGGCGATTTATCTATACAGATAATAGTTGTATTGCAACATGTCATTTTTTAATTCGTGATGATTATATGGATGCTCGATTTTACTTAAGGTCATCAAACATTAAAGACACAGTTAAATATGATTTAAATTTTTTAAAACATTTGACTGCACAGGTTTTTAGATATTTTAAGTGTGATAGACAGGGAAATTATTGCAAAATGAAATTCACAGTAGGCTCAGGCCATATAATTTAACAGAGGAAATAAAATGAGTGAACATAGATTTATGTTAGATAGAATTAGAAAATTAGTTATTGATGTCCAAGACTTTCCAGAGAAAGGAATTGTATTTAAAGACATTACACCACTATTCCAAAACCAGTCAGAATTTCGCAACTTAATGACTCATTATGTCAGAAAGATTAAACACGATGGCGTGATTAATAAAATAGTAGCGATAGATTCACGAGGTTTTCTTTTTGGGACAATTCTTGCATACGAAACCGGTTTACCTATGGTACTAGCTAGGAAAGCAGGAAAGCTGCCACGCAAAACCATACAGCAAACTTATAATCTTGAATACGGCACTGCGTCTTTAGAAATTCATGAAGAAGATATTATGCCTGATGATAACGTTTTAATTGTTGATGATGTACTTGCAACAGGCGGCACTGCAGTGGCAGTTGCGAATATTGTTAAAGCGTTAGAAGGAAACATTGCCGGCTTTTGGTTTCTCATGGAAATTAAAGAGCTAGGCGGGCAAGATATAATATTTAATGAGTTTGATATAGACACAAGTGATATTGAAGTAGTATTATAAATCTTAATGTTATAGGTTATAATATCTAGGTTAAGGAGAATATATGAAAAAAGCATTAGTGACAGGTGGCTGCGGTTTTATTGGTAGTAATCTGACAAAAGAATTAGTGAAGCAAGGTTGGCAAGTAGATGTTGTTGACGACATGTCAAATGGTCATTTAGAATTATTAGAAGGATTAAATACTAGAGTTTTACTTAACGGATCATTTTATACAGCATTTAGAAATTTAGATGCTGATAGAGATAATACAGTGTTAGTTATTCAATCCTGCTTTTCTGACCCACACGTTTTGGCAGCAATTTATGGTGGTTGTTATGACGTTATTTTCCATCAAGCAGCAGTACCTCGTGTAAGCTATTCAGTAGAACAGCCATGGCATACAACTGATGTTAATATATCGAAGACTGTAAGGCTGTTTGAGTCAGCTCGAGACAGTGTTGATAGAATTGTCTGGGCATCTTCATCTTCAGTTTATGGTGGCGCTGATCAGTTACCAACAAAAGAAAACACTATCAAGAATCCAAAGTCACCTTACGCTTGGCAGAAATCAGCAATAGAAGATTTTGCAAAACAATGTTGGGATTTGTACAAACTAGACATTGTGTGTCTTAGATACTTTAATGTTTTTGGTCCCGGGCAATACGGTGACAGTCCATATTCAACTGCAGTCTCTGCTTGGTGTCACGCGACGAAAAATAACTTAGAGTGCAGATCTGATGGTGACGGAAGTCAGACAAGAGACATGAGTTATATTGACAATACAGTTTCAGCAAATATACTCGCTGCAAAAGCTAAAGGCCCTTTTAAAGGTGAGGCTTATAATATTGCGTGTAACAGTCGTGTCTCTAATAAGGAAATACTAGATTACTTTGTGGCAGAGTTTGGTAGTAAGGTTAGACATGCACCTTGGCGATCAGGCGACGTAATGCACACGCAAGCAGATGTGTCAAAAGCAAAGAGAGATTTTGGTTATGAACCACTGATTCATTTTTGGGAAGGCTTAGAAAAGACAGTACAATGGTGGGGTTTAAGAGATGGCTGATTTAATTTTATACACTGGGCCAATGTTTAGTTCGAAAACAACAAAATTATTGATGCAGGCAGATAAAAGATTTTACCAGAAACAAAAAGTAATTGCTTTTAAGTCGAGAATGGACGATCGTTACACACAAGTGGGCGAAATTGTAACACACAATTTTAACAAGATTCCAGCACACTTGATTAATACAGGTGATGAAATGTTGACAAAGATAGCTGAACAAGAAGTTGACTGTGTTATTATTGACGAACTGTTTTTAATCGAAGGTGGCGCCGCAGCATGTTTAACGTTGTACAAGAAAGGGTACGATGTTGTAGTCGCGTCGATCGACTTGTCTTTTACAGGTGAGCCTTTTCATGAAATAAAAGAATTAATGCCTTATTGTACAAAAATTGTAAAGTGCAAATCTGTTTGTAGCGTTTGTCAAAAAGATGCGCGATATACTTATAAAAAAGTTAGTGTTAAACATGTCGATACTTTTGATTCTGATCCGTCTGTAGAACAAATACAGGTCGGAGGTGCAGAACTTTATGAACCAAGATGTCAAGAGCATCATAATTATATGCGTGATTAACCTAGGAGAGATATATGTTAGAGCCCTCGAGTGTTAACGTTGTAATATATCATGCCGACTGCACTGATGGTTTCGGGTCAGCTTATTCAGCTTGGAAACTATTAGGAAATCGCGCTGAATATTACGCTTGCAAGCACGGATCTGAACCACCAGATGTAAAAGATAAGAATGTTGTTATACTAGATTTTTCCTTCAACAACGCCACAACTAAAAAAATGATTGAGGAGGCAAATGAGTTATTAGTGATCGACCATCATAAATCTGCTGTGGTAGAATTGCATGATATATCAAATACAATATTTGACATGAATAAGTCTGGCGCCACACTTGCTTGGGAGTTTTTCCATCCAGGTAAAGAAGCACCAAAATTTATTCAATACATTACTGATAGAGACTTGTGGCGTTGGGAATTGCCATATTCAAAAGAATTTAGTGCTGCATTTGATATGGTTCCTCACGATTTTGAAGAATTTGAAAAATTTGAGGACGATTCTGTATTTGATGATGCAGTAAAGCGTGGAAGTTATATTTTAGCATATTCTAAGACTGTTGTTAAGAAAGTGTGTGATAAAGCTGCATCAAGAAAAATTAATGGTAAGGATGTGTTAGTCGTTAATTCATCACACTGGATGTCAGAGATTGGGGCTAGATTAGCACCTGACTGTGACTTTGCAATGATTTGGTATTATGATCATAATGATAAAATAATTAAGGTAAGCTTACGCGCATTTCACGATAAAATTGATGTTTCAGAAGTATCTAAAAAATATGGTGGTGGAGGTCACAAAAAAGCAGCGGGCTTTGTTTTGCCTGGCGATTTTAAAATAGAAGATCTCTTTGACAAAGATATATAATTATCTTAAAAGAGTAATATGAAAGTAACTAAAAATGCAATAAAAAATATCTTAATTTTAAGACAATCTTACGGAGGTGAAACTTCATCACTAAGATTTGGTTTGACGGGTGGTGGGTGTTCAGGATACAAGTACATATTAGAGTTTGTAGACACAACTACTCCAAATGATTTGGTATTTAACTTTGATAAATTTAATTTAATTGTTGATAAACAACATATGGTTCTTTTAAAAAATTCAACAATCGATTGGAAGGACTCATTGATGGAGTCAGGTTTTGACATCATAAACCCACAAGCGAAACAACCTTGTGGTTGTGGTGAAAGTGTAAATTTTTAGGAGTAAATGTGCGCTACAGTGAAAAAGTAAATGATCATTTTGCAAACCCGAGAAACGTAGGGAGTCTAGATAAAGATTCGACGCAAGTAGGGACAGCTGTTGTTGGCGCACCTGCCTGTGGTGACGTAATGCAACTACAACTAAAAATATCTGATGAGGGAATTATAGAAGATGCAAAGTTTAAAACATTCGGTTGTGGATCAGCTATAGCTTCAAGCTCTCTTGTTACTACAATGGTAAAAGGTAAAAACTTATTAGAAGCTAGTTCGATTAAAAATATTCACATTGCAAAAGAATTAGAATTACCTCCCCAAAAGATTCACTGTTCTGTTCTTGCAGAAGATGCAATTAAAGCAGCAATCAAAGATTACCAAGAAAAAAATAGACAAACAAATACGGGAAAGAAAAAAGATGAGACCTAGCTGGAACGAAATATGGAAGAGGTTTGCTGAAGACATTGCAAAGAGATCACCAGATCCAAAGTTTCAAGTTGGAGCCGTCATTGTTTCTGATGACAACACACAAGTACTTGCACTAGGTTATAACGGGGATCATAAAGGTGGTCCTAACTGTAGAGACTCTCTCGAGACTGGAAAAAGTGGTTTTATACATGCAGAAGTTAATGCTTTAATAAAGTGTGATTTTAACAATCCTAAAGCAAAAAAAATGTATTTAACACACGCACCTTGTCCTGTTTGTGCAAAATGTATTGTTAACGCTGGAATTGAACAAGTTCTATATATAAATGATTACGAACCTGATATGACAGGTGTGAAAATATTGCGCGATTGTGATGTTTCTGTAGTAAAATTAGTTGATAATTAACCACGAATTTGATAATTAATTGTGTGGTGAGGTTTAGTTTTGAATGAAAACTTAAAAAAAGGCATTAAAAAGAAAAAGGGCAAAATTATTAATATGTTGTCAAATGCAATGTTGATAAGACATAAGCCTACAAAGATTGAATACACAATTCAAAAGATTGTCATTAATAATGATGAACCTTTAATTATCGCATATAGATATTATAGTAAACCAAACAGTGGGAAAAAAGTTTTTATTGAGATACCCATGAGTGATTTTAAGGAATATGAGTCGGTGTAAAAATGGATAAATTGTTTAACGGAAAAATTAAAGACGTAATACGTGATACGTTAAGGGTTGACGAAGCTTTGACAGCATCTGAGAAAAAATTTACTTTCAATTCAGACTTTTTAAGTAACGACAACTTTCAAAATCATATTGAGTTGTATCAAGGATATCTTAAGAACTTTAATGAAGTTAGTGCAAAACTTGATACTGCTGACAAACAAAATGTTAATTGTAATCATTCAGAATTCAGATCACTAAAACTTGATGAAACATTTAATATGAATGGCGTGTATTTGCACGAGCTATATTTCGCAAATATAGGCGATATTCATTCTGAAATTAAAATGGATTCCCTCGCTTATATGCGCTTATCCAGAGACTTTGGTAGTTTTGATGCTTGGCAAAAAGATTTTATTGCATGTGCAGCAGCCTCACAATGTGGATGGGCTGTCACCTACTTTAACACATACACACAGACTTATATGAATGCTGTTATCGATTTACATACAAACAATATTCCGTTTGGCACATATCCTGTTATTGTCATGGATGTTTGGCAACACGCATACTATCGTGACTACTTAAAAGATGTTACTACATACACTAGAGCCATGATGAAATTATTAAGATGGCCTGTTATAGAAGAACGTGTCAAAAAAGCAGACAAAATATTACAAGTTCTCAGGAGTTAATATGAGTGACAAACTATATAAATTTTTATTTGAACAGGATGAAGACTTAGGCGACGCGCCAGAGGGAGGAGTCAAAGTAGACACTCAACCTAAAGCACGCAAGGCAGATGATTCTGTTGATGATCAGATCGATTCCTTAATTCTATTATATGAAAAAAGGGCAATTAGAGATGACGAAGACAACTTAATGGAGTCCTTAAATAGAACTTCTCTAAAGTATTTATTTGAACAAGAAGAGGAAGAACCAGCTGAGGAAGAACCAGCTGAAGAATCTGAAACTGAACCTACAGGGTCAGAAGAAATAACAACAACCGCAGCAGTTTCAGAGCCGGTTCCTGACATAGACATCGACAAATTCACAATTAAAATCGCACGTTTAATTATGAATCACAGACAATTGCTTGATGTTGAAACTGCAATTATAAATAGAACAAAAAACTTCTTAGACGAAAATTATGGTGATAAATTTGTAGTACGTTATTTAGATGTACTAGAAGAACAGTTTGGTATATCAGCACAAGAATTTGACATGAAGCCTGTTGAGGACGCACCTTACGCGATCGGGGCAAATCCTGCTGGAGCCGGAATGAGTGGAGGCTAAAATGTCTAGACAATATGATGTGTTAGTAAAGAAATCAGTACACTTTAACTTGACAAAAGATAGTCATACTGCACTCAAAATGGCATGCACAGCACGAAGCCTATCAATGCAAGAAGTTATTGAAGCGTTTGCCAAGAGAATTGAAATAGAAGATAATAAGATGATTAAATTCTTAGATGATGTAGTTGAAGAAAAGAAACACAAAGCCAAAAAAAGTTTCAGCAAATCAGATGTTGAAAGTATATTTAGTATGATAGAAGACGAGGAATAACATGAAAATATCAAGAAGACAACTTAGAAAAATTATTTTAGAAGCATTTCCAAGAGATGAATATGGATATGATGCTTTAAAAACACAAGCAGAATTAGACGATGGCGACGGAGAATACGCACTGTCATCATCACAAAGACACTCTTTAGACCGCCAAGAAGAATTAAAAGATATGAAACTCAATGATGATAATGCTTACCTTGTGCATGTATACTTAGCCTCTGCACTTAGTGACGGTGATAAGATGGCAAGAGTTCCAGCGTGGGGTGTGGCTGCTAGTCAGCTGTCGACACGTTTTTCAGCAAATTCATCTGATGAAATAATGCCTGAAGTTGAAGAGGTATTAAATAGCTTTTTATCTAACCCGAAACTTGGGATGATGGATAAAAGAAGACTCCAACGCGAAATACCTAAATTTAAGGACATGTTACGAAGAGCGATGGATAATCCTGAATTTTAAAAAGAGGTTTTTATGGGAATAGAAGAAATTAAAGACGCAGTAAAAAGTTTACCTGCTGAAAAAGTAGAAGCACTTAAAAAAGATTTATATCTTGACACTAAGACAAAAGGTATTCTTGATAGTATGCAGGAAAAGATTGTTTCACGAAAATTGTTAGTGTTTGGTACCGCGACTGCATTATTAGTATATGCAGGTTTAGATGCAGATATATGGGGAATGATTGCAATGATGTACATTGGTGGACAATCAGCAATTGATTTCGCAAAAATATGGAAGGGTTAATAAAATGAAAAAATTAAATAGAAGAAAGCTAAGAGATGTAGTTTTAAAAGAAACAAAAAAAATCCTTAAAGAATTTCGAAACATCAATCAACTTGACGTGGTACATGTAGCACCTGTTGTTAGAGACTTTAATAAAAAAGTCGTTGCTGCGCTCGCAAAATACAATACAAATCAACTGCCTCAAGATTTATCTGAAAATGGTAGGCAGATAGCATACCAGTTTGAAACAATGATTGCATCAACAAATTCAATCATGGGTCCAGATCGCACAACTGATGATAGAATTGCAACATGTGATAGAGCAATCAATGATATACAAGAGATGAAAATATTACTTAAACAATCATCCCGCGTTGATTATGATGACACAGTCCTTACATCTAGACCGTATGATAACTAATCTTGGATTATAAGTGTTCGAAAAAATAAAAGAATATTGGCAGTGGATTTTAGGCGTTATCGTAGCGATATTAGGTGTTGGTGTGTTAGCATCTAAAAAAAGAGACAGTAGAACAATAGTAAAGGTAAGTGACGGTGAGCTTGAAAAGATCCGCGGCGAGAAGATTATCTCGGCCCAAGAAGACATATATGAACAACATCTTGAGAAAAGGTCTACTGCGCAGGAAGAGTTTGCGCGCAAGAGCGAGAAGATTGCTAAAATTAAATCCGCGCGCCAAAAAGAATTAGAAAACAATCCCGAAGAACTTGATAAAATCTTAAAGGAGAAATACAAGTTAAAGGGGGAATAATGTTTTTACTTGCTTTTATAAGCACACTATGGGCAGCTGATGTTGATTATGCAAATGTTGATAAAGGTGATGTAGCGCCATTTACTGGCAAGCTGCTAACACATGATGCATTGTCACAAATAATTACAACTCATGAAAAAGAATTACTTCAAGCAGATCTGGATAAAGAATTTGAACTGCAAAAAGTGACAGACACACTTAATCTTAAATATGACTTATACTATGCGCGGGCAGAAGCTGACAAAGCGATGTATCAACAAATGATTGAACTGCGTGACGAAGAAATAAAAATACAATCGCGTAAAGATTGGATTCAACGTCTAGCTTTCTTTGGTGGTTTTGCATTAGGGACAGCAACGACAATAGGAATTACGTATTCTGTTAATCAAAATTAGTATCGACATAATAATTAGTACATATCACGCGAGGTTGAAATGAAAGTAGCAGTAAAGAAACGCGTTTTATTTAATTTATTAAAAAATCGATTAAATGAAAATAGAATGCAAGGTGGCGATATGGCGGGTCGTTTAATACACCCATTTAACATCCAGTCACCAAACTCCGATCCTTTTGGATTCTACGAAGACGACGAGGAAACTCCGATAAAAGTTTCAGATCATATGTCTGTACAATTGTCTGTTCCAAAGATGCCTGTTGAAGATGAGGATTTTGTACCTAGTACAATAACTGAATTGTGTAACGCTGCAACTTTAATATGCAAAGAGGTTCCTTTAACACAAATTGAATATTATTATCGGCAGTTACATATGCTTTTAGATAGAGCACTCGATAGAGAGTCAGACCAAGGCCTAAATATGGTTAACGAATCTTTTGAAATTTCCAGAAATACAACTATAAAAGATTTCACCATGATATCAGAATCGTCTAGGATAAGGGTAAGACAAAGAAAAAACACGCCAACAGAAGCTCTTCCTGCTGAATTGCAACCGGAAGACTTGCCTGGATTTGCTGAAGCAACTAATAAAGATGAATATATGAGAGGCTATAACTTTGCTGCTGACTTTGAAGTCGAAGGTAAATCTGAAGATGAGTTATATGAACATGATATATATGTCGCAGCGCAATCAGATGATTTCAAAGCTGGTTATTCTGCGGGTGACGAGGTTGCAACTGGAATACAGTATGATGTAAGTGCTGAAAGGCCACTTTTTCCGACTAGGGCAGGAGAAGAGAAAAGAGGCGTAGGAATTCCGTTGTTTGATAGTTACGAGCAGTTTTTAGCAAGAGGCACTGAACTAGACCCAGTAACAGGAGATGTAGACACATCAGCATATGATAATGCAACACCCCAAGAAAAAGCTGCTATGGATGCTAGTGCTGCGCTCCAAGAAGTTTTTAAAGAAATCCATTCTGAAGCTACAGCAATAATGATGGATCCAAAAATGGCAAGAGAATTTGGTGCGTTAATGACGCCTATAACACAAGAAATGGGTTTAGGTAGTACTGATATTCTAACACCTTTAAACGTTGGGCGAATGTTTTCATACGTCAACAGAATGAAAGATCAAACAAAGAAACTCCAGAAAATACAAGATCTTCAAATGAAAATGTTCACAGTAATAAGTGAAGCTTTAGACAAAACTTTGAAACGAAAGCCTAGAATAAGAAAAGCGATTCAAGGGTATGCTTCAGAAGCGAACGTCCCGTTAGATCAGTTTATGTTAAAATTAAAAGAAGACATAACTAATTCTTATACACAATACGGTTCGACCAGTAGGGTTGCAGCGCAAGGTGGTGATGCCGCGGTTGTCAATAGTGCAATTGATAAGTTGTTTGCAGTTTTTATTAAAACTTTAAAATTACCAGGTACAGACAATAAATTTAAAGACAGGAGTCACTTTTATAGAAACGTTGATTTAAATAGCTTAGAAGAGATACTTGACGGTTTTAAGGCAGTAATTGATAACCAACTTAAAGATAAAACAAATCCTGACTTATATGTTGTTCGTGATAGAGACGTAACGGTAGGACTTACAGAAGAAGAAATTATGGGCACAGTTGAAACATATATTAATTTAGAATTTGAACAAGCTGAAAGCACACAGACAGGTGACCCAACTAGCGAAGAAACTCAGGACACAATTGATTTAGAGAATGAAACCACTGATGAAGTATCTGAAATCGAAGCTGACGATTACTTAACTGCACTTGAAAGATATGGGAAGAGATATGCTCAAGGAAAAAATGTAGAATTCCAAGATATGGCACCATTTTTTGGATATTCAAACACCTCTGGCATGCGCCAGTACTATTTAAAAGACATTTTAACGAAACTTCAAATGTTAGCTTTTACAGACACAGATGGACAACCATCGAGTGTGGGAGACCTACAGGATGAGAATGCTGTTCTAATTGTAAACAAAATGGTTGAAGTTGTACAGACAAACCTAATACCTGAATATGAAAAGAAAGTAAACAAAGGCCAGACTAAGCCTAGAAATATTGACAAGAAAAACAAAGTTAAGGAAGTTGGTACCACAGAGATCTTAGCAGCATTAAAGGAACAAATCTTACCTAGTCTAGAATTGCTACAGAAATTATTTGCTCAAGGATATAAGTTTACAGAAATAGCAGCTGACGAAAATCACGTTGCTTATGATGCACTTCAGCTAGTTGGAGGTTCAGTCTTTAGAGAAGTTCAGGACGCGCCTATATCAAATGCTTTAAGTAAAATGTTGAAGAAAAGAAATGAATTAATTGCTGATGAAATAATTGCAAGAGTAGGACAAGGTAAAGTTAACAGAACAGATATTACCGACAAAGGTGGTATTGCAGAATACTTCACAGGTCTCAAAGGGTTGCCAGATTTTGATGCTGATCCGACATCAAAAAAAGGAAAAATTGTGGGGAAACTTATCAACATTGGAATCACAGCAGAAGTTTTTGCTGAAGTTTTAGTAGAAACAGACATAATTTGGAACGAAGTAATTCTTGATGAACTCCAATATGAGGGAGGCGAATATCGTGATGAGATAGTTGCGGGTTACAAAAGCTTAGTAGACGATGAAAAATTAATGAAGAAAACAATTTTGTCAGGAATTAAGGCAATAGCACAAGAAAAACACTATATGAATTTAGAAAAGCAACCGGGCAGAAAATGAGTAGATTATTAGAAAACATACTTAAAAATCGGCAGCAACAAAAATTAAATGAACTTGATATGACAAAAAGTGGAACTGCAATGATGCGTCATTTAGGGAGTAATTTCCCATATGTTGATGATAACAATCTACCCATTGAGCCTGAGGGTGCTAATTGGAAACAAGTTCAGCAAAACGATAGAATATGTTTGCAAAAAACTTATGAGCTTGATGCAATAAAATTTTTAAAGTATTTTGTTAATGAGTTAATTCACCTTGCTGAAGAAATGTACCACCATCCAGAAATTTTAATTAATCACACAGAAGTCACTATAACATTATTTACACGCGACTTAAATGACGTAACTGATCGTGATATCCAGATGTCTAAAAAGATTGATGAAGTAATTGAAGATATTAACGTCATAAAGTTTAGAGGGTAATATGTCTTTTTTTGTAAGTGATAGTTTAAAAGGTATTATAAGCGAAAAAGATTTAGAAGCAGAAAGTCCGATTAAAATTCTTGAAGAAAAAGAAAATATCACCATCCGTTTTAACAACGACAATAGTATTTTTGAATGCGAACTATTAACAATAAACTTTAGTGAAACGTGTGATGAAATTAAAATAATTACTGACACAGCAGGTTTAACAAATGTTTTTAAGAGTGAAAACAAAATAATAATGTATTCAATAATTTTAAATGGCGAAGATTACATGCAAACCAAAGGGACAGTTTACATAGATAAATTAGAAGTCAATAAAGCAGATAATTGTATTGTGTGCAAAATAGATATATTTAAAAGGGGTTATTAGATGTTTAAAATTAATTCAGAAGATGAGTTGCTGCAGTTATTAAAAATTGTTTCACAGGAAGCCGTAGACAAATCAAGAAAAACTTTATTTGAGGCTGTAGATACAGCTCAAGAAAGATATATTTCAAATCTTCGTGCTAGCGAAAGCAAATATGGCGTTGATTTATCTGAGCAAGAGGAAGAACCAGAACCGGATCAAGAAGTCACAGCTGAAAAAGAACCGACTGCAGAGCCTGAAGAAGAAACACAAAAATCATCAATTGACTCAGAAACGTTAGGAGTTTCTTTCGATACCGTAATTAAAGATATTAATACTTTACGTGCAGGTCGTTCAACCAAAGATAAAGAAATCAAAGACGAATTATTAGGTTACTACGATAGATTAGATGACTCGGAGCGCAAAGTGCTTCATCTTTTTTTAAGTGAAATATCAAAAATACTCCAAGGGGCATTAGATGCGTCAGATGCACAAGATCCGAGTGAACCACCCTTTAATGCAGAAATTTCATTTGGAGAGGATGAAGAAACCATTCCAGATAGTGCTAACACAGAAACATCTTCCGAAACTAACGATACAGAAGAGGATGCAGGTGAAGACTCTAGCCCACCAATTAAAGTTAACGAAAGCCAAGATTTAAGAGAAATTAGAAAAAGAGTACAAAGGCTGATGAAGAGGTTTTAAAATGAGAATGACTAAAAGACAGCTTAGTGAAGTAATTACAGATTACTTGTTAAGTGAGGCAGAATTTGGATCATTTAGGGGTAGTGTAGATATAGAATTCTGTGATTTAAGCGGATTACCTAAAATCTTCACAGCTATTTTTGAACCAATAAGAGATCGAGACAGTTCAAAGCTTAAGCTCGCTTTAAGTGAAGAGCTTGAAAAAGCTGAGGCTAGCCGTGATAAGCGAAGAATTGAAAAATTAAGTGCACGAATTAGCGAATTAGAAGATGAAAATTATTGGTCAGGTTCAGATGCATTTGCCGGTATATTTGGGTCTGCAACTTTCATGGGCTTAACAAAAATCCTAGGACCAGGTTTGACAATGATGACAATGATGACAAAGGTAGATTGTGATCACATCATAAATCTTGTTAATATATTCACAGTTAACATTTTAGCACCGTTGTTAGGAATTGAAGGTGCACAACTTCAAGAACTTGAAGACGAAATTAAAAGAAACAAAGGTGAGAGAGTTACATCGAGTGAAGGTGAGGCGCAAAATCAGTCGAATATGTATTCTGATGATATGCAAGTAAAAATATTCAACTCAGTGTCGAATGTTTTTAAGGATAACAATCTTTTAAATTATGAAAAACGTGACGAAGCAAGAGTGTCTGGTAAATTACGTTTAAATGATTATGACGGCAAAATAACTGATATGCACTTAGATTTCTTTGAGCTATTTTCTCCTGTTGAATATTTAAAATTTTTAGAGGATCCTAGAGAGGATATTCCAGAATCAGCAAAAGATAATTTTCTTAATGCCATAAAAATTTTAGAAGATCAAGGCCATCGAGATTTTGGATCTTTTATAAATGCATTTGTATTAGCCACACCAGGAACAAGAACAGATAGTGCTGTGGCAAAAATTCTTAAAGCAGCAAATTTAAAAAATTATTTTAAGGAACCTAAAGATGCAATAAAGTTTGTGAAAACAACATTTAACACAATGTACAAAGAATTTGAATTTGACGGATTCCAATTATTCGGTTTATAATTTACAATTGTAGTAACATTAATTATAATTTTTTGTTTTAAGGAGAATTAATTATGAACAAAACAAATTGGATTCCAGAAATTATGTACGAAGAAAGTGATGACGGATTGTCTAGTAACATTCCTTTTATAATGGTACCGCAAGATCAAGTCATGCCAAAAGTTGTTTTTATCTTTGAAAGTAGAGAAACAGGTGAATACGAGCCAAATGAAGAAGGTGATCCTGTACCTATTATGGAAATGGATCTTCATCAATATGCAGATATGGAAATATTAAAACAAGGTCTTGATGAGGCTTCTTATGATATTGTAAGAAAAGTACTTGGTTTGCAACCATTGCGCGAAGCAGCAGCAGCTGGCCAAAAAATCACAGACAATGTAAGAAAAAATTTAGAATCTAAATAAAAGTATAGAAAATACATTTGATAGATGATAATTAAATGTTGTGGAGGGCATTTATTATGCGTATTAATTTTGATAGACTAAGTCAATTAGCAGGTTTACCTACTAATGGAAATAGAAAAAGCCTTTATGAAGGTGCTGATCACGATCATAAAATGGAAATGGATCACGGTCACAGTATGGAAGAAGAACGCGAAGATGAAGATTACAAGTACGAAGGATCTGCATTAAGCGGTGTCATGGAAGAGGACGAGGATGATGAACCAATGTCTGAACCTAAGGCAAAGAAAGAAATGATGGATCCTAAGTTAGATGAGATGATCGAAGTGGATGAAGTTATGTTAGTACAAGAACTTCGTCGTGCTAAGAAAATTATGCAAGAAAGCAAGCGTAGAAAATTAAATGAATCTCGCAAAAGAAATATGCTTGAAGCACAACTTAAGCAAGTAATTGATGAAGAAGTTCAAAATGTGATGGACGAAATGAATCTTACTGCTGGGTGGGTTTACGGTGATAGACGACCAAGAAACAGCAAAAAAGGCTACACAAATCAAGGAAGCATGTTGCCTGGTATTGGTTTTCGCAGAAGATAACAATATCATAAACTTCCACATATAATTATAAATCTGGCTAATACGATATATTATAATCCTAATTAAGGAGGATATATGCAACAATATCGTGTTGGTCAGATTTTATTTTTAATAGCAGACGCTAGTAAAGTAGTACCTATTCAAGTTGTTGAAGAAGTAATTAGAACCACACTTGAGGGTAAAGAAAAAACATACATTGTTAAATTTCCTAATAAAGAAGCGACGACTGTTGATATTAAAAAAGTAAAAGGTGGTCTATTTAAATCAAAAAGTGAAGTCAAAAGTTACATGATTGAAAATGCAACCAGCGCAATCGAACAGATGGTTACATTAGCTGAGGAAATGTCAATTAATATTTTTAACAGTCACCCTAATGATGTTACTTTACCTACACAATCACAAGACATAATGCAATTACAAACCGAAGATAATTTAGAAACCGAAGATAATTTAGAAACCGAAGAAAAAGTGCAACAGACTGACGATGATGGTATAATAAGAGTAGATCTTGGCAATGGAAAATATGGCAAAATCAACGTTGACAACCTTAATAAAGCAGGAGCACCCCAGTGAACGTATTACTCTTAGACGCATACAATTTAATTTATAGAGCACGTAGTGGTTATATGAAAGGAGACTATCCCGTTGTCTATAACTTTTTTCGAGGTGTCAGACCTTTAGTCGAAAAGTTCAACCCACAAAAAGTATACTTTGTACTTGAAGGAAACCCACAATTTAGAACACAGCTTAATGAATCATATAAGGCCAACCGCGTTAATAATGACAGACACTTTCATGAACAGAAGGCACAAATTATTTCTATTGTCAAAGAGTGTTTTCCTTTTGTTACGGCCAGACATCCTCACTTAGAGTGTGATGATACAATTGCAACACTAGTAAAGATTCACTGTGATCAAGGCGATGATTGTACAATCATATCTTCTGACTCTGATTTTTACCAGTTGTTAAATGTTTTCGATAACTGTTCGATATACAATCCAGTTAGAAAGAAAATGATCGATAAACCTGATTATGACTATGTCACTTGGAAAGCGCTTCGAGGCGATCCTACTGACAACATCGCGGGTATACCTGGTTGTGGCGATAAAACAGCAGATAAGCTTGTACGTTCTCAAGAATTGCTCTCAGAGTACTTCAAGAAGGAGCCTATAAGACAACAAATATTTGAAAGAAATGTTAATCTGATTAGGCTTGTGGACTTCTCTGATAACGTTACAGAGATGGAACGCCATGATGGCGTCGCAGATTTTGAGCAGTTATACGACATATTTGATGATATGGATTTTCATTCTATGCTGAAGGAAAAAACTTGGAACAAGTATGTTAACACATTTAAGGAGGTGATCTAATGTATTTGGATGACAATGTACAGCAGGCTTTACGCCAGATGAATAAAATAGCAGTAAATGAAGTTTTGAAAAAAGAAGGAGATTTGTTTGTAGCAGTTAACGTTGAGACACAGCAACGTAGAATTGTACAGATCGAACAATCATTGGTCGAGAGTTTAGCAAAAGGACAACGTCCCCCTAGTTCTGGAAGGGGGCTACTAAAGGGGTAAAATGGAAATCAAACGCGAGATTTATTCTGGACAAGAGCTTGATGCAAAATTGCAAAAAGGCATTAATAAATTAGCTGACGCAGTAAAAGTTACAATGGGACCTAAAGGTAAACTTGTGTTAATACATAGGCCTGGACAACATCCTATCGTAACAAAAGATGGCGTCACAGTAGCACAGGCTGTTAATTTAATTGACGAAGTTGAAAACTTGGGCGCACAAATTATAAAGGAATCAGCTAGTAGAACTGCAGATGAAGCAGGAGACGGCACCACAACTGCAACAGTGTTAGCACAGTTTATCTACAATGAAGGTTTAAAATATAAAACTGCTGGATTTGATGTAATGCAAATAAAAGAAGGCATTGAATATGCGAGTAGTATATTAATAGAATCTGTAAGAAACACTGCAAGAGAAGTTAAGAGCAACGATGATCTGCTTAAAGTAGCAACTATATCTGCAAATGGTGAAGAAGATGTAGCAAAACTAATCGTCAATGCGATTGACGCAGCCGGCCCAGACGGTCATGTAATTGTTGAAGAAGCTAAGGGGTTTAGTAGCTCTTTACAGGTTGTTGATGGATTTCAAATGGAGCGTGGATTTTTGTCTCCTTACTTTGTAACCGACAAAAACAAAATGACAGCAGAGTTCACAAAACCACTAATACTCATGGCTGATAGAAATTTTAATTCTGTTCGTGAGCTTATGAAGCCACTAGAAGCTGCACTCGAAATGGGCCGGCCGATAGTTGTTATAGCCAACGAGATTGAAGGAGACGCCTTACAAGGTTTAGTTTTGAATAGAGTTAAAGGGTCTTTGCGAGTAGCTGGTATGAAGTCACCTGGATTTGGTGGCGCAAGGCATGATTTGCTTTTAGATCTAGAGTCTATCGTTGGTGGCAAGGTTTTAGACAGCGCTTTTGATATGACTTCATTTGAACCTGAAATGTTCGGAACTTGCAAAAAGATGATTATTCACAAAAGCAAAACGCTCGTAATTAAAGAGGAATCACGTTCTGATGCGACGCAAGCGAGAATGGATACAATTAAAGAGAAACTTAGATATCCCGGAATAAGTGATAATGAGCGTGAACTTTTAAAATATCGTATCCAACAGTTATCTGGGGGCATCGCAATTTTACGAGTAGGTGCAGCAACAGAATCGGAATTAATTGAACGATATGATCGAGTTGATGATGCTTTGCATGCAACTCGTGCTGCACTGGAAGAAGGTGTATTACCTGGTGGCGGAATTGCTTTGCATCGTTTAACGAATGATTTGGATCAATGTGACGTTTCTAGACAATCTAAAAGTTTCATTGCGGGTTTTAGGCTCTTAACAGATGCGTGCTTAGCACCATTTAAACAAATCTTAGAAAATGCTGGGTTGTCACATCATAAAGTTTTAAATGAGTTAAAAGAAACAGAGAATAATTTTGGCTATGATGTTCGTCACAAGAAGTTTGGGGATATGTTTGAACTAGGTGTACTTGATCCCGCAAAGGTTTCCCGATGTGCTGTTGAGAATGCTGTGTCTGCTGCAACTATGTTGTTAATGGCTGACTGTTCAATGATTGAAGTAAATACCGAAGTTAAAGAATAGTTAATAACAACTCGGAGAATCACATGTCAACAGCAACAAATTACAAATTAAAAAGAAAATTAGCAACTGCCGTTGTGACAGTTAAGATTGAAAACGAGGTACATGTTCCTGATTTGATGACACGAATTAGAATTTTACCTGGAATTGCTGTTGTCGGTCAAAAAGATAGAGTCGCTCGATTCTCAGATGGAGATGGGCGTCTTCCCCTAAGTATCAAATATCTCCCGCAGTCTGATGAAATATATGAAAGCTTAAAACAGATGTGTAATCTTGTAAAGAAATTACCCGGTGTAAAGACGATTGCTGTTGTGTCGTTTAATAAAAGAAACATTACTATGAAAGGTAAAAAACTTATTTTTTAATTTTTTTTAAAAAAGGGTGTAAACTTTGAAAACGGTGTTTATTATATAACTGCTGGCAATTTTAATATGCTAGTTAACAACTTCATGTTTAATAAAGGAGGCTGATTTGAAGTATAATTCTTATAATTATTTTAATGATTTTTTTGACGACAAACTTTTTAATAGCTTATCGTCTGTGACATCTAAAAGATCTACAAAAAATGTATACCCACAGTGTAATATAACACAAGCAGATGATGGAGGTTTTAATTTTCATTTATATGTTCCAGGATTTTCAAGGAACGATTTTAAAATTGATGTGAAAAACAATGTACTTACTGCAAAAGGCCAATTGTCAGAAGCATCACGTACAAAATATGTACAACAAGAGTTTTCTCAATACACATCTTTTGAGCGCTCTTGGACTTTACCCCAAGGTGTGAATGTGGACGGTATCGACGCGTCTTACAATGCAGGTATTTTGCAGATTTCTGTACCTTTATTGCAAGAACGTAAGCCTGAAACAAAAACAATTACAGTCCAGTAATTAAAATAATACATTTTTGCGCGCAGAGTGTAACCTGCGCGCAATTATAGTATAATAACAATACAAACTAAACATTAAACATTAAACATTGGAGAACATATGAAAACGAACAGTTCACTCGAATTGTACTTTCGAGATATAAAGCGACAGACCAAACTCTTGACAAGAGAACAAGAAGTTGAATTGGCCAAACGGATCGAAGCAGGTGATATGCGTGCACGACGTATTATGATTGAGTCAAACTTGCGTTTGGCAATATCTATTGCTAAAAAATATGCACAGTATGGCGGAAGTCTAGAAGATTTAATTCAAGAAAGTAACATTGGTTTAATTAAAGCAGTCGAAAAATTCGATTGGCGTAAAGGCTTTAAGTTTTCAACTTATGCATGCTGGTGGATTAAGCAAGCTGTAACGCGCAGCTTAACTTCTAATAGCACACTACTCAAAGTACCTTCTCACACTCTTTCTAATGCTAGAAAAATCTGGGCCTTAAGACAAGAGTATCAAGAAGAGTTCGGGCACGAACCATCAATTGATGAGATATGTGAAGCTTTAGGGATGACAGAAAAACATGTGCGCAATGCACTAGACGCTGTCAAAACAAAAAGTATTGCATCTATCGATCAGAAAATAGGTGATGAAGGTAATAGAACATTAGGTGATGTCATTCCTGATAATGATTCACCAAATATCGAACAAATACTTGACAACGAATTAATCCGTGCAAGAATTGTTAAGGCGCTTACTTCTTTGACTAAGCGCGAAGAGTTGGTTCTTCGCATGCGTTTTGGTATATCAGAAGTAAGTGAAGATGATGAAAATGTTTACGAAGTAGAACTAGCATAATAATATAATAAGGAGAAAAGATTATGGCAATGCCTAAAGGATTTAAAAGCGAAAACGGCTATGGTACATCAAAATTATTTGATGGACTAACTTATCATGAAATTGCAGATACTATGCGGGAGTCAGGATATAAAATGAATCATTCAACAGCAAGAAATGTATTTGTCAATGCATTGATTAAGGTTGCAGACGAAATTGCTGATTTATATCAGCTCGAGCTAACTGATAAAGATTTGAAGCGTTTGGCAATCAACCCAGACTTTCAAGACTCTGTTCGTGGTTTTTTAAGTGAGTTAGAAATTGAGCGATCCAAATAAGCTGTTATTTCTTGATTTGAACTTTCGAACTGCTTTGTTAGAGAGTGTAGACTGGGATGAAGCTCAGTCTGCCTCTCTTTTACAGTATCTACAAGAATCCTTAACAAACTTATCTGTATTGCCTGAAGATATATTAGAACATATATTGATTGAATATGGTGTGGCTGCACATACACTAATAAAAAAAATGTTTGTAGACGCATATATAGAAAGTGGATTGTATACAAAATCAAAGGATGATTATGAGCATTAAATTAGAATATATTCTTAAAAGAAATAAATCGAATTTGAAAACATTTATTCAAAAAAACAGATTAACTTCGTATCAACGATTGTTAGAATATTGTGAATCACGAAAATTTATTCCTTGTGCAGAAGAAGAGTACAATAAAGTAGTTAAGGAACCGGTTCAAAATGAAAGAAAAAAAGTTAGTGGGAAAGCTAGTCAAGCACAAGAACCAAAAAAACGTAGGTATCGTCGTAAAAAACAACAAGATACACCCAAGTTACCTGACAGTTCTGACGATGGGTAAATTAGAAGAATGGCATATTTTATCTGTTGTAACAGATAATTAGTATATGTAATTAAAAAGGAGTTTATAATGGCAACACATTGGCCCAAGCCCGGAATAAATCACGTAGGTGAGTATCAAGCATCAGGACATTTAATGCCCATCAATGGATCTAGTGATATAGTTAAATTAAAATTTGTTGCTAGCTCAATTACTTTTACACAGAATGGAGCGTTTACTGTCTATGACGGAAACAGCAATGAATCAACAACTGTCACAGTTGGCGCAGCATGCAGAATCAAAGGTAAGTTTTTAACTTTTAAAACAACGGGTGATGCTGTTGTTGAGATTACAAACATACCATCAGGTTCTTATGCACCACCTTTGTTCACACAAATCACAGGTAGCTAACTAAATTGAAATACAGTAAAGGCGACTTAGTATTGTTGCGAGGAAGAGCGTTGTCTATGAGTGACAACGCTTTTTTTGTAGGTGTAATATTGTCTGAATCTGAAAAAAGGTATACAAAAGAATATGACGATTTGTGGAACACTAAAGAATTAATTTGGGAAAAAGTGTACAAAGTGCTAACACAGGGTAAAATTATTAATGTCACATATTATGATATTAAAGGAAAAGCACATTGAAGGAAATTAAAAGACAACTAATTGACAATAAAAAAATTGTATGTGTGTCAGGTGGATTTGACCCGATCCATATCGGACATGTAAGAATGATACTAGACGCAGCAAAGCTAGGGCATGTAATTGTTATTGCAAATTCAGACGAATGGCTAGTTCGCAAAAAAGGTTATGTGTTCATGCCTTATGAAGAAAGGCAAGAAATTCTGTATGCGATCAAGGGTGTTGTTGATGTAGTTGAAGCGAAAGACGACAACGATACCGTGTGTGAATCTCTACGTCATTTAAACCCCCATATCTTTGCAAATGGGGGCGATAGAGGTGATAGAAACACACCTGAGATGGATGTATGTAAAGAACTAGATATTCAAATGGTTTGGGGGATGGGAGGCAATAACAAGCCCCAATCTTCATCCTGGTTAATTGATGCAATTAGAAACAAGGCGGAGAGCGAAAAATGAAAAAAATTGTTTTATTTGATATGGACGGTACTTTAACACCTGCGCGTAAGGAAATGCCAGGTGAAATTGCAGAAAAATTATTTATTCTGCACAACTCAGGCTATGATATTGGGATTATTTCCGGATCAGGTTTAAATTACATAATGGAACAGTGTTGTATTCTATTTCAAATGTACGGTGCTAGACTGGATAATCTTAAAATATATCCTTGTAATGGCACGAAATATTACAAATGGAATAGTTTAAAATCAGAACCTGAAAGTCAGTATCAAAACAGTATTAGATCTGAGTTAGGCTCTGTTAAATTAAAAAAAGTGTTAAACGCACTGTTAAAATATCAAATTGATTTTATGAACAATTACGAATTTAGCGAACGATTTAATTACACTGGTACATTTGTCGATTACAGAGAGTCAATGATTAACTGGTGCCCTATCGGTAGAAATACAGGCTTTAGTGACCGTGCTGTCTTTGAAGATTTAGACTCATATTTCAAAATAAGAAATAAGTTTGCAAGGGTGCTTGGAAAAGATTCTACCTTTTCAGGTTTAGCAATTAGAGTCGGAGGCGCCACAAGTTTTGACATATACCCACACGGATGGGACAAGACATTTCCGATGAATGGTAATAGCGTAAAAAGTGGAATGTCAGTATACGATGAAATATATTTTGCAGGTGACAAGTGTCAAGAAGGCGGCAATGATCACGAACTGTACTTACACGTAAAACTTCTAAACGAAGAAAACGTGTTTGAGTCAAATGGACCAGGACATACGATCAACTTTATTAACGACTTAATTAATAGGACAAGATGAATATATTTATATTAGACGAACAGCCCCAAAAAGCTGCAGAATACCATTGCAATAAACACGTAGTTAAAATGATTCTAGAGGCAGGTCAAATGTTGTGTGCAGCGCACTGGATGAGTTGGCTAGATAAGTTTGACAAAACTCGATCAGACTTTAAGCTGATGCGGGACGTAAAAGAATATTTAAGAGTTAATGTACCTCTAGATAAACAACCACCCTGGGGTCTGACACATGTCAATCATCCTTGTACTATCTGGACCAGACAGTCTGCAGAAAACTATGGTTGGCATGTAGAGCTAATGAGGTGTTTACTACGTGAGTACAATCTAAGGTATGACAAGATTCACAAATCTACTGCGGTTTATTATTGGCTAATTAAAAATAGTCCGGTTAGCTTTCCTGTTCAAGGTAAAACTCCATTTCCTATCTGCATGAAAGAAGAGTATAAAGTGGGTGATGATCCTATACAAAGCTATAGAAAGTATTATATTAAAGATAAGGTCAGGTTTGCAAAGTGGGAGCCTCGGGCAGAAACTCCTGACTGGTTTTTACAGGGAGTTAGAAATGAGTCAAGAAGAAATACAAAAGTTGGTTGAAGTCCGGATGATGTTATTGCAAAGCTTTACTAAACATAAAGACTGGCGTAATAATAAAAATGCTATTATGCGAGAAATCGATCACATTGAGACTGTTGGTGAAGCAATTAAAAAAATAGACGTATTATTGTCCGGACATGTGACATTTTCGTAAAAAATAAAATATTTCCTATATTTAAAAATATGGGGGGTGTTTTATGCTGTACATTCTATTTACTTTACTGTTATTCTCTTGTAACGATTATGGCGTCAACAAAGTAGTTCAAACTGATCCAGAATTAGTTGTCTACCCTGAATCAATTGATTTTGGACATTTACTGTCCGGACATGAATCGGGGCTGGCAACTTTTGCTGTTATAAACGCAGGTGATGAGGAATTAATCATAAGTCAACCTGAACTAGTCACAAGTAACGACAAGTTTAGCCTAGATAGTGATTTAGAGGAAAACTATACAATCAGTCCGGGAGAAACCTTAGAGTTTGTTGTTTATTACGAACCGAAAACTTTTGAAAGTAATACCGGGCTGATTCGATTCGTGACAAACGACGAAGATGAAAATCAATATGAATTACCAGTATCAGGTTTCGGTGATGCACCAGTCATGACAGTGACACCAGAGACATTTGATTATGGTCAAATAAGTATAGGATGTGATAATGAAGAAAGAATCACCATCCGCAACGATGGAAACATATCGTTAACCATAGAAAATATCACACAAATGGTAACACAACCTCAAGATATTATCATGGAAATGGGTAGTTTACCAGCACCGCCATGGGAATTATTGCCCGGTCAAGAAGTTGATTTTTTGGTTTCTTACATTCCAGTTGACATTAGTTATGACGAAAGTATTATTCGTATCGAAGGTAATGATCCCGTACTTCCTGTTAAGGAGGTAATACAGTATGGCGATGGTGATGTCGAACATTGGTATACACAAACGCACGTGCAAGAAGAAATAGCATTGCTCGACGTCATATTCGTAGTGGACAATTCCGGGTCAATGAATGTATTCCAGCAAGAGTTAGGCAATCAAATGAGTTCATTCATGTATGTTTTTAATGCATCAGGAGCAGATTATCACCTTGCAGCGATTACAACAGATGAAGCTCGATTTATTTATTTTGATGGGCTAACTTGGATTGACAAATCACACCCACATCCAATTGCTTGGATGCAGAATGTTATTTCATCTATCAGTACTACAGGAAGTGGCATGGAAAAAGGTATTGAAATGGCAAAGTACGCACTGGAAGGAGATGGCGCACCAGGTAATGGTTTTTATCGTGAAGACGCAACCATGGTCATAATATACGTATCTGATGAACCAGATCATTCGAGCGGTGGGTATGGTTCATATACATCTTTTTTTGATGGTTTTAAGGCATCGCCTGACTTAATGAGACAATTTGCTGTAATTGGTGATTATCCATCCGGATGTCAGTTTCCTTGGATGTCTTCACACAGAAATGTATTCTTTGGATCAGGCTATTATCATATGACTCAAAGGTACAACGGTGATTGGTATTCAATATGTGCCACAGACTGGGGTCAACAAATGCAAAACTTAGCAACTACTGTCACAACACGTAAAATATTTCCACTCGATGCACACGATCCAATTGAACAAACAATTTCTGTCTCAGTAAATGGCCAATTAACAAATAACTGGGTGTATGATGTAGGAATTAACGCTGTTATTTTTGATGATCATTCTGTCCCGGAGCCAAATCAGACTATTACGATTGAATATGCAGTTTGGGGATGTGGCGATGAGTAGAAATTTAAAACTTTTTCTTACATTAATTTTTGGTTTTTGCTTAGGTTTGACGATAAAACGTGTTTATGAAGCTAATGTTTTCCACGCGTGGGTGTGGCCAGAACCGCCTATCGTAATAAATTGTTATGGCAAAGTCTTACCTGAAATTGTTGTGGTTCGGGCAATTGATTATTGGACAATAAGGGGGTTTCCTATCTCTTTTTACGAAATGAATCCATCAAAAGAAACGTGTGCGAATGATTCTATAGAAGGTTTTATAATCATAAGGAGAGACCCAAGCTTAGAAAATATAAATGTTTTAGGCCAGACTGCAAGACATACGCAATTAAAGTGGATGAGAAGTGCTGTTATTAGTTTGAGACCTGGATCATATAATCTAGATTTATTATTAGAGCATGAGCTAGGACATGCACTAGGTTTAGGACATGTAGAAGTAGAAGGTCACATTATGCACCCGATGTACATGCAGATTGGTAGTAAGTTTTGGATACCAAAATAATTTGATATTTAAAGTTTGTTGATTGTCAAATAGGTTAAATGTAATCCTGAATTGATTGTAGTTCCCGATTCAGCTCCCCCAATATTGCGAAAGTTTATCTTAACTTTATCATTTTTCTCTAGATGCGCAACCCTATCTAGTTTATGCATGTGGGCTGAATTTTCTGCCGATCCACCCGGGAAGTAATTTCTAAATGCAATTCCGCCATTGTTTTGAGCATAACTACAAGACGAAGATACCCAAAGCTGATACTGTGAAGTACCAGTATTGATACTTTGCTGGTATGCAGAAACGTTGATATTGTAAAAACCTTCTTCAGATGCTGTAAATGTATATGTTCCTGTGTCAAATTCACCTGAACCGAATGTATCTTTAAGGACATTGTTAAAAGGTATAGCTTGGAATTCGTTAGTACCTGTGGGACTATAAGCAAAATCGCTTGACATGTGGACCATAAGAACTTTTGGTGTTATGTTTGCCGTTAAAGATCCAGATATAACTACATCACCAGTAAATACTGAGGTACCTCTAGTTGTTGTACCTCTTGATCCAATAGCCCCTGAAAAAATTTGTATTGCATCCAGCTGTGGTTCTATTACTGAACTTGCAGTTGGAGTAAAAACCTGAACTAGTTCATTGTTACCGTCAGCGCCTGCAAACTTTACCTGCTCATCAAATCTTAAATCAATCCTATTATCACCATCAATAGTTAGAACTTGTGTATTACCTTTAATCCATGGGCCGTTTGCTAGTCCAGTTCCGTCAAAAAATATTGAATCAGTGCCATCGCCATCACCACTGATTATAATATTGCCGTGAAGTCGCGCGTTACCACTGACAACTAAATCACCGCCAAAAACAGCCGTACCTGCTGTAGAAGATCCTCGTGAACCTATGGAGCCAGAGACAAAAAAGTTAGTGTCTGTAGCATTCTTAACGTTGGGACTAGTTCCGGCGCCGCCAGACATTATTAAAACCTGGTCTATTGAACCTTCACTCATTTTGATCATTGATCTGCCACCGGCTTCAAAAGATATCTCATCAGCATCAAACGAAATACTAGTATCAGAATCACCAATGTGATGAATCTTATGTGCGATCGCCAGGTCGCTGTCTGTGTTACTGCTAGAAACTGTAAGCGTTGCTGCGGGTAACGAAGTCACCTTGCCAATCCCTACTCTACCGTCACCTCTCACGCGTAACACCGTTGTCGATGCAGACTCAACATCAAAGAGGTTTGTTCCAGAGCCTGTTCCGTCACTGGTAACTTTTAATCCGTGACCTGATGTACCCTGGTCGTTATCAATAATCGCAGCATAATCAGAGATATTTGCATATACGCCTAATGCTCCAGTTACTGTTAAAACACTTCCATCAAAATTAAGATTTGCTTCACCGTTTAATGTATCAGACGATGAAAAAGTTGCAATTCTATTATTAGCACCATTTGTGACACCAGAAACAGAACCGCCTCCACCACCGCCTGACTGATTAACAAAGCTTAAAACACCGTTACCGTCTGTCTTTATAACTTGATTTGCGGATCCATCTGTTGTGGGAAAGCTAAGACCATTAGCAGTCAGACTACCAGATATCACAACATTACCACCAAACACAGATTGACCTTTCCCGTCTTTCGAACCAGAAACAAAAACGTTGGTATCTGAACCAAGACCACTTGGAGTTGCAGTATTTGAATTAATTAAGATATAATCATCTGCAGCGTCAGTAAATAATTGATGTGTGTTACTGTTAGATTCTATTCTAAAGTCAACATCATTAGAACCTTCATTTATAACAACAGAATCTTGTGATGCATTTTCATCACAAGAAACCATAAACACACCACCAACAACTAAATCAATACCATCAGAAGCATTAAATCTTATTGACGTGTCAGTATTGCCTGAGCTAATAGTTCTACCAGTACCCGCTGCATCAGCACCAATGCTAATATTATTGCAAGTAATGTCACCTAATATGCTTGTACTGCCTGTTACGACAAGTGAATGTGTGTCAATACCAGCTGATCCGGATACAATGACGCCTTCACCAAACCGCATTGTTGCTGTTCCCATATTTTTTATCTTTGCCATTTTTACCTCAAATTAGTTTTTCAAATATAATTATAAATTAGAGGAGGTTAATGTATGGCAAAATATATAATCGATCAAACGCACAGTGACATTTCATTTAAAGTAAAGTACATGATGATATCTTCTGTTGAAGGATGTTTTAATAATTATGAGGCATCTTTAATCTCCAGCAAAGAAGATTTGAGTGATGCTGCATTTGAGTGTGAAATAGATGTATCTAGTTTGTATACGGGAAATGTAGACAGAGATACACACTTAATATCATCAGAATTTTTAAGTTCTGAAAGTTTCCCAGCAGTGATCTTTAAATCTACAAATACAAAAATAGTTGATGGTGAGTATATTGTAGACGGATCATTACAAATTAAAGAACACTCTAGGTCAGCAACTTTACGAGGCAAGTACCTAGGTGTTGTTGTGGATTCTTGTGGTCAAGAAAAATATTGTTTTGAATTAAAAGGATCAATAAAAAGATTTAGTTGGTTTTTAGATTTTGTTATAACTAGCAGTAAAACTGTTTTAGTTGACAATAACATAGAGTTGAATTTAGATTTACAGTTTTTAAAAGCGGAAGATTAATGAGATTAAAAACAAGAACGAAGGTCGCTTTCTTACTTGCAGCCATTGCATCACTTGTGTTTATGATATCACAAGTATTTATGTATCTGGATATTATTCATTTCTCATACAATATACCTCTATTCAACATTCTGTTATTTGCAATTTACATGCCGTCATCTGCAATTTTTGGTTGGGACATGTACATCAAGTATCGTGATGAGAATCAAATGATTAAAGATAAACTAGCAGCAATTAACAATTCTAATATTGTTGTAATTTATGATAGTAAAGGAAATATTGTGCGTGCAAATGACAATTTCTGTCGTGTTGTCGGTTATACACAAGAAGAGATTATCGGTTTACATCATATGCTTTTTGTTCCTAATGATTTTGTGAGAAATAAAAAGTACAGAGATTTTTGGAGCAAGCTAAGAACGGGAAAGAGTGTTAAAAGAAAATTTAAGAGAATCAATAAAATCGGAGAAGTAATTTGGTTATACGGTTCTTATAATCCTATTAAAAGTGGAAGTGGTGCTGTTTATCAAATCATTAATGTGTGTAGCGATGTAACTGGTGAACACAACGCTCAACTAGAATTAAATAATAAAAACACTTATTTAGAACATGCAGCAAAAATTCTACGTCACGATATGCACAGTGGTATTAATACATACATTCCAAGAGGTATTAAAAGCTTAGAACGTAGAATTAAACCAGAGCAAGTAAAAGAAATGAAGATCGAATCTTCACTTCGCCTAATTAAAGATGGATTAGATCACGCACAACGTGTTTATCGTGGTGTGTATGAATTTACAAATTTAGTAAAGGAAAATGCTGTATTAGAAAAAAATGAGCATGATTTAGGTGTGATACTAAAAGATTATTTAAAAAAGACAGCATACGCGGATCAAGTAATAATTGAAGATTTACCCACAATGTTAGTGAACGAAGCACTTTTCTGCACAGGAATCGATAACTTGATTAGAAATGGTTTGAAATATAATGATTCTAAAACCAAATTCGTAAAAGTCAGAATGCAAGGGGAAAAACACTTGGTAGTAATTGATAATGGTCGAGGTATGTCACAGAAAGATTTTGAAAAATTAAGTCAACCATATCAAAGGAAAGAAGGTCAAAAAGAAAAGGGCACTGGACTGGGATTAAACATTTCTGTCGCCATATTTAAAGAACATGGGTTTCACATGACTGTTGAGAAACTAGACGTAGGTACGATGATCAAGGTAAAGATACGATGATTAATTCTATTTTATTAGTTGATGATGAAAATTTGTTTCATCTCGTTTTTGAAGATGCATGTAGTTTGTTAGACATAACATTAGATCTACAAAGCATTGCATCCTCTGATGAAGCAGCTCGATTATTTGAGCAATGGACATCAGATCCTAGGGGAAAGCCTGAATGTGTTTTTGTTGATCTAAACATTATTGGTTCTTCTTTTAACGGTATCGAATTAATTCAAAAGATTAATTACGAGTACGGAAACGGAGTTGTTGTTGGAATTATAAGCTCATCAGCAGATCAAGAAGAGATTGATCGGAGCTTGCACGCCGGAGCACAGTTTTGGATTGTCAAATCAGATGACATTGAACCTAGACTAGAATCTTTTAAAGAAGATTACGAAGGATATAAAAATCGTACATCTCCTTTTAAAGTATATAAGTAATGATTATTCTTAGTGAAGAAGATAAAAAACAATTAATTGATATTGGTCAATCACGTAATGTTTATCTAGAAGGTAATATTATAAAATTAATCGATCCTCAAGCTGACGAATTGTTTAAAAAGTATCTTGTTGACGCTAAAATTCAAGATCGAGAGAACAGAAAAAAGCGTCTCGAAGTTACTAAGCAAGTTCAAATACAAAATAGAGAGTTAATTGCTTCACAGGAAGAAAACGAAAAACTTCTTTTAGACTTAAAAGAAGCTGTTAAAAAAGCAGATGAAGCAAAAGATGCAGCATTAAATGATTTAGACCTGATGCAAAAGAAAACCCAGTTTGAACTAATCGGAAAAATTGTTCAGGTTGCATTGTGGATCATTATTGGCGTTGGAGTTTTCACGACAGTTTTGTTTATGTTTTCAATGTATACAGGTATAGACACTACTTTGATTGGTAATACTTGGAGTAACCTGTTTGGAATATTACTCACAAATTCTTTTAGTATTATTGGTACAATAATGGGTGTAAAGTATGCTAGTGAAAGTAATAAAGAAAACTAGTTTTCCCACCACACATTTGCAACGTCCCAATCAATCATTTCACTTAGCCAATTAGGAAATGAACCTGTACAATCAAAATCAAACCACTCGCCCTTGCAAGATTGTTTATAGGGCTTCAAAGATTTAAGCAGGGATCTTTCTAAATCACCCCTACCATTTACTATGGTGAGCAACTTAAGTTTATATGGAGATCCAGTTTGAAGCTGTCGCAACCTATTTTGGGGATTTTTACTCATACCAATTTTAATTGCGCCCGTGACGTCAGATTGTATTACATAAAGGTGTTTATTCATATACATAATTTTATATAGTTATTTACTCTAATAAACAATAATTATAAAATATGTGCGAGGTACATTGATGGAAATAAGTAGGCTACAACTAAGCAATTTAATTTATGAAGCACTAGAAGGTAAAGAAGGTGAATGGTCGTACAACATAGTTTCAATAGGTGATTACAGTGACAAAGAAAATTTAAAACCTAAGGACATTAAAGACGTCCAGGTTAGAGTTGCTTCTGGTCCTAGTAACGTAGGTTATGAGTTTCCTTTGTCGGAAGTTGAAACTAATGAAGGTACAAAAGCATACGAGCAGCACCCGTTAATTTTGCAAGTAATCGAAGCGATTAAGAATAATGAAAATTTAGATAATGTAATAGTAAAAACTGCGAACCCAATTGTTGATGCATCAGGTGAAGTTTTCTTAACGGGCGAAGGATTTATGGCAATTTCTCCTAAAAAACTTAGGGAAGCTCATCCAGCAATATCTAATGATTTGGCAGTTTATGCTTTGAGTAGCTTTAGACAACATCACAAATCAGGTAAAATTAAAAGCAAACATAAGATGATGATTGTGGATTACACAATTCCAGGTAATAAAGTTAGACTGTGGTGTTTGCAAGTGAAAAACGGAAAAGTTAAAGCTTCCATCGCAACTCCTGTAGCTCATGGTAAAGGAAACAGAGCAAAAGGAAGCGATTCTGTAACTAAATTTAGTAATTCACCCGGTACCAATGCTGCTTCTGTAGGGGCTTTTGTTACTACGAAAACTTATTACTCTAAAGCTGGATCACCTGAAAAATATCCAGGCGGTCGTCCATACAAAGGAATATCGTTAAGAATAGATGGGCTTGACAAGACAAACAACAACGATCTAGCTCGTGGCATCGTAATACACGGTGCATGGTATAGAGAAAAAGGTAAGACAGGCAGGAGTTGGGGTTGTCTAGCGACTTCAGCTGAAACAAATAAAAAAATTATTGACTTTGCAGGAATTGGTACTTTTGGATATAAATTTGGCGGAAGAACAAACGCTGCAAGCATTAATACTAACTGGTTAAGCGTATAGGTCATCATATGAGATTAACAAGAAAGAATTTAAGAAAATTAATTTTGCGTGAATTTAAGTTGACCGGTCAAGCGTTTGATGATTTAATCGGTAACACAGGCAGCGGTGAACCTCCTCCAACTAAACCACCTAAAAGAGGCGGTGGCTCCGGAGAAGGTTGGCCGACTTCGGTTGTTGAGAGGTTGATCAATGCTGAGTATGGTAGTTTAAGCAAGTGGACACAGGATCCTCGAAATAGTCGTGCTGCTGTTTATGATAATTCACAAATCAAACTTTATGCTAAAGCTGTTGATTCTCAAAATTCACTTGTTTGTACTTTAGTCAGAGGAAACAAAGTTTTAGATCGATATGTGTTTATTAGAAAATCAGGTGGCGCTAGCGGAATGTTGCCTCGCATGATGGAGATTACAAATAATATATGTGATATGACAGGTAGTGAAGCAGAAAGGAAAGCTAGCGAATATAAAGAGTATAACAAGAGTTTGATAGACTTTATGACTCGAAGCGGACCGCCCTACAAGGGTGATGATTGTGCACCGCCCGAGGATGATGGAACTGGTTGGATTAGGAGATATTAATGAAAATAACAAGAAAACAATTGCGTCAACTGATGCTTAGAGAATTTAAATTTACCGGCAATAACTTTGTTGATGACCTAGATTTGTTAGGTGGAGGACCTCCTCCTGCAGAGTCTCAAGAACCTAGTGGCGGTGGCGGTGGCGGAAGAATTCATCAACTGGTGCGTATTGATTTTGAACCGGGTAATGAGTTTAATCCTAGTTCATATAATAAAGTAGCTATTGATGTTAGCGCCGGTTCGACTTTTTCTAAGATGCGTGAGATTTATAATTTATTTTCTGATAACACAAAGAACAAGCTTTACCAGATGTTTCCAGGTGGTATCGATCCAGAAGACGGATATGTAGATGCCGATGGAGACTTTATCTTTGATCAAGATAAAATATGGGATTTTCGAAGCGAGTATTATAATTTGTTAAACACTATGGATGATGCGCTTCCAGAAGGGAGTGATTACGAGTATTTTACTATTTTTCATCCAAGTTACGCTAGTCATGGTAGAAATTTTGCTGGTGCTAATGAGTTGGAAGCTATAGACTTATATCGAAGGGTGACGGGTTATACACCTGATGAGGACTTGCTTGGCGAGTATGAGATTATTATGCACAGCGCTAGTTCGTTGTTTGGGTGAAATAAATGAAAATTACAAAAAAACAATTAAGACAATTAATAAGCGAAGCCGTTTCTCAAAATCATCGACGACAGGAAGCGTTGTATGCTGTAGTATATACGTCTGGTTATCTTGATGCGTCTGATACAGCGATTGGTAATATCCTTAGAAATTACAAGGAGCTTTCCGGTCGTACTGATAGTTGGGTGCCTCTCGATGAAGCATTCGGCAACTTGAATGCTGTTATGATTGGTGGCGCTTCTGCGATAAAGAGAGAAAACCCGGGACTCGATCTTACAGAGGAATTAGTTATTCTTCGAGAGGGCCAGGCTGCTGGCCAGGCAGATTTTCGAGAGAGCCCGTATAAATACATTGAACAAGTAGCTACTCTTGTTAACGTGCAAACGCCAGTAGGTATGAGTGCTGCTGAAGGTTTAGGAATCTTTGGGGTTGCAGGAGGAGGTGTTTTACTTAGAGACACTGCCATTGGGGACGTACAACTCTTGCTTAATTTAATGAATAATGATAATATTTTAAGTTGGTTAGATGAGTTAGAAAGCATGCAGTCCATCTAATACATGAGGTTAAAAAATGAAAATAACAAGAAGACAATTAAGAAAACTTATAAACGAAGTCATGGTAGGCTATCCTGATGAGCGTGCACCATTCGATGCAACTGCTGCATTAAAAAGCGCGAAAAAGAAAATCTCAAAAGAGCCAGCGCTATCAGACATGTTTGATGACGATGACGATTACGACCAAAAAAGACAAGCTTATGCCTTAGGATCAATGACTACAGATCTCACAGATGATGAAGAACTTGCTGCAGATATGGCGTCTGATGTCATTAGGGATACTGTTGACCCGGATGAATACGAAACATCCTACAATTACAACCCTTTTGATGCGGTTCCTGGTTCTGAAGAGCTAGATCCGGATCAGCGTTTTTTCCATGAGGTAGACGATTATCAACCAATTGAGCAAGCGCTTCAAGGAACTGTCAAAGACATTATACCTGAATTGCAGATATCGAGGTTTGAAAAAAATAAAAGAGCATCTCAGGACAAGACAACTTATTACACACCGGATAAAAAATTCCAAATTTTAATGTCATTTCGTCCTGCTTACGAAGACATAGAAGATGGTGTTGATTACAGTACACCACCACAATATACAGTTGAAGTTAGAAAGTATATGCCTAAAGTCCAAAGATATGAGATGTATTCACCTGGTCCTGGTAGCTTTGACAAGTTTCGTGATGGAACTAAAGCCTTCTTTTCCACTACCTCGACGACTGCTAGATTTGTACAGGTGTTAGATCACCTAAGAAGGTATCTTGAGGAGTTAAAATCATTATGAAAATAACAAGAAGACAGTTAAGAAAACTCATCAATGAAATGAGAATTGACACTAAAAATCCATTGGACTTTGTACCTGACGGGCCAATGAAGGACAATGTAATGGATCTAATAAACGATCCGGATAAAGACGTACAGCGCCAGGGGTATGAGCTAGCTTCTTTAATGCAAGAACCAATAGAGCTTGATGCTGGTGGTGGACAAAAGTACGAAGATATTGGCTACGAAGGCGAAGATTATTTAAAAGACCTCCGCGCGGGACTATTAAATCGTGAGCAAGTGATCAGTATTTTAGATAATCTATTCGACAAAAATAAAGACTTTGAAGTACTTTCCTTTCGAGAGGGAGCCGCCCCTTCTGGAAAATTTTCGGGTCAGTACAGGGAAGTATTAAGTGATGACTTTAGTAATCGTGCTGAACGCATAAACATTAGTGTAGGTAGTCCGGGTAACAAGCCCGATTATGAAACAGGCGAATTTAGATCAGGGAAATCATTAACTTGGATAAATATTGAACAAGGACTTTATTATGACTTTGTTGCAGCAATACGTGTTTCAGATCATGACGATGACAGCAAAGGTCACAAATTAAGAGACGTAATTAGCGCATACATGCTTGCAGTCAATATCGTGAGTAAGCATTTAAAATGAAAATAACAAGAATATATAGAAATCCAATGGCAGCAATTCGGAGTTTTTAATGAAAATAACAAGAAGACAATTAAGAAAATTAATAAGTGAGGCAATCAAACGTGTTCCTGTATTTGAACCTGTGTCGCGTGAAGAAGTTCGCAGTAAGCTAGCTCAAAAACGCGCACAGAGCCGAAGTGCTGCAGACATCGATCCAGCTATGTTAAGTAAGATTGGCGAGATGGAAGCCTTGGGAGACGCTGAATCTAACCAGGCGCGGTCCTTTGCGCAAGCACTAGGGTCGATGGCACCGGCAGAAGACGTCACCGATCAACAAGAAGATGAGTATGCTGATAAGATGCTCACGCAGCATATGGGATATTATCTTGGGCCAGGCGTGAAAAAAACAGAAACGCGACTTCTAAACAAAATGGCAAAAAGATTAAAAAGCTATAGGAAGGCTGGAAGCCCTATTGAGGTTTGGATCTCTGAAGGAGTTAACTACCCTAGAACTGCAATAATTCCACGTGAACCTGAAAGAGAAACAGTAGATAGTTTATTAAAAGCTTTAAAAAATCAAGTCTATTATATTCATAGTTATGGTTATGGCGATGCCCGAGATTACCTTGAACCCTTTTTTGATAATCAAATAGATGAATATGAAGAATTCTTGGACCAATTAAAGATTGGTGGTAGTCAACCGCCTGATTACTATGTTTTTGCAGCGTTGGTTTATTTTGTTGGTAAAGATAAAATCGTTATTAAAAGTATGTGAAACTAAGAATGAAAATAATAACTCTTCTCGATATAATATATAGGTAAGGGCCCGTAATGGTTTCGACGGGGTAGAATCAAGGGGAGAGTGCAAGTAGGGAAGATACGCCCTTAACAGTTCAAACATAATAGTTGCAAACAATAACAACTTTTACGACGTAGCTTTAGCTGCATAATCGTGGTGGTCGTCTCAAACCATCTAACCAAGAGAGGCTTTAGCAGTTGGAACTGCCGAGAAATAAAATGACAACAGTCCTCACTCGGTCACGGAGAGGCGAACAATACAGTGACTATCCTGTTAATCGGAGAAATGATTAGATAAGCTTGTGAATGACTCAAACTAAGACTATTGCGGACAGGGGTTCGACTCCCCTCGGGTCCACCACTTTAGGATGTATTATGGCAGACAAAAATGATAAATGGGAAGATAACGTAGGTGGGTTTAGAATAATTAACGGTAAGAAAGTTTCTTTCTATGTTGATCGAGAGTGTATACTTTGTTCAGTGTGTGAAGAGGTTGCACCTAACAATTTTAAAATGAATGACAATGATGATCATGATATATGTTACAAACAACCAGAAAACGAAGAGGAACTCGAAGAATGTTATGAGGCCTTAGATTCGTGTCCGGTAGAGGCTATTGGCGATGATGACATTTAATTTTTTCTTCACAGATAACTCCTGCTAAATTTGATATATATTTATAGCAGGAGTTTTTTTGTGTCTGGAATTGAATTCAAACAAGGTGATCAAGTTATTGTTGATAATTTTCTTGAACAAGGTGATAGGTTTAAACTTATAGCAAGTAATGTTTGTCAGGTTCTGGCAGTGGGTAAGTATGATTTAATAGTTAAGTCACATGAATCTTCTTACTATCCTCGAATATTTACAGTATCTAAGTTGGTGTGCAGAAGAATCTCAAAAAGCAAGTCAAAAGTCCAGGTTGACGTGACACTTCCAAAAATCAACGATTTAGTTGCAGGAATCACATCTGACTTGGGGAATAAAAATCAAGAAATGCATGTTGGTGTGTTAGAAGAAATTAGACACAACAACACTTCTTCAAAAACTGCAGTAGTTAGGGAAGGAAATAAACGCACAAACATATCCTTATCTAGTTTAATTGTTTTGGAGCAAAAGAATGAAAAGTAAAAAACTTTTATCAGAAGGTTTAAAGTACCACGTAGAAAATAATGTACCGCTTAATGAAAGCATTTACAGGCCTGGTTCTAAATCTTTTTTCGCTATGATCAACGAGGCAAGAACTGCATATGAAAATGGAGATCTCGCGTTAAACGAAGATGATTTCGATTTAATTAAAACAGATATAGGTCAATTGGCTGAGTACAAAGGAATGGTTGTTGCTTTAGACTTTCCAATATTAGAGATGTATACTCTTGACGAAGCAGAGTATCAAGGTAGAAAAGTTAAGCTTAACAAACCAAAAAGAAACAGTGGTAAAGGGGGTGGAAAATACGTTGTATACGTTAAGAACCCAAAAACCAAAAAGGTTAAGAAGCTGACTTTTGGTTCTCGTGAAATGAGCGTTAAGCTTAAGGACCCTAAGCGCAGAAAATCTTTTGTTGCACGGCATAAATGCAAAGAGACAAAAGACAAGATGTCAAAAAGATATTGGGCATGTCGCATTGGCAGATATCCCCACCTTTTTGGTGGAAAGACTAGGTATACGTGGTGGTAACATGAAAATAACAAGAAGACGATTAAGGAAGATGCTATTAAAAGAGTTTAGAGAAGATGGACGCTATGATGACTTTAACTTCGGCGCCGGCGTAGGCGGTGGCCAATTACCTCCAGTTAAGCCGCCTAGAAGAGGCGGCGGTGGAGGTGGTGGCGAGGAACCTAGAGACTACCGTGGTAGAAGTAATGATCCTTGCGGTTTTGGTAATCCGAAGGGTGACTACTATTATGACTTAGTATTTAATTCTTTTGGTGTTTGGCTTGAATCTAATATGAGTGAAGGAAGTGCTAACGAGTATGATAACTATTTAGATTACTTAAAAAGTATTGATTCTGAATTTACTATGGATTTACTTTCTGATAGATATATGGAGTTTTTTGAATTGCTTATGACAGCAATTGCTGAGTATGCATGTAAAAATAACATTAGAGATATTGAATCCATATATAGAAACCCGATGTCCGCAATTTTAAATTTTTAAAAATATTTGTAAATTTACAAAAACCATCTTTACTATTTAGGTGTCCCATGAATAATAGAACAAACATAACTGCATCCGGAATTATAGTATTTAGAAATAAAAATAATCACCCAGAGATATTAGGATTAGTAGCGCTACCTAAACATAGAAAAAGAAGTAAAGGTAAGTATGACGTACCTAAAGGTAGAATTGATGATGGTGAAACACCAATCCAAGCTGCATACCGGGAATGTTATGAAGAGTGTGGTTTAGAACCTAAAATTATAAACATAAATGATCCTGTAATACATGGACCATTATGTTTATGGCTTGGGGAAGTGAATCCTGATGATGATGTTGAATTAACTGCAAATCCTTATACCGGTGAATATGAGCATGAAGGCTACGAGTGGTTGACAGTAAAAAACATGAAAAGTAATTGTCTGAATTATCTTAGGCCTTTTATAACAGAAACAGAAAAAGATATATGGGAACATTTTAAAATCTGGAGAAAATGATGCATGTGACAGGTGACACGCCTTTGATACCTATTGGAAACGGTTTAATTTGGGCAAAATTAGAAACGCATAACAGAACCGGTTCAGTTAAAGATAGAATGATAAACTACATTATGAATATTGCATTGCAATATAACAATGTTAAACCGGGTGTAACTACCATAGTAGAAGCCACTAGTGGTAATACAGGAATATCATTAGCGTCATATGCATCATCAATCGACTGTCCCTGTAAGATTATTATGCCACGAAATATGTCTGCACAAAGAAAAGATATGATGCGAGCATTTGGTGCAGAAATAATTGAAACTCCCGACAACGATTTCTTAGGTGCTATTGACATAAGGAATAGTATGATCGAAGAAACAGATGTATTTTCACCTATGCAATTCTCGAACCCGTTAAATATTGACTGTCACTACAATATCACAGCACCTGAAATATATGAACAATGTGTTGATTTGATGTTAGACTGGCGAACTTTTGTTCACGGATCTGGTACGGGTGGAACAATGATGGGAGTTAAAAAATATATCGATTTCGCCGGCTTAAATATAAAATGTGTTCTGACTCAACCAAAAGAAGACAATCTTACACACGGCATACAGGGGATTAACGATGGAGCTGACTTTTTACTGGACCGGTCACTGATGGATGCAACGATATCTGTAAAAACAGAAGATGCTATAAAACGGATGAAACAGTTTTGGCAAGAGACGGGAATACTGGTAGGTATTAGTAGTGGTGCTAATATTTTAGCTGCTGAAAATTACTTAAAAACATTCAATCCGTCTGGTATAATTATAACAGTGCTGTGCGATCGCGGCGAGAGATATTTATGAAACTAACAAGAAGACAATTAAGAAAACTAATAAACGAAACAATCTTTGCAGGTGGGCCAACTGTTGACAGCCCTGACAAAAGCGTAGGGGTGACAGTTGACATGGGAAGACAAAACCCGCCGATATATCGACCCCAGAGTGACAGAGACGAAGAAATTAGAAGAACAGCAGATCCACGAATTGTCGATCTGTTAGATTCCGATTCTGAAGCGGACAAGCAAATGGCGAGGACATTAGCTAGCTCTATTGACGGGAAACCAGAGGCGTATGAGACTTTAACTCCGGAGGAGCGCGAAGCACAGGGTTTGTTTGATGAGTTTTACCCTGAAGATCCGTTTGACGAGCCACACGACATGTCAGGTGATATGGAAAGATCGTACGCTCCTGAGATACAACAGATAAGAAATGCTATGAAGAAAAGAATCGAGGATGCTATGGACAAAGGTGCTAGTAGTTTTGACGATTTATATTCAGCTGCTTATACTACACCAGGTTATGATAACCTGAGAAGACATTTGATGAATTTACCTTTAAACCAAAGGCGGAACGCCAAAGGTGTTTATGGCGACAAACCCGAAGATGAATTAATGAACATGCCCGGTCAATTAGTTGACATGTATCAGAAACATGATAGCGATCATTATTAAAGAGGCTGAAGTGAAACTAACAAGAAGACAACTGATCGATCTAATAAACGAAGCAATAGATCCTGTTAGAGTAAAGACAGTAAAACCTGAGGATTATAATCCTCCCCAAGCTTTCAGCTCTGTCAGTTTAGGAAAGCCAAGGGAGCTTGAGACACCAGCCAAACGCGTTGGAAACTTTTTTGCCACGCGACTGCCTTACAAACCCCCGCGAGGTTATTCATCATTAAATAAAAGAAAATATTTTTACATGGTTCTTCCTGACGGTGAGGCTATTAATATTGATCATAGAGATATTAGGATTAACAATCAAAAATTAGTAAATGCATATTTAACGTTATTAAATCAGAAAGTTACACCTTTACCGATAGAAGATATACATCAACCCACAATTGAAGACGAACAAAATATTCAAAAAATGCGTTCCCAAATTGAGTTGGTTGTTAATGAATTTAAGGCGACACATGATATTTAGATGTTTGTATGAGTAGAGTAACAGTAATGATACGTGTAATAGAGGAAAAAGATACTTATGAAATTAACAAGAAATAAATTAAGAAGACTTTTAAAAGAAACAGTGAATGATGCATTTGTAGTTTCAGAAATACAATCTTTTGTAGACAACAACCAATATCTAAAAGGCACCGTAGTAAACGAGCAAGACTTAATCCATGACACTCGTTATGTTTTATTTGCACCAGAAAGTTCTTTAGGACATATCAAGGACAGACACATGAATGTTGACGCCCCTGGATCAACAATGTATCCAGAAGTAGATTTAAGACAAACGATATCAGCAGTCCTCCAAACTCCTGAAACATCATCGCCTGAAGATTTTATGGTAAAGTGGGAAGGAATAGTTTCACCGGTAGGACCAATTGGCGACATGGGTGTTGCAGCAGCACCAATAGAAACTGTAATGATGATGCAAGATTATCAAATGCCTGGTGGTAGAAATGAAATGGTTAAAGTGGCTCAAGGTCAAAGAATGTCGACAGACGAAATTACACTAGTCACTGCAAAATTAGGTCAGTTAACTGACGGAAGGTTGGTTATAAGTTTAGTAACAATGTATCCTGGCGGTTCAACTGTTGACAGTATACCGATACCTTTTGATAGAAACCAGTTTGCAGCATCAGGATTATATTTTCCTTTACCTGCGACTAGTCCAATATTAGCAGCTATTTAAGGAAATTACATATGAAAATAACTAGAAGACAGTTGAGAAAGTTAATCCAAGAATCATTGTTACGTGAAGGCGACGTTAAAAAAATGAAGTCAACATACGTTCACAATGATGATGCAGAAGCTATAGCTAAAAGTCTGCTTGATACAGACAAGAAAAAACCAACATTTAAGTTGCACTTAGATAAACACACAGCATACAACGCGTATATCAAACCAACCGGTCAAATATCTGGTAAGTATCATTTTGAACTAATCGATCCAAAGTCTGGTATAAAATTGGACGGTGGGGGTCACATTGAGTTTCCTGGTTTGAGTGACAAAGAAGGCACTCACCTTGGTGGTGAAATTGAATTAGCAAAACATTTAAAACAAAGTAATGTCGACGTCTTTTTAAAAGGAGACGCTAGTACACATTTAGGTTTGGATCACGGTAATGTTCACATTTCTGCACCTGACACAGCAATTACATTTGGTGTTAAGGGAAAAATTGGTAAATCTAAAAAGAAGCATGTATAAAAGGAAGGGACAATAAAGATGAGTAGAGTAACAGTAATGATAGGTGCTATGAAGCCAATGACAGCAGGTCACTATCGTCTTATAACAGAGGCTGTTGCGGATTCACAGTGCCCGGAAGGAGAAACTCCTGCAAACGAGACATATGTTTTAATATCGATGCAAGATAGAATCAAGAAGAATCAATTTCCAGTACGTGGCGAAACGGCGTTGTCTGCACTTCGTGATATCTATATGGATCCTGCTTCTGGTTTGTTTGAGTTTGGTGCTGACAAGTATATTAAAATGATATTTTGTCATTCAAAAAGCTTTGCAGAGAAGAATCCAGATAGATTAATAGAAATGCGAGAAATTGTAGAAGGAATTAAAGAAGCATTGTCAGCGCGAGGCTTAGCAAATATAACAGCTGAAGTTGAACAGGTAAGGAGCGGACCGCCTGACGTGTTGATGGGTCTAGCTGAGTCCCGTCCAAATGATAAATTTATTTTGTATACCGGTGATGATGACCTTAAAAAATATCAATATTTTAAACGTTACACGCAAAACGTAGGATTTGCTGGGTTTGAAAGATTTGAGGGCGGTATGTCTGGGACTGAGGTGCGCTCATTATTCCAAACTGATTCAGACGTTGCTGATTTTGATGCAGAAAGATTTGCTTCTGCATTCCCACAAGGTGTCGATCCTTCGCTCGTCCGACAGAAATATAGAGCAGATGCTGGTCAAGATCCGTTAAAAGAAGTTAAACGCGCAGACAAAGGCACGCCAGAATATTCAACTTATCTTGAAAAAATGATGGACGAGTTAAAATACATTAAATCAGGCTATGATTCTAGAAAAAAAGCAAGTGCAAGATATAGAAAAGAAGCTAGCAAAATACAAGACGCATATTCTGAATTAAGAAAACTTAAAAGAAAAAACGATAAGCTATTACATTCAGATGAAAAAGAATCGTTTGATAGGAAAGCATTAAAAGAGTGGTTTAAGAAAACATACAAAAAATAGGAGACTGCCTTGTCACTAGAACTAGACACCAAAGCATATTGGAAAGATTGTGACGGCAATGATTACGATGATGAGTTTATTAAGAAAGAAATTGAAGGATATGTGGCCCAAGGTGGTAGAGTATACGTGGGTACTGACAGTATGCTTCTTGCTCATAAGTGCAATTTTGCTTCTGTGATTGCATTTCACTCCCGTGATCTAAATATCGCAAGGTACTATTACAAGCGTTTTAAAACCGGATCTGTCGAGTATAAGGAGTTACAAGTAAAGATTTTAGAAGAGGTGGCACTTGCAATACAAACAGCACAATTTGTTCTCAAACTTTGCCCGGATGCTGATGTAGAATTACATATAGATATAGGTACAAAGAAACGCAACGCCACTGCACGTTTTTTTAAAACAATCCAAGGTTGGGTAATAGGCACCGGATTTGATTTAAAAGTCAAACCAAATAGTTGGGCTTCGTCGCTAGCTGATGGTCACACAAAGGGGAAAAAATGAGTATTATACTTAAAAAGAAAAAAGGATTATTAACACCAAAGTCACATCCACCAAGCCCAAGCCAGATACTCGGTAGTTTAGGGATAGGTTCTGTACTAGGTGCATCAATAAACAAAGAATTAGCAATAGACACAATTATAGAAGAACACATTGAAAAGTTGATAATGGAAAAAATGCTTTTTCATTCAACGCGGCTTTTGCGCGGTCTAGATTATTTTCCTACCTACTGTTTAGTCGACGGAGAAAAGAGTGTCAAAACTTTATTTATAAAGAAGCGTGCTTGGATGAATTTCGTCACAATCGATCGCAAAGAAATGATCGTATCAGGAGCATCACCTGAGGAATTTATTAAATTTCTAAAGAAGAAGCGTTGCAGAAAAGTTAAAATAGATAGGACGCAACTTGAAAAAAACATATAGATTGTGTATAATATAAACTCCAAGGAGTAGTTTATGTTAGATTATAATACGTTTTTCCCATACGCAAAACCACGTAAAGAACAACGCAATGCAATTGAGTTTGCAATAGATGCAATTGAAAAAAGCGAAAAGCGCTTTGTTATTATCGAAGCCGGAACCGGTGTAGGTAAGTCAGCTATAGGTTTAACCTTAAGTCGTTATTTAGAACAGTCTGTACCGAACAAGGAGGGATTCGCACAAGGCGGTTACTTTTTGACCACACAAAAGATACTCCAGGCTCAGTATGAGAATGACTTTGGCATGCCACGTGGTGAGATGAAGTCTGTATACTCAGCGTCTAATTACAGATGCAAGTTCCACAAAGCTAACGATTGTCGAACTTCACAGCAAATGTTAAGAACAGCTGATAGAAAATCTGCATTCTTTAGAGCCTGCGCCGGTGGTTGTCGTTATAAGATGGCAAAAAAGAATTTTTTAGAATCACCTGAATCAGTCACTAATTTTCCTTACTTTTTAACTGAGGCAACTTACAGTGGGGGTATTACACCGAGAAAAATCTTAGTAATCGATGAAGCACACAACACAGAAGCAGTGCTAAGTAATTTTGTTGAAGTAAGCATTAGCCAATACTTTTGTGAAAAGATTGTTAAGTGTAAGTGGCCTGACAAGATAACACCTATTAATTTTGTGAAGTGGATTGATAATGTTTATTATCCAAAGCTCCAATCTCAAATTATGCACTTTGAAAAACAGATTGAGGACTTAGGACTAAAGGACAGGATCAAAGAATTATCATCAATTGCATTGAAATATGACATGATGACAGGACATTCAGGTAAACTAGAAAAGTTTCTTAAAGACTACGATAAAGATAACTGGGTTATGGAGAAAGAAGAAACTGAAAAACGAGGTTATGTAAAAGTAAATTATCGTGCCATTGATGTTTCAGACTATGCAGAAGAATACTTGTTTCGCTTAGGGCAAAAAGTAATTTTAATGTCTGCAACAATTTTAAATGCAGATGCTTTTGCAGAATCTCTAGGAATACCAAAAGATCAATATGAATCGATTAGTATTCCATCGCCTTTCCCAGTAGAGAATAGACCTATCATAAACGCGTCAGTCGGTAGTATGAGTGCGAGAACAATAGACGCAACACTACCCCAATTAAAGAAAGCAGTCAAAGCAATTATGCAAGAGCATAGTAATGAGAAGGGTATCGTCCACTGTCACACCTATCGCATAGCAAACTACTTAAAAAATAACATACGTGGTAAACTCGGAAAGCGAATCTTAATTCATAATAGTAAGAATAGAGATGCAATTTTAAAACAGCACATGTCATCAAAAGAACCAACAGTGTTGTTATCGCCGTCAATGACAGAGGGCGTTGATCTTAAGGGTGACTTAAGTAGATTCCAAGTTATATGTAAAGTCCCTTATCCGTGGTTAGGTGACCCTATTGTTAGAAAACGTATGAATAAATTCCCTAATTGGTACTCACTCAAAACAGCGATGACAGTTGTCCAAGCTGTTGGGAGAAGTGTAAGAAACTCAGAAGATACAGCAATTACTTATATTTTAGATTCTGATTGGAGTAGATTTTATAAAAAGAACAATAAACTATTTTGTGAAGATTTTAAAAGGTTGATTGTCTAGATATTATTATACAGAGGTGATTAATGTCAAATTTTTTAAGAGAAGGTGATAAGGTTTATGTTACTCATAACATGGGAGTAAAAGGCTTTGTCACAGAAGTATTTTATCGTTCAATAACAGCAAACATCGGCCCAGGAACGCTTTCAAAACAAATGTGGGTGAAATTTAGAAAACACGATACGGGTGAAATTTTAACTGCAAAACGTCAGGATTTAACAAAAGATATAACATGAACTGGTTTTTACTACCAAACTGGGTAATATATCTGTCGGTCGCTTTGAATCTTTTACTACTCTATGTCTGCACATTGTATGGAGACGTACAAGGTATAATTTTATGTGTATCTTGCATCTTTTGCTTTATAATTACATATAGGATAAATGAACGGGTGCGCAGTGAAGAAAAAGACAAAAAGCAAGGCGATTAAAGACTTATACCTTGATAGACCAACATCGCATGGTGGGTGGCCAGGTGGTCACAGTGGTTCATATCGAGATCCGAATACACCTGTCTATAAGCAGATAGCACAGTATTTGAAAGACATGGGTTTGGCAGACGATGATAATCCGCGCGCAAGATTATCTGAATCGCCAGATCAGTTTAATATGTATCAACCTTTAAGCTTGCAAGAACCGCTTAACAAGGCGATTAAAGCAATTATAGATATTATTAAGAACACTAATTCAGCGGAAGATTTGCATGCGCAAGCATATCAAATGATGATGTTGCTGTCTCAAGTAATTTTAATAGAAGCACCAATATCAGAAAAACAATCCTTTTACTTGGCTGCAGCAATACTTAGATACCACAACAAAATGGTGGACTACAAGGAATTACTTAAAAAACAATTTGAAGACAACAGACATAAAACAGGAAATTGGTCTGGTACATTTTTTGACTCACCTGATATGGATAAATGGCGTGATATCGATGCAAAACAAGTAGAGTTTCATCGAGAAGTCGAAAGTATGATAGGTACTAAGATAGAACATCAAGGAACACCAGACATAGATCATTATGTCGTTTATCCATATGATATCGATGATTTAAGAAGTAAATTTGTTTCTGCAGGTTTAGCAAACTCAAATGATGGTACTTTTGTTGGTAGGTATGGTAATCCACCAAGTGATCTAGATAAATCTGATTTATATAGTAAAGCTTTTTATCATGGTGAAAATAGATATTTTGTGAACGAAAACTTAATAAGAAATATAATACGAGAATCAATAAAGAGGTACTTGTGAGTAATATTGTTGAAAGATTAGAAAGACTACGTTCGTTACGCGAAAACCTATGCGAAAAGAGTCAGACTTGGAGTGAAGCTTTCGAAACTCGTGATTGGATCATAGAAAAAATTAGAGACGTAATTCAGCAAGGTAAAAATGACAAAGTCACTAAAGAAGATATAATTAATAAGTTAGAGGATTTTATTTGCGTAATAGAACCGCAATCGGATGAGGAAGAACAATGAATAGAGACGAGATAATTTTAAGAAAAGCAATGGTGGTTTGTGAGCATTCCCAAGTCCACACGTTAAAATCAAAACAATTATTACTTGCGTATAGTGATACTTCTGTCATTCAAGAAGGCGTATTCATTGAAACAGGACGCGTTATAATTGATGATTTAATTAAAAATATATTATCAACTGGAGCAGTTGCAGCAACTGGGGCACTGGGAGGAGATACTATAGTAGATGTAATGTATGCTATTGAAAGAACTTCACAAGTAATCACAGCATACAATGCAATTAAATCTGCGGGTGGAATTTTATCTAATCTCTTAGACGACATTGACAATATTCCTCTTACTAGTGACATCAGTACTATACGTGCAGAAACAGAAAAATCGATAGCATTGATTGCACAACAATATGACAGAGTTGCTGGCACTGATAAAGCATCGAAAGGGTTGGAAGATCTCGAAGAATTAACTGAAGAAGTTAAAGAAGAGTTTATGGAATTTTTCAGATCAATTGCAAAGTCTATATCTACTTGGATAAGTACTTTAATTCCTGACGATGGTGGTAATATAGGCACTTTTATCAACATTACTTTGGTGAGTATTGTAGAGAAAGGATTAGAAAACCCGTTAGGCGTTTTTATGAATTCTGTTAGTCAGTTACCAGATGATTATGAAAGGCTGGTTTTTGATGAGGCTGCTTTGCGTGATTTTCTTGTTGGCTTATGTAATACAATAGCCGATGCAGTTGAGGAACACGGGGGCGGATTAGCAGGTAAAGCCGCAAAAGGCATCGCATCCGGAGCACAGTCTTATTATGACTTTTTAGGTGACTACACACCGCTTGGATTCGTTTATAGCGGTGCAGGATACGTTGGTAAAAAAGCCGGCGAAATGATTGGTGGCGAAGACTCATCTGCTGCAAAATACGGTGAAGCAATGTTTGACCCAAGAAAATCAGTAGAAGTAGGAAGAGAAAAACTAGATGCATTAATTGATGAATTTCCATCTTACATACGTAATGAATTAATCCCGCAAATACCTGAAGCAGTAGAAACTTATGGTAAGTTTATGAAGTATATTTTGTCTTTCTTAAGTTTGTTAGAATCTACGGCAACCGGAGAAATTTCTCAAATCGCGAGTTCTGAAAACTACAATCAATACTTACCAGCAGAAGATGACTTTGAAATGCAGCAGCAAATGGTTGCAGAGATTAGAAGATCTCTGATGATGCATCAACGTAGGTTGATCGGTTAAGCAGGATATTATCATGACAGGTAATGAAAATGGTTGGACTGAGTACTCTCGTTTAGTGCTGAAGGAGTTAGAAACACTTGCTGTTGGTATCAAGGAGTTAAACGAAAGTTTACAAGATGTCAAACGCGAGATTACCGAAATGAAAGCGAAGGAAGATAAGGTCCAAACACTAGTTGAATGGAAAGGCAGAGTTGATGAGGTAACATCACCCACTCAGTTAAAAGAGTTACGAGACGAAGTTGAAGATTTAAAATTGTTTCGCACGAAAGCAGTTACTATCTTTGCTGTTATACAATTTGCCATGGCCGCGATAGTGTTTGCACAGAGGTTTATTTAAATGAAAAAAATAAGAATTACAAGAGATCATCTAAGAAAACGTGTTAGAAAAATGCTACTAGAAGCGCAATATACGACGCAGCTAAGCGCTCCTGACCAGCTTCATGCACCAACACAAAAGCAGTATGCAAAAAAAGTTTTCGAATTGATTGATAATAACGATATATATAAAATTGTTGGTTCAGTCGCGAGAAATTCTAATTCAAAACAATATGTTTATCTGGAAGGCGGCGCGCAACCGCACTATATCGTTAACGGCGATCCGGATATCATGCTCGGAGAAGTAGCAAAGGGTGGAGATACAGGAACAACTGGGAATGTAGGGGAATATCTGACAGGTGAAGTTTGTTGTCTAGATGGCATCAAATTAGCGGGTGACGTAGAACATGATAAATATTCTAATTTAAACTTAGAGACGAGACAGGCAGGTGGCGTTAGGATTGCAAACATAGCGGGTAAACCATCAGGAGGGTTTAAGGGTGCTGATGTATGGCTTGTAAAGTCAGGCAAAGATCGCAGATTTGATGAGGTACCTCTGACCGGAGATCCTGGAAATCTGACGCTAGATTTTTCAGACTACGGTACTTTTGTGTCTGCAAAAGCATCAAGGATCAACTCAAAAGAAGGTAATATATCTACACAAAAGCCTTCCTTAAGTGCTACTGACCAAGAAGATGTCGCCAATTTAATTCTTTTCTTCTGGTTAAGTCACAATGCAACAGCTAATGCTATTGCCGCTCGATTGGTTCCCACAACAGGAATGCGGATGCGCAAGATAAAAAACATTATGACCCAGGCTGAAGCTGGCCTCGAGGCACTAGTACTGAATCCTAAACTTTATTCGAATATTGATTTAGATAGAGATAGGATTGTTAACAAGGCAGACCAATTCAAGGGTTACACTGGAGCAGGAAACGCTGCAGTCAAAATATGCCGGGAATTAGGCATTAAAACTATAAAGATGCGATTTGATGCAATAAATATATGTGGTATTGCAACATGTGCTGCTAGCGATTTAATAAAGCCTGATTTTAACAATCCAATTGCAAAACAAGTTGGTTACTCTGTCGTAGTTCAATCAAAAGGCACAAACTCGACAATAACCTTGACAGTTCCAACGACCGGTACTGATTTTTATTACGCAGATGCTGTGGGTATGGCCAGTGAAACATACAGTAAAAATTTAGCTGCACTTCACACAACAGATTTTAAACACGATCCGGATAAAATTATTGACGAAATATTTTACGCTGACATAAAAGTAACGACTGGAGCTTTAGGCGCTCCAGCTGCTACAACAGGTAGATCTCTTGAAGGTATTCCTGGTATGGCGCCTGCCGGTACTTCAGGCGGTGCAAATTCTGATGCTGCGATCGAAATAGCAAAAAAATATTACGATAAAGATCAAAATCCAATTTCAGGTGTCGCCAACCCACTCGGACAGGTTAGTTACGCTCAGTTTCTCCAACGTGCTAGATCACCCATACAAATACAACTATTACAAAGATTGACGTCGTCAATAACGTTAGCGATGGAAAATTCCCAAAACCCAACCAGTCAAGATAGAATTACAATTCTAACCAGTCAAATATCAGAGGATGTTCAGTCAATTACAAATTATAATAATCTAATTGATGTAGAACTCTCAAACCAAAATCCGCATATTGATAATGCAAACTCATCAATCGCTAAACAGGCTCAGACAAGAATTGCTGTACTACGGCCTTTAAAGAGAAAAGCAAGTAAATTGGAAAAGAAAATGCTAGACGTACAGACTGTTTTAACTAACTCGGGTGCTGCACAGGCTGTGATGGTCAATTTTCTAGAAAACGTTAATGATAAAATGCTAGATGCAATTGACACCAATGCCGCCGCGTTAACACAAAGAACAGAAACATCACTTTCCCAGGTGCAACAAAACTTAACAGCAGCCGCTGCACTATCGAATACGCTACCCACTGAGGTTGTTTCAGCTATTTTTGGTGAATTAGTACAAACTGGAGATGGTCCTGGTTCTAGTATGCTTGATTACTTGATAAACGTAAAGCGTAGAATTAAATTTTTAATGGGCAAGGTGTCCAGATCTGTTACAAGCCCGTCAACTACCTCACCAAATATTTCACAAATTGCAAATCGATCATTACTTGAAATTTTAGCTTTCATGTATCCATCACACCAATTTCCAACCGCGACAGATCTAATAAATCTTAGTAATTCATTGGTCGCAGCTGATCAGGCCAAGGCACAAAAAATCACAAAAACCATTAATCTTATTGTTACTATATTAAAAGAACAGTATAATATTTTGCTTTTAACAGCTGCTTTTATGAGACCTCCTCTTTTAAGTTACGCTGAATGGAATAATAACAAAGGTAAAATGGGTCTTTTCTTAGAGAACGTCCAGACTTCTGAAGATAGCCCCGGAAGTTTGATTGTTATGATCACACAGATTAAAAACTCGATAGATACACTGTTAGAATTTGCAGAGTTATTAGCATCCCCGGTAATTAGCGCTGTTGCAGAACCAGACGTTAACAAAAAATTAGACGTAGATTTTTCTGATATTCCTGCCAGAAAAAGTTTTAATGATATTCCTGACACACAATACAAAGAAATGTTACCGAGTTTTATGGCATCTCAAAGAATGCCGGATGCATCTATGACAGCAGCATCCATGAGTGAAGTTAATCTTTACGAATCGATCCTTTGTGACTTAATGAAAGCTTCTGCAAAAAACAAATAAAATAGAAAAAGTGTAATAACAAAAGATACAATGTATAATAAAAGAGTAACCCATAAAACAAGAGGTGTACTCAATGTATATTACCCGTGAAGATGTCCTTGAAGTGATAGGACGCATGCAAGACTTAGAGCATAAGCTTGGCAATCTATTTGCAAATCACAACTACGATCTGCGTGAAAACCTTGGAAGGCGCAATCAACTTCTCAGTTGTGTCCAAGAAAAAGAAACAGCACGTGTTCTTCGTAAAAAATATGTGATGGTGTTAGACGATGGTGCACCTGGTAAGCCGGACGTTGTTATCTGTGACATTGAAAAAGAACTGGAATGTAAATTAACCTCGGGTAGCAAGAGCGGTGGCTCTGTGTCATTCTCCTTACAAACAGACTATGCTACCCTTGAGAACAAAGGGTCGTTAGATTATTTATTTATGCTAGCAAACGATGATTTCAATGAGTTCTGTGTAATCTTCTTTGAAGGTCTTACTATTGATGATTACTTTCCTCCCGCTAGTGGTTCCCGTGGAAAAGCGAGGATGAGAAAAGATAGTGCACTGAAGAAGGCCAAGTTCTTAGTCGGAGGTGTTTCTAATTTAGCTGATGCTCATTTAGAAAAAATTGATGCTGAACTCTCTGAACGTGCTCAAGAACTAGATTATCGTTTGATAGGCTTACGTTCTAAACTAAACGAAACCAGTTTAAACGCAAAGTCTGCAAGAGAAAAGATATCAAATGTTATCACAAACGAATCTTCTCGATACGATTCAGCAATCGCAAAACTTGTTTCTAGGAGAAAATATTGGGTTGAAAATCCAAAATACAGTTTTCAATTCGAGAAAGTTTCTTTTAAACCTCCCGTAAAACCAACAAAACTCCAGACGTTTAGAGGTTGGTGGGTAAATAAGTTAACAACAAAACTAGGGATTATCTCGTGGATGACACCGTGATAAAGTATATTACAATTAATGGTACCTTGTATAGAATAGATGAGTACTCATATCGAGGTTATGCAGATTCTATTCACACGACCAGTACTATGACAAAGGTACCTGAGGATGAAGTGGAAAAAATTAAAAGAATGGTGGCAGAAAAAGGTGAAAAAATCGAAGAAAGACAATATAGAACAGAAATCGGATGAAAGTAAGTCTGTTGAAATAGAAGAAATCGATCCTTTTGAAGAATTAGAAAAAGAAGAAAGGGAAAAGGTTATTGCAGACTTAATGGATCAGATATTGAGCTCAGATATTTTTCATGAAACTTTTGATAAATTATCAAAACCGATAACTATGCTTTTACCATTTGAGGGAAAGAATCAATTTTATTTTTTCAGTCCAACACTACAGATATTTCGAATGGTACGCGCTCCAACTGAAGCTATAGTGATCGAAGAAAGCAAGGGTGGAGAAACACTGTGTCTCATTCATGATGTGCCATATATGGTGCCAGACAAATACTTAAAAAATGTGGGGTATAACTGATGAAATTTGATCACGTAGCAGTGAATGTAAAAGATATCAAGGCTTCGACAGAATGGTATTGCAGGAACTTAAACGCAGTTACGTTATATGTAGATGATACGTGGGCGTTTTTGAAGGTTAACGGTACGAAGATAGCGCTGACTCTCGCATCACAACATCCCGCGCACATCTGTTTCTCTATAGACAAAGATGAAAAAACCAAATATTTTGGTGACAAAGTTTTCAAAGATCACCGAGACGGTTCGTCTTCTTGTTACACGAGAGATCCAGATGGTAACTTTATAGAGTATTTAATATGGCCGGAATAAAAAAAAAGATAGAGCAAGTTTGGAATGCCATCATACTACCAGATGGCGTCGACGAAGAATATGACGAAAAATGTGATAAAGCTTTTTATAAAATAGTTGATTGTTTTATTAACGTTTGTTATTCAATTTTATTTGTAATGTCAATTATTTCACTATATTTTTTAATAACAAGAGAGATATTATGATTAAGAAAATAATTAAGAATAGAAATCAAATCGTTGAGGGCGTTACAATGGTGTCAATGCTTTATGTTTTGATTGCTGTACACAGTTTAAGGACGGTTTATCATGCAAGAAATACAAGAGCTTATAGGCATTATTAGAAAAATCATTAGAGAACAAGACGATAAAGTTCTTAATGTTAGAGGTGGCAAAGGCTACAGTGTGGGTCACCCATATCCAGTTAAATCAGTGCCACCAGTTAGCCAAGCGCTTGGAAGCCCTGGCCCTTATGAAGATGATGAAGAAGATTATAATGAAGACAAACCCGTAAAAATTAGCAAAGCTTTTAAGAAGGAATAAGATGATTGAATTTTTAGTAATGTATTGTAAAGAAAAAAATTATGATATCGTTGGTGAAAAAATATTAAAAGAAGGACAACAGATAGGTAATATAGACCACTTAGATAAAATTGTTACACTCGGTAGTAACAAATACAAGTTTGGCGACTTTGCTCTCGCTATACTTGAAGGATACTTTGATTTGTACGACGGAGGTGAATATGTCAATGTACAGAGCTGAATATGATACACGGTTACTTTACTCACAGAGTTATACGGCAGATGAAGGGTTGTTTGTTTCAACTGATTGTTATGCCGTAATGTGGACATATCCCCAAGCCGTAAGCCCAACAACAACAAGAGTTAGATTAACTTACATATACACTAAGGAAGGGGGTGGTATCTCACCTGTTCAGGGTATTATGGAACAGTGGAAGTCTGAAGGTTGGACTGTAATGGATGAATTTTGTGATGGTTATTCTGACTTCTCAACTGCAGAAGAACTTCGTGACCAGATGATGCAAATGGTTAGATCATTTCTATTGGGGGTTCCAGTAGGAGCAGAAGTTGAGGGTGATTCTTCTCCGAAGCCTGGAACACCAAATAAGACAGGATTTAAGAAACCATCTGCACTTAAGTCTCGAATCGAAAAACTGATTAAAAAGCCAGTACCTACAGAATCTGGTGATGCAGAAAGTCCAGATGAAGATGACATTTTCGCTAGCGCAAGAATAATTAAAGTAGTTAAACCGTTAAAACCATCAGGCTCAAAAGCAGATAAACCTGATGACGATGACGATGACGACACCTGGATATAAAGGAGCATAATTATGGGCGGTGCAGCAGGACATATGGCACATCTTCACGAAGATTTGAGCCTGACATTTAACGAATTAGTTTCTATAATTAACACAGTTGCTTCAGCAGATGTTGAGGTTACTGAAAAAGTAGATGGACAAAATTTATTTCTGACAGTAAATGAGTTTGGTGAAATAAGGACCGCTCGTAATCCTACAGATATTCGTAGAGGTGGGATGACACCAGAAGAGTATACGGAAAAGTGGCAAGGGCACCCAGCTGAAAGAGCTTTCATGAGAGGTTTCAAAGCAGTTAAAAGCGTAATCGATTCATTACCGCTTGAACAGAAAATAGAGATATTTGATAGCGGAAATAGTTACGTCAATATGGAAATAATGTATTACAATCCAGATACCGGACTCAATTCTAATATCATAAACTACAATGCGTGTTACATCGTAATGCACGCTTTAGTATCAGATGATCCGAACACTGAACAGCAATTCCAGACACTGTCAAGTTTAGTAAATGCAAAACAGGCAGAAATTGACAGTCAGGTCTGGAGTATTTACGGCCCTCAGATAATTGAGTTAAATGACATTGCTAACGGTGAAGCACACGAGTTAGCAAAGCAAAGAATTTCTGCAATTGCGCAACCAGTCGGTATGAACGCTACTATTGAGAGTCTTTGTAAAATCTATTATAAGGAATTGATGCTATCAGATAGTTTGCCTGAAAACGTGTGTATTGAAATTATAAAACTAGTCTTTAATGAACCTGGTGCACTAACATTAAGAGATATAAAAAGAATGGCACCCACAATGTCACCGAAAGTTTCAAAGTATAGTACGAAAGTTAACTCAAAAAAAGTTATTTCTGGGGTTTTGAGACCACTAGAAAACATCATTAACGATTTTGCTATTGAAGTATTAAGAGGGTTGAGAAGTTTCTTTGCTGTTGATCATGATCAAGCGGTCACAGATATGCGTCAAGAACTTGAAACTAGTATTGATAGACTACGTGGGATAGCAGCTGAAGGCGATGAGAACATGGGTAAGATGGTCGACCGACAGCTGGCGAAACTTGGTAGTGTAGAGAACTTAGCTTCATCATTAGAAGGGATTGTGTTTCGTTATAATGGCAAGATATATAAAATGACAGGTGCATTCGCCATGGCAAATCAAATTATAGGAAGAGCAAGAAGAAATCCACCTCGTTTAAGAAAAAAAGCAGAAATTACTGAAGGCCAAATAAGAAAAATGGTCCGAGAATCAATAACTCGAACCTATCTCTCAATGTTACCAGTAAGACGATAGTCTATTTCTTTAGACTGTTATATGTTTCCATAGCAACGGGCCATAGTTCTGTCGCTATTTCTTTACATGCTTGAGCTACTTTCTGTATTTCCCATTGTGCATGCTCATCGTCTCGAAGACTAATAAATTTAATGAGATTATTTAAATTGACTGTCCCGTAATACTCGGTGTAAAGATTCTGTGGCAGTACTCCTCGAGCCTGTTCTCTGCAAACTCCCGCATCAATAAGCTCATCAAATAACTTTAAAGAATCACTATGATGTTTTATAATTAAGTCAGATGCAAGACGCTTTATTGGTTGAGAACAAGCAGGTGAGTAAGTGTCTATCTGCGGATTAATTATATCGTCTTCGTTGCTCGCTTGCCTATTACTTTTATGCTGAGTCCTAAATTCCTGAGGTTCATAAAATTTTAAATCTTTGTCAGTATATCTACGACTAATTTCATTATAAGACCAAGTTCTATGGCGATGGTGCTGACCACGCACAAATAGAGGTACAGTAAACTTAAATGTAACAACATTGTGTTCAAGCGTTGACGTGTGTCTATTTTTAACGAGGTATCTGATAAGTTTTCTGTCTCTTTCATTGACTTCATTTTTTTCTACTCCAAACGAAACACGTGCTGCATTGACAATTGTGAGGTCATTGCCCATGTGTTGTACATATTCAACGCAGCCTATTGTATCATTATATAAAATTTTTTTATTAATCAATTGTTTATCTCCTATATATTGCGTTATAATAATACGATATTAGATTTAAATTTATAGGAGAAACAATGATTAATTTTATTTCTTGTCTATTTCTAGGTACAGCTTTAGGACAAGATATCAGTACTAGTGAAACATCATACACCGGTGCAACAATTTTGCAAGGCGACTGGGAAGTTCAATTTGATACAGTAACGGGTTTGGACGGTGATGAGGTACCATCTACATACGCTTTCTTTGAAGGTAATACATTATATGTAGGTAATTCAGACGACAGTGGGAACACAGTTGATGGGATTATAGAGTTCTTCTGGTTCCAGTCATCGATTGATAGGGGCGCCGATTTTTATGTAGCAGTAATTAAAGCAAGAACTTCACCAGGTGACAATTGTTTTGTAGCACCGTGGATAAGCGGTTATGATTGTCACTTGTGGGCAGATGAGTATCAAGACTTTGGAGAATATCCCGTTCTTTCTGTTGAGGCATTTACAGATGTATCAAGGGAGTCAGGCGCATTTAGGTGGGATTGGTCAGTTCCTTTTGAAAATTACGGTATTGATGCATACGGCCAGATTAGCATGTCCAATCAATACGGCATTGGTAGTACGACACAAACGGGTATGGAAGGGTCAGTCATGACAGCACTGAACATTCCAGATGGCACAAACATTAATGGCGTTCCTATTGAAGGTGGTGTTGAAGGGAGTGCGAGCGTCCAATCAAAAGGTTATATTAGCACAGATTATAAAGTGCAGACGCAATATGACGTAACATTATATGAGTGGGACGTGTTTGTGGATGGTCGAGCTAATCTAATGGCTTGGGATATGTATCTGAACTTAGGAGTCCGCGATAATCAATCTGCATATCATGAATATTTTTTAGCAATACAGGTTGAAGAAGGTCAACCTTTTATGTTAGATGAGATGAATTTACTGGGTAACTTTGATACAGGGTGGTGGAATCCGTTCAGACATGAGCTAGGTTTATCAGTAAAAGGTTTGCAGATATATCAGCCTGAATGGGAAGAAGCAAGTGAAGAAGTTGAAGAAGAATTATTTGACACCGGATTCGAGGAAGAAATTGAAGAAGAGACAGTTGAAGAAGAAATTGAAACACTTGATACTGGCAACGATGAAAGACTCGAGCTAGAAGATTCAAAGTCAGATGCTTTCGTAAGCGGTTGTAGTGTTTCACAGTTCAAACAAAATAATTTACTCTATGCACTTATTCCGTTATTTTTCATAGTTAGGAGAAAACAATGATGATAAAATGTATGATAACAGCGCTATGTTTGGTTGCATGTACAGAAGTTTCTATTTCAAAAACATATCAACCCACTGACAGTGCATTCCCTGAAGATACAATTGTAGAAGACGATACAAATGTTGAAGATTCAGACAGTGAAGATACAACCGTGACAGACACAAACGACGATGATACTTCAAATCAAACAGATCTGTCACAAACCGTGGGATATGTTGAATTAGGATTGATGCAGGCATCATGCCCATATTGTTTAGGATTACAGCAAGAAATTAACATCACAGCATACGCAAGGTTTCATCAAGCAACAGGAGCTAGTCACACAAATTGGTTACCACAAACAGACGGTTGCAGAGATTACTACGAAACAACTGTATCATCACCAAATACAGATGTGGGTCAATTTGTCACACTACAAAATAACTTTGGTGATAACTTTACGCTGAATCAAACTTACGATTCAACAGGTGTTGCATACGAAAATGGTTACTTGATGGAATCTAGCTTTAGAAGAAACACTGCACATACATTAAACGCACAAAATAAAAATGCTGAAAATGTGATTGAAACTCTTCGAGGCTTTGACTTTATCGAGCCTTATACAATGCTTTATGTTGATCCATCGTATGCTTTTCAAACGCCTGTATACAGAACGGGTGATAACGTTTTTACTTGGGGTCCAAGTGGTGACGTTAACAGTTTCTTTACTATACACATATCAGTTTACAGTAATGATGGTAGTTATTATTATGGGACAGTTATCTGTCGGTCGCCTGATGTAGGGTATATGTCAATCCCAGGCAGTTACTTCTCACAATATCAACAGGGTAATTTGACTTCTATACACCTTATGCGACACAGAGTTTTTCTCGATCAGTACATAGATTTTGGTGGCACAATCGAGAGTTATAGTTGGTGGGAAGTGATAGGTACAGGATTTATACAATGAGGAAATTATGGCAAAAGTAATAGTAAGAAGAAATGAGTCACCAGAAAAAGCGATGAAACGATTCAAAAGAAAAGTTGAGAGAGCAGGTATCATGAGGGATATTAAGAAAAATAGATATTATCAAAAACCTTCAGTGCGCAAGAAAGAAAAAAAGAAAGCAGCAGAAAAGAGGCGTAGAAAACTTGAACGAAGAAGGCAAAGAAGATAGACTAAGTTGTGTTATGTGAAAGGCACTTTACTGTGCCTTTTCTTTTTTAAAGAGATAGTTAATAGTATTAAGGGTTTATAATTATGAAAATAACAAAAAGACAATTAAAGGTAATTGTTGAAAATTATTTATTTGAACAAGATGCATTATCAGACATCATTGACGAACCTGAAGAAGCCAGTGATACATCACAGGCGGACGCGGAAGTGACAGATGACAACACTGGTTTGAAGCCTATTGATGATTCTGAATCAGAAGAAGACTCTTCTGATGCGCCTCCTGAAGAAGAGGAAAAGACAGAACCTGAAAGTGATTTTAATAAAATAAAATCTTTCAGACTCGTAACACCAGACTCACCAAAGGAAGGTCACAAGATACATTTTAAAAAAGATAGTAGCTCAGAAAAAATTATAGTTTTTATTGATGAAAGAAAGTTTACAAACCCTAAAACTTCTGACATGGTCGCACTTGCGGGAGCGGGTTTATCAATTGTTGAGGATGAAAATACAAAAAATTGTCTCTTGAAAATTGTGCAAATGGATGCAAGTTTTAAAGGTAAGAATGTAAAATCTGCTGCAAGCATTATTAAACGAAAAATGCAAGGAAGTAGATTTCCTTTCGTCAATTTCAAGGATGTAATAAGAAAAGCTTTAGGATAGAAATTGGATGTAATAAGAAAAATCACTTTCTCGGATTTAATTAACCTTAATCGAAGAGAGGCCGATGTTTTAGCAGATGTCATCGAGGGTGATTTAATAAAAGTGCACATTGATTCTAGAGAATTAATTGGAATTGTTGTGGGTGTTGACGACAATTCAATGGAATTGCAAACTCCTGATGGTGCAATAAGATGGGTGTCTCGTTATGTAATCTACGAAAAGTTATAGTATAATATTCCTAACTAAGGAGATACTGTGACAATCAAACGAAAAACAAAACAAGTAAAAAAAGAAAAACCTAAATTAAAAAGAACATCGCGAAAAATAACGCGCAATCAAAAGGCAAGTGTTACCATCCGTGAAGATAAAAATCTTCCATATAAGCAGGGTGATTATTGTTTCTATTTAGACAAATATAATAAAACTCTTTTTGCACAAGTTCAGTCTGTTCACGAGTATGAAGGCGGATACTATTACGTATTAGTTGAACAACATGATTGTAAGTTTGTTACAATCGAACACAAGTGGTGTGCTGATGATGACAAAGCTTTTAAAGGTATAAAACGAAAATAGTGCAACTGTATTTAAAATACTGTATAATATAAACACAACCAAACCATGGGAGGATTCATGGCAATAACAATGGCATTCATTGAAGAAAGACTCAGTGAAGAAATTGCAATAAACATTAATAACATCTCAAGCATTAGAATAACTAACGGTGTTGTCTATATTCATCTTTGCGGTGACAAAGCAATAGCAACTAATTTTAAAAACATACGGGAAGCTTGGCACGCAGTTAACATTTAGGAGGAAAACTATGATAGTAACAGACGAAGTTTTAGACTGTTTTGAAAATGTAGCATCAGCAAAAGGAACTAATGCCAAAAAAGTTCTTTTAAAAGAATACCTTAGAAACTTATACTTTGCAACACTATTAGAATTTACATTCAACCCGTATCGTTCTTTTCATGTTGTGAAAGTCCCGAAAGTAAAAAAGGAAAATAGAAAACCAATAGAACCACGAGAAGCGTGGAAATTATTTATTTTAAATGCTGACGCGTGTTCTAAAAGAGAAGTAACAGGCAACGCGGCGATCAACTTAATTCATTGGACTTTCCAACAGTGTTCCGAAGCACAGGAAAAGTGGATGAGAAAAGTGCTTAAAAAGAATCTAGCAATCGGGGTATCAACAAAAACTTTAAACAAAGTACAGTCAAATTTTATTCCTACATTCGATGTAGCTTTAGCTCAGAAGTTTGACATGAAACGTATTAAGAGTTCTGAAGTTTTTATTGAGCCTAAGCTTGATGGCATCAGATGTCTCGCGATCGTTGAGAATAGAGAAGCAAAGCTGTTTACACGTGCAGGGAAATTGATCACAAACTTTGATGATACGCTTGGTAAAGAACTGGCAACACTCAATGACGGCTGTTACGATGGAGAAATCATGAGTAAAGATTTCACTGAGTTAATGCGCCAAGTGTATAGAAAGGATGCTAAAGATATTAGTGAGGTTTACTTCGCGCTGTTTGATTACATTCCCCTGAAAGATTGGAATGCGAAGCAATCTCCATTGCCGGCATGGAGAAGATATGAAATATTGTCGTGTCGATTGAAGCTTGCAAAGGCAAAGTATCTTACTTTGGTAAAAAGACAAAGAGTGAAAACAGACTATGACGATATCAAAAAGATACATGACATATACACAAATCAAGGTTATGAGGGTGCAATGATTAAATCTATCTCTGCACCTTACTGCTTTGGTCGCGACTGGTCGGTCATGAAGTTTAAGACTTTCTTTGATGCTGACGTACCGATCGTAGGATATAAAGAAGGCACAGGTAAACACCAGAATAAGCTAGGTTCATTCCTGGTAGATTATAAAGGTGTTGAGGTTAATGTTGGTTCTGGGTTAACAGACGAACTCAGAGAACAGTTGTGGAAGAACCCTGAAGAACATGTAGGAAGAATAATTGAGGTGAGGTACCAGGAAGAAACGCCTGATGGTTCATTACGTTTTCCTACGTTTGTTTGCTTTAGAAATGACAAATTGTAAATAACACATTCAAAACATATAATGTAAAGTATAAAAACAAAGGAGAAAAAATGGAACTATCAGATGAACTAAAAACATTTATTGACAAGTACAAGACAATTGAGAATGAAATCAAGATGTTACAAGAAGATAAAAAGATTCTTATTGAAGACTTAAAAGAAAATCACGGTATCTCACCAAAAGTTATCCGTAAGGCGATTCAAGTTGCAAAGATTAGAACCGCGATGGGTGATGAATTAGTACAACTCGACAATATTGTTGAACAGCTTGAAGGAAGTATTGTATGAACATTGAGAAGTCAGCTGTAACTGTTAAAGGTTATGGAAACAAGAAACACGAAATCTCGATAGAAAAGACAATAATGTCAGGTCATACAAGTATTACGTTGAAAAAGAACGGTAATAGAGTTTTAGTGTGTGATCCGAGAGAATTCGTTAAACTTAAGAAATTATTTAGCGAGGTTTAGATGGCTTGGAAAGAGATGTCGCGATATCGCGCTGGTGCTCCTGACGGAGGCACAGAAGAGTTTGTCTTAGAAAAAGATGAGAACGGTAACTTTCGTGTACGCAACGATTTTGGTAATACTGTCTTTGAGTTTGAACGCATGTCAGGTTATGAGTTCTTACGAAAAATCAGTCGTGATGTTGAAAACGATTTAGAAGACGAGCTTAATGAATTGTGGAATAACACGGGCTTTGACGACGATAACTGTGATGGGTTCGACGGAAACCCTTACAACAGTGTTTCAGGAGCAGACATAGATTCAAATGGATATGGAGCAGATTAATGGGAAATTTTACAACAGCAAAAGCAACAACATTTTTTGATATTGAAACAACACACTTGGACCCAAAACGTTCAGCAGTGCTTGAAGTCTCAATAATCACTGACTGGGAAGGTGGTAACACTGAAGTGTGGACAACAAAAATAAGGCCAAGAGATCTAGAACTAGAATTTGCTTCGCAAGAAGCATTAGATATATGCGGTTACAATGAAAGTGAATGGGCTGATGCGCCATCTTTTGAAGAGGTTGCAGAAACAATTTCTAAGAAACTTCGATTTGGTCCTATTATTGCACACAACATTGAATTCGATATAAATCATCTAACAGCAGCATTCGAAAGACGCGGATATAAGAAGTGGTCAAGAAATATCTCAGAAAGTGAAAAAACATATAGCTTTGGATATCCAAAAATTGACACTTGTGCACTTGCATATATGTTCTTACCAACCGAAAAACAAAATCTTGATACACTTCGAGAGCACTTTGAAATTACAAAAGAAGGTGCACATTCAGCTCAAAAAGATGTAGAGGATTGTCGACATGTTTTTTACAAAATTTTGTCAGAAACAATTAACAATTAAAGTCTAACTAAGGAGAAAAAATGGAAGAAAACCAACAACACAATTTTATAAAACTTACATCCGAAGGATATCCCATACAATTAAAACACAATAAAATTGATTTTTACGAGATATTCCTACAGTTTGTAAATATGTCTGAAGAAAATAGTTTTTTTGCAGAATTATTAGACGAAGGCGTCGCAATGCATGCCGGAATGAAAACTGAAATTTGTAGAATGCATCACGACAATGATCACGTTTATATCACTTCTAAAATAAACGAATCAGAAACTTCTTCGACAGGAGAGTTTTCAGTTGATGAGGAATATACTATTTTAGGACATGCCTGTTTAGGGGTCTTATACTTTTGTGATTTGTATGCGCTCGGCACCGGACAAAAAACACACTTTTCTTCTGCTAAAGCAAAAAAACAATTTGATAAAGCAACTGATAATAACGATAAATTCAAGGCTTGGCCTGTTTAGGGGAACGCATGTCATACTATCACCAAAGTTCTTATTATAAAAGTGATGATTTGGTCAATGTAATTAAAAACACAAGAGGTAAACATACACTACCAAAAGCAACTAAAGGAAACAGGTATCTGATAATAAGTCACTATACAAATAGCTTCGGTACTACAAAGTACATTGTGCTCGACAAAGAAGGTAACGAACATTTTACGACTGAAAATTCAATACAAAAAGTAGATGACTTTTCACTGGATACATCCAGCGAATGGAATAGAGCAAAGCGAGCTTGGATGGATAGAACGTATATACCTGTCTTCGCTGTTCACACATATGATTATGTTGGTATGCCTTTTGTATCATCACGAGATGGAAACTCAAGATTAGTGAAGCCACTGTTTGGAAAAACAAATCACACCTGGGGTGACAAAGAAGGAATATGGGTTCACAAGTCACGTGTACATGACGACGACGTCAAGATTTTTATGAGTTCTTCATTTCCACCAGACATTAACAAAAAAGGAGAGACATCAGAAACTGTTACGTTTAGAGTTCCTGTTTGGTTCGCGGAAAAGAAAGGATTGTTTGATGGTAATAAAAGCTAATAAAAAAATAAGAACGTTAATTTATAGACTTTGTAATGGGATTCGTAGAGAAAAAGATATATGTGAATATTTAATAGAAAATCATGAAGATTTTAATGACGAGTATTACACAGAAAAAACTGTCAAGTATCATTTAGAACAATTAAAAGAGTCTGGTTTGATTCATTTTAAATATAACGGTAGGATTATTGATTTAGAAAGATAATTATAAGAGAATCAAAAGTGTAACTCCTGGCAGTGCGCAATATAATAAAAACACAACCTAACAAGCTAAGGAGCTAACTAATGAAAATTAAGGTAAAGATTGAAGAAATACCGTTTGGAACTTGTATTCAAGATATTGAAGTACCATCTGTTCTAAAAAAGAGGGTGTCAACTGGGATTGGCTATTTCGATTGTGTTTTAGGTGGTGAAGGTTTCACACCGTCAATGGTGACACTGTTTACAGGAACACCTGGTGCTGGAAAAACTACCATGATGTTAACTCTAGCAAACGCATTACAAGGACACGGTGCTCAAGTCGTATTTAATACAGCTGAAGAAAGCTTGTACCAGGTTAAGATGACTGCTAATCGTCTTCGTCTTCGTCATCCATTTTGTGTTGGTGGTGAGACAAGTGTTCCTGCTCTTTTAACAGGATGTGATAAAGTGCGTGAAGCAAACCCTGACAGGCCTTTCTTCCTTATTGTGGATTCACTCCAGTGTATGAACGACGCGCACTTTAAAACGGGGCGCATTACTACAGCAACAGCTGAAAGAGCATTAGGCTTGTTAACAAGTTATGCTAAAGAACATGCAGTAAATGTTATCGTGATCGGACAAGTCACTAAAGATGGCAAAATGGCAGGTTCAAATAAACTTAAACATATGGTTGACAGTCACATTCACCTCTCAGTTGAAGTTAAAGATGATGACTTAAGAGGCTGTCGTGTTTTAGAAACTCAAAAGAATAGATTCGGAGGCGCAGGCCACGTTATCTTTTTAAGACTTCGAAGAAATGGTTTTTCAGAAGTCGCGAGAATTAGTGACTCAGGTGTTTAAACACACCTCTTGGTGAGGGTAAACCTCGCCTTTCTGGAGGAAATGTGAGATGTTACCAAAATGGACAGCAACATATGTTAGAGATGATGACGATGAAAAAGAAAAAACAGTCGAAGTATATGCGGAAACTATTTTTCAAGCTTGGTATAACGCTATGAGCATAATTCAAATATTGGAAAAAACAGAAGACTATTCAATAAAAAGTGTAAATCCTACCAAGGCAAGTTAGGATTAATAGTTAGGCACCCGTAGCTCAGCTGGATAGAGCATCCGCCTTCTAAGCGGATGGTCACAGGTTCAAATCCTGTCGGGTGTACATTTAAGTAGTCGATACTTTGGGTTGGATTAATTTATCCTGTGTCCTCAGAGGTATAAGTATCGACTTTCCTTGGTTGGCCTCTGGGGACACACTTAATTTTCTGAGGTGGAAGATGAGATTAGTAGAAGAAAAAGAATACGACGAAATTATTGGTAATACAAGTAATTTGATTGTGCAACTATCTGCAGACTGGTGTGGTCCTTGTAGAGTGCTCACACCTATTTTAGAATCGGTTGCTAAAGAAAAAGGTATTGATGTGATTAAAGTTAATATAGATAACAACCTGTCAATTGTTGCACGACATGCAGTTAGAGGTATACCACGAATATTATTTTTTAAAGATGGAAATGTTGCTGCTGATCTCACAGGCAATCAAAAAAGAAATAAGCTAGAAGAAGTTTGCAGTCAAGTTTATGAATGTTAAAAGAAAAAAAGAAATAGAGAAGTATTACCTTCAAGTTAATCGAGCCTATCGCGATTTAAAATATATGAAGTACGATCATGAATTAAGCTTCCAAGGAGAAATAAAAATCGCAATTGTAAATCTAGAGAAGATTAGGTTAGAATTAAAAAGAAAGTTGGAGGAATAGCTTTGCGGGAATAGCTCAGTTGGTAGAGCACAACCTTGCCAAGGTTGGGGTCGCGAGTTCGAATCTCGTTTCCCGCTTATTTAAGGGCACTTAGCTCAGCGGTCAGAGCATCCGACTCATAATCGGCAGGTCCAGGGTTCAATCCCCTGAGTGCCCACACATCTTAACAAAGGAGAAAAAATGTTAGGTTTAAGTAAGAAACAATTATCAGATGGGTGTTATGTTGCATCCTTAGTTTCAGTCGCAGTATCAATTGCAACTTGGGTTTTGATATCACCGGAAGATCCCGCGCATGGAGAACGCTTTGCATTATTTATTGGGCTTTGGGCGCCAACACTTATGGGTCTTGCAAATTATTATAAGACAGAGGAGTAATCAATGAATGCCGTCGAATTCCTGTTCGCGCTAGCAGCCGTGTTCGGTTCAACGGCGCTTTGGCTTGTTTGGACAAGTTTTGTTTACAGAATTGAGAAGTATTCTCAAGAAGACAATACTGATCAATTTAAAAATAATGAAGAAACAATCGTATAACACGTTTTATTTGAAAGGTGATAATATTTCAAAAATAATTGAATCAATAATCAATCTAATTTCAGTTACAGTCATTTCAGCTGTTTCGTTGGTTGGCATTGGATTGGAATTCGGATTGAAAATTATTTACTACAGCTTTATCATTTTTTTGGTAGCAAAATGTGTAGGATATTAGGAGAGAAATAATGTTATTTTTTCTATGCACAATTTTATTTGTGTTTGTTTTCACAGTAGTTTGGATGTGGATTTTCGATAGAGGATGAAATGATTTTGCTAATGTTTTTACTAGGGTGTTCAGCTGAACACTTTAATTCAGAAATAAACAACAACAACATTTATATATGCTTTTCAATGAAAGCAGCCGGTGATTGTGATGAAGAAACCTTACGAACATTTTCAGATTGATCTACATAAATTTATAAGGACATTCAGGGCAGATGATATTAAGTCTGATGACTTGATTTGGCACCGCGATGAGAATGAAAGGTTGATATATGTTATCCACGTTGATCCAGGTTGGACTTTTCAGAGAGATAACCGGTTACCACAAAAAATGGTTTCAAATAAAACAGTGATAAGAATTGAAGCAGGAGAATACCATAGGATAACCAAAGGTAGTGGAGTCTGCGTTCTATATATAGAGGAGAAATAATGAATAAAGTATTTAATTTTTTAAAGACAGTTTGGTCTTGGGTTTATGAAAGAACAGTAATCTGGTGTATTTTTGCATTTTTCATTTTAATGGGTTGGGGACAATTGCAGAAAAATGAAATGTCACTTGAATTTAAAGAAGCAATTCTAAATTGTAAGGTGACATGTTTGCCATCTTCTTCAGAGTACTTTGATAACAAAGATACAAACCAGTGCTGGTGTTACAAGGATGTAAATACCTTAGTAAAACCCAGTAAATAGTGTAATAATAATAAAAATAGTTTATACTAAATTTACTAACAACAAACAAAACAAAGGAGAAATTATGTCAACAAAACTTGCTCTAATGTGCAAGTCGCACAATTACAAAACTAACTCACTTCAAAATATTTACAGTGTAGGTAATTGGGTAATTGCTGAAGACAGAAGAAAAGATTTGCTGGGTCAAAAAGTGGTTCTCACAGAATCACAGAAATCACCCGCTTACTTAGGAGGAACCATTGTTGGTTTCGTTCCTTCAAACGATGGTAGGAAATGTGAAGTCGTCTTTCAAGTCGATGACACACTTACCGGTAACACAGACGCAGTTGGACATCGAGGCTGGGCACCCGGCAGCGGTCGTTGCTATATCTAAAACAAAGGAGAGATTATGCGTTCATTAATGTTGGCAGCAACTTTATCATTAGTTGCTTGTGGAGACAAAGAAGAGGAAGATACTTCAGTTGAAGAAGTCGAAGAAGTTGAAGAGGTTGAAGAGACCGAAGAAACAGAAGAGACTGGTGAGGCCGAGGAAGAAGAATCTTCTGAGGAATCAGAAGAAGAAACTGGGGGTGAAGAATGATTGCATTGATGTTTGCATTTATTCTCGGTTGTGATGACGGAGACACAACAGAAACAACAACGTCAACAACAGGTACAACTGAAACTACTACAGAAAGTACAAACAGTACAGTTGATAGTAAGACAACACCTGTCAGTAACACAAGTAGTGAAACATCTACTACAAATGTTACTAAAGATGAGACGTCTACTGATGAATCATCGAAAACACAAGACAATACAGAAACTAATTCTGATTGAACTTAACAAATGATGTTAGCTGTGGCCCCTAGCGTATAAAAGGGGCACTCTTTAAACTTAAACACTAGAGAAACAATGCTATTTCACCAACTACTAGCAATTATCATTTACAGCGGGTGGCATTACGGGAAAGTTTATCATGAAAACCAAAGAGGTAACATGGACTTTCAACAAGCACTAAGCAAGGTTATATTAATCCTGCTTATGTCTTATCTGTTATATGCAAAAACTATTTTGTTTTTTGCAATAACATTTAGTAAGTTTTTGTATGATATACTCTTGATTTTTATTTCACCCCCACCCTCAATTCTACTTCCTAAAAACAAAGAAAACTTATTTGACGCAATGATTGGCTTAGCCTGTTGTGTTCTTTACATCATAGGATGAAAGTATGGCACAAGTAATAGACTTAACTTCTGAAATTAGCAAAAGACGATTGCAAAAAATTAAATCAGAGTTAGAGATTGAACTACAAAGATTAGACTTTGATATTGAAAAAGAGCTAAATAGATATGTAATTTTTGATACTTCTAATTATTATGAACTATTACATGAAGGAAAAAAGGAGGAAGTGTCTTATGAAAAGGCAATGAAATTATTATTAACAGCCTTTGATATGTTGGTAAAATTAAATAAAGAAGAGGCAGCAATCGAGGTTGAAAACACAATAACACGTTTAGAAAACAATAGTTACTAGGAGTAAGATATGGCAATTAAGCTTAAAGATAGAGTTAAACTTCAGAATAGAAATGACAAAAAAGACGAAGGGTTAGTTGTAAAAGTTTACAAGAATCGAAATGGTTCAATTAAGACAGCAGGTGTACTATGGGACAGTGATTGGCCGAGAGCAGTACAGCATAATCCTAGGCTTCAACCAGGGAGGGTTTTCTACTATAAACCTGAAGATCTTAAGATTGTTGGAAGCTGGAGAATATAATGAGTAACGACGGTGGTGGTGGTAGATATGATGGAGACGATAAGATAATTGACATAACTGACTTTGTCAATAAAAAGACAGACGAAGAAATAGAGATTGAAGAATTTACTAACCACTTTGTCAATATGTTTAATCGTGGAATCATAGAAAGACAACGTGAAGAAGCAAGAAAACAATTTATAAACTTTATGATAAATTTCTTACTTTGCTCACAGATAGCCATTACCGTCGCAATCTGTTTTATCATAGCAAAAATCTACTAGATTTATGCACTGCCGGGAGATAGTTATAGTCGTTAAGGGAGAACTAAGATGACTGTACTATCTCGCGCTTTTATACGTAGAATGATCATTCAAGAAATGAGAAAGCCTCCGCTCTCAAGTGGTTTAACTTTTGATGATGAAGACTCAACAATCAATATTGATGATGATACTGAGATCGATGATATCCCAAGTTTCATGGGTGATGATGAAGATATCGAAGATTTAGCAGCTTTCGACGCGCTTGCCAATGCCCAAGGTATAGATCAAACTTTATATCGGGATAATCCTGATTATAGAGCGAGTATTGATGATTTTGGATTCGATGATACTGATGATGATGATGACTTTGAGTTTGAGTTTGAGTCAGAAACAGAGGAAGATTCAGAGTCAGAAACAGAATATAACCCAGGACGTCAAGTGATGGATATGTCTGGCGATGAAATTAGAAGACATGTAATGAGTCAAGCTGATAAATTGTCACCGGACATGCGTGCAAGAGACATGAGGACACGAGCACAAATGCAATACGATGATTTAGTAAAGCAGGGTAGAGAAAGCGAAATGGATGATCCAGAATTTATGGACACTGCAGAATTACCTCCGTACAATATGCGTAGGAAAAAATTAAAGGAAAGCATCGCTAGAAACATCAGACAATCAATAAGAAAGAGATTACTCTTATTATGACAGTAATACCACGTGGTGATTACAATCCTGAAATAGATATCGTTGAAGGTGACCTAGTTACTGTTAATTGGGATGAGTCAAACGATTTAGGGATTGTTTTAAAAGTTGCGTTGGAAGTAAGAAATAACGATCATCTGTGTCCTTCTGAAGAATTTTTAGTTGCTGAAGTCTACATATGTGGACATGTTTTTGTATTTGATGAAGATGAAATAACGATCATTGAAAAGTGTAATATTCATAAAACTTGTATATAATAAGAATACAAGGAGAGAATATGGTTAGTTTTTACGTAGGTGATTATACACCTCAACCTGGGCAGCTTTGTCGCACATTTAAAGGAAAAGATAGTGTATATCCGTTGTCTCAAGACGTCAACACTTTAATTTCTGACCCACTATCTCCTGGCGAACTTATCTTAATTACAAAAGTTGAGCATCGTAAAGAGTTTTCTTCTTTTTACGTCGAATTTATGCGTGACAATAGATTGTTCTACACTTACTTTTATGAACAAGTAGTATGTTTCATACAAGATAACGATAGTGAAGAAATTATTAAAATCGATGAGAAAGAAAGAACATCAACTTTTGATTATCCTTGGGTGATATGTGAATAGAAATTGGAAGGTATACATAGTTGAATGTGCAGATGGTAGCTATTACACTGGTATAACAACAGACACACAAAGAAGACTACTTGAACACAATTACAGTTTTAAGTCTGCTAAATATACACGTAGTCGGCGCCCTGTAAGATTGGTATATCAAGAATCTGTATTAAATAGAAGTGAAGCTTCGAAAAGAGAATACGCAATAAAGAAAATGAAAAGAGAAAATAAAACTAGATTAATTAGAAGCGATAAAAATGAATTGTAAAAATATTGTTTGGCAATATGTGTCTCGTGCTCTCAACGAAAAGTTCTGGGGTAACAAAGTAAGGGACATCCCGGTTTTCTTAAAACCGCTAGGAGAAGATCATTTAGGTGATTTTAGATTTACTCCTTTTGGTCTAAATTCTATAATACTATCAAACAATGCTGGTCTGTCTACAAAAGAAATGGTGGGAGTGCTAGCACACGAAATGACACATCAGTGGGTTTTTCAAAATTACGGCTGTGATGTAGAAGAACACGGTGAAGAGTGGATGACAGAAATCTTAAGAATAGGTTTTGATGAAGAAAATTTAGATGGGCTCACATTTTGTGACGATAATTTATTTAATTCGCTAATGTTACGACACGATAAGCTGATCAATGAGTCTGAAAGAAGTATTTAATTTTAAGCCAGGTGACTTAGTAAAAAAATCACGAGGGCATCATAAAGGAAAATCCGGGATTATTTTAGAGGTAAATACAAACAGCTTAGGAAACACGATAGTTATAGTTTTATCAGACCGTTTAGTTAGAAAATGGTATGCAAATTTTGTGGAGTATATATGAAAAAATCAGATTTAGTTGTTGTTAAGGATGGTCATAAAAGTGAAGGACAGATTGGCGTAATAATAGAGATATCAAAAGGCTTAGCTAACGTCTATTGGCATAGCGGCAAAGTTTATTGGATTGAAACAAAATTGCTTGAAGTGATTAATAATAAAAAAGGTGACATGTGAAACCGGGTGATTTAGTTAAATGGACATTTGCAAAGACGTCAAATGTATACAATCAAAAAAATATATCTTATATGGGCATTTTGTTGCATCCAGAAATCCTACCCGCAAATAGCTGGTCAATATTACTATCTGACGGGAAAATTGTTCATGGTGACGAATCAGAAATAGAGGTTATAAGAGAAAGTGAAAGTAGGTGATTTAGTAATAGTAAATGAAGCACATTGGCGAACACCCGGTAAGATGGGAATAATAGTCAGAGATCTATTCGACAAGGGCAATGCATTCAAAGTCTTGTTTTCAGACGGGAAAATGTCTTCGAAACTTAGAAAGAACCTTGAGGTGTTAAGTGAAAGTAGGTGATTTAGTACAACACAAAAAAGACAAAATCAGAGGAGGGTATGGGTATATACTGAAAATGCAATACTCTGTTTATCCGGATCATCCACCTTGGGTTACCTGTTACTGGCCAAGCTGGAATAGAACAACACGAGGACTAGCAGTACATATAGAGGTGTTAAGTGAAAGTCGGTGATTTAGTAATGCACAAGAAGAAGAAAGACCAAGAAGTTGACCACCGCAGTGATTGGGGATTTGGATACATAATTGAAGTGCATCGAACGATGTATAAAAATCACGTACCGTTTGTATCAGTATTCTGGCCATCGTGGAAAAAGACAACAAAAGGGTCACAAGTGTATTTAGAGGTGGTAAATGAGAATTGAAAACGAAATAAAGTTAGACTATAAGGATGTGCTTATTCGTCCAAAACGTAGTACACTTAAAAGCAGGAAACAGGTCGATCTGATAAGAGACTACACGTTTCGAAATAGTGGCAACTTCTGGTCTGGCGTGCCAATCATGGCAGCGAATATGGACGGAGTAGGTACATTTAATATGGCATACGAATTATCACGCGCGCAGATGTTTGCATGTATTACAAAGCAAAACACACCTGGAGATTGGTACAATCAATTTGCTAAAATGGATAGAGACCATCTTGCAATTAGTGTAGGTACAAACAAAGAAGAATACAAGAAAGCACAAGAGATAATTGCAACTTGCAATCTTAAATGGATTTGCATCGATATAGCGAATGGCTACTCAGAACACTTCGTTGACTTTGTACGCAAGGTTAGAAGCGACTATCCTAGCATGACCATTATCGCAGGCAATGTTGTGACTGCAGACATGACACAGGAGCTTATTCTCGCAGGTGCTGATATTGTCAAGGTGGGAATTGGACCTGGTTCTGTATGTACTACACGAATACAAACTGGTGTGGGATATCCTCAGCTTTCTGCAGTCATAGAATGTGCTGATGCTGCACACGGATTGGGTGGTCACATCATTGCAGATGGTGGGTGCACATGTCCTGGAGACGTGGCTAAAGCGTTCGGTGCCGGTGCCGACTTTGTAATGTTAGGAGGTATGTTAGCGGGTCATGATGAAGGCGGTGGTGTTGTTAAGATAAAATCAAAAACAGTTCAGTTTTATGGTATGAGTTCTGACACTGCAATGAACAAACATTCCGGAGGAGTTGCAGATTATAGATCATCTGAAGGTCGGACTGTTGAAGTGAAATATAAGGGACAAGTAGCGAATACTGTCAAGGATATACTAGGCGGATTACGCTCTACTTGCACATATGTTGGTGCACCCTCTCTAAAACAACTAAGCAAGTGCACAACATTCGTCAGGTGCACACAACAATTTAATGGAGTATTCGTAAAATGATTAAGAAATTTTTTAGATATGTAGCAGACATTTTTATTGGCGGCCGGTGTTGTTCGAAAGAATGTGGCTGCTGGAATTCAGGTTTAGAGGAATAACAAATGAAAAAAGGTGACTTAGTAAAGTTCAACGATCAATGCAAACACCTAGGCTTGTTTGGGACAATTACATGCGACCCATATAGTAAAGCAATTTGGGGTGATCACCCAGAAGATATAGAAATTGCATCTATGATAAGTGTGTTATTCGGCCCGGGTTTTGGTGAAAGTACAGGGAAGATTCAAACATTCAGATATTCGCACTTAAAAAGAATTGCGAGTATTGTTCGGTGAGTGCTGGCACCTTAGTTCGTTTTGTTGCGACTGGTGAGTATGGCATTTTGTTAGATCAAGAGCTCGATGAAAATATGCAACTTTTCTGTAGTGTTTTGACACCAAACCCGGGATACAAATACGCATTTTGGGATGAGTTGGAGATGATTGATGTGTGTGGGTGACTTGGTAAAAATAAAGACACATTATTCTGAAGCATGGATTGAGTATAATTCTAGACTGAATGATGGTGTAACTGGAGAAATAGGAATGATATTGTGTATTGCAAAAATAGGCAAGTCCCTAGACGCCAAAGTTTTGTGGCCCTCAGGTATGACTTGGGTCGACAAAGCTAATCTGGAGTTAGCGTGAAAATAGGAGACTTAGTTAAGTGGGTTGGTTTTCCAGGCGCAACAGCGAAGCCAGAAGAAAAATATGGTATAATAATCAGTAAGAGGTATATGCACAACCCAGAAAATACGGACAGAATTAATGTTCTTTGGTCCGGCGGAACAATAGGTAAAAGTTTATATCAAGAAACAGTTGAGGTGGTAAGTGACGACAGTAAAAATAATAGATAACGTAGGTTACATAAAGAAAGATTCGATCGGCCGCGGCTTTGGTGCTTGGAGCCGTGCTGCAAAAATAAGAGATACACTTAAACTCTCAGGTATGCCTATATCTTTACCCGAAGGACAATGGCGCAGTTTAACTGCAGATAGAATTGAGGATGTATAATTATGAAAGCAGGTGACTTAGTAAGATATAAGTCTGGGACAATTTGGAATGCTGAGGATTTATTTATCGTTCTCAAGGTTTCAAGTCATAAGAAAATATGGCATAGAAGAATATGGTTGTACAACAGGCACGTTGATAATGGGTCAATAGTAGTTAGTTGGGATGAAAGAGAAATAATGGAGGTAATAAGTGAAGCAGATTAAGATAGATAGTATAATAGAGAAAGACGGTATTATTGGTTATGTAATGGATATATTTGATGATACTGCATATGTCTGGTGGAATGCTCCTGGCAGGTACAGGATTGAACCACACAAATTATCAACGCTGAGGCTGTACAAAAATGAAAAGACTAGAGTTTAGATACTTGGTGTGTTCACCGAACTTAAATGCACACGGTACATTACACGGAGGTGAATTATTAAGATGGATTGACGAAAGTGCCGGTATGCATGCAAGAAAGCTTACACGGCGAGTTTGTGTCACACGATTCATTGATAAAGTTGACTTCATATCAACCGCTCGTTCAGGAGACATTATCCACATTGTAACGACCTTAGAACACACAGGTTCTACTTCGCTTACTTACCGTGTAGAAGCGAAGGAAGAGATATCTTGCAGGAAAGTTGCTTCAATTGGTCGCATTGTTTTCGTTGCAATTGACGATCAAGGTCAACCCGTACCTCATAGCGTGACTGTTGATGATTAAAACAGGCGACTTAGTGATGTTAGCCGATGATAAGTGGGTAGTACCGGGTGCACTCACAGCACTTAAGTACTTTCAACGTTTACGCGACATCTATGGCGGAAAACCAATGATTGTATTAGAGGTCAGAGACAAACCAAAAATACAGCATGTTCTTACGGAGAGTGTAGCAGGTTTAGACAAAACCATCGTTGTAATGGTTGAAGGGCACAAGCAGATTTTTACATCTTCATTACTTAAGGTAGTCAATGAAAAAGGGTGATCTAATTTGGTTTGCCTGCTCAGTTGATACGCGTACAAACAAAGTAATGGATTGGGGGTTAGGTATACTTCTAGAATATTCTACAATGCAGAAAACTGGGACAGTTCTTTACAATGGTAATCTCCGGCGCGTCAGAGGTGAGTATCTTAAAACAGTAGGAAAAAACCCGCTTGAAAACTGGACAGCGTAATGTATCTCGCGCCCGCGTATGCGCGTAAGCGCGCAGGACAAAAAGTGTAACATGACTTTCTGTATTATATACTATAAACAACCAACCAGGAGATACAATGGAATACGCAGGCAAAAGAAGAAGAGCTATCTTAGACAAGGTAAAGGCACAATTGCGCGAAGAATCTGAAGCCCAACTTTTGGATGGGATGGACTTCAACAACTGGAATGAGGCATTCGACATGTTGAACACACAGTTCTGGAATGGTAGTTTACCAAAGATTCCAGTGACTACCGAAGCAACAAAGAAAGCACAGTACGGATGGTATGGATATAAAGGATACATAAAGTTAAGCGCTAACAAAGGACTGTCACCTCTCCAAATGTTAGGAGTTTTACTGCATGAGATGTGTCATCACTATGTTGAGGTAACATACAAACACGGGTATTCAGCTGCAGCAGGTGGCAAGCGAGTCATCGGTCACGGAAAGGAATGGAAAGCTGAAATGAGACGCGTGGGATACCTAGGCAAGATTACTCGATATACTGGAAAAGAAAGATTCACAGGAGTGTCACGATGGCAACAGTAAAGAAAGTCGAAGAAAAGCTAACACAACACAGTCGGACAGGTGCCAACACATATATGATCCCTTCAAAGAATATGGATAATTGGTACAAGGATGAGTTGTTGTTTGTAAGGAAAGTAGAGGCAGGTTGCGCAGTCGTCTTTCGTTCAATGGATGGTAAACTTTATTCTTTGAATGATAAGATGTTACTAAACTTTAAGTTGTTGTAAAGTGCAACATTGAAAAGTATACTATATAATAACACAAACCAGACAAAAAAGGAGACATTATGTCATTGTCAACATCAACAACACCATTCGTAAAACACTTCATAGTAGAGCCTGGTAACATGACTCGCTACGAGTTGCTCTATATCGTCTATCCCGACAGTCAGTACGATGTACCTCACTGCGGCGTTACTTGGTTGCAGAGAGGAACCGGTGGTGAGACTTTCGTCTGGGTAAAAGGAAGTTCCATCTACAGTTCATATGTACTCGAAAAGTCAAACATAAATCGTCCGGACTTGGTCGCCATTCTCTGTTCAATCAAAAAACGATATCCTGACTCTATATCTGAGTTAGTTGGCTTTGAAGAATATGATGAAAACGGACTTTGGAGGGGTGCATAATGCCAGTATCAAAAACAGTGACACTATATTCTTTTGAAGAACTAAACACGACAATACAAGATAACATTATTAGTGCATATGTGCAGGACTTACCCGGGTGGTGGTCAGATGATGTTGAAGAACGAATTAGGAACGAGGCAAAGTCATTAGGGATAAATAACTTTGACTTCTCTTGGAGCGGCTTCTGGTCACAAGGTGACGGGTTATCTTTCACCGGCCAAATCAACTTTAAGAACTGGTTGTTCATTCTCACAGAACGGTTATCTTCTAAACAGTTCTCAGATCTTTGTGGTAAAACACCACAAGAGATAGTCCAACTCAAAGAAGATAATAGAATAGAATGGGGTGGCTGTGTCATCGAACGATTCAATTACCAGTACTGTCACGAAAACACAGTGCAGGTATCAGAACCTGACTCTAAATTGGGATGGGATGAAAGAAGAGGTTACCCTAGTGACAATGAGATAATGAGCATCTTCGGTGAGAATGTACAAAGACTATTGCGAGAATGGAAGAATGAATTGTGCAACCGCTGGTATTCAGAATTGCAGAACGCATACGAGTCTGTTACTGAGAGAGACAATATCGTCAGGGACATCAACTCAAAGGAGTTACTGTTTACTTCGAGTGGAACAGTTGTTGATGAGGGAGAAATGGCTTAATAATCTTTTGTAAAAACGTAAGGTAACGAGATATATTATTACACACCAGGAGCAATACTAATGGAAACCTACATCGTGTCAATACCGATCACAACTGATATGGATTCATCACAACTTTTAGATATAATCAATTCTCAGATCTCTCAAATTTTAAGCGATGAAATTGAATCATATGGGTATGAAGTTGAAGTAGATGAAAACGAGGTTGCTGTAGAAAACGTGAATGAATAGATTTTGTCAACCGGTCACCACTCCGGCCCCTCTCACTATGTCCTTGTTGGGCGCGCGAAGTTTTCGACCGGTTGGCTTTTCTATTTGTACATAATGTATCTTGCGCCCGCGTATACGCGGGGAGTAATTGTAAAGAATTGGTGTAGAGATTAACGCACGAGGTGTAAACCGGGAAGTGGAGCGGGTAATCTCGAGGGTGGGTAACGGGATCCTTTACAAGATATAGAGTGTAACAGCACATAAGCTGTTGTATACTAAAAACAACCATAAACCCAATAAAGGGAGATAATATGCGACTCACCATTTGCAAACATTGCAGCGACGCATTTGACAAAAACTCAAGACGTAAAAGAACAGTAGGGGGTTATATCGATGAGTGTCCTAGCTGTGTTGAAGAACTTGGGACGGAAACAAACGAGACAATCCGCGGGGTTATTAGTGGTGACGGTAAAATGGCGTGCATTCAGATTCTAAAGTTTGATAGCAAGTCAGAAGCAGATCAGTACTGCAGCGCTTGGAATGCCAACAGCGGATGGAACAATCGACGTAGCGGTGGTCTTGATGACGTGAAGTTCCAGAAGATCGGAGAAAACGCGGGTAATACAAACCACAAAGGAAAACTGTAAAAGTGCAACAGCACAAAACCAATAGTATACTAAAACCACACAACAACCAATGGAGGTCATATGGCTACAAATATCTACAAAGTAATAACTTATGAGAGCGCGGTTCAAATGTTTATCGATCATGAACTGCCAGGTATTCAAAATCAATATGAAGAAGACGGTGTTCCTGACAGACCGGCAAGGAACGAAGGGTGGCATAACTTTGTCAACTGGCTATGGGAAAACAAAGAGATTAGTGATTGGCAATCGGAAAACTGGTCAGTACCTGAAATATGCGGGTGAGGAGAAAAACATGACAACATTACCAAAGTATTCAAATGAACCAAACTTTGTCGGGTATCCACTGTGGTATATCATCGACGATCATAAAGCGCAATGTAATGAATGTGCTACAGTTTCAAAGTCAGAGGGCTTCACAACTTCAAAGCAGGTGAACTGGGAAGATACAAACCTGTGGTGTGATGAGTGCAGTGAGAAGATAGAATCAGCATACGGAGAAGATCCAGATGAGAAGGAGCCTGATGATGACACTACTGAGGACTTCGATGACCCGTACATAAAAGCAAAAGAATAAACTCCGTGGTTGGTGTTTAGCAATCTGTATACAAGGGCGCAAGGACGGCATAGGTCGACGAGGCAGCCGTATACAGATTGCGGAGAGAGAGCTGGTTACTCTCGGGAAAGGGTGGGCACATTCACCGACCACAAAAATGTAACAACTACAATAGTGTAGTATAATAAAACCACAACCCCAACTACAAGGAAAATAATATGAATATGTACGCCAACATTATCAACCGGTTCTTTGATTACAAAGACCAAACCTACCAAATCACTTCCGAAGTAGTTCAAGCTAACAGCCTCGCGGATGACTTTCACTCCTATCGTGTGTGTACAAACGTTAAGACAGGGAAAGTTGTCAAGTTCTTCTATGAAGAGTTCTGGAATGTGACAGCCCGAGGTTACACTGCAGAAGTGTAACTCTGGTAAATGTAGTGTATACTAAAGCCGTAAACCTCCCAACTAAAGGAAACAATAATGATCTTAACTAATAACAATGAAAACATTGGAAGGTCTGATGAATACAAACAAGTGTGTGTCTGGCCCGGTATTATTATCGCAGATAATCAGATCGAAAACTTTGAAAACTACTTCAGTAAAGAAGGTTTTAGAGTTCAGTTCTTAGAATCAATACAGACAAAACCTGATCGAGACGAAAGTGGAGATGACGTAAGCGAATCCGGCGGCAGAATTGATGCAATCTTTGCAGTTCATAACGATGATGTAATGAAGTTCTCTATCCCACGCTTAGGTATGGGTATCAGGTGGATTGAGGACGTTTTAGATAATGAAGCGCGTAAAACAGAACACAGTATCTATCCAGATCGTGTCAAAGAATATAGAACTTGGTAGGAGAAAACTATGTACAATCGAATAGACTTGAGCAACTCAGCAATTGATGACAAACCGCTTTACTTGGCAATTTGGCCTGATAGTGATGAAGTACCAGAAGTCTGGACTTACAAGAAAGCAGATGAAGCTTTCGGCGAGATACTAGAGGTGATGGAAATGATCAGGCATTTGGATTACTACGAAGAACTATACCACGAGGAAAGCAACTTCGTCTTAATGCGAATCCCATCTTGGCTTGATGTGCCAAAGATTAAGTACCAAGTGCAGTGAGGTAAAGTGCAACAGCACAAAACCAATAGTATACTAAAACCACACAACAACCAACCAACTCTAAGGAGACTAAATGAAACTAAATGTTAAAATTGAAGAGATACCGTTCGGAACAAACATTCAAGATGTTGAAGTGCCAGATGTACTCAAAACCAAAGTCCCATCAGGCCTAGGCTACTTTGATTATGCTCTTGGTGGTAAAGGGTTCACACCATCCCTTTGCGGCTTGTTTACTGGAACTCCAGGCGCCGGCAAAACCACTATGATGTTGACTCTGGCTAATGCCCTCCAAGGTCACGGAGCTCAGGTGGTATTCAATACTGCAGAGGAGTCACTATATCAAGTCAAAATGTCAGCCGACCGTTTGAGGCTGAGACACTCATTCATGTTAGGTGGCGAGTCTAATGTGCCAACACTACTCGCTGGATGCGATAAGGTTCGAAAGGCAAATCCTGATAAGCCATTCTTCCTGATTGTGGACTCACTCCAATGTATGGATGATGGGCACTTTAACTCAGGCCGTATTACAACTGCGACTGCCGAAAGAGCACTAGCATTGTTGACTTCATATGCAAAGGAAAATGCTTGTAATGTGCTAGTCATCGGACAAGTCAATAAAGACGGCAAAATGAGCGGCTCAAATAAGTTGAAGCATATGGTGGATATGCACATTCACTTAAGTGTTGAAGACAAGGACGAGGACCTCATGGGTTGCCGAATCTTAAACACACAAAAGAACCGTTTTGGTGGGGCAGGTCATGTAGTATTCCTCCGACTCAAAAAGAACGGCTTCAGTGAAGTTGCCCGCATTGGTGCTGATGACTGATTGATGGGGAGACTCACACCCTGGAAACGGGGTGTGCAGTTTTTACACTAAAAGTGTAACTCTGCAAGCATAGTGTATACTAATAACACAACCAATAACGGAGGAGCTAAAATGGCTTTTACTAAAGACACAATCTCAAATCTACTAAACCAACACCCGTTGCTTATTGACAAAGCTATTGAGATGATTGGTGATAATCAAACAGCAGATGAGCTCGGCTCTCGACACACCAAGTATGAAAACGGTATCGGGTTCACTGCTTCCTATGGGACCATTGGTACTGTCCTCTATCAGTTTGTGACAGGCCGTGACTGCCGGCGACCAGGTCATCCAGTTCGATGGAAGCCAAAGTCACTTATCACTGACGGTGATGTTTTGGATAGAACTCGTGATATGCGTCGATTCAAATACCGTAATCCGCACTATGCGCAATCAACTCCTCGCGAAATTGCTAAAATGATCGCAGTGCTTCACTGGCGGCAGTTAGGTGGTTTAATGGATCGCAGCAATTGGGTACAACCACCAGCAACTGCGACAACACAGCAGCCACAAACAATGGTGGTGCGATACACTCGCATTGTAAAAGAGACACAACGTGCAATCTTACTTGAGAAGGTTGATACTGAAGGTATTGCTTGGGAAAGGTGGATACCCAAGTCAATGATAGTCACTGACGGACGCCTTATTCAAGGCCAGTTTACAATTAAGCGACCAGCTTAAGAGTTTACAAATGGTATTGTACACAGTATTCATACTGGCTCTATTCTTAGGGTCAGTTATTGTCCCTCTGCAGATCGCTGCAGTAGAGTTCGAATCTGAGAGGGAGAGATGTGACCCATATACAAAGGTATGGGAAGACACATCAGTTATGCAGAGGTAGATTATGAGTGAGTGGTTTTTCCTACAACAAATGAAAAAAAGACAAAGTGATGGCGAAGATAAAGAAGATAAGCTAAGTGCAATCCGAATTCAAATCAGAGATACACTTCGCGAAGAGAGCCTTCTTAAGAACAAGCTGGATACGATACCCGCAAAGGATAGATTTGGTCACCCATTGAGGATTGAGTGGATCGCAGCCCGATCAAAGTATTGGGATTTGATTGCTAAAATGAGAGATATAGAACGCGGTAAAGTGTAACCGGTGAATAACTTTGGTATACTATAAACACAACCAAAGGAGATAATATGTCTAAAAAGAAGAAGAATACAAAACGAAACTGGCTTGCGGTGCACGCTTTTCAAAGAAGCGGGGCTGGACACCACGGAGATAAGAAGAAGGCAAAAAGCAAGAAGGCTTGCAGAGGAAAGGTGAGAGTATGACAGTGAAAATAGGCCAGGTATATACCCGCGAAGGAAGAAGATATCAGATTATGCAGATAAAATCATCACTTGTTATTGCCCACTCTTATGGTGAAGATCACGGTGTTGACACTATTATTTATGTTAATAAAGAAAGCGGTAAAGTGATAGCGACAAAAGCTCGATATGGAAGGAAACCAAAGTGATAGAGCTTGTTTTAGCTTCAACCGTATGGGCTTTGATGTTCTTGCTAGCACTTTTTGTCTACAAAAATAATAAGTAAAAGTGTAACTCTGACAAGCATAGTGTATACTAATAACACAACCAATAACAATCAACCAAAGGAAATAATATGACAAAATGTAAAGTAACAGTTCATGATAGAGTTTACTTAGATGTACCAGGCAAGAGAATGGTGATCGAGCTGCTCGATGGATATGATGCGGATGGAGACTATATAGATGCTTGGCGACTCATCGACCTCAACACAGGTGAAGAGTTTTACCGAGATGTGAACCTGCATGATGTGATTCACCAGGCTTCGCTAATGACTTGCGAGGCACAGGACGATCACTATGATGAGTACATTGTAGGGCGAACTCCAGAATCAGACTATAGAGTTTTTCGAGCCTTGCCTATGGCTGTTAGATTAGAATGGATCACATCACACGCCGGTGACTTGGAACATGACTTCAAGCTAGACGGTGACACGCGTGACCCGATTGCAGTCGCAACACAAGAGCTCAATGACATATACAATGAAAAGCCGTGTTTCTACTTAGATCGCCAGGCTGGCAAATGGGAGCTTGATTGCGACCGTTGCTAAAAGTGCAACCCTGGCAAGCATAGTATATACTAAATAAGAACTAACCAAAGGAGATAAAATGGCTAATCAAACAACTGTACCACATTTAGTACTTGAAAGGTTTCCGCACGTTGCCCGGGCGATCGAAATACCTGAAGACATAAAAGGCAATCTAGAACTTGAACACGAGTTCCTCTTCCCATTGATTATGCGCGATTATCGATCTGAGTGGTCTATCATCTGCGATGAAGTAGACAAAGCTATCGAAGATGGTTCTGCTTACTTCGACAGTGCAAGTGGTATCATTACACAGGTACATTAGTTATGAATGATATGAAATATATAGTTTTTGGAGCAATACTCGTAATCTATCTAGACTGGAGCCGACTCTTCGGAGACATACAAAGAATAATAACATTAGTAACAACAGAGGTACAAACACATGAACAAACGAATGACTAATGAGCAACTAACACATATTGATGAACTGGTTGAGAACTACAAACAAATGATTGAAGTTTATCCTCGATCTAATATCTTAAGAGATGCGCGAATTCACCACACATCAATGGCAGCTGGAGGAGACGGAGGTCCAATTGGATACGACGATGAATCGACCATTCGTGGGTACTACTATTCGAATTATCCTGATGTGTTCTTCCAGCGAATCTGTGAAAGAATGCGATGGGAGTGGTAGGTGCACATCATCGAACTAGGACACACAATCGGTTACGCGATACTGATCTTCGGTTTTGCGACCATAATCTTCCTGACGATTGCAGAAGACGACTAAAAGTGTAACCCTGGCAAGCATAGTGTATACTATATACACAACCAATAGGAGCTAATATGAGTACAGGGTTCAAAGTAAAGACACACATCGGAGTTATGGATAGCGAACCAGAGATCGCATTGCGGTTTTGGGGAGGATCCAAACATAAACAAACAGTTCGATTTGCATTTCCGAAGCAGGTAATGTTTCATCTAAAAGATGTCGTAGTCTGGGGTGATGATGGTTCTAGAACAACACTTGGTGCACTATTTGACGAGTGTCATACATGTGACTTCCTAAATGCTGAGAGAGCGGATGACTTCTTGGCTTGGGGATCTAAACACCCACAACCCGCAGATACGGAAAGGTTCTTAGTTTAACCAAAAGTGTAACCAATACAAACCTATAGTATACTAATAAAGAACCCCCAACCAAAGGAAAATATGTTAGTCAAAGTAAAAGAAGAACTTAAAAATAGTGAAGCTCGTGGACAGTGGGCTGGCCGAACAGGATTAGTTGTAAAGGTACTCAAGTCTTGTAAGGCCGTCCGGTTTTGTTCCGGTGAAACAGTCAAGTTTTATCACCAACATCTTGAAACCATCAACCAATAGGAAAATAATATGACAGTTTTTGATTACGCACCCACAACAGATTGGAGAGACAAGAACATGACTTCTAATCTCGATCACATACTAGATGAAGAGGCACTGACAATCGTCAAAAGCATTGACGTCGATGAACTAGAACGCGCATTTGGCGATCGCCCGCAAGACTACCATCGTGGTGATTACGAACACGATGTGAAGGGATACACACTACCTTACTGGTACTTCAAATCAATCAATGATGAAGTAGTAGGTATCGGTTTCCGCTACGGTATCCCAAGAGTCGTTGGAAAGAATGTCACACCTGAAAGATTGGCCCGGTTTGTAAAGCTGGTGGCACAAAAAGTGTAACTGCTCCCAAAGTGTAGTATGATAATAAAGAACCAACCAAAGGAGATAATATGACAGAGAGAAAGTTTTTGACCACCGCGAAGACAGAAGCAGATGTAAGAAAGATTGCCGACTGGTACGGCTGGCAGACTGAGGAGGATAACGAAGGGCAGCTGATTATCTACACCGATATCCCCGAAGGTGCACCCCAAGTGGCACAGGAAGCTGCTGCCATCTACAACTGGGATTATGATAGTGATAACTTAGGTGCGATCCTGCTGTACACTGGGGTTTACTCAGATGAACAGATCCGCCGAGATGAAAAGAACAGTCTTTACCCAGATAAGTGGGATCCCTGTAACTAAGAACATATGCGGTCTGCATAACCCAGTTTGCCGACTGGGTGGGTGCACACTCTCAGAATAGAGACGGCAATCTCTGAGTTGAGAACGCTGGGGTTCGATTCCTCAGGTCCGCAGCCTCTTTGCCACCAAAAGTGCAACATAACCAAAAGCACTATATACTAATAACACCAACCAAAGGAGACAATATGAATCATGAAACAGGATACAAAGTCAAAGTATCTTTGAGAAACGGTACACATATTATTGGTGTAGTTGATTGCTACAAAAGAGTCACTGAGGACTTTCACACACGATTGGACTTATGTGTTGAGTACCAAGACTCAAAAGGAGACACTATGTATATGTGGGTTCCTGATTACCGCACAACAAAAGTGTAACTAGACAAACTACCAAGTATACTATATACACAACCAATAATACTAACCAAGGAAAAACAATGCAAAACGTACAAATCGAAATGAAAAACATCAAATGGCTCCAAGCAGTTGCAATCCCTGACTGCGACTTGGAAACACCACCAACAGAACTTCTTTTTGAAATAACCTTTTTTGATGGTGACTGCGAAACTGCTGAAGCTATTGATGAAGCTATAGCCGATCATCTTGAAAGCCGGTTTGGTTTTCGTCCTGTGAAATGGGACTTATGGATGTTTGATGACACATGTGAAAACGTGTGTGCATAGGAGGAATATATGAATACAATCATGACAGTTATTACAGGTATCGGTGCGATTGGAATGCTTTTAGTTATGTGTTCCATTCCAGCTTTGATAGCCGGCGGTATCGTTGCTAATCACGGCCAGAAGAATGAAGACAAATAGTGCAACATAACCAAATGCGCTATATACTATATACATAACCAATCAACCAAGGAAACATTATGACGCTAGCACAACAATACGACAACAACATAGAATCGATTGCCGATCGCTTCCGTCAATCAGATGCAGTAGATCAAATCCTCTACGACATTAAGCTACTGCGAAAAAGCATAAACTTAGCAATCAATCAAGAAGTTGTAGAGGACCTGATTGAAGAAGTCGAGGAATATGTCCACTACGATGAATCGCTGGAATATATCTTAAGACAAATACCCGTTGAGGTCAAAGCTTTACTAGCTGGATAGTAAAAGTGCAACATAACCAAACGCGCTATATACTATATACACAACCAATAACCAAGGAAAATAATATGTTACCATCATCTCTATATTCACAAAGTGACTGGGCCGAACTATTCACACTGTGTGCCAGGTATTCAGACTCAGCTCAAGCGGCCGATTATCATGCAATAACTGAATGGCTTACAGAATGGTCAAAGACACATGACTGTCCGCCACCAGATGAAACTC